CTACTGACCGATGAACTAGAACTACTGACCGATGAACTAGAACTACTGACCGATGAACTAGAACTACTGACCGATGAACTAGAACTACTGACCGATGAACTAGAACTACTGACCGATGAACTACTGCTGGAGCTACTGGAGCTACTACTGGAACTAGAGGAGCTAGCAATACCAGAACTGGAACTAGAGGAGCCAATACTACTACTGGAACTACTAACTGCACTAGAACTAGAAGACCTACGAACAGGCGGCGGCCCCGGTGGTGGCACTACTGGCACTATCGGGCAGTCGCCGAGGTTCGGGCATAAGAAAAAATCTTCTTGGCAACACATAGCTTCTAATTGTTCAGCTTCTCTTATATTATTTATCGGTATATTATAGGCGTTCCACCAGTCAAATTCGACTCCGCCTGGTATTACCTCATCTGCACTCGGCCTCAAACATGCTGGGTCGGGGTCCCATTGCGGCAATAATAAGGTACTAACAGCAGTGCTAGATGATGCAAACTGCCACCGCCAAATACTTTTCGAATTAGAGACAGTAGGTTCAATCGCGGAGTATTTAACCGACACCCCGGTCGCAGGCGACTCAAATTTTATGCTATCAACACCAAAGGGCCTTAGATGAGCTGTTGGCCATAATTCAATATCATATTGTGTCGCATAAAATAAGTCAGAATTTTCTGCCCTAAGCGATGAGATAGCTTTGTTTGATACTACAATAGGGTCTTGCAAGGAAACCCTATTAACTTCTAGGAATGGTTCGCCATCCTCGCCGCCTGCGCCAGTTGGGCCTACTTGGCGAGCTTTAGCAAACCAATCGCTCCCCCATTGCTCATCTATTATCAGCTCCACATCCAGCAATTCATCTACATATGACACATCACTAGATATAATAGTGTATGGAAAATCATCACCGTCTATGGAAATAATGCTGCCATCTAAGAATAATATCTCCAATAATTGAGTATTATCTAAAATTAGCCTGACAGATATTGGGGAGTCAATAGGAGTTTGGACAACAGTACTAAAGTATAGGCGATTGCCATCTATCTGTGGGATAATAATTTTTTCATTGGGACCAGGAAGACCATCAGCACCAGGTGCTCCTGGCGGACCATCCAACCCCTGTGGACCAACACACTGGCTGGCATGCAAGAGCCTGGTCAACCGATTGCGGTTAATCTCGGCACGAACAGTATTGTTCTCAACTGTAAATCGAAATAAACCATTTGTGGCGTTCAACATATAATAATACGCATTAGTATTATCAACAAATTTAAAATCTGTTATCTCAGCGGCCCGACCATCATCTAACAATCCGGCCATATCTGGTGTTATTAAGCCATCTTGTTTGTAGCCTACAATCTGGCTATCGATTGTGCCGCCGATATTAATCCACTCATTGAATTCAGCAGAATATTGAAACCGCGTACCACTGAAATCTATAATGATTTGCCCATCGACCGGATTGTTTGATAAATCAGCCGTAATTCCTACCTCAACCACAAACTGCAGTCAAATCGTGGTCACCAAAAATATCAATCCATATGAGTGGTTGTGCGGCTCCACCCGGACCCGATATACCAGTCCAGACGACATTTTCTGATGAATCTTCCGATGGGTCAGTCCAGTGTGAGCCACATGTCACTGCCCAACCTACCAGGTCTTGCAAATTATGATTAAGGTGCAATATAAATGGGTCAGTAAATGGCGGATTGCACAGATATGTAGACTTGAATTCGCCGATTTTCTGTTCAGAAACTTCAGCGGCCAATTGCCAAACATCTTGGATATTTATAAAGATTTGGCGAGCAGTAGTGATAATACCAGTCCTATAAACTTCTCTATTTACTAGCCGCCCAGCATTTTCAGACACACCCCATACTCTCGGCTCCTTCTTAATCGTAATTATATCCAGATAACTGCTGATTGTTTCCCAATATGTTTCATAGATAACGCCATAATCGTCTTTAAATGAGAAAGACCCTTCATCTGGCCATGGTGCTGGACCTTCTGCACCGTTCACATCAAGCACCCATGAGCCATCGTCTAGCGTCTGCCTAAGATTAAACAACGACGAATTCTGGTCGTCTACCCCTTCTAATGGTGTGTCAATCAATTCCGGCAGTATCATCGTCTGGTCATATTCAACCTGGTCATTGTCTGTAGTGCCATATTCTTGCAAGAATTCTTCAGCTGTACAGGCCATAACGGTGGGTGGCGATATCTCTAATGCAAATAGGTCATCCAAACTCATATCAAATAATTCATCTAATTCGAGGTTGAGTAAGTCTAGCGGAACAACCGTGGCCGAATCAGCACCGCAAATAATATGCAAGCAACCACAATCCAATCTATTATGCCTATAGAGGTCATAGGTAAAACTGGCCGGGTCTACTGCAATTTGCGATATCAGTGTAAAGAGTAAACGACAATCTGTAGCGACAGCAGGAATATCCAACCCATTTGCTAACGCAGCCGAATCGGATGATGACGGGAAGTAATCGATAACATCAACAACTTCACTATCAGACAAAAACCCTGTAGATGCTGGATAGCCATCAGAGACATCAACTACACCACTACCACAATCAGTTGCAGACCTAAATGTCCTAACACTATCAACGTCGATAATACCAGTTGATTGCACCGCACCATCTAATGTGATAGCTGGGTGGCCACCTAATATATCCATATAGATTGCATGTGTAACTTCATCTTCAGACACAATATTAGTGCCGCTACCAACTTCGTGCTCGCATAAACTTGAAATATCTGGTGTCAGCCCATTAGCATCTAATTCATATGGTTGGTAATCAAAGACTAAAACTTCGCCGGTACTGTCTAATTCTAAACTAGCATTTAACGGATTGGCATATCTAGGCGCGTGACAGTCACAATCAAGTGGAATATCCCATGGTTTTAACTGCCATGTGGGGCTAACAAAATCTGCCTCTAGTGCGCCCAGAGTTGGCAATCTGTGTCCTGGGAAGTTCAAATTGTCTTTTTGGATATCTAATGATATTCGCCTAATAGCCAACCAATTAAATTCTACATCGCTATCATCTAAACTGATATTATTAGAATAGTGCAGGCTATTAGGGTCAGTGCGACTGTATGCACGATATTTGTGCCCAAGCAAATTCATTAAAGCCGGATTAGAATCGTTAATTCCAATATAGCCATTTAATATTGAATTCCCCAAGAAACCAGGCGACGGGTATGTGTAATAAACACCTGCACCCATTCCAAGTTCGCACGGTTTAAACCGCCATAATTCATCGCACGACAAATCCATGCGATAGCTAATCTGGTCTTTGGGGCGTCCCTCATAACAATAGTCGCTGCCATCTAATTCGCACAGCGTGGCCCGTGTCGCATCGTCGTCAGTCCTAATAGCATCTTCTAACTCAGTTTGTTGTGTTCTAGCGATGCTAGTACGGTCTTGGCCATCTTCATTTGCGGTGCAATTAGCTTCTAGTGCAGCCCAAGCATTGAATTCAGCCGCAAGGTCACCCAACACCCTGTCTCTATAATCTATATCCCATCTTCTAAAACCATATTCTTCGGGCGTATAATGCGGACAATCTCCTGGCGATGTTGGTATAATAGCTTCTGGTGGCGTTTGTTGTTTGCCAGCATCACTAGCCAAACTCTGTTGTACTTTACCACCAACACAAAAATCAGTGACTTGATATGTGTCACTCGCCAACATCGTAATCATTACTTTTCTTAACAACGAGTGGAATGCTTTGATGTTGAATAGAAAATCAACCAGGAATGTAATTACATTCGGGTCTACCTGTTCGCCATCCTTCTCCACGATGATAATATCAAATCTATTTGATTGCAAATCACCCATATCAGAAGGGATAGTGATTTTATCATATACATATGTCGCAAAGATGTACAGAACAGTCTCATCTTCAGTAAAATCATGGTATTTGCTAAGACTAAGGTCCAAAACATTTGCAACGAAGTCTTGCTTCAACCCATGTTGCATAATAGGGGCGTCACCAGAGGTCGTTATATCAGACACATAACCATCCGTACCTATTAACGCAGTAGTAGACCCAATAAGGCCATCTTCAGCCTCTACTTGGCTAACAGTACTTGGCAGCATTAGCCAAGTATTTGGTGCTGAATAATCTAATGCATCGAAGTCAGTTGATAATTCAACACCAACTTGACTAAGATAAGTATGAGCACTAGACCCGCGCTCCGCAACGTATGCCCTGACAGTCATAGACCGACCAACAACACGGTGAATTATAGGCACTGATGTTTGGGCGAATCCATCTTCGGTAAATTCTAATAATAATGGCTCAGTGGTAACCATGCGACTAGACCCGATTTCATATTCTTGGCCGGTCGCTAATTCCTCGCCTGGGGCAACATATTGCTCCCCATCTGGGGTCCACCATATGTTCTCAACATCAACAGCAAACCCAAATAAGTCAAATAATTCTCGGACTGCTCGCTTTGAACCTTTTAGTTTTTGCAATTTAACAATGTTACGTAAAACTGTTCTGCGAAGAGCGTCAACTGATTGCGGGAAATATGGTAATTCCCATCCCAACAAGAATCCTAAATATGGTATATTCTCTGGCGACACATCATATACCCAATTAACGCGCTGCTGCAGCTCTTGCTCGTCGTGTATATCTTGCAAGATATCCGAGAATGGCCGATAAAATTCTATAGTTGTGTCAGTTGATTTTTTATCGCTTGTAAAATATAAATTAGGAGTCACCTCAAACATCATTTGAAGTGCCTCGCCTGGGTGTTTTATCAACATCCTAGAGGATGCGGTAGTCTCATTATCACTGATACACAGCAATTCATCATTATCAGATATTGACCTCTCATAATAAGTCGCCTCATATGATAAGAAGTATCTGCCATTCGGTAGCTGCTCAACTTCAAGCTGCACATCGGAGATATCAATATAATCGGCGTGCGAAATATATTTAACCTCACCAATAATACCGGCGCGACATGTAAATTTTATATCCTCGGCATTCCTGGTAGTTGTTGACGCACCAGAACTATCCAGGTATTCTACACTATCTAGATTTATAATTCTATTATTTAGTGCGGCCTGGTTAAGTGTAGTGCCAAAAACTTCATAGCTCGGGTTAAAGATGCCAACATGGTCATGGCCCGCGACCGGGGATTTGCCTGCATCTACTATCGATATCCTCACACTTTTTACGCCCGCATTGCCAAACGGGGCTCCAGATATATCCCTCATATGTGGAACTACCAATATCATAGGGAGGCCGAACGGACGCCATGCCGTACGGTCTGTATGGTATGGAAACATAAAAAACGACGGGAAGTTAATTTCTGTTAGTTCTGCCATCTTATTTTATATTTACTTCAAGCTCAAAGATACAATTATGGATATCCATATGCTTCATGAATGCCAGGTTAAGACCGCTATAAATAAGTCTGTAGACAAAAAGTTTGGAGGTCTTCAAAGCAAGGCCGCCCAAAAGGTCGGCGTACGTAATTCCGTACTTTCTCGCTACAAGAAGCTGGGGCAAAACGGATGGAACAGCCGCAAAAGATGGCCTAGTCTCAAGACGTTGATTAAGATTAAACACGTATTAGGGAAAGAAACGTACGAAGCACTACTAGCCGCTGCAAATAAAAAATTCAGGCCAAAACACAAGAAGAAATAGGAGTTACAAATGCCATACCCACAAGGACCAGAAGACGTTGCGAACGGAATGGGCAAGGACAGACTCATCGAAGATGGAGCCATAAACGGCGGAGCACCAAATGGGCATTCATATGAACTTATGGAACGCCCGGATGGCACTCGATACATCAATTATGAAAGCCATGAGGACGCTGGTACTGCCGACTCCAAAGACGACATTGAGAGCGAATGGGCAGCATCTTCTCTCGGCGAGTACTTTGTCGATTCACATATGCACCCAGAATTCGCAAAATGGTGGCAACAGCCACAACGCATCGACGGGATAGATGTAGATTATATACATATACCATCAGGCATGAAGGCAGCTTATCGCAAACGATATGATGGACAATGGTGGGTTCTTTATAATTCAAAATGGGTAGAATCCAACGATCAAGACGACGGCAACTATCGCCCAATTTAGATAGGTAGTTTCCAGGGTGCAGTGATAATATCGGTGCAGCAATAATAGTATCGAAGCGTTAAGTATTTAAGCAAAGATAGATAACGAAACATTGCGGGATAGAGCAGTTAGGTAGCTCGTAGGGTTCATAACCCTGAGGTCGCTGGTTCGATTCCAGCTCCCGCCATTGGTAAGAACATGCTGAACAACGTAACACAATTTGGTCCTTCCTCTCCAGTCGCAGTCGCGACCGTGGCCCCTAAGTGGGCTGATTCCGAACCATCCGTATAGGCTCTCCTCCCAGATATCTAGATATGATTCTGGCGAGAGCCAGAAGGCTCAATTTGTAGATGTGCAAAAGCATGAAAGCAGGAAAACACGAGAAATCGCAGCTCGCTAGGAGCGAGTTTTCCTTTTGAAAAGTTAGAGAGGTCTTGTCCTAGTAGACAAATTGGTAAAGTCACTAGGACACATGCCCCGGTAGACAAAGCAGGGAAAGTCGCCGCTCTCTCACAGCGGAATTTTTGCGGGTTCGAGGCCCGTCCGGGGTATTGTTCTACGCCCCGTTCTTCTAGTCTGGTTAGGATACTGGCCCTTCAAGCCAGCGACACCGGTTCGAATCCGGTACGGGGTAGTGTGGCCTCATGTTCCAAGGCAGGCGATTGAGTCCCCAAAACTCGATGTGGTTGGTTCGATTCCAACAGACCACGTAGCATTATGGATTACAGATATCCAAACGACATAGGGCGAAATGATAATTGAATATAAGATATGATTGAGCATTATGCCCCATGCACAAGCAAGAAACGGTCTAAAAAAGATGTCAAGACAATCAGAAAGTGGTTAGCCGATTACAAACGCAGACTATCTTGTGAAGAATGTGGTGAAAGCCATCCAGCATGCCTGACATTTCATCACCGGAATCCCAAAACCAAACGATTCAATATAGCAATCGCCGTAGCCAAGGGATTCAGTAAAGAGGCAATCATACGAGAAATGAAGAAATGCACGGTGTTATGTTGCAATTGCCATCTCAAATACCACTACGACCTTAAGATTAAAGCTGAATTAAAATGACTTTATAATCAGTAGTGATATAAAGACCATCATTAGCAACAAAAGCAATTTGGCCATCACCAAAAATGTCTGGGATATTCAAACCAGATAAATCAGAAATCAAGAACACGTTATCATACACCACATCGCCTTCTAACGATAGTCGTGTAATCCGCTGTCCGATGGCATTGCGCGGCACAATTGAGTGATTGTTAAGCTGGATAATAGTGATGTCTTCCGCATCACACAAAAATTTACCATCAAGACACTCAAAATAAATCTGATTTACTGAACCAGTACCTCTTTTGCCCTTAAATATTTGGGGCATATCAACTTCAGCACCAATAAATATCCTGACGTTGCTGTAAACACAGCTATTAGTGACACTCATTCTGACTGCTCTTAACATATTATATATTTGCTGGCCTCAATGTATTGAAACAAACAAGATATGGAAAAGACCATAAAAGTCGACCCATTACGAGTTAAGAATACATCGGATTGCGTGTATTGTGCTGGGATAGTATCTATAGAAATTGGATTCTATGCCATTGCAGCGATGGTAAAATGGGCTGCAGAAAATCATAGTAACATCATGGGTCGGAGCAGAAGATGAAGAAAACAATCAATATTCCCAAGACTGAAATTTCCAATGACCTTAGTTCGGAAGCTGCAGCAATCGGCATAGTAAGGATTGTCAGCAGAGGAACAGACCAAGGCATAGAGTTCCAACTATCGTGTCGCGATATGGACAACCCTGAGCATAAAGATGTTTATTTTTGCAAGGTATGCCCGCGTGGATTATTATAAATTCGGACGATGATTGCTACATCGTCGAGCCACGAAAGCATCAATATGGTTATAGCCATGAAATCGAGACAGTGTGGCTCGGTAACGTTGAATATGCTTTTACCATTAAATGTACTCCATCTAATATGCCACTAGGGCACTTTATATTAGCAAAAGAAGCAATAAAGCGATTCGCCGAACAGCTTGTCTCAGATGAAAAACCCAATGATGACGGGTATGGTTGGCCCGACGATATACCATTTTAGTTGGAGAGGTCGCATAGTCAGGTTTAGTGCGCCATCTTGGAAAGGTGGTGGGCCGAAAGGTCCCGTGGGTTCGAATCCCACTCTCTCCGTTAGGAAACATCATGGTGTGGTAGTAACTTCGTAGAGATATTAGAGGTGCACCACATTGATAGCGATCGTTCCAATAACAACATAACAAATTTGATAATATTATGCCCAACATGCCACGCAACAGTGACTAAAAAGTTGGTTGTCGTACAAGATCGCGAACCAGTTGCTATTGTGCAATCAGTTTGCTTGCAAGAATACCTGGGGCTGTAGTTCAGTTGAGAGAACACTCGGTTTGCACCCGAGAGGTCGAGGGTTTGAATCCCTCCAGCTCCATTATTTACCGTCCTATATTAGAGAGGATATCGATAGTGGATAATCTAAGAGCGGCGATTAAAGAAATAAGAGAAAACCCGATCAATGGCATAGAAGACGACATGTTATGGGTCATAGATGAGTTATTAAAACGAGTTGAAAAGTTAGAAAGACAAGTTTCAAGACGCAACGCCTTACGGCCCATCATGCCTGAGGGATGTGGCCCAAGTTAATCTTTAGCTCCTAAAGTGTTATGGTAGCACACTAGGCTGTCGACCTAGTAGCCGGAGTTCGACTCTCCGTAGGGGCGTTAGAAAGACCTTATGTTTACGTCGCCAATAGCAAAGTCCTTGGATTATTTCCTACATCACTGGGGCGATAATATAATTTGGCGCGGTTATATTTATGTTGGCGGGAAGTGGGTGCCAATACGCAAGTATAAATGCTGTTTAATCATCACACCGTTAGACATAAGACCACCAGACGACAACCATCTTTTGTCTTAGTGGTATTCGATGAAGCCGACACAATATGGTTTAAGGCCCATATGGAACCAAATGGGTTTTATAGGTTCGACAATGGCGAATTAATTGAGCATCCCGAGGTCTATCAAGAATGCCTTAAAGCAATAAAGAGTTTAACATGAAAATCGTAGCTATATCAGACACCCATGGGGCGTTGCCGGATATTCCGGCATGCGATGTCTTCATACATGCAGGTGATATCTGCCCTACAACCAACCATACGAGAGCGTTCCAAGCCAACTGGCTGGCCGGATATTTCAACTTATGGCTGCGAAACATCCCGGCGAAGCATAAAATCGTCATTGCTGGGAACCACGATTGGATATTCTACGATGCCAAAAACATGCTGCCAAAATTACCTTGCCACTACCTAGAAGAATCTGGAATTGAGATAGAGGGCGTCAAATTCTGGGGAAGCCCTTGGTCTCCATTCTTTTGCAACTGGGCATTCAACTTCCCAGAAGACGACGATGGAACCTATGCCGAAAGACACTGGAGTGCCATCCCAGATGGCACAGATATACTCATAACACACGGGCCGGGGTATGGACATGGCGATTCTGTTTGGCAACGCCACGAGCGTAATAAGTTAGTATATCGTGCGGGGTGCAAAAAATTACTGGCGAAGATTATGAAAATCCGACCAAAGCGGCATTTATACGGGCATATTCATACAGGACAGACTCCGCCATCGCCAGATGCACTTAGCAAAATAGCATACACTGACGGGAACACAACTATATGCCACAACGTGAGTGTATTAAATGAAAGTTATAAGATGACGGGCAAACCAACAATCATTGAGATATAAATGAGCAAACCAAAGACAAGCAAAGAGGAACGTGAAAGAGCATACAATAATTTATATAAGAATGCTCTTTCATACCAGGCTCCTGCAACAATGGCAATACCACATGTCAAAATTGGTCGCAATGCAGATTGTCCGTGTGGTAGTGGAAAGAAATTTAAGAAGTGCTGTGTGAATAAACCCGGCACTTGGCAAACGGTTGAGATACCAAAAGTCGAGGAGTAATGACCTCGCATAGGAGAGTAGGGTCGGCTTGCCGATATATGCTCTCCTCTTATACGTCCGTCCTCCTGGGAGAGGGCCTCGTCTCCAAAGCGAGTGGACGGGGTTCGAATCCTCGCGGGCGTGTTGAAGTTGAAAGGATAAATATGCCAGACGTAAAAACACATACTGTTGAAATAAATGCAGCAGATATTGGGTTTCATTTTACTAGTAGTAGCAGTGAGATTTTTGATGCCGCTAAACACAAAGATGAAGTTTTACGCAACCACAGATGGCTAGTTCACCGTTTGCCAGAATCATGTGATGTCTGCCCACTGTTGTTGAAATCCGTCGAATTTCCAAAATTTGATTACGGTGCAGACGATGAAGCGATTGTCAAAGTCACCTATTATGATGAGGATGACGCAGATGAAAAATACCGCCAAGGTGTCCGCGAAGGCAAGATTAAGCAGCCTAAGGAACTAGAAAATTTCGACCACAAAGCAGCAGCCATAGAGGCACGCGAAAGAATATTTGCCGAAGGCCGAGAATTAGATAAGTCTGGCATCGTTTCATTTACTTTTGGTACTTATATCATCACAATGTTAGATGAAACGGGAGAACCATTAAAAATAGGGTCTAGTGGCGCTCGGCTAAATAAATTCACTGTTACTGGATTAGATGACACAAGGCTGCTTCACGCAGTCACATTGCCACCATTAGATTATACTAGTTCAGAACTTTATACCATAAGTTTTGAGTATTATGTTGGTGGCAACGAACTGGGAGAAGCCGAGCAGGTTCAATAATGAGCACAGAAATCGGAATTCTGGACCTGAAATATGACATTGAAGGAGATAGGTTCGAAGTCTCAGGTAACCTAAATCTGGAAGGTCAGAAAACAGTTGTCGATGCATTCTTAACTGAACAAATAGGTGCTGGAGTCGATACCAGCCCGGCCGCTAAAATGGATGTTTACCACATTCGGTTGCAATGGTATCCTGAAAATGATGACATCAGAGTTAGCGACAATACTGAAAACAAAGGTTTGAGAGACGGGATTCTGATGCGTTTTCGCAGAGAATTGGGTGATTAAAATTGTCGGGCGTTTAACTCAGCGGCTAGAGTTCCTCGTTTACACCGAGGTGGTCACAGGTTCAAATCCTGTAACGCCCATTGGTTTTGATGAGGCTAGAAGCAGTGGTTGGGAGTCAGCACCATAACGCACCGCTGGCACCACGTCGCACTGTACGTCCCTTGGCGTTTGGGCAAGTGCACACCAAACAAAAAGGCAAACGGGACGGGAGTCGGGAACGGGGAACCCCGACCAAAACCAAATAGACGGGGCGTAGCTCAGTTTGGTTAGAGCGCTGCGTTTGGGACGCAGAAGTCGCTGGTTCGAATCCAGTCGCCCCGATTTATGATTGATTGGGCTGATATAAAGATAAGCAAAACGCCGCTAAAAGACAAAATTATCTTATGTCCTGTTTGTTTTGGAAATGGTTTTATTCCAGAAGCTTATTATATGAATCCAGAATTAGATGAGTATAGTGAAGTTGGCTATAATTGTATTGATTGTAAGTATTGTTGCGGAACTGGACAAAGATTTTGGATATTTACAAAAAGCTGGGGAATACTGCAGCGGATAATCTTCTAAATAGGCAACCCTGGTTCGAATCCAGTCTGCCCGATTATCAATTCCGGAGAAATAATGTACGCCATAAATACAACCTCGGTACCTTCTTTCCAAGCTTCTATTTTTGTCGGCACAAAAAACAAAGACACAGGCGAAGTTAAAAGCCTCGCAGATATAGAAGAAATCTGCCAGAGATATTGTGATGAAGTAAGTCTTTGCGTAACAGTCACCCCTACAAATTTCATTTATACAAATGGAAGAGAAGCAGGGGCTATCGTCGGATTAATTAATTACCCAAGATTCCCCACAATCTCCACAGCTATGCATAGTACAGCAATAGAGCTAGCCGATATTTTATTGCACGAAATGGGGCAATATAGGGTAACTGTCATCATCGGCACTGAAACCATTATGCTATCAAATAAAAATACGGTATGAATTTAGACAATATTTTCAAGCAAGAGCGTAAACGGTTAAAGTTTTATAATTCACATCCTGGTTATAAATCATCTATGTCTCGCCGTAGCAAAAAACGGCTAATACGCATCCTAAATAAAGCAGGTGTGGTATTAGACAATAATAGCCATGTCTTGGATATCGGATGTGGAGACGGCAGAGTATCAAAATTAATCGCATCGCAATATGAATGCAACGTTATAGGTGCTGATTATTCAGAAGCTAGAGTCGAACGCGGCAAACAAACTATTGGTGATTTACCAGTTACGCTTGTTGTAGACAACGCATATGACTTTATAGATAAATATGAGGGTCAAGCGGATTTGATTATGCTATTTGAGGTATTAGAGCATCTATCTGACCCAAAACTGCTATTGGAAAAATGCAAGAAGAAATCCAAAACAATAGTTGGCAGCGTCCCGCTTAATATGCGTTGTTTTACTCACATACAACTATTTAAGTCTGTGGAAGCCGTAGAAGCATTAGGTGTGAGTGTGATGTTTAGAACAAAGAGGCACATGTTTTTTAGCTGGGTGTAGCTCAGTTTGGTCAGAGTGCGGCGTTCGGGACGCCGAGGTCGCGGGTTCGAATCCCCCCACCCAGATTATGACATCACAGGTTGCCCTATATCGGACACTAACTCCAGCATTTCCTGGATTAAGCTAATAATAGCTGCCGCATTATCGGCACCTGTGAGCAAATCGCTCGCACCAAGTGCCGTCAAATGGTCAATCCTAGCCCCGTTCTCATATGTTACCGATATTGGGTAAGAGGTACCGTCATCGAATGTCATTATGAAATACAAATGATGGACAACATCTTTAATATTCGTTGTAGCCCCAGGAGGCGTAGAACCCCACGAAAACGCAGTAACAAATGGAAGTTGACTAATCATATTTTGCCATGTAGCAAAATACTCAGAGCTATTAGCTACATCAATATTGGCAGTATGGATTTGGGAGATTGCGGCATTGATGCTCCACTTCAAATCTTTTAGGTCACTCCACTCCATCTGGCAGTTCCATGCCCCATTGGTCCCATTCACATACGCAACAACGCCAGAAAAGCTCCCTACTATACTATTGCACCGTGCCATGTTAGCCTCCAAATCTGTTATATATTTGAGCTAAGTATTAAAATGATAATGACTGAACAAGATGCCATAAAAGTCCTAGCATTTATTGCCAAGCATAATTTGCATGACCATATTTGGTGGAGGTGCGATGGAGAATATGCCCCAATAACTATCTGGGTCAACTGCAATGATTTATTTTATTGGGCACAAGCTGACGCAGAAGATTTGAACATCGGGGATTTGCCAATTCTAGAGCAAGCTATCGTGGACCTCTCTGCTATTGATGATGTGTTGGGTGCATGTTACAGCACAGATTTATACTGCTGCCGTAAACGTCAGATGAGGCCGCAGAAACCAGCATATCCAACTAGAAATACTCTCGGTTGAAATGTGCTTTTAGCCTCGTCATAAGATTTCTTAGTCTATACAGAACCCCTTGCCGTGTGATGCCTATAGTGGCAGCAATATCCGTCATAGTGATGCCACCGAAATACAATTCAAGTAGTAGCTGATTTTCCACATCACACATAGCCATTGCTTCATTCCATATATCCTTGGGTATCAATATCTCACAAGGCTCTGGGGTGTGGCCATGCCATTGCTTGTCTTCTGCGGCTTGGCGTATTCTTGACCTATAATATTTCTGCTTGTTATCAATACTACAGCGTTTTAATACGGTATCTCTGGCTAATTCATCACGCAATCGCTGGTATACAAATCTTGCGAATGATTTTTGATAGCATTTGCTTTTTGTAGGGTCAAATGTAGGTATAACCGATGCCATAGCGCCATTAATAGCACTACATAAATCTTCTTTATCAACAAAATCATATTGTCTGCCCGATGCTGAACAAGCTGTCCGATTGCAAATTTATGTCCAGGCCCACGGTAGTCTTTATATTCAACCCAACCCTCAGGTAACGCCTCTTTCTTCGCTTCTCTCTTCGCTTCTCTCTTCGCTTCTCTCTTCGCCTCATCACATCCAACCACCATCAACACAAAAAGCAGAGAAACACATAGTACTTGGCGATTCATGGCTCGTCCTCTCTAATGTCTTTTAAAGAATTTGTGGGCAAACTCAAATTGGAAACCTAACCTCTTGGCAAACGTCTTGTCAGTGGTTTGGTCCCCAACCATTATACACTGCGCCGGGTTCAACTTGAATTGTTCAATAAGATTAACACCCATGCCACTCTGCGGCTTCCTACAATAACATGAGATAGGTGGCACTTTATGCGGGCAATATTGTGTGTAAATCTGAATCCCAATTTGCTTGTGTGTCTCCTCAAAACAAGCTTGCACCTCATCGTCAGTAAGCACCCCCTTGCCTATTCCAGATTGGTTTGATATCCCAAGCAGCATATAGCCCTGCCGTATGTAATCCATCAGCTTCTCAGCCACACCAGGAATAACCTTGACATCTCCCGGCTTTACAGGATATGGGTAATCGCCGGTGGATTCACGTAGGGTGCCGTCATAATCCAACAATACAGCTTTATTGGAGCATAGCGACGGTTCCCTAACAAATTTTACTGTCGTAAGTTCATCAAAACCTTCCGTTATGACTGGCTTCTCAAGGTCTTTCCGGTATCTGAATAACACTGCAACCGGAAATACACCAGGGTCATCGATTCCTTTCGTATCCTGAGCAGTGAAAAATAGCCTACCATGTTTTTTAATCATGCGGTGTAAAGCGTTGATTTGGGCGTCCTCAATGCTAGTGTCCATTCGCTGACCAATAACTGTTGCTCCATGCTTCTTAGCTAATTCTATAAATGGCTTTCGGGTATTTGCAGTTGTAAATAAATTATCGGTCACAACATCTCTGCCATCGCGCAAAGCAGCAGCCATCTTAGGCAGTAGGTCGAATGTTCTACCACCCTCTGTGTCTCTATTTAAATGGACACACCCATCGGTCAATACCTTTTCAGCAAGCGTACTTTTCCCAGACGCCGGAGCACCCATTATAATCGTAACTTTCATAATTTCCTTAATTCCTCTCTAATCTTCCTTTTGCATTCATATGGGTCCGGGGCGCGTCTACCCATCAGAAATAATAAATCCCATAGCAAGGCGTAATCACTATCTTCGTCTTGCCAGGCATCCCATATAGCTTGCAGCCCTGCACTAGTGCGGAGGGATGCTTCTTGGTCTGACATTTCAGAATCGAAAAATGCACAACCATACGGAGAATCACCATGGATAGCACATTTGCCATCATGAAGGAATTCACAGTGACCGACACTATTCCTGTCTGGTACTAACGTGCGGAGTCTCTGTCTAACGCCATCCTTGCTTATCTCAGCACCCGGAGAAGCCAATAAATGTGATTTGGCTAGTTGCAATGGATTACACCCAAACCTATCGCACAATCTACTAATGTCGGATGGAACTAGATAACTTGGCATATACTTACAGCACAGCACATCTTCGGCATTCGCCGACACTGTACGATGGAATCCAAATTCCGTGCGGTCTTTGTTGTTCATATAGCGTTATGCTACATAGCCGCCGCGCAGGAAACCATCAAATATAAAATAATTAGGAGTCATTGGAATCATGAACCTCGCTAACAGCAATGAACTACTATCACATATCAATGCTGAATATGATAAGATTAAGAAAACGTTAAAAGACATAATCAGCAATGACCAACCGGACGAATATCACCAGACTATAAAAGCTACCGGCGGCGTATGCGAAGGTTGGGGGCTAATAAATCGGCCAGCAGTAGCTGCTGGGTTTTACACAGCCCAAGCTGGCACAATCATCCAGGAACATATTCACAAAGAGTCCGCCGAATATTGGATTATATGCGAAGGTACGGTTAAATGCTCATTTGACGATGAATCATATGAAATAGCAAATACAGGTGGGTCGATATACATACCTGCTGGTGTGGCTCATAATTGTGAGTTTATGACGTACGCAGAAATGATAGCTGTGACTATACCAGCTTGCGAAGGAATGCCAAATGCCCCATTCTGATGATGAAGACCGGATAGAATTAAAAAATATGTCCAAAAGAATCAACGAAGCTTACATCAAACTGAAAAGAGATTTGATTATAGCAAGAGATGGATTCAAGGCACCTAAAGACACCTTGAATCCATCACATCAGCAAAATGATAATTATTACCAGCAATATTAATATTGCTAATTTTATCATCGCATCTAAGAAGCAGTCCATAATCACTCCTTTAATTCAGCACCCCAATAAGCTGCATCAACAAAGTGTGCCCAAGAGCGATACTTTATTTTTGGGACATTTAATTGATGCTTCGGCTGGAACGGCTTGCGAATCAACTTCATATGCGCTTCACTAGGAGTCCTATTAGCCTTCTTAACATTGCACTTGATACATGCACATACCACGTTCGTCCATTCCAGCTTACCACCTCTGCTTTTTGGAACAACATGGTCTAAGCTAAGCTCAGATGTCTTCATTTTCTTGCCGCAGAACTGGCATGTATTCTTATCTCTGGCAAACAAATTGCGTCTATTGAGCTTAGCTTCTCTACGTCTGAATTTGCCGTAACTTACAAGCCTAATTATAGTTGGGATTGCTAATACACTAGCAACACATCTAATCCAATTATGGTTATCTTTTTCAAATTCAGCTTTGAATTCGCTTAATTCCTGCCATGACTCGAAATCATAATTATTGAATTTGCCGCCATCAACATCTATAATTTCAGCCACGCCTCTAAAAACTAGGCATAGCGCACGCTTTACATCGGTTTCACCATCAGCCGCGTAGTGCTTATTTAAAACTAAAACTGAACTATTTAATGCAGTCATATTTGTACCTCTACATAATCTTTGAAGCTACTACTCCGTAATATTTACCAATTTTCCAAATCAACATTGCGTTACAAATGCGGGTGGGGAGAGTCGAACTCCCACGTCCCAAAGGACACAAGATTCTTAGTCTTGCGCGTCTGCCATTCCGCCACACCCGCCTATTAATAGTTTTTTGCACATTCTTCTAGAGCCCGTTCCAAAGGAATAACCTGAATATGGCTGGGGTCTAGCACATTGTCGGCATTGCGGAAGTATGCATATAACAATTCCATCCTCTTACGCCGAGCTTTTTCTCTAGTTTCAAATACAGTAGATGGGGAACTATGGACTCCAATACCACCCATACTATCGTTACAAGAGAAATACTCTGGTTTATCAGAGCGTTTCCTTCTCAACCTCAAGACCCATTTCATATTTCAACACCTGCTATATTAGACACAGCTTTAATCTTGGCACGACTAGACGAGGTGGTTACCCACCAGGGGCAGTTAGCATGATGACACGATTTCACTTTAATCCATAATTATCATCCAATACCCCCGGTAGGATTCGAACCTACGACTCTCGGTTCCGAAGACCAAAGCTCTGTCCGCTGAGCTACGAGGGCTTATTTGTGTTTGTCTCTGATTAACTTATCAATATCGTATACGCACGTACGTCGCCAGCCAGATTGGGGGTCGAACCTATAAGCATTATCATCAACAAACAACTTACAAAGTGGTTTGCCTGGCTCGGTCCAAATTTCATCAAACGGAATTTCATGCTTTTTTAACCAAGCTTCAACTTCAGCAGCTTGGTTGTGTTGCAATTCACCGTTGACTGTGCGATCGTGGCAACGCGTACTGTAAATTACAATATAATACCCAAATGCCTGTAATGCAGCCATCGCCTGTGCCGCACCATCTACAGGGCCATCATAGATAGTTCCATCTTGCCAGCCTTTATTGTAACCATGTAGGACACCATCAAAGTCAACAGCAATTGTGTTTCTCTTGTCCGCCATCTTCTCTCCTTATGCTAAATGGTGAAGCTGCCACGCCCGATAATACCCCCGGTAGGATTCGAACCTACGACTTTCTGTTCCGTAGACAGATACTCTAATCCACTGAGCTACGAGGGCTTATTTGTCCGTTCTTTTACGAGTTTTAAGATGCTCACGTTCAAAATCTCTTACTGCTTGTGCTGGTTTGATACTACCAACAGCAGTTACTAACCAGCCATCTTGTCCCGAGATTTCCAAATATTTTCCAACTTCTGCAAATTTACTTGGAATCCACGCAACATCAATCTTCGATTCGCGTACCAATTGGCATTGTGTGTATGTTTCTTTAGAAGGCACCTGTTTTCTCTATCCTTTCAATCATACGTTCCAATTTCTTGCCGAATATTGTGTCGCAACGTTGGCATCTTGCTTCAAAACGAACTGGGCATTTTATCTCCAATCTAAATACCCCTAGCAGGGCTCGAACCTGCAAACCTCATCTTTAGGAAAGATGCGCTCTCTCCAATTGAGCTATAGGGGCTTTTGCCGTCTGCCCGGTTCTGCCGCTGAGCCAGATTCTATGTTTGCTTCTCCTCGGGTGGGTGCATCAGGCGGGCCAGTCGCAACGCTTTGGCCAGGGTCATGCGGTGGACAATCCGGAAGAAGATGAAAGCCTCGGCCCGCAGGCGTTCAGCATCTTTCTGGCCGCTGCCATATCCGGGGCCGGTGCCGTCCAAGCCCGCTTGCATCACCCGCATGGCGTCTATAGGCTGATGTCAGCCAGCTCGTTGATGTTGTGGGCGGTCATTGGACCTCCTTCCAGATTCGAGATGCCGGGTCTTAGACTGGACGTAAAAGACCTGGTAGGGTTCGAACCTACAAACCTTGCGGTTCAGAGCCGCATGCTCTACCAATTGAGCTACAGGTCTTTGCATTATTGTAATTTCTTAAATCCAGATGGATGAGATTGTATCTTCTTCCTAATATGACTCCTCACCACACCTTCCAATTCTTCGTAAAACTCTTTTGCCACAAGAGTAATCACACCTTCGCGTCCTTGCCTCTTAATTTGGTCCATAATATATTGTCGCGCCCTGGTTTTGTTGACCATCCCAATCAATGCAATCTCCTCGTGGTAAAGTTAAAAGCGGTAGTGGGATTTGAACCCACGAATAACGGATTTGCAATCCGCCGCGTTAATTCCACTTCGCCATACCGCTAGATTTAATGTGATAGTGCACGTGCATCTTTATAAAGTTCTTCTATCGGCCTTGGGTCTTCCAGGCACCCAATACGCACGACAGACGTGTAGTAACCTGTCCAACTTCCTATTCCGCCTACCTCTATCTGGCCATCAGGCATAATACGTCTTATTCTATAAGCGGGTTTGTCACAACACTGTAAATACGGAATTATAAAACAATTGTCTTTATGCACATCTCGTTGTTTTGATGTCAACTTCCAATGGAATCCGAATGTATAATCCATCAATCCCAATGCCCACCCTGCTTCCCAACGGTGGCGTATACATCTTTCACGAACGTGTTTAAGCAGACAGAAATCCGCATCAACTTCTGTGATGAAGGTTTTGTTGCATTCTGAGCATTGGTAGGCTTCTATCTTCTTCGCCATTGGTGCTTCAACCCGCCTTTCATGTCGCTCTTGATACCAATACTGCAACAACCCTGGCAGGATTTGAACCTGCGACCTACTGGGTCAAAGCCAGTCGCTCTGCCAATTGAGCTACAGGGTTATATTTATCTTGCTAACCAGTCCTTCTCTTGTATGCTATCTATCTCTAGGCTCTCGATATCGCCACTGATATATAAAGTATTAACACGACCAAAGTGGCGTGCCTGCATCGACTTTTTGTGGTTTACGCTACGCGGGTCGACAACTGTTGATTCATATTCCACTAGTAATATCTGGCCGGGTCGAGTGTCGGATGGCATCATAAGCTTATTCATCCCATAACTAGCTACGCCGCCACGCATCGTTAATATGCGCATATTTTCGCCAGGAAATGTGGATTGAAAATGATGAATTTTTATTGTTCGCATGTCATTTTCGAGTTCCACTCTCTCCGCCCCGCTCTCAAAACCTCTTGCTCCTTGCCCGGTTGGATACAATACGTTAGGGCTGCCCAAGATTGAATCGCTAGCGTCCAAATCTCCAGATTTTACAATCAGCCCTAAAACATCCGCTGCCAAAGTCACAGTGCCGCTTGAAGTTGAATATTGGCTACCAACTGGGTCAAAAAACACAAAATATGAATCAACAACCGTGCCAGCTGGAATAGTAGTTCTAGTAGAATCATAACCAGAAGTGTATAGTCCAGGTTGGGAGATATTTACTGCAACAGCAGATGGTAATTCATAGCCATCTTGTTCAATAAAACCATGGATAATGGTATTGCTTTCATATTTGTTGAAAACGACCGATGGCGGAGGGCTTATAATTGTAACCCCATCTATCCCAACAGCAGCAGCACTGTCCTCAACATCATCTTTAGGGCAAATTAATAATCCGGCCGGGCCGACATTGGTGACCTTTGGAATCCATCCTCTATAATTTGGCATATTTGGGATTTTACCGGGTTCTGAAGGTGCGTGTAATATTTCAAATAAATGATGAAGGTTCGATTGACATGTCGCATTGTATGTATGCTCTTTAGCTGTATGCATTGCTGGTAAAATAATCATCAACAACAGTGCAATAATTACTATTATAACCAGCATTTCAACTAGCGTGAATCCATTTTCCTTGACCATATTCTATTCTATCTTTTCTGTAATACGGCTGAGGGAGATTCGAGTTACGGCCCGCCTACATCCGCGTTAAATATTCTCGAATTTTCCTATATAAACCTTCGTGCATGGCATTATCCGGTTTACATAAAATCGAGTGCACATTGACGTGGTGCTCTGACAGGCCGGTGGAGGCTATGCATGGCACAATATCTCCGCCGTTATAAACAAATTCATTGCATATATTTGGGATGTATTTGTTGAAACAAATCCTCTCTGATACGTGCGATTGCGATTTAAACATAAACCAAATCATATCAGATTCTGGATTACATGCGTCAATAATTGCACCATCATCTTTGATAGCGACTATTCTATCTACGACGAAATTCCAAATAGCTCGCTTGAACCACGTATGTACCATAAGATAAGTAAGATTATCTGCCGAAATAACGCGATCAGAATCGAAATCCGGCCCCCCACCCCGGAAAATTTTATGGGGCCGATATGGTTCAAGATTAGTGTGTTTGCTATATATTTCGAATTTTGGCGAGCTGTAACCAAACCAAGAACTTGATGTTATTATAGGTATAGCCATAATACGGGAGAAGGGATTTGAACCCTCGCTTCCTGCTTGGAAGGCAGGTACTCTGCCAATTGAGTTACTCCCGCTTGTTAATCTCCAGGCACAATACAAGGCACTACGTTCGGCTTACACGGATAGAATTCGCCATCAGAATATTTTACCACCCACCACCCAATGCCAAATTCTATTACTCCTTTTGGTGTGCGGAGCAGAAGATCATATCTATTATCAACACTCCATCTGCCGGTAGGCTCAGGCGCACACCCAAAATTTTGTAATGCACATACGTCGTGACCTGGGATGCACGGCCCTAAATACAAAACAGCGGCTGTTGGAGTTGGCTTGACCACTGAAGTATCACTCCACAATTTTGGTTATTGGGATAGTATCGTGTTTCGTCTTCTTTGGTTTGTGGGTAGTTTATCTTAGTCCTACCACAACAGTTACATCTCTGTCCTTCATATAAATCTCTACCATTTACACAAGTTTCACATAGATTGCTTAGCATTTGTGCTTCCTTCTCTTCTCACTTCGCACTTCGCGGCGCGTTTTTGGTTAGATCGAGTATTGCGCGAAGCAACTCGTTATGCTCACAAACACAGTCATCATGGGCCATGCCACATTCCTGGCATGTGCAGCAGTTCCCGTGGATTGGTTTGCAGGTTTTCTTTGGTTCCGACCCCATCAACTGGCCTTGTTCTATAAGCACATCAACCACTTGTTTGATTATACTTTCCCGAGCACTCACATGGAGTGCTCGTAACCGCTTAATTTCATCATTAGCTTTACATAACGGACATTCATATTGCTCAGCTTGAAAATGGTTATCCGGACTTGCGAAGACAAGCTCTGCCCCGCATTCTTCGCATCGATCGTTCATTATTCACCTTGTTACCCGACCAGGACTCGAATCTGGAATAGGAGAACCAGAATCTCCTGTGTTGCTATTATACTACCAGGTATTGTTCTATTTATCACTATTTCTGTCGTTCTTTAGGTGGTAGACAGGAATAATCCCAATATTCGGGCCATCTAAGCTGAACTTCTGGCCGGTTTCATCGCAAAATTCGTCGGGAATCTCTCGTATAGAATCATAATCTGTATCTAGAAGAGTTTCACCATGGCGGATTCGATAAGACCCGCGAACCACACCGTGCATTATCAACCTATGCATCACATGCACCAACTCTAGTGCAGAAACATCTATTTCGTGGGCAATATGATTAGGCACAATCATAGTCTCATCTGGGTGCTTATCTATCCATCCTTGCAGTTTGTGTAGAATCTCTATCTGTATTGGCATAGATGATTGATAGTTCATAAGGTTCATTGACTTTCTTCTCTTTCTTCCTCGCCGAATATCAATATTGCATTTTCCAAGTCCACCACACCAGTTCGGATACTAAAATTATTGCTCTGAGCACAATAAGGACAAGCCTTGGGGATGATCGCGATTTCTGCACCATCCGAGTCGTTAAAATCCGGCCCATCAATCATTATGAAGATGCCCAAACATTCTGGGTTGTTGCATCTTACTGCAGCCATTACATCCCATTTTCTATGGCAATACGGTCGAGATCACCCTCACAGGCAATACGTTTTGGCTTCGGGGGTAGAGATAGTCTAACACACCCACAAACGGGACATTCTTCGGATGAGATAGGATTTCCTTTCCTGAAACTAGCTTCTCCAGAAAATCCACAATTAGAGCAGTTAACATTCACCTTGTACATGCTCGCTCCTTATTTGAAACTCTCCCGGTAGGACTCGAACCTTACAACTTCGCGGTTAACAGCCGCGCGCTCTACCAATTGAGCTACGGGAGATTATTTTATTTATTTTATACTTATGTCTATTCTTATAGGCCGCATATTTTCCGATATTTGTTGTAATTCTTTAGTTGTAGCACCAGCCATAGAAAATTCTACATCTTTGCCATCACAACTAATAATCTTTATATCTAATTTAGATGGGTCCAAGCCCAGCCGGTCGGCCGCGTTTTTACATTCTTCAGGAACCGCGATTCTTGCTGCTTCTTCTTTAATAGCAGCAGCAAGATTTTTGCGGTTTTCATCATCCATATTGATTTTAAAATTCGCCACTTATATCTCCTTGAGTTTAAAATGCAACTTTTTATGGCAGTTGGAGCACATCACATCGCATTTCGCTATTTCGCGTTCAATACGTTGAATACTCCAGCCTCTCCATACAGCATAACTTAAATTAATCTCCTTCTCGCCTGGGTTGCGGTGATGAAATTCAATGCATGAAATATGATCTTCACCACATTTACACTTTAGTTGTTCCTTCTTCGCTTTATACCATCTGTTTACTTTCTCTTTGCGGTTTTTAACTCTCAAATATTGCTTATGTGACCACTCTGGATCTGCATAACGTCGTTTGTTATACTTATCCATGTAGGCTTTACGTGCTTCTGGGGTCTTATGCGGCATATTAGGTCTCCTAGGGTTGTTAACCTATATTTGCCACTAACACCCAAACACTAGGGGTAGGAATCGAACCTACGAAGGGTAATACCCACAAAGTTAACAGCTTACTTAGTTAACAGCTAAGCGTGATACCCTTTCACTATAGTGGAAAGTTAGCCGGTTGCCACCAGACCGCAGTCTGTGCCTAATCTTCATCCTAAAGAGGATATCAACTTGCGATCGAAACGAATTCCGACCTGTGGCGTTATTTATTCCTGCACCGGCTCGACAGGCTTCTGGCCTAACTCTAAAACACCTTTATCTTTATCAGAATACAACCACTGCTCATTACATTTTGTGTATTCTAATAAATCGTCAAAGAATATTTCAAATTCGAATTTAGCACATTTAACACTATCTGATGCGTGTACTAAATTTCTATTAGTGCGGCTAACACTATAGTCGCCACGAATAGTGCCAGCAGAGGCATCGACGCCACTAGTATCTCCGAGCATCCGCCTAACGACTCGTACCACATCGTTTCCCTCTAAGACAATTACCACCACTGGCGACGATGTTGTGAAGGCTATAAGGTCGTCGTAATATGATCGGCCTTTATGGTATTTATACAATCGTTTTGCAGCATCGGTGTCAACCAGCATTAATTTAAGTCCGACCAGCTTTAGACCTTTATTTTCAAACCTTGTGATTATCTCACCAACCAAACCACGTTGCACTGCATCAGGCTTAATCATCACAAACGTTTTCTGCATCATATCTCCAATATTCGTCGCTCGCGTTTGATTGATTCTATAGGTTCCGTAGGTTCCGTAGATTCTGTAGGTTCCACTTCATTACTATAATACACAATCAATACCCCTGTATCTGTACCCGAAGCAGCATCTATATGAATTTCATATCCTGCCGAGGTTGCACCCGTGCTACTAGCAGTAGTGGAATTCCAAGTTATGATGTTCGTACCTGTAAATTTTGGGAGTACCATTATTTGACCTCATTCTTCCAGCATTCAATTCAGGTCATTATCTTATGAAAGCCGAGAGTGGGATTCGAACCCACGCGGGGCACACGCCCTCTGGTTTACAAAACCAGTGCAATCGGCCACTATGCGATCCCGGCGTTACCATTGAGCTATGCTGGCAAATAGACCTAGGCGGATTCGAACCGCCAACCTTACCCTTATAAGGGGTATGCTCTGACCAATTGAGCTACAGGTCTAAAAATGGGCCTTGTAGGACTTGAACCTACGACCGACGCATTATGAGTGCGCTGCTCTGACCAACTGAGCTAAAGGCCCAAGCCGATGATGGGATTTGAACCCATGGCTTCGTTCTTACCAAGAACGCACTCTACCACTGAGTTACATCGGCAATAATTTATATTTTCTCTAAGCCACCAGCGGGATTCGAACCCGCAACCTCACCCCGACTATCGCCACTTCTTGTTAGGCTTGCTTAATGGGCGCATTCTACCATTGGAACTATGGCGGCAAAAGCTAACAGTGGGATTCGAACCCACAACCTCGGATTTACGAAATCCGTGCTCTACCAGTTGAGCTACGTTAGCGGTAAAATACATCTACTACCCCCGGTGGGAGTCGAACCCACACGTCCTATGGACCCGGCCTTTTAAGGGCCGTGCGTCTGCCATTCCGCCACAGGGGCTTATACAAATATATAATATCATGGGCACATTATTCTCAAAACGCATCGATATCATTCTTGAAGCTACCAGCAAAACCGACAATTTACTTGAAGTATTACGCCAGGAATTTCCTGGTTTAGGGGATTACCTCAAGCGGTTTGGCGTTAATATTGATAAATTATATCTACTTGGAGCCGGAACACAGGGTGCTGCTTATAGCGACGGCAAAGTAGTAGTGAAATTCACAGAGGACGACGCCGAAGCAAAAGCATCTATGCGTCTTATGGAACGTGCGGTGCAAGGTGTAAATCCAATTATCCATGTCGGTAAATTCGGAAAGCTCGTTAAACTAGGCCAATTCGAAGGCTTTGACTCCCAATTATACGTCATAATCCAAGAACTACAAGGTACCAACCTCACACATGAGGAAAGAGCCATCGCTAATATAATAGGTGAATTCCTAATTGATTACTATCATAGGGAAGAGAGCCCCGCACATAGACGAGGTATAGGTCTAATCGCTATTATGGATAAGACCCCATACACCGAAAATAACTTAGACCGGTTATCCACACAACTAGCTAAGATAGCACTTAAAGAGGTTGCCGGTTTTGGAGAATCTAAAGCCGCTCTAATGATTGCCAGAGACATCATCAAAGCCGTACTTCGCCTATATTACGAAGCAGGAATAAGATTCTACGACGTTCAACCAGATAATCTTGGCAAAGACCGGGATGGTAATTATGTCTTGTTTGACCTAGGGGTCTCTACTACTAGAGGATTAGTACCTGCTTATGGTGTAGTAGAATCAATCGCCGCCAAAATCTATAACCTCAATGAGTTTACTGACTACAGCTTTGAGATTATAGACTGATGGACTACACAACCACATTCGCTTAACTTTATCAGGCATATCAACAAAAGCTTCTGGCATATCGTCGAAGAAGACATCAATATCTAATTCCTTCGCCATTCGGCCTTTGAACTTAGATAATGTTTCTTGGCCGACGCCGAGATGTAGGCTATCATATTCTATGCCGAGAGTTTTTAGTAGCTGTTCGGTCTCCGCTCTATCTTCTTCCTCACGATAAGATACAACGAAGATTTTATGACCGGCCACTCGCATCGCATTAGACAAGATCGCGAAGAACCACGGTATCTCTGTGATCGTGTAGTCAATGTCGATACCAATATTCATTGCTACATGTTCGGGCTCAATACATTGCGCTTTACCAGTATATTTCTGAGGTATCGTGGGCATCGTTATTTCCTTATGGTAGTGAACCTATGCGGCCCTCATAAGGGTTGTGCCACGGCGTGTCTAGCACAAAAACTACCCCCGGTGGGAGTCGAACCCACACGTCCTAATGGACACCAGTGTTTGAAACTGGCATGTCTGCCATTCCATCACAGGGGCTTATTCACAATAACATCCGGCCCAAACAATCAGCCGGGGCCGACCACTATCAATATCTGTTGTAGTTCCGAGAGCAGAACCTTGGTCTTTATAACTCTCGGTGATCATACGGTGCATTGCATTAATCTGACCCTCTTCCTCGGCGTTTTCCGCCGTCAAAAAGAGTTTGCCATCACTGAACATCAACTCCATGTCGAGACTCCTGTCTAATCGCATCTTTAGCAGTTAATTACTAGCGTGCGGGCGTGACCACCGCACATAACCATCGCCAACCTTTTTAATAAGCACACTAACAGCTATCTGGGATATGCTATATCTCCAAGTAATATCGGGCGGCATGTATCAGCGTATTTGTTCGGGTCAGTCATAAGGTGGCCGATCGGGTTTGAACCGACACTCCCAGCATTCACAGTGCTGTGCTTTACCAATTAAGCTACGGCCACAAAGCCTATAATCGGGTTTATTCAATTATAGACTGATTAAAGTTCTAATATTCGCGATTCGACTTTTGGTTTAGGCTTATATTTTGGATTTGGCACCATATGGTAAAATTCGCCATCATCGTTGTATTCTCGTATAAGTCTTGGTTCGGGCAATTTCTGTTCACGCTTTAACTTCTCACAACGATCGCCATACCTGCCCCCCATATAAAAACTCCAGTGGCTAATAGACATCGCGATAACAAATGAAATTGCAGCAGGTATTACACCAAAATAAATACCAAAAATTATAGGCGCACCAATCACCGATAAGCCGCTAGGGACCCACAATACAAAAGCAACAGTCTCCCATTTTGTCATTGGTATTTTGTTCATAATGCTGCGTGAGGGATTCGAACCTTAAGCCAACAACAACACCCGGTGCCTAGGACCAACGAAGTTGCGACTCCTCATACCTGGGATAAAGGTCCCAGCACTCTACCTATTGAGCTAACGCAGCAAAATAATTAGTTGAGGAACAGGCGAAAACAGACTTGGCTTATGCCACGATTGCTCTTCCAGTTGAGCTACCGCCTCATTGAGGCGGACAGGGCTCGAAACCTGTAACCTACCGTTTTATAGAAGTAACTGTTCTCTACACCATCAACTAAATAATGAATAGCCGAGGAACAAGCGGAAACGGAAATTTTAGCGCTCTACCAGTTGAGCTACCAAATGTCTCTCGACAAATGGACGGGATTCGAACCCGCAACCTCTCGATTACAAGTCGAAGTAACCGTATCCTACACCATCAGCTATGATTGTAGGTTGAGGAACATGCGAAATCGGTTTTTCAAGTACCAGCTTTTGAGGCCGGTTTTGGTAGAAGTAACCGATTCCTACACCATCAACCAACTTTATGAAAAACCGAGGAACAAGCGAACACGGGTTTGGTTCTTAAATAGAAGTAGCCGTATTCTTCACCATCGGTTAATCTCAAAAGTACCAACGAGGAACAGGCGGCAACAGAAAGTTTTAGCGCTCTGCCAATTGAGCTACCGCCCCGATTAAGGGCGGGTGGGATTCGAACCCACAACCACTCGATCCTAAATCGAAGTAACTGTCACCTACACCATCGTTGGAATATCATTGTTCTGCGTTTTGCTTCGTAGACAAACTCAATACGTAGTCCAAATCAACAGTGGCCAGGAAAATCGAAATCCAACCTAGCACAAGCCGAACTCCATATCTTCCAAGCCCAAAATTGAAGCCGCCATACCGCCCAATACTAACCAGAAGCGATAACCCTGCTGTCTTTTGTGAAACTCGTCTTTGTTCATGACAACTCTCCATTTAGCGACAACTAATAGATGGGCAGCTTTATCGGGATCTCGGGTAACGCATTCCCTACTGTCTAAGCCATAAGGTACTGTGTGGGTGTCATACTCACCCATCCCTGACTGACAGACCTGGCTGTGTCTCCCTTTACGGGTCTTTTCGCTCCCTCCCTAAACCATCTGCGTTGATGGAGTCGGAGGTAGTGTAACAGGCGTACCTACCTGTCGCTGCCTCACAGCACGTCCTACCGACTTAAGCGTCGGTCGCCTCTACTAATTGTCAAATACTACACGAACTTGGCGTTTTCAAGTTCCATTACATATCGCACAACCGCTTCGCTCCATCCGGTAATGCGAGTCCAATCACCGTATCCAACTCCATTTTTGTCCGACGAAACATTAATCATGTATCCACGGCTCTTTGGCGATGGCACAACATCGTGCGACTGCTCATCCGTGATTACCACCAATCGGTCGTACTTCTCTTTATTGGCGGTGTCAACTGCCCCACCAAGATAAGTTCCGCTATGCCGCTGCGACCTTACGATTGCATCACGTAGCGCAAAACCTCTGCGGGCCGGTACCTTGGCAGTGCGGGTTGAGAAACTGAACACTTTAATATCGTCGCACAATTCCCTCAATACCATCGCAAGACCGCAGGCCGCGTCCATCCGTAACATATCGGACTTCGAACTAAGCTCCCAGTTCATAGAACCAGAAACATCGACCAATACGATGGTCTTACCAACAAGCTTCTGAGATTCCAAGCTCCTGAATAACGCCTTCTCAAGAGCAGGTTCAAAATCTGGTGCATAACGAGCAGCTGCGATGAATCGGAATGGCAAAATCCTGGAAACATCAGCCTTGGCCAATGCGTCTTTGATTAAGTCCTCATCGACATCTGCTTTCTGCATATTGCGTAAGTTCCTCAGCAACGCAAAGGCACCAAGCTTCCCTTCCTCAAGCAATCTGGTCCAAGAACCTTGCTTATCCGCACCACTCGAAAGTGCAACTTCCCAAGTATCTGGGGCTTCCAAGGTGCCATCGACCAGCTTCTTCCAAACTGCAGCCTGCTCGGCATCCTTTGGCTTGGCGTGAGTCAGGAACAGGACATCGCGAAGCTTGATGGCATTGTCCCTATTGTACTTCGCCAACCGATAAGCGTCGAACTTACGGAATGCTCTTGCTAATCCCTTCTTGACCTGAGCCGCAAGCGGTGTCTTCTTGCCATTCCAGTACAGAGACAAGAACTCAGTCAGTTCGTCTGGACGCTGAATTACTGCTTCCAGCGTATCAGCGACCAAACTCCTGTGCGTCTTGGTAGCCGCCATCGAACGGACCAACCACAACGGGGCGTGTCGCAAGTTCATATCGCTACGTGCCTCGATTGCCATCGCAGCGACCTTTTCTGGTGCTACGTGCGGCACTAAATCAGCGATCCGCTCTGCGATGCCCACGCCATTCTCGTAGAAGGTTCTCTCCCACAAAAGGCACGACATAACAGACCTTCGCAATTCCTGTTCGGCGTTCAACCTTGCAGCAGGTGCACCCTCGTGCGTCTTCTCGGCGTACTTGTTCTTTACATTCGTCCTCATCACACACCACCTTTCTCAAAGGGGAAAATTAAATACAACGCAATCGTCGCCACATTATGCGACGCTCGTTGTTCGAAGACAACTACCCCCGGCAGGACTTGAACCTGCAACCTTATGCTTAAGAGGCATCTGCTACTACCATTGAGCTACGGAGGCGAAACTAGCAACGACAGGATTCGAACCTGCAACAACCCGCACATGAAACGGGTACTCTACCAATTGAGCTACGTTGCCTTTTGTAACCTGATACACGCTCTCTCTGCAGAGCCAGACCTAACCAACGCAAGCATAACGCACTACCCCCACACCCTCTCAGGTTACAATGAGCCGTAGTGGGCTTGAACCACTAACCTTCGCCTTATCGGGGCGATGCTCGACCATTGAGCTAACGGCCCAGAGAAGGGTTGCTCTGACGGCAACCCCAGAATATCCAGCTCTTACAGCTGTTCAGTATGGCTGGTATTGCTCCAACTTGCCACAGATGCAAATGCATCAATATAACACTGCCATCAAGTTTACAGCTTGTATCGCTTTTGCCAGTCCATTCTAATCCATATTCCCAGCTATATCTTCTGGCCCAAAAGCCTCGACATCCCCCGACATATCGCCAGATTCAAAACCGTCTTGCGTCCAGACCGCTAGCTCGCGCGGAATCTCAGGACCCACTTCTACTTCTGCGAATCCGATCTCATCCACATCTTCTCCGACTTCACCACGCCCAATATTTTGCAAATGCTTACTAACAATAGCCTGCTTTTGCTCATCGGTCAACGACCCTAATACAGCACCAACAAAATGATCAGCGCTATGGCCAGAATACAAACTGATTATTGTAATCGTCATGTTATGGTCCTCTCGTCATATATTTGACCCCCGCTTATTGTAGCTGCCACAACAGATGCTAGGCTACATAACCTTTTATATGCGTGCCACGATATCACTCAGTATTAAGCGTCTAGCGAGACTCGAACTCACAACGTCCTACTTGGCAAGCAGGTATTCTACCATTGAATTATAGACGCACAATACGAGAGGGGAGAGTCGAACTCCCACGTCCCAATGGACACAGGTGCCTGAGACCTGCGCGTCTGCCATTCCGCCACTCTCGCAAATCACCCACTCCCAAATGCAGCAGTACCCTAGCGGCCGTATCCTTGCGGACCATCTGCCCTTACGGGTCATATTTTTCCGCACAAGGGGTAGGTGAATGTGTCGAGTAGGACTCGAACCTACATAGTCCGTTAGGACACCAGGTTTACAGCCTGGGGAGCTACCAATTGCTCAACCGACACGGTTGGGCCAAGTATGACCGTTTTGCCGTGAGTAAACAGCAATGCAACATCTCTGAGAGTTGGAATACGTGTCCAACCTCCTAACAACAATACATAATAGTCCGTCATAAGTTTCTCCTAAAAAATTGCTGTCGAAACAGCTCGCTATCACTACGCAGCATGGTCTACGACAGGGTAATTCTGGTCGCCTTCAAACATATCGATGGCATATCAGCCAGACTAGCAACGAAAACTTTACTTCATGCCACACAATGCATCGACAATCCTAATTATATCGTCGTCCCAGTAATACTTACGACAACAAGAGGTCATTATTATACTAAACGACACACCACTTGCATCTATGATGGTATGGTTTATGCGATGCATAGAGATAAATTAGATCATGCCAGATTTGACTTATCGTTGTGCAAAAATACTGCCTTTTGTAGTCGGATGTTCGAATTAGTCCGAGAGCATATCGCTACGCTTGATTGATTCAGGGATTTCATCAACATGCCCTCTAAGCTTAGCATAATTATCGAACTCTTCCAAGTTCTGGGTAATATTCCCGATGTGATAATCACGCCTCAACATCCGGCCCAGGTCAAGGCTAACGGCAGTCTTTCTTACCAACAGCAAGCCTTCTTTTTCTAGTTCGTCATCAGATACCGATAGTTTCGGGACGTATGAGATAAAATTCTCACCCTCCGTAATCCCATATCGTGGGAAACTTTGGTGTGCATTTGTCCTAAAAATATACACACCTTTGTATTGTGATCGCCCTCTCACTTCGTTATGTAGTGGCAGTATGACAACAAAATCGCGGTCCATGTCTAGCACAGCCCACTTGCCTTTAAAAATTCCTCGCAAAGGTTGAGGAAGATTTTGCAGCCTGGCCGACTCATGCCAATCGAAAATTTTATTGGCATATGTAGGCCACCACTCTTCGGTTCCCTCAACATCTGGGTTAGGAAGATGAGTTGGGTCTAGACTCATTCCGGCGGCATCCATCTTCATTCTTTTAAGAAGTGTCGATGTGTTTGGATCGGCTGCGACCAAAGTATCAAGTTTGCTCTGCATCTCTGGTGCCGCTGGCCTACCAGCATCCGTGTCGTGCCACCGGCCCTTTGTGTCAGCATCCATATAATAATCAATTTCTAAGTCAAACTCATTCTCGGCTCTGACCGCAATATAACCACCATCTTTTGGTGATGTATGCGTTATCTCATCCTCTGCGAGCAGCATCTCGATTAAAACACGTAATGGACCTTCTGGTTTCATAAGACATTCCTATAATTTTAGAATATCTTTGAGTGGTTCCCATAAATCGCGATTAATATGTTCGGGCCTATGACAAATGCAGCACATCAAATCACAGCGACTCTATTCTTGCCATGATTGAATTCACTCGAATACCTCGACCAAGATTCGAACTTGGGACCTTCTGTTTAGAAGACAGATGCTGCTATCCGCTGAGCTACCGAGGCTTGTTCTTCTTTTATTATTTCTTTATTTTGTAGTTTCTGTGGGCTTTCATTGGTCTAACCATTCTGCAACCATCTCTTTGATATAATGAACTTCACCACTATCGAGCTTGCGACCATATACCATAAATGGCGGATGATAATAGAGCGAAACATCATATTTTAGTCTATAATAAGTCTTAAAATGAACCTCGCCATAGACATGCGGAAAATAAACCGGTTCGGCCTCATAGAATTCATCGCCATCAGTAGCAACATATCTGACGACGCGAGTGGATTCTAAGTTACGAACATTTTTTGGTGCAGTCACCGATAGTATTATGAACACTTGCTCTGCATCAGGGTCATCGCATCCTGGCACAAAATAAGGAGGCGACCAACGATGCAATCCCATTATTATATGCCGCGTAAGCATTGGTGTTCTACAAAATTCTTAATAACAGGGGAGAAAACTTTATCGTGCCATTTAGTTCTTTTGTGATAGTGCAATATCATATCACTATCTATTAAAGACATGCGATAAACGCGGTGTTTACTTATTGCAAATTTCCACGAAAGAAAAGCAGGCGTGGCCCCTGAATCTACCAATATCGCAACATTTTTGTTGCTTGGGTCGCTAACGTCGTGTAATATCTTATCGCCAACAATTCGCACAAAGCCTACAACCACAGGATTTTCAAACTCTTTCTCACACAATTCCGCATTTTGCTTGTCAAAGTGATTATCAATTCTCCGAGTTTGTATAAATGCATATATCCCAAAAACCACGAACACAACAATATAAATCGCGAGGCATGTCATAATTGTGTTTCCACATGTCATAATTGTGTTTCCAAAGGATTAATGGGAGTGCTGGGACTCGAACCCAGAACTTACCGCTTAAAAGGCGGTTACTCTACCAAATTGAGTTACACTCCCATTTTTGTGGTCAGGTTAAACGGAGGGTGAAGGATTCGAACCCACGAGACCTTGCGGCCTTCCCGTATTCGAAACGGGTGCAATAAACCTGACTCTGCCAACCCTCCCTATGTTCTTGCAGACCTAGCAAAACCGGTCTGGACTATCAGCACTCATTGCCTTCGATGCCGGTTCATCTCATTCTCGGTTTTAGACGGACTTGGCAGTAGTCGGCCTAGGCTTTGCGGGTCTTCAACCCATGCGGCGTATTCTTCCAGCGTCAAACCAAGAAATTCCTCAATTGGCCTATCATCATCGCTATCATGCCACTGATCGACAAAATCATCAATCTGTGATAGGCCAATTTGCCCCTTAAGATATTGTTCTACGAATGTTTCAATCATCCTTGGGCCTAACTAAGGTCGTGTATTCTATTACATATTTCACAAATTATGGTTGATATGAGCACATAAGCAATAAGACCAAGAACTGCCACTAACCAGGACCACACAGTTGACCAATCCAAGCAAAGCCCCAAGCAAGCATAAAAACCTTGATTGCCCAACCGAAGCCATATAGCCACTTATATTTAGTCAAGAGATTCATCTGATTCCTTCTCACAACAAGCCCAAAGGGGGAGCAACAACCTGGCGGTCAATCTCCATCTTCAATTCGTTATTAATACTTAGAATCAAGTCCTCAACGAATAAATCATTTATATTCGCCACACTAAGACTTCCAATATGCGAATTAATATACGATTGGTCTTCAGTTGTCAATCTTAATGGTTTAGAATATGGCTTGATCCAATATTGATCGCCATTAGTAGCGATAACCGAACCATCTATCCGTACAACGACAACAATTTTATCGCAGTCGGGGTCGGCTATATCTTCGCTTGCAACCAACATATCATCTACTTCAATAAGTGATGCAAGCCCACAGTCGTTTACCATTTCACAAGACAATAGCCCTTCTTCGAAATCATATGGAGTTCTCAGAAATTTGTACATTCTGCGTACATGCAATAACTCATCGTGGGCTACAGTCCAGCTGATTTTAAGCTTTTTAGTGCTAACATCCATGGTGCTAATACCTATATTTATTCACTGACCATTTACCATTTACACGGATGAGGCGGGATTCGAACCCGCGAGACCCTTTGCGGGGCCTAACAGATTAGCAATCTGTCGCAATCGCCCACTCTGCCACCCATCCTAAAAGTGCCAATCAAGACATGGCTTATGTTCCGCCATAAAAACATCTATAAACTTAGATGTCGTTTCACCTTTCAAATAAGCTTCGCGGGCTAAACTAGCATCATGGCAGATTGCATTCCATGGGTATCCCGTGTGCTTCCTGCATTCTTGGTCTAGCTCCGCTAGCCACCGTTCGTATTGCATGTTTCTATTTTCCATAATGGAGATGACAGGAATCGAACCTGCGTAGTCGCTGGGCTTCAACCAACCGCTAAACCGTCTCAGCTACATCTCCGTTCCACGAGACAACGATCGCTCGTCGTCTCGTGGTGCACGAACAATGGGCAAAAAACTATTAATTTTCAAAAATCTAATACAGTTCCTAGCGAACCATATTTCTTAACAGAAGGGGTGGGATTCGAACCCACGTGACCTCTCGGCCTACTGAGGTTCAAGCTCAGCTCCATAAACCGCTCGGACACCCTTCTGAGTACCAATCATTCTTTATCTATCTCCAAATAAATTAGGAGCATATCCTAGAATGGGGTATTTATACCCTCAATCCTTCAACCACTCGGACACGCTTCCTTGTTACGTCAGCGTCGGGGTTCAGGACCGCAGGCAAATTCGCCCGCACGTTGTTTGCTTATAATTACTAAATAACGAACCACAACCAACGTGCAGGCGCAAATGGCGTTTGCCGAGGTTTGATATGCGTCTTGTTGTGGTTCGCATGGTTTCCATCGTTCCAACTCCTGGCCAAATGGCCACAAGCTCAAATACGTCGCAATTATTTTTGCACGAAATCGTCTCGCTTTTATCTACTCTTGCGGATATTTCGCGGCAATTTTACCCAACAAAACGTTTAATACATCAGTTTTGGCGGCGTCCAACTTTTCTTTTAGTGTGGTTGCCGTGAGATTTTTAGACTTAGGCGGGCACAAATCATAAATCATATCCTCGATATCATCCACTATTTCTCTTTTTGTCTCATCCATGTGTTATTATGACGCACAGCACACCGTGCAGAAACTACATACTTCCTCTAGCAACCCTCTCTGCACATTGTGGGCATCGTTTTACTAATTCTAATAAAGATTGTTCTGCATTTACCGTCGATAGCTGATACTCTATCGGCAAATAACTAATATCTGGCTGCTCATATGGGCTATTGTGTTTATACCCACGGTTCAGCATCTCAACAACAAGGGCATCATGTCGATTCTGCATAGCAGCAGGCGCAATCTGGCCAAGCTTGACTCGTTTAGTTATTGAATGATGCTTCACAAAATTGTGGCGATGTTTATGGATTTCTCCATGCTCGCCCAATAAATGTTTCCGGCACATCAATATAGGTTGAATCATCCACATTCTCATAGCTTTGAGTGGCCCGCGTTAGTCACACAAGAAATTACATAGCTCACATCAAAAAACACACAGAAGCCAGTTAAATCATACTTCTGTGATAGTATTTAAATAACATGAACGAATCACAGAAAAAATTATTAAGTATGATGGTAGATGATGTCGGTGCTGAGCCATCATGGAGGTTTACAAAATTTCCAAATGAAGAATTAGTAAAACAAGAATTTGATGCGATTCAAATTGTGTCAAATTACCTTGGGGTCCCATTAGAAAAGATATACCACCCCAAAGGACAAAACCTATTTACTAATCCATTACATAAAGATGCTTTTATCGATTGCCTCCCAATTGATTCTTGGGGCAATAATGTTTGTGTGGAGATAAAATCTACACAACAAGGAACGTTGCAAAGCATAAGCAAATTAGGCATTCCTGGCTTATTCGTCGGAGCACGGGCTATTGATTGGTTAAATAGAAGTTATATATACTGCAATGTACCTAGAAACTTCATAGCATATCATGATATAAATATGCAAGTCGCAATAGTAGATTATAGGGCTGTATTAGTCAACGGCGTATATGGGCACATCAAAATAGAGGACAATGTTGGTTTCTACCTTGATGTGCCTTACTGGAAGATTATTTAAATTTCGGGAAATTCTGCAAATGTCCAAGCGTCTGAAGCGGCGCAGTATATCTCTGCGGTCCTTTGGTGTCACCATCGAATTTCAGGTAAATCGGGAATCTAAACGACACACCATATCTCTGGCCCACACCATGCAACATCTGACTTGGCTTAGTTATCAACCCCAATGCCTCATATGAATATTCATCGGCAGCAATCCATGCACCATTCATTATAACCTCGCCGCTAGGGTGTTCAAATTCGGACCTACTATGGAAATGTCCCATCACGAAATAATGAACTTGCCTGCCCTGCGCCGCATGGATTGCCGTTAATCGGCGGGTTTTACGTTCTATGCCATAATGCGGGATGTTGTTCCATGACCTAATATCATCGCCATGGAATGCGCAAAAGTTCCAACCATTAATTTCGAATGTAAAACTAAAACTATCTGGTATCAAGAATTCCGCATTCTCAATATTCATACACAACATTTCGGCCGTCCTACCAACAAGATAATCCCAATTGTTCTTGGGAGATTTATAATCTTTTTTAGCAGACCTACGGCCATGATTGCCAGATAAATATAAAACCTTAATCGATGGGAAGTATGGTGCTAAGTCGCGAATCATCAATGCGTGCATCTGGCCAACGGCCAAAGCATTATCAAAAGCGTTCCTATATTCAGAATGGTTTGTGCTGTCGTGAATCTCGCCGTTAACATGGTCACCATACGCCAAAATCCATAGTTCATTAAAATGGTAATTAGACAACGTATTGCAGCTAATAGAAATCACCTTGTCAACAAAACGCTCAGCACGTGCAAGCGCAACTTTGTAATTATATTCTTCCATCCCGCCAACCCTATGCGGCTCTACGATTTGGTCAGCATGTTCATCACTAATATGCATAACAAGCGATTCTGTATGTTCTCGCTTTTCTATTTCAATCGGCAACGGTGGGAGCGGTTCTAATGGGGTCACAACTTTATGTAGTTCATCACATAATGCTTCATATACGCCATGCTCTCTGTGATGATGTTTTAGCCTCGTATTTAGAGTACTAATTCTATCCTTTAATATAGTAATATCTCGCTCTAAAGAAATTACTTTTAAATCGCTCGGGTCTTCATCTGCACCAACAATACCTTGCCGCTTGGCAATATCTAGACGTGTGTAAAGTGTGCTGCGTGAAATATTGAGATATTTCGCAGCAGTAGTTGGACTTCCAAATTTCTTCATCGCAGCGACTGCTGCTTTTAGGTCTTTCACATCTACCTTTATGGCCATGCACTTATCCTTTTTTATGTCCCCTATATCTTTATATGTCAGCTACATAAGATACAACAATTCCGAGATATGAGTGACGTTAGATAGGGGACGTAGGTTATTCTGGCGATGAGGCGGTTTGTAAATCAATTTCATCTTGAGTAGGTTCTTGTTCTGCATCTTGCTCTGTGTGCTCTGCATCTTGATTTTTGCGTTTTTTAGCAATTTCTAAATGCTTATGTACAAACTCATATACCTTCTTTAAAATACTTGCTTCATATTCTAGAGCACCTTCAAGGCTCTTGGTACGTGCAATTTTAAAGAAATTGTCTGAAGCAGACCATTCTGCTAGAGCTATTGATGCCTTATCGGCAGCCTCTTTCCACAATTCCTCTAATTCAGCTATCATACCACGCACTTCTTGGTATTTTTTGGAGTTGGATTCTACATCAGCACTAACAGGGTCAGTTGGGTCTAAGCTGTCGGGGTCTTTACCGTCTTTTTTGAATATATCTCGAAGCTTCTTACGCCTATCGACTCTCACAGCGTCTACAGCATCAGATGGTTTTACCTTACCATCAGCGACTGCCTGGCCAAGCAATCCATGCACAATAACAGAGCTAAGAGCCAATATGGCGCGGCCTATTCCCTTTAACGCGGCGGCCACAATCTTCGCAACAGTATTAGATTGGCCGCCTGGGGCATCAGCTTCTTCAAAAAGATGTAAGCCGTAGAGTTTCATTGGTCACCTTAAGTATCTACAATTAATCTTTCGATTCCTCTAATTCATTGCAATTCTCCATCGACACAGGATTTCGAAGTCCTGTGACTTCCTAAATGGTATTGATAGTATGCGTTGTGAGAACAACCTTAATGTCGAGCGATAAACACCAGCATTGCCAGTCAATGCGGTCCCATCGCTGTCAACAGGGGTTCGGTCTAATACCATGTCTCGCCCACCAACGGTCTTTGATGTCACAAGATAATAGGGATTTGTCTGGTCCATTGTGTCATACGAATCTGCAGAACCAGATGACCTAGCAACCAATAAGATTTGGTCGCCCTCTACTATTCGATTGACATCTGCTGCAGCAACGGTTGGGTCAATAGTGACCGTAGAACTAGCGTTCATGGTCGCTATAATTTGTGCATCCTTCTCGCCGCCAACCCCTTCTAAGAACAATATCTGTGGCTCGCATTCGCACATACCAATATCTGCATTAAATGGAGCACCGCCAGCTAGTGCGACTTCTGTAATCGTAAAGAAGTCGCTATCGCTAGTGCCAAACCCATTGTATTCATTCTGCCGAAGTGTCGTTTCAAGCACAAGCACATTATTGATTGCGCGAACATCAGCATTTAGCAACGGACTATCGGCTGGTTGATATGATGGTTCAAAATAAATATTCTCAATTCGCTTAAGTGGCCGGTCTGGTTCCGAAATAGGAACAGGATTTATTAGGTCACCAAAATTATCAGCACCAACATCTGGAGTAATAGCAACAGAGCCACCAGTAACAGGGTCTGTTTGGTAATACCTAGGGTCAGCATCGCTCAGCGGCAGGCCATTGTCATCAAACGAGGCACCAAATAAGATATACTTAGCAGCAAATTCTTCTAACGGGTCGATATTGCTGTTAACCCACGCCCCAGCACCTGTTCCGGCCGTTGGGTCCCATATCATTGAATATGGGAGCGTATGCGCCAACATCTCTTTCGCAAAGATTTTGATGAGGTTAGGTTCACGACGCCTGTCAATAACGTTGCCAGTGCGATCGCGTACTTCAATCTCAATCTCACCCTTAAAGGTCGCATATGATTCTGGTATACTTACCGTGTTATTCATTTTAACTCCAATTATCCTCGGAAGACAGTGCCACTACGCACCATATCTGCTATACTATCTACTGCTGATTTTGCTACTTCCGGCCTGTTCTCCGCAAGCCACATAACTAATATTTTCAGAATATCTGCATGATTACCTATAGCTACTTCACCATCAACTATAAATTGCCCTCTTTCAGCAGCTAGAGCAGCCTCATTATTTCTAACAGCAACCTCTTCGCCGAGTACGCTAAATATTGAATCTAATCGGTGAGAAATATTCTCGCGCATACGCTTACGCGCGTTCTTTTTCTTTTTGCCGCCGCCGGTGTCTCTCACACCGCCAAACGATTTACTTGGCGTTATGCTTGCAGGCCAAGCGGTTTGATTCCGCAAATGCGAGCCAGTTGCAGCGTGGTATTGGCTCTCGGTGGCAACATCTGACTTAGCAGCGGAAGCAGCTGCATTCTTTTCTTTTTCTAGTTCTATTGCTTTCGACAATCTATTTAGGAATTTTATAATATTTTGGTGTGCATTGGCCTTGCCAAGAAGTCCAAATTTCTTTTTAAATGCCGCTGCAGCCCGCTGGGATATATTAGGGGTCTTCACATTTTCGGATGCAGCCATAAATTCCCTCGGGTCACCAAGGTTAGCCAACAACGCTGTTATGATAGCTTCTGCGTTAATAATACACCTCTTATCTTATCGACCTATAATTTTGTCTAAAGAAATCCGCAATTGCTTTCCCAAGCAATTCCACACCAGCATCAAGTTTGTGGCCATGGTATCGCCTAAATCGTCTTTCAAATGGCGAATCTCCGCATGTAAAACATTGATTACGAGGGTCAGCACACAACCTAAGACATTTATTGCGTCTGCCGTACCTTACCACACAATCGCCAGCACGCCCCATGCTGACATCAAGCGATGGGTTATTCCGACGTATTTGTACAGCAAGCTGGCCGTTCAATGCGTCGACCTCATGACTCACCCTTACCCCGGCGTCATCAACTGCCTGTCTGGCCGCATCTAATTCGTCCAAAGCCGCAGCAGCCGATATGAATAATTCAGTGTCTTCAAGAATTACGTCGAGGGCCTTTTTAAATAGTCGTTGTCTCATGTATAATTCTCCATTATATTTTTGGCCCGGAATGCAAAAAGATTAGTTGTTGTTGCCGTCGCTGCGCGACACAACGCGTCGGACGAGTATTTAATAGCCGCACCATAACCGCACCAGCCGCACCATAGCCGCATATAATTTATAAAGGAGTTGCAGTTGAAACAGTCAGTTACGCCGATCAGTGCGTTTAGCATAGAAGATGCACTCGCAGGTGAGCAATGTCCTTATTGTGGTTATATACATGAAGGAGATAGGCAAGCCCACTACAATAATTGCCAGGAACGACAAGATAATATAGAAATAGATACCGCTACTGACAGAAATGATAGGTGGGCATTTCACCAGACATATGGTAGAGTTCTCGTGATAAGTAGAGAGCAGGGTTTGTGTGTTATATGTGCGGATTTTGGCCCGCCTCGACAAGTCTTACCCATCAATATGCTTGAATTCGGTGCACACACTAGGATTCTTGATTCTATAGAAGAAGCTGAATTATCGGACGACCAAATCAGCACCATCATCAACGCCCTCCGCATGAAATTAAGCAACTTCACAACTCTGCCAAAATACCCGAAATTATGGCCCGGCTGCAGGATTGAACTCCAGCTCGGCAATACCATACATAGGGCCACCATCAAAAAATGCAATATTAATAATTACATTATTGTCGTAGATGGCAGGGATACTGGGATGAACATATCGCCAAAACAAATTGTGCGTGTAGTATGACAAGCCTAGAGAGAGAAACCAAACTTATGGATAACTGCCCTATTTGTGGGTGTTGGGCTGTCATAAGTTTGTGCCATAATAAAGGCAATTATGATAGATTCAGGGGCCATTGCCCAAACACAGAATGCATCATGTCGCGTGGCGTTGCCAATACGCATGCACCTTTAGTGCGAAAAGCCTGGAATGCCTTAGCAAAACAAAACCACAATATGTCATTTTGTCCATTCTGTGGGCACAAAGGCATAATTATACATTTCTGGTGTGAATACAAATTGGCTCGTGGTTATGAATGGCATGATACTAGACGTGCTGTGAGCCGCTGCCCAAACATAAAATGCAATATTGAGATGTCGGTCAGTGCAGCAAATCCGCATTGGGTAAGAAGAAAATGGAATAAAAGAGCCTAAAAGCTACGCCGCTTATGATTATCATAACGCCACATCCCGATAGACTAGAGGACCCCGATTTTAAAGACATTGTGGGCTATGACGACGGCTCAGAGGAAATACGTATCTTCAATGTAAAGCAAGCATATTGCTATGCCCATTATGTTATTAGAGGAAGATGGGCCGAGGGTGAAGAGGCCATAAAGAATGACCCTGGATGGGCATATCGCTATGCCCGTGATGTTATTAGGGGAAGATGGCCTGAGGGTGAAGAGGCTATAAAGAGTGACCCTGGATGGGCATATTCTTATGCCTGTAATGTTATTAAGGGAAGATGGCCTGAGGGCGAAGAGGCTATAAAGAGTGACCCTAAATATGCATATTTCTATGCCTGTGATGTTATTAAGGGAAGATGGCCTGAAGGTGAAGAGGCCATAAAGAATGACCCTAAATGGGCACATTACTATGCCTGTGATGTTATTAAGGGAAGATGGCCTGAGGGTGAAGAGGCCATAAAGAATGACCCTGAATATGCATATTATTATGCTTGCGATGTTATTAAGGGAAGATGGCTTGAGGGTGAAGAGGCTATAAAGAGTGACCCTGAATATACATATTGTTATGCCTGTAATGTTATTAAGGGAAGATGGCTTGAGGGTGAAGAGGCTATAAAGAGTGACCCTAAATGGGCATATTATTATGCCCGTGACATTATTAGAGGAAGATGGCCTGAGGGTGAAGAGGTTATAAAGAGTAGCCCTGAATATGCATATCACTATGAGGGAAGACACAAGACGGTGCGATGATTATCATAACGCCACATCCCGATAGACTAGAGGACCCCGATTTTAAAGACATTGTGGGCTATGACGACGGCTCAGAGGAAATACGCATCTTCAATGCAGAGCAAGCATATTATTATACTCGTAATATTATTAAGGGAAGATGGCCTGAGGGTGAAGAGGTTATAAAGAATGACCCTGGATGGGCATATTATTATACTCGTAATATTATTAAGGGAAGATGGCCTGAGGGTGAAGAGGCCATAAAGAATGACCCTGAATATGCATATTATTATGCCTGTGATGTTATTAGAGGAAGATGGCCTGAGGGCGAAGAAGCTATAAAGAGTGACCCTAAATATGCATATTTCTATGCCCGTGATATTATTAGAGGAAGATGGCTTGAGGGTGAAGAGGCTATAAAGAATGACCCTAAATGGACATATCGTTATGCCTATGATATTATTAAGGGAAGATGGGCCGAGGGTGAAGAGGCTATAAAGAATAACCCTGAATATGTATATCGCTATGCCCATTATGTTATTGGAGGAAGATGGCCTGAGGGTGAAGAGGCTATAAAGAGTGACCCTGAATATGCATATCGCTATGCCCGTGATATTATTAGGGGAAGATGGCCTGAGGGTGAAGAGGCTATAAAGAATGACCCCAAATATGCATATTATTATTCAGTTGAACACAACTAAATATTCATGACTCCAGCTAGCTCTTGGATTAGGTCTTGTTTTAATCTCGACAACATCGTCCGGTTGCCTAATACTAGCAAAGTCTTGCATAGTTGTTTTATTTAGATGCAATATGCATCTCGCATTGACCCTATCTAAAAAAGGCTTGACAAATCTCTCAACCCAATCTTTATGGCATTGCCATTGACTATAATCTTCACTATTGAAGAATGGCGGAGAAGTTAATACAACATCATATTTTGGCCACACAATATCAAAGCATGATTTATTGTGTATGGTGCAGTTAGAACCCAAGAATCTTTTAATCCCAACCAGGCCATTATATGTGTTGTTGTCAACCTCGGTGCTTATATAATTGACACCATCAATATATGCGCCAATCAGCCTACCGCCCCATCCACCACATGGGTCGAATACTGTCATGTGTTTAGATATGTTAAATCTTCTAAAAATCGATCTAGTAAAACCAGGATGAAATAATGACGCTACATTGCATTTTAACTGGAATTGGATTTCGCGAATCAATCTCTCAAATGTAACCGATCCATTGTTGTTCGACAATATATTCATACATTTTCTGATACTGGCCTTCGTCCATACTTCTGGGATAGTTGGTGTCTTCCTCACCTTAACATCCCAGAAATGTGGGTTGTAATTAATCATCAATTTACGGCCATATCGCCTAGCTTTTTTAAGCACATCAACATTTTCACCAATACATTTATTGAGGTCGCTTCTCAACTCATTTGCCGTATATGATGGTGGTATCCATCTGCTACTTACCTTCTCAACAACTTCTTTTATCAGCTTAATCCTCAAACTTGGCGGCCTGACGGAAAAATTCCCAGCAGAAAACCTGTTGCCATTAAACCATTTTAAGTCATATGACAACCTATTAATCCAAGCTTTTGCTAATTTCTCTTTTCGCTTTAGACAGAAGATGTCGGCCTGGTATAGCCACTTTAAAAATTTCAACATATATTGTTTATTGCCAGTTATTAATTTATAGATAGACCCATGTTCAAAAAGATTAAATGATATCCCTAGTACGCTATTAATCTTATTATTGATAGATTCCATCACATTTTTAGTGCCAACAAAGCCGCATTGTGATTGGCTCCTGCACAGAATACCATCACCATCAAAAAACCCAAGTAGAAAAGCTCTAAATAGATTATCATCCAACGAATTAATTAGGTTAGGGCGATCTGATTTAAAGTCGATAATGCCAATATTCTTCAAATCTTCGACGATTTTCGATTTGCACATTCTAAATCTAGCTAATTTAAACCCAGAATTATTTACAACATTAACAGACCCTATATTTAAAAATCTTTGTATGTCATAAAGTAGTTTAGAATCAGAATCCTTTAATCCTATAGTCACAACATTGCCGGTTATGTTACCATCGGCACAAATAAGCCCCACAATATAACTCTTTTGTTCACTATCAATATATTCGAAATCGTTATGTTTATCAGATTGTAATGCCAGCCTTAAACTCTCACGTGAATTTCTAGTTATGCTGCCGTGACGCCTAACTATATTAAGTACAGTATCTGGTGTAATATTAAATTGGTCTGCAATTTGGCATGTTGCTATTTTATTATTATATAATTCTATGATTTGTAATTCTGATTTATAATCCAAACTATAATATGCTGGCCTATGAGATGTTTGTATATCCAATGCTTCTTGGATTCTATAAACTGTTCTCTTCCCTATACGCAATATATTAGCTATGGTAGGGGCATTAAACTTTTTAGACAACAACGCAACATACTTATCACGCTCGGCTTTGGTATCCCACTCTATTCTGCTTTTATTAGTAATCATATTTAATTCCATATAACCAGCCATCCTCTAATACTGGGTCACAAACAATAAAAAGAAAAGCGGGCATTAATGCCCGCTTTATTTAAATACATCTACCCGAGCCAAGAATCCCCATTATATCTCATGAACCTATTACCATTATACCACACATCGCCGAAAATAGGGTCACGCCCCAATAGAATCCTAATCCTAGGCAGAACATCATCAGCATAGAATGTCGGGTCATCATCAGCCGATGCTTGTTCTGGGTCAACAACTAGTTTAAACAATTTATGCGATCTGGTCGCCATATTCCCATACCTGCTTATAGCAGCATTTGAGGTAATACCGGTTTGCGAATCCAAATCAATAGTGTCGCCCAAACCCTCATCTAATTCAGTAACATACCTGTTGGTTGCTGCTGGGTCTAATGATGTGCTTCGTTCCGATGAAGTTCCGGCCAATGCCGCTGACTGCCCTGCAGTTGGAGTGTATTTTGGAACTCTAGTAACTCCAAATGACCCTATCCTAGTAGTTGTCTGACTAAATGTTACACTAGATGTCGCACCAACCAGCAGCGGGAAATTGCTAAAGAAATCATCTATTTCGCCGCCAGTAAGGCCCCATTTGCTAGACAACACCACATGACCGCGCCCAAATTCTTGGTGCCACGTTGACCCTGATTCATCAGGGAATAGATGGTCACTAGGCACTATGCCAACAACTTGGCCTTCTAACATATCATCCGTTAGAGTTAACGTTCCAAATTCTATAACATCCGTTGGGTCAGTAGGGCTAATGCCATAAGTTGCAAAATAAACCGTCAATGTAGGTGTCGATTCTGACCCATCTCGCTCAATCTTGCTGACCCAAACCGGGAAAAATGCCCCAGTAGTGTCACCCGTAGGCTCATCGCCAGCAGGTGCCATTATATTAAATTCTCGGAATATTGCGTCTGGAATAGTAACACCGCTAGTATCAGACGCAGTACGTGTGACGTCCATATCGAATGGATAATTAAATGACTCTAGCCACGTGATTGGGTCCGCATCAACAGGCGTAATCAGATTAAATGCACTACTCGTCAGCATGCCAGTGCCATGGCTTATCGGACTTGGGTCGAAATCAGGGTCGCTGCCATCACCGGATGAATCTACAATTTCATATTGGGCACTACTACCAGGAGCCAATAAATCATAGAATGTCTGTGCTTCTGATGTAGTTTGGTCTAGCGTCCTAAATATAATCTCGCCATCTATAGTTGCGGCCTCACTGCTGCTAATAACTGTGAACCCAGGAACTGCTGCCGCTGTAGCTGGTGTAATCCGAACACGCTGATATGTCAGTGTGCTATCTATCTCATAATCAGCATAGAATAATGCGATTTCGGCAGATGATGTGCCGCCTTCTTGTTGTGCCGAAACAATAAATCTTAAAGTCCCAGCATATGCGCTGCCATTAGTGCCATCTAATCTATCAATCCTAGCCAGCCTTAGGTCCGTCCATTTAACAGGAACAGACGTGTGGCAATCCCAGAATATTCTGACAGGAATATCGACAATAGCAGTGCCATCACTGACTTGCGGCGGCACAATAAATGGAAAAATAGCCTGATACCCAAGAGACGTATTGAGGTCGTCAATAGCCTTAGCCAATATAAGCTGCCTAACAGTCGTATCAGCTATAGGTCGGTTGAGAACTGCATAATATACTGGGTCTGTAGCAACAAGCCACCGGATATTTAATGCACTGTCCTCAGTGAACCTATCAAATAAGTCGCCAGGATTAATTGTTGGTACCAAATCTGGGTTAATCGTCGCCATAGATAGCTCCGTTTTCAATAACTTTGACTAAATATATACCATTTCTATGCTATACAACATTTTTGATTTGAGATAAAAAATAAATAAAAGTGTATTGCAACAAGGATATTGACATGCTACATGATGCAGAAGGCACATGTTGGGACCAATGGCTTCATATTCCAGTTGGCCCGTTTTATATTTATACAGGGCCATCATTTCGCACCACAATTGATGCCGCCACATCAGAAAATCGTAATGACCCGTTAAATAAAACAGAATTATTATTAGAAAATGGCAATGAATTATATTTTGCCGATGACTTATGGATATTCACTGGCGGGTATTGGTACAAACCCAGCGTGCGTGACTATAACCACATATATAATAATAGCATCCACCCAAAGCGGAAACCAGAAACAGCCATGCACAAATTTGAGCAAAAAATAAATACTGCACTAGAGAGCATAGACCAAGACCACAACACTCTGCAAGAAGGCATGATTATCAATGTCAATACTATGGTATCTGACGCTATAAGAGTACCAGAGGGCAATTATATCATAGCAGTGTCAAACTCTGACCATTGTATCTTAATTCCTACATCTGAAACAAGCGGCGAAAGGTTCGAAGTATTTAAACCTACACTGGCTGGATTTTTCAACCCAGAAATCCACAAAAAGACAGTAGGAAGCATAAATAATGACACAATTGCAGAGTCCGATAGTTAGAATTCTTGTTGGCCCTATTGCTAGTGGCAAAAGCACTTATTCACGTCAGTTTTCAAAATACGGTAGCATTATAATAAATGATGATGCTATTGTTAACGCATTACATTGCGATAATTATAAATTATATGATGAGCATTTAAAGCCACTATATAAATCCGTAGAAAATACGATTTTGCAGATGGCATTGTTGTTAAGACGCAACGTGATTATTGACAGGCCCAATTATTCAAGGGCAATGCGAAGGCGGTATATTGGAATAGCTAAATCAATGGACGCCGTAGTGCACGTAATTAAATTTCCAGAATCAGCCCTAGAGGCACATGCTGCACGCAGAGCGAATTCCGATGGCAGGGGGTGGGGGTATGATGAATGGTTAAAGATTGCTGAAGCTCATAAAAAGCAATATGAAGAGCCCCACATCGATGAAGGAATCGACCGCATAATTACAATAACTGAACAAGAAATTATGCACATGATTAAAGACATGCAGGATTAATAATGATTAAAGAGAAATGGCTGGATTATGCGATAAAGATTTTAGACTCTTGCAATAAAGGTTCCGGGTCAATATCGCATATTGCAGATGATATTGGTGGTTCAGAATCATATATTGCCAAAGTAGTAGCATCACTTAGAAATGCTAACTTAATAAATCAGCATTATGATTTATGTAAACCGATAGCTAATATAACTATTTCAGAAGTTATGGTGGCATCAAATAGTTGTCAAGTCGACAGTGAAACCTCGCGCAAAATTTTAGAAATCATCATAAAATCATTAAATATCCCAATCACAGAAGTAATATAATGCGATGGAACAGAAGTAAGTGCGACCTCCATAGGCATATGGGCGGCTCGATTTCCGCCCATACAGTTGCTGAAATAATGGGCTGCAATGGCAATACTGCGCATGTCGATGCAATTTCAAAACGTATGAAATGTAGCGAAAGCAATATCGGTTTCGCCGCATTTCTAGACAAATTCACAATATTAGATGAAATCCAGTGGCCAGCGTGGGCTATTGATTTATCTATAAAGCAAATATGTGATGATTTAGCATCAGAAGGTATTGATTATTCTGAAATAAGCTTCTCTATTGACAAATATGTTAATTCTAATAAATGGGACCCATTATATGCCATCCAATTTATAAGCGAATTATTCCAAAAACACACATTTAGCACTGGCATCCAAATAGGGTTATTACTGTCTATACAGTACCACAAACCACGCAATAAGCAATTGGCCTATGCAGACCTCATAAAACACCCAGAGGTCCAAGATGCCGTTTGCGGCCTAGACCTAATAGGTGATGAAGATTATTTTGACGCAGAATTTTATGTTCCAATATTCGATAAATGGCGATATTACAATAAGATAATGCGTGCGCATGTAGGCGAAATGCCAGGCAAATCACACAACATAAAAGATGCTATAAAGAAACTGAAGGTTAACCGCATTGCTCATGGCATCCAAGCCACTAATGATATATTAAAATTAGCTGCAGATTTAAATATTTGTTTCGACTTGGCATTGCATAGCAATTTAATCACTGGTGCTTGGACAAATCTCAGTAGCCATCCCATCAAAAGAATGTTGCAACATAATTGCATTGTCACAATAAATACTGATGACCCAGTACAATTCTCATGCACAATAGATGATGAATTCGACCTAGCATTGTCTAACGGGCTTATCAACGAGCATCAAGCCTCCAAGATTATGGCCAATGCTTGTGCCGCCGCACACCATAAAGTTATATAATTATGTTGGCGGGTCAAATCTATTGTAAATAGTCTAGGAGATTACATATGCCCAACCCCAATATAATATCCATTATTAAAGCTGGATTCGACAAATACGGTAACGACCCAGAAGCTATAGGATACTATGTAAAAAATACGACAGAGGAACCGATCCATACCTCAACCATAGAAAATATCATCAAACAGCTAGCTATTTCTGGGGCTATCGATCTAGATTATAAGCCGCCACAACCCAAAAAGACTAAGAGGGACCGGGAAAGGGAATTAAACACACAGAAGAAGGTGCCAACCAAATTAAACGCAGAAAATCTGCGAAAATTATCACTGGAGAAATACAAGGAGGCTATAGAAAAAGGTTTTACGCCTATAATCAAAGACGAAAGTAAAGGCGAAAAAACCTATAAAGGTCTTACTAAAGTATGGATGCCACTAATTTTAGACCAAGCAACACCTCCCCAAGAACCATGGACCATCGATGAGATTATTGGTGCTATGATGCCGGTCATTAAGCGATTCGCATTTCAATACAGCGGAATGAGGGCCGGGTACCAAGTAGATGATGCAATATCAGATGGTCAGGACGGCGTTCTAAAAGCGTTAAGAAACGACATGGGCAATGCACCATTCGGATTATATGCTGCAAGAGAGATTATGTTCTCTATAACCAAGGGCGCAAAAGGCGCTGGCTTGATAAGAACGCCAACCAGAAAACGAGGTTTTACAGATTCAACCGCATCATTAGATAAACCATCATCATTAGACCCAAGCTTATCGATGGCCGGAACCATCCCAAGCAGCGCGGGTGTAGCTGTTAAAATCGATTGCCCAGCATGCGAAGATGGTAAAATCATTGACCCAGAGACTGGTGAAAAACTCAGGTGTGATGTATGCAAAGGCCAGGGCACAATTAACGTTCCCGACCCACGGGCGGCAGCAACACCCGAGGAAGAAGCTCAAGAGAATGAGAAGACAAAGAAGCTTAAAATAGCTATATCGCATATAACCTCAGCAGCCAACCTTTCTGAAAGGCAAACAGAAATATTGCTACTTCAATATGGACTCGAAGGATTGTTCGACCCGAATCTAGTTGATACCCGAATTGAAAGAATGCCGACGGCAATTAGTAATGTATTGTCTTACGCGGATGCTATTCATAGGCAGATGCCACCAGAATTAGTAAAGCAGGATAAAGAAGACACAGGTATTTGGGTTGAAGCTGAAAAACAAGGGAAAACAGAAGAGTTCCAAAGAATATGGGACGCGGCATTCGGCAATATCCCACACAAACCATTTAATCCAAAACTACCAGCATCATTGCAAATTGCGCCACTCACATCAGCAGTAGCTGGCGACAAATTAGAACAACTAATGGCGATGCTCCAAAAGAACATAGCAGACATACCTCCAGTACAAAAGTCGAAACAATTTGCAGGGGGTCAAATTAAGAATCTGCATAAGAAGATTGAAGCATTACGAACAAGCGGCGGGTTAAAAGACACAGAACGAAAAATAGAGGATGTGATTGAAAGCATAGAACTGGTCCTGGAATATGGGTTCCAATCTTTATTAGAGCATATAGCTGCTGGAGCCGCTACAAATGAGGATATAGCTATATTAGGTTATATTGTATGAATACAAAACGGCGTAACAAGGAAGTGACATCAAGAACACCATTTCCTAAATTACCTATACCATCTAAATTTCAAAGAATCCCACAAAATGCACCAATAGAGTTAGTGCAACCATCGCAGCCAGTGCAAGTGATGGAATCACCAAAAACCATACAACCAAAACCAAAAACCAAGAAACGACTGCCAGTTGGTAGTATAGATGTTGCTGAACCAATTGTTGGTGGTGTTTTAGAACCCGAGCCATTAAAAAGGCATGATGCTGGTGACCATGTAGTTGAAGATTTGGATTATTCAGATTATAAATAATGTTATTAGAACAACTATTAAATATCGAATGCGATGATGCTGCTATTGCTGGCAAAGTGTTCAAGCACAACGAGGATTATACCCCATTATTAGAAGCGACCGCAAGAATATTACGTTTTAATTATGAGCGTGCGAAAAATGACCCGCGTCCACGCGCATTAGTTCTTGGCAGGTGGTTGCATCCGCGTACTGGTAACAAACTAGTAGCCGCCATCAACCTTAATTATTTGAGCCAAGAGGAGCTAGAACAACTAAATACATACCTGCCAAAAATCATGAAACCAGATAGCTTGAAAGTTAGATGGTGGACTGGTTATAGCATCCTACCACAGATATGGGTTAAAGCATATAGGCAATATGATGAACGATTTATCCATAGCGTAGGCTCGGCCGACATATTGCCCGCAACTCAGGATTACGAGACGCCAGAGCATCCTGGAGAACCAAAAGTTGCACCAGATGTTGCAAACCAAATACAGAAGCTAAAGGAAATAGAGGCACAACAACAAGAGGAGCCTCCAAAAGAACCTTCAAAGAAACGGTCGTTAACACGGCTAACTAAAGATACTCTCAAACGAATCGCTAACTTAATAAAAACCAAATTGTTCAAAAACCGCAAGAAGGAGCAATCCAAACAACGTGCTGATGATGCAGAAAATATCGAGCGAGAACATGAGGCGGAAGTAGACGCAGAGGCAGAAGACCTCGAACAAATAGAACGCGAAAAAGCCGCAGAAGAAGCCGATGAATTGAAAAAGACGGAAGAGGAGCAAACAGAGTCATTCGCTAACAAATTAGATGTTGTCATAGAATCCATTATAAAACCAAGAGCTTTGCAATGGCATTCATATCAAAATTACATCCATTGGCATACACCTGAGAAATTCTTTGAACATCAACCAGGATTACGTGGCCGAGTAATTGATTATACTACAGGCACAAAACTAGTCGCCATATACAATATATTAGAAGACACACTCATCGTCGATTTAGTCGACCAACCAGTAGAAATGCTAGCAGAGTCCGGGTGGGATTGGCGTAATACTATTAGAATCGTACTAGACCAAACACTATCTATAGAGTACGACACACCTAATGGCAGAAATATCTTCGAAGAGCGGATTAAGAAACACCAATTATGGAATGTGATTCAAGAAGTAGCCGATTCTCAATAATCAGAGCCTCGTATTAACATCTATAAACATCGCTCGATATTGTGCGACCCTAGCATCATACGAAGCCTCATCCAAACAAAGATGGCCACCATCACACTCAACCATATATCCATAGCCCAGATGCGATAGCAAGAAAGTGTAGCTCTGGCTAAATGAGAGGCCAGTATAAACCCAATAGCCAGAAGACCTATCCCCTACCTCAAATAAATGATATGGCAGCTCTTCAAAATCATCATATGCGCGTAAAACAAAACCACCAACATAAAACCCGTAAATCTCCTTGCCATAAAGACTAGTCAAATTATAGTAAGTACTATAAGGGACCAAAGTAGGCAATAAGTCAACACCAACTACAAGTTCACCATCTACAATTTTCCAAGGAATGTACATTTCAGTTCCCCAAACGGTAATCGGGTCGTTTGGTTCGCTCAAGCCGCTAGCAATAGCCGCATCATAATAATTCCGATTAGGAGATTGGTAAACCCCAATCATAAAATCAGGGTTAACAGCATGAATCCTATCCTTTAAATTCTTCGCCAAAGCAGCGATATTATCTTCAAGGTACAGGTAATATTCATCCAGAGACGAGTTAGCTATAAGCCATGATTTTCTTTGAGAGCGAATTGGTACAGATGCACCACTACCAATCGAAGCTAAATATGATTCCCAAATATTGTCAGCATACCCCCAACTAATCCGATCAAGATACGGCTGTTTCTTGCCTTTGTAGTAATGACCATATATTTCAAGGTCAAAGAAGAACCCATCAGCGCGATGGTCATCGGAATCTCTAACAAATCTTGCTAAGCTAACAAGAATATCCCCAAGATAATCCCAATAATCTACATCCCATGGACTTACAAAAGGAGTCTCAACACCATCCTCACCTACGCCTTTTTCAAATCCTCTGCCGTATGTATCAACATTATAAGCAAAAGACATAACTGGATGGAAAGCCATATTACGGCTATCTGCCCAAGAAGTATAATCCCGGATAAGGCTCCATCCAATAGCTGCATCTGGAGACCCAGAATAATCAGTGGAATCAGAGATAAGATTGTGCATAATTACAGTATTAAATCCATACTCAACAAAAACATCATTGCGTTCAGGCACATCGCCCCATGTTGGATAAATCGCAGTATGGATTGCTTTTACCGTCTCAGGACTGTCATCTTCGCCCCCACCACCGCCACCGCCACCGTCAGGATTAACCGGATAACCTGGGTCTCCAAGTTCTACGTCTCCTGCGTCATATCCAGGTCTAGGCTCCGCATTGGTAATAGCACATCTCCAATAATAATATTTTACTTCTCCCTCTTTGCATATCTTTTTAAATAATTGGTTGATTCTCGCATTATAATAATAATCACCCCTAGTGGTCTGCGGGTCGGGCTCATAATTAAATACCGGCACCATTTCTCCGCCATATCGCTCTATAAAGTTATGTGGATTATGCCCAATGCCTGGGATACCTCTATTATCTATTATATCCTGCATATATGGGCTGCTTTCATATGAGCTAGAGCTTGTAGATGAACTAGAACTGCTCACACTAGAACTAGAACTGCTCACACTAGAACTAGAACTGCTCACACTAGAGCTAGAGGAACTTACACTAGAGCTAGAGGAACTTACACTAGAACTAGAACTGCTACTATACGGCGGTGACACTACAGAGCTAGAGGAACTACTCACACTAGAACTAGAACTCACAGACGAACTAGAACTCACAGACGAACTAGAGGAGCTCACAGACGAACTAGAGGAGCTCACAGACGAACTAGAGGAGCTCACAGACGAACTAGAACTCACAGACGAACTAGAACTCACAGACGAACTAGAACTCACAGACGAACTAGAACTCACAGACGAACTAGAGCTCACAGACGAACTAGAACTGCTACTATACGGCGGTGACACTACAGAACTAGAGGAACTACTCACACTAGAACTAGAACTCACAGACGAACTAGAACTCACAGACGAACTAGAGGAGCTACTAATAAATGACGTAGACGACGAAGACGACGACAAACCAGCAGTTAATATAGGAGGCAGTAACCCAGACGATTCATAAAATGTATTAACCCCACCAGGACTTTGGCCCAGAGATTTCGCTACAGGCAATCCTAATGAAATATGGAATTCATTTGCCATTATGCATCCAAATCAATTGCCACTGCGTAACCCGCAGCTTCATCGCTATCAAGGTTGTAATCATCACTAGCTGAATCAACATACCCGTGGTCGGTTTCAGACCCATCGAATGTGTTGCCAACTACATCAGCATACATCCCATCTATATCGTCTCCAACTCCATTATTGCCGCCGAAATAGCTATATGCAGAGATGAGCATGGAGGCTGTAGTCGCAAATTCAACTCCCCACGCAGTACTGTTTGTTATTCTACAACCTATTGTTCTAAGCACATCTGCGCCTTGTTGGTCAATACCATCTGATGTTGCGCCATCAGCTACACAATTAAGGAATAAGCCATTATCACATTCGTAATTATCGACATTCTCATAACACAAGCAACCATAAAACGCCAATCGGGAAGAACTCCCACCAATCCCTACGCCACCATTATTGTGTGATTTACAAAAAGCATAGATTGAATCATACCCATAAATTCCTTCACTCATACCATCCGATGTACTCCCCGTACAGACAAAATTCAAACACGTTAGTTCAGCGGCTCGGTAAAAGTCGGTGCCATAAAAACATAAATCAGACTTGCAATGCATAACTATATTATTGGAATTAGCAGAACCACGGAAATACCAACCAGTACCGGCGCGGGTAGTGCGTATGTTCTCAAACCACAACATATCGTTTGTAACGCCAGATTCCATATGTAAGCAGTGGTCTGCCTCATCTTCACCATCCAACACAGCATAAGTTCCATCATCTGCCCAACTACTATTCACACCTACAAATTTTATCCACCCATCAGTCGTATCGCCGGAGAGAGTTGGAAATTCAATGCCGTAGCATGTCGAAGTCATTACAGCATCAGTAGGGTCGGCACCTCTATCGTCATTGGTTATGCCATCGGCGTCATCAATGTCATTCCACAAGTACGCCCCATCAAGCCACACCCAAAACGTTGTGTCGCTTTCCGCCCAAATAATATCGCCTTGCCAATCCGGCGTCGATGGCGTATCATGAACTGTATCTCCAGCCGCCCAAGTGGCATGGCTGCTTCCAGTTACAATCTTTACTAATCTGGCGATGTAACCAGTTCCTTTGATGTATAGGATATCTCCTGCAGCAAGTTGAGTGCCATTGCCGAATCCTGTAAGCGACTGCAAAAAACCACCTGGCCCGGTATAATAGTTGGCGCTACCATCTCCATCCGGGTCGCCTGTGGAATCAACAAACGAATTTTGTCCTAAATCACAAAAATAAGTGGTCATTTAGTAGCATCCTTCCTGCGAATGCGCGTATCTTCGTAAACCCACAACCTGGCCTGGAAGACCTGCTCTACAACACCGTCAGCATCAGTTTCTTGAACTATGCGAGTTACTGGCCCATCTATTTGGTTCTTCGAAATGCGGAATCGCTTCCTTGGAACATCAACCCACTGCTTTTCATCGCCTTGCCGATGGTCGCAAAGAATATTACATCGTGTAAGCCCAAATTTATCAACCCATTTTGGATGCTTGTGGGAGCAAAATTCGGCGTCACTGACCTTACATCCTATAACAGTAGAACCTTCAGGAACTACAGCATTTGTTAGATTACATTCTCTAAATATTAATCCAGTCTTACCTTTGCAAATCGCAGTGCCTGATTCTAACTGCATTAAATTACATTCTTCAAACACATCATCAGATTCACATAGAGGGTCTATAAAAATATAATTCTTAGATTTATGAGTGGCCATTTAGTTTACCTCATCATATTTATGATTAATTATTAGGAGTCCTTATTAAAATATCGCTAAGCCTTAGCAGCAGCTCTTTTTATCTACCCTAATTTACACAATCACACAATATATCGTATCTTTGATTAATATTCCTAAATTATTATTGTGGTTAATTTTATATTCACAAATCTAATTAGAACTAACGCTTCTTGTATATATATATATATAACAATGGATCACGACGAATTAATAGAATTTCAAAAAATTTTTGATTCTGTAGATACTTCAGACCCATTAAAATTAAGACAATGGTTTGAAGAGTATCCAGAATTAACATTGCACGAGCATTGCCAGATAGCTGGCCGCACAAAAGCCACTATCAAAAAATGGATACGCAAAGCTAGAGTCAATCCAATAATTATAACAGAGATAGATGGCAGTATCATCACTAGCACCAGAAGAAGGCCATTATATATACCGGACAGCAAACCATTACCAAATATTAACATCCCAGATGACTGGGACACGAAGCCAGAATGGTTGTTAAAATGCAATGAAGAGCTTGGAATCAGCAAGCGGCAATTGAGCAAATTGCTAAATTGTTCAAGACATAAAATCGGGCGTCTAATAAATAAAACAAAAGAACCGCCTATTCCTCAATCAATAGTAGACCTCTTGAATGAGTTATAACTTTCCATATTGGGTTAGAAGACTAGCCCGTGAATTACAAGAAGCAAGTCCGGTGAAATATGCGCATCTATACAATGACCGGATAAGGGTCCAATATAATACTGGGTTTAAAAGGAGTTATATATACAATTATGTAAAACGCCGCATTTGGTCTAGCCAGATTTCGAAAGACGATAAACGATGCAATTGGCCAGTAAAATTAGACTATGAATTCACATGGGGTCCATTTAGTGGCGAGGAATCAAAATTATCCAAATATTTCCACATACCACGAAACCGAATTAATGATTTAAGTTATATAGAAAAAGAGCTGCTGATTCAACACCTTATAGAGATATTGATCTCCGGCGATTACATAAAACCGCATATTACAGAGTCCATGATAGATGCTGAATTAAAATGGCTGGCAAACGTAAATCATATTTATTTCCATAATATAGTCGATTTATATGCAGCAGTCCGCAAACACCCCAGACCTGGCAGGCCCATCATTGAAAAATACTACGATATCTCACATATGTATAGAGATGACGAACGCAAAACATTATCTAACGCATTTTCAAACAGCAAGATATTGTTCTCGGCATTGCAAAAATTATTATGCAAAAAGAAATGGGATTTTAATATAACCACAATTCATTCAATGTTATACGGGTCTGGCTACGGCCCAAAATGGCACGACCCATCAATATTTGGTATTGTCATAAAACAACTATTCAATATCGACCGTCACAGAGTGTTGGTCGACGCATCACCAAATTTACATGAGAAAATATTGTCTTCGTGGATGCTAGGGTGCAAGTATGCCACTCTAAATGGCACCAGACCACCAATAGAATTAATAAATCGGATAGGCGTAGAGGTAGTGAAATCTACCAAACCACACGATTTATTGGTAGTAGATAACAATTTCAAAGAGTTGCAGATAGACAGAATTAAGTATCTTCGTAGCATATGCAAAGATATGTTGGTGTTTGTACCAACTACACAACACAAACAGCTATCAAGTGTACTCAAACCCACTAAAGCAATCAAAATTAAAATATTGCCAATTCGGTCAGACCGTAAGTTAGAGTATTTATTTATATATCTGGGATAGCAGTTCTGCAAAAATATTATAGGAATTTGGAGATAACTGATGGTAGATAACAAACTTCAGCCATATAGCACCTATATTGATGGCCAGCTGGTTCAAATACTGGGGCCAGACAATACCAATCTGACATATCAATATGATAGTCAGCAACGGATGTTCTACATCAGAGAGAGCCTGATAACCGCCAGCAACACTCATGGCGCAACGCACGTAAGCCAAGACCCGGTTCCAGATGCTTCATGCAATACTCCCGGATTAATGTCGGCAAACGACAAATGTAAGTTAGATGAAATTGTCGGCACACGCTTAGGCGTCTTGGGATTCCAAGGGGCTGGATTCCCCGACGATGGTGGATGGTTGCAAGGCGATATTGTACTAGCAGCTGGTAGTGAATTCATAAGCCTAGAACGCGTCGGCAATGTAATCCGATTTATTGTTGATGTCCCAGCACCTTTCACTTGTGCTGCTGAGGAATGTTTCCAAGTCTATTGGATACAAGATGAAACTGAAGCCAACGCATTAAGGCCGCCATCATGTGGCGGCAAGCTTCCTAATATAAATTCATATGGTGAGCTGAAAGTATATCTATTCCCAGAATCTACAGTTATAAATCCAAATTCGACATATAGTACGCTTGGTAATAAAGGCGACTACCCAACATTTATCTTCAAACGCTACGATGATGGTATGACTAGCGCAAATGAAGCAGAAGTTGATGTGGTTCTAAAACGCAATGAAAATGGTGTCGGTGTCGTTGGTTGGGCATTCACACCAGGTGCCACTGGCACTCCAGAATGCGTGTGGTACGTCGGAACCGATGACGATGGCAATAGGATAGACTTCAAGTTAAGTGGAGATTCTGAGCCTGGCCTGCTAGGTGCCCTGCTATATAAAGGCAGCTCAATCACAAAGCAGATGGGTGTGATCACTGGTTACACCTCAAGTGTTCTATCCACAAACCAATATAAAGCGAAGCTATGGGATATAACAGGCCAGGCGGTGAAAGGTGATGAGTTCACTGTAACCAATGTACTCCAATGGGACTTAGATGACGATACGCTAATATTGGATTCCGCTCTTGGCACTGTATTGCCACTAGGACAATTCATTGATGTGTGGTCTATAAATTGTGGGTCGACTACTTGCTATTACTGCAAAGAGACAACCATCAACGTAAATGGATTGTGGGCAACACTAGGTGCAGTCGAATTTGGGAATACAATCGAACTCAGACCAGAGGATGATTCTGCCCCAACAGAGCCAAGCGATAGCGTCAATGATATATCATTAATAGACCCGAATGAATGGGGCGTCACTAATATGGACGACCCGATGTTGGTGTTTGTATCAGATGGCGTCGGAACCGAACCAGATAGTGTGATACCAGCTTCTGGGCAAGCGAATTATACTTTTTCCATCGTCAACACTGTTGGTGCTGGTACAACCCCGGACCGCAGGCACTTAGAAGTGGTAGATGACGATAACGGGTCTAACATTCAAAGGCCAATTTTCATATGGCACCGAGCAAGTCTGCGTAATGCCTTGATGGAGGTCCATTTTTCCAGGCCGGTTGAGTCGACCGCTGGTGTATTATTCCCACCAGTCGATGTGTTATTTAGAGCACCGATTTCGACAGTAGACACAAAATATGCAACAATAACAGACACAGGTGCATTTAATACCGGGCAATATAGCGGCATGAGCTGGGTGCAATTGATGGGTGTGAACTGGCATGACCTACCATCAAGGGGCGCAATCAAGGTCCTGATGTTTGATGGCTCATTTACATATGGCCAGACAGTGCAATATGCCGCGAAACTTCCAAGTAGTGCTGGTGCTGCTATTTATCTGGCAACAAATGACCCGCTACCAGCTGCCGGAACAGTCGTAGAAATTCTCCATGAAGAATATACCACAACTGCTGCTAGGTTGCAGTTTAGGCACAACATAAACAGCCATGATATCGAAATGCAGCCAATAGTTGGTACGCTCGATATGGGAACCGAATACAACTTAGAATCAACTAGCCCAACTGATATTGCAGATAATTTTATACAAGATTTTTCATCATCAGAAGATGGCTCAGTTTACTGGCAGAACGGTGAGGCTGAAACAACCACATCAGGCATCACCACCAGTGAATCCGGATTCTATATCTTAAATGGCGGAGTTGTTTCTACAGTAGAATATTACAACGTTCTGAAAATCATGGTGAATGAGGGCCAGGTCTGGATGTGGTGGAATAACTTATTGTTGCCAGCAGATACAGGCAACCCATATTATACAATCACAGATGTGGTCAAGTATGGCAAATTCGGTTTGAGGTTATGGCCAGGTTCTAAAGTACGCAGAGTAATTCTGAGGTCAAAGCTACATCAGTTCTCAGAATTCTCCCTCGGTCAACTCGAACTATCTTAGTCAAAAGTACATAATAGAAGAGGATTCTATTATGTCAGATATTTGTATATGTGGTGCAATTAAGGGGGAAAACCAAAATTGCAGCAGATGCAAACTTTCCAAATCATTACGTAAACGATGGGAAAACCCATCCCATAAAATGATAGAGGCAGCTAAAAAGCCCCGCAATCGCGGGAGAGGACTATTTACTAAACAAGCTGCCGAAAAACGAAAAGCCTACTTCTCATCTGATTTACACAAGCAACGAGCATCTGAAAATGGCAAAAAAGTTTGGGAAAAACGCAAACGCAAAGAATTGCCACAATCTTTAATACCAATCTCAGACACTAAACCCGAATTGGCTGTAGAATCAGTATTGCAATCATTAGATATTAGATACAAAAAACAGTGTGAATTTGGCCCATATATATTCGATTTTTATCTTGCAGACTATAAAATATTATTAGAAGTACAAGGTAGATATTGGCACTCTCAACCCCAAAACATATCTCGCGACATAGCTAAGCAGGCATTTATATCCAACAATTATCAAAGCCTCAAATTGTATTATATCGATGATTTAGAAACCATAAAAAAAGGAGCCATAGAAAAATTTCTCAGGAAAATAACAGATAAAAACATAAAACAAATAACAATAAATATACATAATTTAGAATGCAAAACGATTCCAATACAGATAGCTAATGAATTTTTCCATCGTTTCCATTATCTGCCTAAATTCAGAAAAAATTCAAAATTTATATATGGAGTATATAATTCGAACCTATTAATAGCATCATTAGTCTATGCTCACCCAAGCTACAACACAGTGTGCAAGAAGCATGGGCAACCCATATCTAAGATTCTGGAGCTAGCTAGGTTTGCAATTCATGATAAATATCACGTTAAAAATCTAGCTAGTTGGGCCATTAGCCAAACAATCAAATTATTAAAAAAAGAAAGTGACGCTACATTGTTAGTTTCGTTTGCTGACCCGCACTTCGGGTATTCTGGCAGTATTTATAAAGCCTCTAATTGGGAATATGATGGAGAGACGCGGCCGTCTTATTATTATGTCGATAGAAATAAATGCATAATCCATAAAAAGACAATATGGGATTATGCTACAAAAATGGGGTCCAAAGAATCTGATTATGCAATTGCAAATAGCTTAACAAAAATAAATACGGAGCCAAAAAAACGATTTATATATTGGTTAAATGCTCCAATATGTCGTCCAAAAGTAAAAACCACTGCGCCTAAAACTAAATGCCTATTATGCGGCAATGAATTTGAGGCGTCCCATAAGGCCCTACAAAGAGCAATACATAAACATGGCGGGTACATGTGTCATTCATGTAGTATTAAAGAGAGCTGGAATAAAGGAATTTATAACAATAGAACAAATTCTAATATCAATTGGGACAAAATAATAGAAGCAATCTGCGAGTGTGGTACTCACAACAAAATCAAATTAAAATCTTATCGGAATAATATTTCCAAAAACAATAAATATAAATGCCATAAATGTGCTATAAAAGGTCAGTTAGAATTGAGCTAGAGTCTGTGTTTTTTGTTGCTATTATTATAGGTCTTCTCGTTCTCATACATACTATCGGCCATCTGCTCAAACTGTTCTTCGATATTATGTATCATATCTAATAGGTTATCTGTATTCATGCGGACAACTTTGGGTATGATTATACCACCTTGCGTCTCCGATACACATTTGGTAGCTAGTTCATCTGCCTCTTCCTCAGTGTCACGAACACCACCGAGAAATATGCCGGTCATTATAGCACCCATCTCTTTATCGTCAACAACCCGAGCATATAGTACTATATATTTCTTTTCTTGCATATCAAGCTCCTGTGGAACCAAAACCAGAGTCTCCGCGTTGAGTTTCTGGCAGCTCATCAACCGCTTCAATACAATCAAGCTCGTATTTTTTCAGAACGATTAATTGGGCCAATCTATCGCCCTCATGTACACGTTTGATAATATTACTTGGGTTATAAACAAGAGTGCGGAGATAGCCAGTATAACCGGAGTCAATAACGCCTTGCACCACAACCAATCGCTGTCTCCAGGCCGTCGAAGACCTACCCGTAATCAAAGCCCACGCATCATCTGGAACTTTTACACGCACACCAGTCTCTATTTCGGCATAGCCACCAGGCGGCACCTCAAGCCATGGTGTGGTGTCATCAACATCACCATTAGGTTTAATGAGGTGACTAAATTCGATAGGCTGTACTACAGACCCAGCAACCCTAATCGGTAAATCTAAACCAACATCACCAAGTTTCGCATAGCTCAATCTCCATTCAATATCTTGGTCATACTGTGCTAGCAATTTTCTAGGCATCTTTTGCTCTTGCATTTCCACTCCTGTATTTGAAGATTATGCCCTACTTCAAATGGAAAGCTTATGGTTCTGACATTAAATACAAAGATGACGGTATAGATAAGTATTATGAGGGGGCCATCGAAAGCGATCGGTATGAGATGGCAATATTAGAATTGTCACGAACCGGCCTAGTGGTCAAAGAACTAACAAAAATTGATTATATCGAGTTCAGACGACTCAAGAAGATTGAATCAAAATTAGAGATTCTCAGACGGCACATAAACAAGGCAAAAACACCAGAGGCAGAAAATCCAAGAAATTGGCGCAAAGCACTCATTATTTCTGCAATTGCAATTGGGATAGTAGTGTTGTTAATCGCGCTCTCAAATCTTCAATACTCCCATCGTTTTTGATGGTCAAATCAGCATGGTCTGGCGTTAATCTATCAGTCTCATTGGCTTCGCATCCGGGCCTATCAATCCAAATAATCAAATCATACAAGCAGCACTCACGAGCTGCTTTAACCTCATCTGGGCTGCGCAGCCCTGTCAAGATATCGGCTTCTAATATTTGTATATCCTGTGGCCACGATGGATGTTTGGATTGCTTGCTTCTGCCGTAATCAAATAACTGTGTGCGATACTGCTTTTTGTTTCGTGCTATTTTGTCGGCAGGAACGCCTATTGCTGCTGCTAATTCAATTATTAGCTGGTCAGAAGTGTTTAAACATTTTGTATCGAGTAGCTCTGCTAAAATCTCTGCGGCTGTTGTTTTGCCTGATTCAGAATGCCCCAGTATACATAATTTCATCGGCCCACCTACTACTTATTTTTCAACATGATTTTACGCACACGAGGATTCTTTGGTATCACAATCAGCATGTGCTCATTCCATTCTGTTTCTAAAAATACATCCTCTCCCCTAACAGCAATCAACGCATTCAACATTTTACGTGCGGCCCCAGCCTGCCCCCAACATAATTTTTCAAACTTCTTGTCAGCCGCAGCAGGCCGCTTCATTTTGTTTAGTTGTCTTCTTACTTCACCAGCATATGACCATAAGACTTTACATAAATATTTAGTCTTCTGTACTGCATCGCCACTAGTGACAAAGTAATCGTTCGGGTCAAATTCCGACAATTCAAAGTGATTTGGTGGCGATAAAACTTGTAAGAAATCACTTATTACAAGCTCATAGACTTGGCTACCTGGTTTAGCAATTCCTACTCGTGGGTATTGGTTATCGACCATAACACTTCTCATTGATTACCGCCTCTTCGACCACCGCTCTGGCTAATGGTGCCTAATGTGCCCTTAGAGCCAAATCCGGTAAGTTTATTCCTACCGCCGCCTTTGATATTGCGACCGACTTTAACCTGCTTAGAATCTTTGGTTTTACCACTTTTTAAATTCTTCATGCGGCCATGCCCACCCCTATCTGGCATCCCTAATTTGCTAGTATTGGTCGGCGAGCTAACATTAAGCGCAAAATTGCCCATAGCAATACCGCCACTACCAGTCATCTCCGTAACTAGCTGCCATTTACTTTCATCACCTGGCCCCGCTTCATAATCCCATGCTATCTCAGTATTTGGGGAAAGCTCTCTTAATTTGGCTATTTTGTGGTCCACATCTTCGGTGCTATCATGGAAGCTCACAAACAATTTACGCCCATCGCTCCATACATTAATCCCTTCGTCGTCTGCCCAAGCACGAATCTGGCGTAGCTGCTCTGGGTCATCTAATAACAAGGATGCAGTATCTTCTCGCTCTTTTGGGTTCAACCCACCAGAATCATAGCATTCTGAAAGCTCTTGCTGGAAGACTTTCGCAGGTTGCCTCGCAGCCATCTCACTGGCCAACCTCGCATTATCTCCATTAACCACCACACGTGTTGGGATTAATGGATTGTCTGATGTAGCCATTGCGCCATAGAATGTATTGCCATGCAAACCATTAGTGTCTTCAAACCAGCCCTTTACCACATAGTATTCGTTTTTATTGTCGAATTTCATTTCTTCACCTCATGTTTATTTTTGGCCTTCCATATGCGGATTTCCCAATTATTATCTGGAATATTGTCAACAAACCCCTCAAAATTAGTTGGCATGTATTCAACATACCCAAAGCCCCCAATAATAACTGATTCAGCAGCTATAGTATTAGAAGTAAACTCGCTTATGACGCTGGGTAATAGCTTAGTATCGCCACGAAACATCATTTGCATTGGGAACCTTAATGATTGCGGGTCATAACAACTAAACACACCATTTTTGTCTTCAGTCGCTGGCATCATCATTTTAGCGGTATTCGATAATTCACTAGCAGAATCTCGGAATTTCGATTCCATCATAGCCACAAATTTTGGCCAATTAGGCGACACTCTAAGCTTATTATATATCTCAAGGCACACGTTACGCATTGCTGATACGCTCGCACCAGACGCAACAGCATTCCCGTGTAATTTTAATAGTTCTGGCATATGTATTGCCATAAATTTTATAAATCCACGGCGTTCAAACAGCCCCATAAAATTATCAATATTAATTTGCATATTTTGGGAAAACCAATATTCTTAATGTCGAGCCTTTCAGATGCCTCATCAATTTATTTTGCAACGGCATGCAAGGTTGAAACATTGTGTCGCTATCTATAGATACACCATCAATCTTACCAGTAACAGAAGGCCACGCGACTCCGATGTGCGACTTATCGATTAATGGGAATACAATATATGTTTGGTTGCCTAATTCAACAATTTTGTGTTCATACCCATTCGACAACATATATTGATAATGTCGAATCTCTTCAGCAGTAAGATAATAAAGTTCATTGGTCATCAATCTATTTACTTAAAACTTTAATATTGGCCCTAAGACCGGCCAATGCATTACTGCCATTAAGAGAAAATGCCATACCAGGCTCAAAATCTAGAATTTTTAAGACTTCACCAGCCATAAAACATTGTGTCACATTATGCTCGCCACCAAAATCCCAATAGCCAGCATTAATACCATCTGATTTATATAGCCTAGATGCATACTTACTATCACTATAGCAATACCATATTACCAATATCCATCCATCATTATTAGACCATACCCATTGCTTTAGTTCAGGGCTGTCTAATATCGTCCCATCAGTGTACTCACCAGAAGCTGATAAAACAGCGGCTGGGTCGCCACTACCATCAACAGTAACTATGACATCTTGGGTATATGCAGATGACATAGCATTAAATGAATGCGCCGATGCCCAGTTTGTACCAATAACATCTGGGCAAAGTATTGTCCAATCAACTTCACAATCTTGGTCTGATAAATGCGTTAAATTAAGATTAGTTGGTGCGATATTCCAGGTACAATTTCCATCAGCATCTAACGGTGGAAATTCTTTTTCATCATCACCACCTATGATTAATTGATAATTACCTTGTGCAGCTTGAATCCGTTGCTGCTCGATATATTGCCTCGTTTGCACATTGCGAGTACGAGATCGACAGGCTTCAAGGGCACAGCACAGAGCTGATTTTTGCTCATTGAATAATTCTATCATGGCTGTCAACCATGTATCTGCTAGCGCCTCTTTCTCTGCCTTTACACTATTTAAATAATTAGTCCAGTGTGTTTTAATTGACTGCAGAATAATATCAATATCGAAATAAAACAAATCAGACCTACATGCCCATGCACAAACTTCACCTGTCACAGGACTTACGAGTTGTGTAGCTGAAACAGACCCCTCCGCATCAAATGCCAATATCCATGGGCTTTGCACATCTTGTGGCAAGATTGTGTCTGGGCACGAATCTGGGTTGCCTATATTAGCACGACGCACTACAATATAGTTCTCTTCCGGGCTTACCTTCTTTACATCTATATCAACTACGGCGCGACTTTGTTGTGCTATATCGAATGTTTCTTCAGCTAAAATTCCGGGCCATGGTGCATTAGCACCATCTACACCATCTTCGCCTTGTGGGCCGGTTGGAAGAGCATTAGCACCATCTTGGCCCGAATCGCCTTTATCGCCTTGTAAACCTTGCGGAGCAGTGAGGCGTAATTGCCCCAGTGTGACTAAATATTGCGATAATTTTTCAGTATCAAGATTGAAATCTATCTTAGTAGTATTCTCGTGGAAATTTTCGGCATTGACATCTACCTGCACAATACCATCATCATCACCAGTAATATCAAGGAACCCTTTGTCATATGAGACATCGCAATCTTCAAAAGTTAATGCAATCTGCGGGGGAGGAATAATTAAACCAGTCAATTTGATAAAGTCATCAGACGACATCAAGCCATCATTTAATGGCGAGGCTAATGGTATAGATGGTGTAGAGACTCTGTACCATGACGCCACACCAGCACTATACTGATAATAAACACCAGGCGTGCTCTCAAAAATCATACCATCGCTAGGGTTTTTAGGAAAATCCATATACCACCTTATGGCGTAACTGCTAGTGACAACAAAAATTCGTTAACGTATCGTAGCCAACGCTCATCCTCGAACGTTTGCTCTATCACATTGCCGCTAGCATTATTACCTAACCACGCTACAAATGCACTATAACCTGGCTCAATTGTGTTAGTTACCATAGACCCAGAATTATCAACCAGCAGGAAGATATTGTCAAATTCTGTGCCAACCCCAGCAACAATCGTTAACTGATTTTGCAACGTAGTGAAATTATTTATAAGCTCTGCAAACGTCGGTGGCCTATTTATAGTCACTATTGTAAAGCCATCAGGCTGGCGACTCTGCGGTATAACGTGATTGTCTTGGGAGGGCTTCCAAACCGCTAATGTCGTGCTGACCCATGCAGTACCAGTATTATCTGCAATAGTGGTTTCTAATGTGGTCAAATCACTATCATATCGTTCAGTACCAGTCTCACCATATGTTTCATTACCAGGATAGTAAATGGTCTTAGTCTCATCTATAAAGACGATTAGAGCAGCATTGCCGACTCTACCAATAGGCTGCCCTAAAGCAGTCGGATTACAGTCGGATGGAGTGATTCCTAAGCAGAATTCCAACGGAAGTTCAAATTGACATTCGGCCAAATCTGTGGCCAAATTGTGTAGAACATCACGTGCTGCCTTATCACGCTCAATAATCCAGTCATTAAGTTCTTTATCCCATTGCTCAATAATATTATTGGCCTCAGTTTGGAAGTGGTCAATTACACTTTGGGCCGCCACACTTAATTTAACTGGTGTCACAGGGACTGGGCTATCTGAATCACCGGTCCATCCTTTTGGTAACCTTATCAAATTAAGGTCAACAACCGCAGCCGGGTCATCTGTACTTGCTATTAATTGCCACTTACTAAGGTCAGTTGATAAAAATTCTATGTCGCGTACGACTGGAGTCGCTGCAACCCTAGAAGCGGCTTTATCATCACCCGGCACATCCATCTTAGCTTTAGTGACTTCTAATATTCCATTTGGTGCGTCTAGCCTCAAATTAACAACTGCAGTATCAAAAATCTCATCTAATTCTTCATAAATAATCCCGCTAAATTTATGTGCAGTCGCATCTGCACCATCTGTACCTGGATCGCCTTGTGGGCCGTCACCAGTACCAGGTCTACCATCGTCGCCAGTCGCACCCTTATCGCCCTTTGGCCCTGTCGGCCCAACTATTTCTAGTTGGTATGATTCTAAAAAGTTTCGGCTAAGACCAACCTTTACGGTCGGAACTGTACCAAATCCATCGCCAACCCTATTAATATTAGTACAGTCGAATTTCAACGTCTCGCTGACAACCCCAACATCACCAGTTAGAATGTTATCAGCAGCACCATCTTCTGTGAGATAATACCCAGGTTTCAGTAATAATCCAAAGCCGCCAGCTTTGTCGGTAAGATTGTCCAGCATTATCTTATCGCGTGCACTAAACAGTCCGTTAGTTGGTCCTAACTCATTGCCCTCACTCCTAGCTATAGGAACATCAGTAGCAACCCCAATCCTATTCCAAGTTGAGTCTTCAGCACTATAGCTCCATTTTATCCTATGGAAATCCACAAAAATCTGACCGTCAAAAGGAGCTTGTGGCAATATTTGAATTGGCATATTATAATTTTCCAGCTATTCTTTTAACTTTCTTGCGTTTTTTACTACGCCCTGTGCTAGGGTCCATTTGATTAAATTTGGGCCAACTTTTTGGGTCTACAATTGAATGGATAGGTTCCTTCCCATCCCACGCTTTCCAGTGGCCAACACCAAATTCATTTAATATATTATCTATGCGTGTCGAGAATTCATTCCTCATATTATAATTTTGCCTTATTATATATACAATCCAAGCTCTTCTCTGAGGTATATAAGAAGTTATCGCAACAACTTCAACGACACACTAGCCATCGGAGGCAGCAATGATAGAATTCAGCCAATCGAATTCAAAGAACATAGGCCGGGCCGAAGTCCTTAGACTTGTAATTATCGAAGATGGATGTATTTCAGATGATGTCGGAAGGTCCGGGCATAACCCATATTTCCTCGTTAGAATTACATTTGATAGTTCTAGTGAGTATTGTGTCGACACAATACCAACCGGAATATTAAAGAATCCCACTATTATGTCGCCAGATGAAATAATCGCAACAGATGGCGGTGAAATATGGTATGGGTGTCGGCATTTGACTGACACTCATCTTGAATTGGAAGGTATTGACGAAGACCGTGCCCTATACATCCTTGAGAGTGTAGACTTACCAGAGAGACTCACGGTTTTAACATCGGCTGACAAGGAGCATATTCTCAAGAAGATTAAGGCATTCTGCATGGAGTTAGAAGGAAATCAAGCATAATCTTCGTCTTCGTCCTCGTCTACATCTTCAATAGACTCTATCCCCTCAACTTCTAAATCACACCCAAGCTCTAAACCAATATCCCGCAACGTCTCTCTAGCCTGATACAATAAAACACATCTTTTCACAACATATTCAATAACATCATCTGGAGCGTATCCCGCCCCTATAATTGTAGGAAGGTCAAACGAACACTCAACATAGTAAGTGTCGCCATCTTTAGTCTCTACAGCCTCTTTCACTATCAATGGCTTACTCATACTTGATTTTCATTACCACATCTATAATTTAGTATCTGCATATGTCAATTGGATAACGTAACAGAAGTATTTTACATATATGTGCAAAGTCATTGATATAATTAACATTGATTCAATAGTCGCACACGAATCATGGGCTGGCAGATGGTTTTGGCAAGAAGGTGTGCTCAATATTAAGTCAGAAGGCGAACTAGCAGACCCAAACTCTATTCCAACATTTTCATTATGCGGCATCATAGTTAAAATGTCGTGGGATATGTCATGGAGTAAAAGCTGTTCAGTGATTATTGATTTCGATGACCCACTAATCCTAGCCATGAAACTGAGCGAATATGAGCTAACCAACGCTGATTTAGTCATCAAAAAAATAAAGCAAGCGATAAGACGGTTCTATGACACTTAATGCCAGAAATATCCTTGCAATAAGACAGATATGACGTAAATATTGCCATTGTAAGTGTCGCCAGTTGGGCCTGGCGAACCAGCAGCCTGCCTGATTAGAGCTAATGCTATAGTATCGCCAAGAACAGCAGTTGGCGTATAAAATGATATTGTAGATTCATACACTTGCTCAGCAGTATTAAGCGTAGTTGTTACTAAGTCGGATGCGGTCAATTCTGCATTCGTACCATCAAGAACTGTGCCAACTTTAATAATGCCATACTTAAGGTCTAAAACTACATCACCAGACGCAGCATCAGTAGTTGGTGCCCATCTCACAGTAAATTCTAATGGCAATGAAGTATCAAGCCCCTCTGGAACAGCAACCATTTGTCCAAATCCATCTGTTGTGCCATTAGCAAACTCATTATCCGAAACCGAGAAATTGATTACGGAACCAAAATCAACATCTTCATTGGCTGGAGAAGCCCCCACAAGTGGCTGCTTATTGCCTATATGGACAGCAGGAAGTTTACGCCTAGTCCTGGCCAGCCCCATGTATTCAACAAACCCATCTGCGTTAATTTCTGTCCTATTGCTATGGACTTTGAACTGCTCAAACACAGGCACAGTCGTTACTGCAGTTGCTATTCTAAATCGGACCCAATACCTATTTGTTCCAGTGGCAGGCGGGTCATTTTTAGTCCAATTAGTTCTAATGTCATCGAACCTAAGCTGCTCCGATGCATTAGCCCTCGTAAATAACACATTTGCATATGCATCATACGGAGAATCAGCATCAGCAGCCATGACGTTAAATGCTGTCCAAGCTGCACCATTCCAATATTCAGTGGCGATAGACCCGACACCCAATACGGCCGCCGTAGTATTTGCTATTTTAATGCCCAAAAACTGTTTATAATCTGTATCATCTTGCAAATCACTAGACACATAAATAGCATTATTCTGTGCTACGCCAGGGAATGTGAATGTTGAACCAGAAGCACTCGCTGCTTCCGTGCTTACATCTGCAAATACATTGCCAGCAGTCTCGGTGTAAACTAACATCCCACGAGTATAACTATCGCCTTCTCCAAAAACAGATTCACGCCCAATCTCTGGCGAACCCACCTGCAATTCTTCATATAATATAAGACCCTCATCGCCTTCTAAATCACTATCAAAACTGAGTTTTAATTCATCAGCATCGAACATTGATAATTTTGTAGCAACAAATCTACAAGATGACAAATCAATAGTTGAAGCATCCTCTTGCAAAACATCCCAAGTACTGGCCCCACGTGACTCAACAGCAATCCCCGAAATATTACTCGAATTATTGGCTCTTACCACATTGGTTGTGCCAATCAGAGTGCATAGATTTACATCTATTGTGCCACCATTATTAGCATATAAGCCATTAGTGCCGCCAGTAGTCCCACTATTATGTATCCAAATACTGCCTCCATTAGCATAAAAATGAGTAGTCGCGGCTTCAGATAGTATATTCGAGCTATTGATTGATGCGGAATCAGTAGCTTGCATACCAGTGGTAGTCGTAGATTTAAATTTCGATTCTTCGATAGTAGCTTGGGTGCCAACACCATCAGCATGTAAACCAATTAAACAATTTTTAAATGCCACACGCACTATTTCAGTTTCGACCCCGCCCTGTGCCAATATGCCAGCATCATTCGTTGGGCCATCAATCCTTAAATTATAAACTTGCGATTCATCAGATGCCACAAACAATGGGTCATTATTATTTAAAGCTTGTATAATTGATACTTCATCATTTTGGCCCTGCACACTAACATAAGATGGTATTACTAGAGGGTTGTCTTCAGTATACAAGCCAGCCGATACTAATATAACATATGGGTTGTCCGCAGCAGGTTGGTCGCCTCCAGCGAGGCCATCAATGAAATCAATAGCCTCCTCAACAGACAAAAACACATTCTCGTCAGAACCCCCACCGCCCTTGGCAACAATCACTTGGTTAGGGATAACTGTCGTTCCACCAGCCGCTATACTTGAAATAATCAAATCAATTTGTTCTTTAGTATAGTAGTTAGCATATACCGCTCTAACAAAGATTTTGCCAGTCGTCGATGAGGTAACAGCAGTACCAACCCTAGTTGTTATATCTGGCTTTGTAGCCTGATAACCCCCAGCAGTTGTTTCTGATAAGAATAAAATATCGCCAGCGCTAAAACTAGACGTATCAACGTCATTAACCATGCCACTAGTTGTGACAAAACCATTGCTATTATTTGCAATAGTATGTGTGGCCAAACCAATCACAAATGCTGTATTTTCAGAATTAGCCTGCGCTAAATCTATTAATGGATAGCCTCCAGATGCACCAGAAATATAGACAGCGGCACCATTCTCGATAGCGGCCCCTGATTCGTTTCTTACTGCAATCCATTGTTCTTGACCAACTTGCAGGGTTATGTCAGCAACATCATTATAAACTGCTAGAGCCTTAGCTTCGTTATCATAAAATATCAAACCCTCGCTATGTTCTGGCGTAGCATCAGTAGCAAATTGTATGTCGTCGAATGGATTCGACCGGTTAACCCAGTCCAGAAATCTCTGAAGATTCGGACCAACACCAATAGACTCCACAGCTTGCAGAATATCTTCGGGGACATCTATATCAAGAGCATTGATTAATGGATTAAATATGGTACTTAGCTCAACAGTCTCACCGCCCTCTGTAGCAACCCTTGCCAGCAACATATGTAAAATAATGTCTTTAGCGCATGCTGGTTTATTAGACTCAGAGACAGGACAGTCATTAATGGGCTGAGCGCCACGAGGGCGTGGTACTTCGAAATTATATTTCGGCATTAGAATCCTCCAGCCATTTACGGACTGACTCTAACAAACCTTCTTCTACAAGTTGTGGGCATTCTAAGCCCATCCTCTGAACAACATCCAGTACATCTTCATTCTCAATTTGCGTTATGGTCCGACCATATAGGCCAACCTGCTGGTGCTTAGCACTAGATGCTATACTACGAAGTTCTTCATCACTAGCATTCTCATCAACAAATTCACATATATAACCACGCATTTCATCCAACAGCAACGCCCTTGGGTCATCAGCATACCCAACGAATATAAAATCATCAAGCATTTTATTAGATGCAAATGACCCATCTTCAACACGGCATAATGCCATTTTGCGGTTGACGGTCTCACGCAAAGTCAAACCAACCGAATTGAAATCCTCTTCCAGCATGAAGAGGGAATCAAAATCCTGACACCGCTTAACTTTATCAGTGCATTTATTAATCCTGTCTTTTAGGTCCATTGATTAGTCCACCTTTTTCTGCATAGTCCGTTAATACATTATGTACTACTTTATCTTTGCAATAGTAATAAATTAAAGCCCTATTATTTATCAATAAATAATAGGGCTTTACTAAAAGGAAATTTACATCCCAAGTGATGGGAATGGCGATTGGGGCTGCTGCTCATTACCGTCTTTAATAATCGAAATCATACAATCAGTTGTTAACAATAACCCCGCCACCGAAGCCGCATTCAGCAATGCAACTCTCTCAACCTTCGTAGGAACTATAATTCCAAATTCTACCATATTGCCATATTTCTTATTGGCCGCATCAAAACCATAGTTCGAGTCATTCGATTCCTTAACTTTATTGGCCACTACACCATCATCTTCGCCAGTATTAATTGCAATCTGTCTCAATGGGGCTTCTAACGCACGCAGCAGAATGTCAATGCCAATCTTAAAATCATCACAGAACCCGGAACGTTCTATATCATTTTTAGCGGCATGGACCGCTGCTACTCCACCACCAGGAAGAATCCCCTCTTCTATAGCCGCTTTGCAGGCGTGCAGGGCGTCATCAATTCTATCTTTCTTTTCCCTGACCTCAACCTCAGTTGCGCCACCAACTGAAATTTGGGCTACCCCGCCAGTAAGCCTGGCCAATCGCTCTTGAACCCGTTCCTTATCAAAACTCCCAGGCACCTTCTCCAACTGCGACCTCAATAATTCTATGCGAGCTTCAATCTGGTCTGGGTCGCCCTTACCTTCCAAGATAGTTGTCGAGTCCCTATCAATCTTAATACGCTTGCATTTGCCAAAATGCGAGGATTTAATTTGTGATGGGTCTATCCCTCCCTTTGAAAGGATAGTCCCGCCAGTAGCAATGGCAAGGTCTTCAAGGACTTGCACCCTCCTATCGCCAAATCCAGGGGCTTTGACGGCTACGATGTTTAGCTGTGACCTAATCCTATTTAGAACCATGGCAGCAATCACGTCATCCGAAAATTCATCAGCAATAACAACCACTGGACTGCCTTCTCGGACAGTAACTTCTAGAAGTTTTAAAACACTCTTCAAATCAGTAAGCTTATCACTGACGATAACAATGTTCGGGTCATCATATTCACATGCCAATGTCTCTGGGTCAGTGGCGAATTGTGGACTAACATATCCTCTTGGGAATTGCAAGCCATCAACCACACTAACTGTTGTCTCAAGCGCGTTGCCTTCCTCGATAGTAACCACACCATCTTTACCGACTTGCCTCAGTGCTTCGGTAATCATAGACCCAACTTCAATATCTTGGTTAGAGCTACAAATAGCGACTTGCTGAATTTGTTCTAAATCCACAACCGGCTTCGATGCTTCTTGTAGCTTGCCCACTATAGTCTTGGCTGCATAATCTATACCACGCTTAACTTCTTGTGGGTTTGCACCAGACGCTGTGCCTTTAATCCCAGATTCATATATAGCCTGGACATATATTGTGGCGGTAGTAGTACCATCACCAGCGACTGCTGCTGTCTTCGCCGTAGCCTGTCGAACCATACTAGCTGCCATATTTTCAAGCCGGTCTTCCAACTCAACTTCTTTAGCAACAGTAACGCCATCTTTAGTAATAACAGGGTCACCAAATTCCCGCTCAAACATGACAACTCTGCCAGATGGCCCTAAAGTTATCTTGACAGCCTCTGCTAATTTACTGATACCAGAGTTAATTTTGTCGCGGGCCTCTGTAGACTTTGGTGTGTTAAACACTAATTGTTTTGGCATGATTATCCTTTGCGGTTAAACAGCATATCTACTCTTAAAACCAGTTCTGAACATAAAATACATGAGTAAATATAGACATGGCAACTAAACAATTAATATATGCATTCGGGTTAAGACGGTCTGGAAATCATGGCGTTTTAAACTGGATATTTCACCAGCGTGGCACACCCCGGCAATTCTTTAGCAATTGCAAATTATATAATCCAGTTAAAAGAGTCAGGAAAAATGCATGCAATTTAACCATTATGGGGTTCGAGGACTGCGAGTTGGAATTCGATTCACATAAATTCGCCGGAAACGAAGATGAATTCACTGGACCCGACACAATAAAGAATTCAGTTATTGTTTTAAGGGACCCATTCAACACATTTGCTAGCCGATTAAAGAATCGCATAATACGCAAATACACTCTTCCTAAATTAAGTTACTACATAGATTTATGGAAGAAATATGCACATGAATATTTAGGTCATACCTCTAACCTCCCAGATTTAATTCCAATCAACTTTAATTTGTGGTTTGAGTCAAAAGACTATAGAATGTCTTTGTCGAAATCCTTAGGATTGGAATTCAATGATGATGGCTTGAATATTCTCAGCAGAAAGGGAGTCAGAAGCTCATTTGATGGCATAAAATTCGACACACGGGCGCAAGAAATGCAGGTCTTGAATAGATGGCAGCAAATCCCAAGTCTGCAGAAACACCTAAATATACTAAAAGATGATGAGATTATAAGTTTAACTCGCGAAATATTTGGTGATATTGAGCCAATTAAGTCGACCGCCAGTAAAATTATATCTACAAAAAACCCAGCTAAAAGCATCGGGCCAAATGACGTGCAAATAATACACGTAGACCTCAAGGAACCAATTATGGGAAAAACTACGCAACCTAATACAAAAATTACACCCATTGCAGAAACTGCAGAAATTACACCCATTGCAGAAACTGAGCTTGTGGACCCAGTGGATGGCATAAGAATGTTTAATGCCGAGTCATTGACAGAAACATTCACAGATTATAAACATATAGTGGTCATTGGGAACGGTAAAATTCCCAACCGTGGGCTTAAAATCCTAGAGAAGAAAATAAAAAATGCAGATATAGTTATAAGATGTAATGATTGGAACAGACGCAAATCATACAGTGCCACAAAAGGAGGTCGGAGATGTGACCTATTGATAACACACTCGGACTCTGTACCAATACAAGGCAAGAAAGATTTTGATACTCCAAAGGCAGTAGTTATAGCGATACCAGCACCATTCCATTCCGATAGAATCATAGAACATGTTAATACCGTTTATAGCTCTAGCAATATTTATATGGTAAATCCATACACCAACAAATTAATGTGCGATACGCTGAAGCTCAATAGCACTGGATGCGGCCATCCGATAGGCACTGTAGGTTTCACCATCCTTTACCACCTATGGCGAATTTCAAGAGTATTGCCCGATTTAGACATATTTGTTGCAGGATATAATTGGCGATATAAACCTCAGAATCAGACGTTTGATGAAATCCCAATGAATTCCGATAGACGCAGAGGAAATCATGCTTATATTAGAGAGGTGAAGTGGATATATGAGAATTTAAAGGACCACAAAAATTTCTCATTTTCTATGAATATAAATGGGTTGTTCAACAAATACAAGTCAGCACACAGATTCACAGCAGATTACAATGATTTAGACTTCATAAACAAAATGATAGCCTCAGATGAAAGATTTGCATTTTCTAGATTTGGGGAGGGCGAATACTCCATTATAGACCGACAGGAGCAGCGTAGGAGATTCTGGAGCTACACTGGCGATAGCATAGACCGAGCATTCAGCACTGAGTTAGATGAAGCCCTTAAATATGAACACCCAAAATATTATGTCGGAATTGTTAGTAGGCGGCCACTACGGTTTGATAGAGGCAACATACTGTCATCAACAATGTTAGTAGACTGCAATTACAAGGATTTCATTGCAACCACTATACCTCTCTTGGCCACAAAAGAGAATGTTTTTGTTATAGGCTCCGATTGTGATATCCAAGGTGCCACATTTAATTGTGATGCTAACAACATGCCATTCAAACCAGAGAAAGTATTTACAATTAAGCAACCAACATCTTGGCGACACAATCCAGATGAACTATTAAACGACCTAATCGAATATCTACAGACTACATCTGGCAAAGTCGTGTCTTTTTGTGTTGGTGCACTAAGCTGCGTTCTAATTAAAAAAATCTGGGAGATGATGCCTGAAAAACACACCCTAATAGATGTAGGGTCAGCATTTGACCCATATTTATTCGGGAGAGGAACCAGAGTTTATCACAGCAAAACCAAGGTTTTCGATGCTATAGGCAAGAAACCAAAAAGTCCCCTGCCGCCAAGAGGTAGTGGGCCTTTAGAAGGCGATACACCAAATGTATTGCAGTGTGTTATACCTAAAATCATCCATTTTATTTGGATGGGCAATAAAAATAAGAACGTCCTGTACAACATAGACAAATATCGAGAATTAAATCCTGATTATGAAATCAGAGTGCATGATGAATTCATTTATGCGGATTGGTATGACCATGTTAAACGTGAGAGGCTGCAGAAATGTCAACTCGCTGATTTAATGCGTGTGCATTTATTAGATACACATGGAGGTTGGTACCTCGATTGTGATATGTATCCGTTTGTGGGCCTTGACCACATCATAAACACATATGGTATCTATGACTTCTTCATCTCAAAACAGAAGGATGGCCGCATAAATAACGGAATCATGGCCTCGATACCAAACCATAGTTTGTGGAACGAATATAAGAAGAACATAGCAGCAGTACCATCTATTAGGACTGAATATGGCCCAAGTAAATTCTCTGATTCACAGGACTTTATGAATGTGGCGTGTGATGATTTCTCGATGTTTTACCCTGTTGACCTTAGAAATTCAGCCTTGAATATTTTCAAGTGCATAGTAGAAAATGACACAGAAAAATTAAACGGGCACTTCACTAATTTAGCTAAAAGACTAAAAAATAGAAAACCATTTATGCTACATACTTGGGGCGGGTATTTGGATGATAAATTTTTTACCTAAGGGATAATAATCTTTCTGGTTGGAGCAATAATTCTTCCGCTTGCAGGAGATTCTAGATTTTCCCAGCTTTTGAAAACTGTTTCCCACGATTTCGCAGCCGCTTCTATACCCCATTCGCGTTTTAACTTATCTCTAGCGGCCTGACGCATTCGCGCCTTTTCTTCAATCTCAAACGCAGCTCTGCATGATTTATAAACAAATTCTCTATCATCATTACATAACCATCCAGTTACACCATCTTCGATGAGCAGCCGCCAGCCACCTTTATTATCAACAATCAAAATAGACCCGGATGCCATAGCCTCCATGCCAACCCTCGGAAGATTCTCGAAAGTATCTGTTGCCATTATGATAACATCACTATGCCTATAAAATTCATCTTGGGTAATGCCACATTCGGGATAAGTTTTAACATATGAATCTGGTCTCCGCCCAAATTTTTCTTGTATCTTATCATTCCAGCCAAGAATAATGCCCTCTTTAAGAGTTGGCGCAGTCATCGTCTCATATATCCACAACTGCCTTATATTGAATTTATCTGCGTCGGCCCGAGAAATCCGGCCAAATTTGAATCTCTCTTGTGGCCTGATGTCGTAATATGTAAAATCATCGGCGCAAAAATACGGCACGAACATCAGCGGCCTATAATCCTGATATTGTAGCAATTTCTTGCCGACTCTCTCGAAAGCATGGTTCGTCTGATATAGGTGGAAGTCAATCATCCCTTTTTCCTGCATTTCTAATTCAGCAGGAAAATTCCATGTCATACAATTAACGAATGTGGTCGTTCGCGCATATTTCTTTATTATTGGCAAATGTTTTAAAAATTCACCATTACAAAATGATATGCAGTGCAACCCCTCAATCGACGGCCAATCTATAGATTTGTGATAGATGCACCCACGTTTCTTTAACTCCATAGATATGCAATTATTATCTAATTCACCAGTATGGCAAATATGCACCTCAATTCCCATATGGTGCCAACATTTAATCTGGTGGTCTAATTCTGTGTCTGCGCCGCCAAGACGACTAGGATGCCCTATTACACATAATTTATTTATCATGTCTTCTCGTTCACTCCGCCATGGTCTTCTCTAGAAATATCGCCATCATCCAGCTCAGTCCAGTAAATCTCGAAGGCAACTGTGTCATCTTCTAATACTTCGAATCTATGATATTCGCCCGGCTTAACAACAGTTGATTCTTGTGGGCCAAGAATGGTCTCATCTACTAAACTATAATCGCGTTTCCATACTTTAATTGATAAACGACCCTTCTCGATATAGAAAAGATTAAATTTATGGTCATGCTTGTGCTTCGAACAATGGCCGCCTTTAATGCCAACTATTCTATTAATCTGCACGTTGCAATTATTAAAAATAGTAGAAGTACAGCCCCATATTTTTCCCTGAATTTCCATGGCACACTCCTATTTTACCTATATACATGGTTGTTGATGTCGAGGAACGGTCAGGCCAAGAAAAGGCATAATTGCTCAAAAATGCTGCCAGGGCCGTTTATGTTTTGGATTGTCTTCTGCGCCATAATATAGGTATACCCCCTACTAAAAATAAAAATGCAGATGGTTCTGGCGCATGATGCCACCATGATAAGAGTAGACTCAAATCATCCTCATTAACTATCCCAACGAACTCATCTGTCATTGGGTCTTCATGAGTGCCTAGCCACACATTCCCGAATCGATATGGGCGGTATTGGTACCAATTAGACAGTAAAATACTCAAATCGCCATCATCAATCACACCATCATGATTAAAATCACCAGGGTATACATCTACCCATATAAAGACCCATGAGAGATATGTCCTAGTCCCATCCACAACATTAACAATATGCTGGTCAGCACCCCATGAACCTGGTTCTGGGGTAAATGTGTAGTAATCTTCACCTTCATCAAGATAGAAATGAGTGCCAACACAACCAGGAATTGTTCTACCATATCCCACCATAGAGCAATTTAGCAGCCCAGCATCATCATTCTCTAGTGGGTATATATCTACACTACTAGAGAATATTATATAATAATCATTCTTAGCCCCTTGGGTGCCAACATCATCAATATGCAGAGTTTGTGCGGCAGACATACTTGTCAGCCATAATACACACAATAAAATGTATTTTCCCATTTGGTGTGCTCATAGCCCTTTGGCCCTTTCCAACGCTTGCGCAGCATAAGACCTATACTCGGGCATTTGCAGTACATCCTTGTTTCTCTGCACAAATGCAAGCATCTTAGAAAATATCCCAGCCAACTGGCGGACCTCTTCAGCCAATGTAGAGGCATGCCATTGAATTTTCTTGACCCCCAATACCTTCCCTAGATTGGACAGGGACGGATTTATACGCTGCTGAATCTCATCCCACATTCTTTCGGCCATTTCTTTAGCATGCACACTACCTTTATCGGCCATGGAACGCAATACTGGCGCAAAGTATAACCTAATAAATTCTGCTGTGTCAATAATAGATATGCTTCGAATCGGCACTGGCAACACATAATTCAAATGAGCCATAGCAAATTTTGCATTATGCGTGATAAGTATTGCTTGACCTGCATATTGTTCAATAAATGATTTGAAATCGATTGCTATATCAATATCTTCTGGTTTTTCATCTTCCTCATCTATATCATAATCAGCGGCATTCAACCAATCTCTGACCCCCATATCACCAGGTTCTAATTTACCAGCTTTGGCTGCCCTATTCTCTAAATCCATATATCGCAGAGTAGCAAGATTCAGAGATGCCTCTTGATTGAATGCGTCTATTTCCTTACCAGTACCATCAATTGCTACAGCTGCAATGCTGATAATCTGGGCATGCCTATCTGATGGATTAGGCCCGGTAGTCTTGACCATGAATACTATTAATATCCGGCCTGTTAAATCAGCAACAATCTGGTCGATAGGCGGAAGACCAGATAATCTTCCCTCTGATATGGAATTAAGTTTCATATCATATTTTTGCGTTCTCTATTTCTAAAATATTGTTCATTAATAGGGGCGTTTGAAAAATCATCAGCGGTCAGTGGCCTACCAAGTCTATGTTCTAGGCAAGCAGTACATAAATAACACTGCCTGTCTTCTTTATCAACAGCTCTACACCATATTTCAGCATGTACCATATAATAATCTGCCATGATATCGGTTTTACAATCTAAACAGCACCCCATACGAAGCTCCTAATTCTATCTGCGTCTTTTAGTTCGATCTGCATAAGTCGCTGGATTTACGCCATGCCGCTTTAAGAATTCATCCGCAGCTTCTTCTAAATCTCCATAACTGTTTTGGTCTTCAATTTCACGTTTAGATAATAATTTTTTAGCAGCATATGCAAACTCATGTAAATCGGTATCCCACAGTTTTAACACCATCCATTGCAAATATGTATTTGGGCAGTCCTTAAGCTTTCGCCCTTTATGAGTATTGCCGAACGGAATTTTAGAATTTTCTGTTATCATACCCGAAATTTGTCTGTTAAGCTTCATTTATCACCTATTTCTTTCTCTACATACAGCGTTATAAACGGTTTTATTTTCTTCTGGTCCTCTATAGTGAGACGCAAACAATCTGGCCATGTCCCACTTACCATGAATATCATTTCACCATCCTCAACACAAGGCCATATTGGGAGCCATTCATCGCCATCAGTAGCAATCCATCTATGCGGGTTTCCAGGCCCAATAAGGTCAACAGCCACCACAAATACATGGCCAACATCTGGGTTTGGGTTAATTGATTTAAGCATCCCACCATATATGGATTTAATACCATATATAAATGCTGGGCGTATTCGACTAGGCCCAGTTATAAATTTCAAACCATTCATTGCAAATATAAAGTATGGATTATGATGATATAGACAAAATAGCAGAATCTATGACAGACGATATAAATTCTAATAATGGATTATCACCAGGAATATCGCTCAAATGGGGCGATGAGCACCCACGTATCACAAAATATCGCGGTGCAAGCCAAACAATTAGTGGCGATTATGATATTCCAAACCATGCGAAAACTGTCCAACCATTATTGAACAGGCACGGCCTACCAGCTAAGTCTGTAACCATCGTCGAATCATTACCAAAACGCGTCAAATCGCAAAATATCCCACCAAAAGTGCAACCACCAAAGGCAAACGACATACCTACTTTTGGTATGAGCAAAAGAGCATTGGAACTATAATTCCGACGCCCTCCGTTGCCGCTTCTCGCCTTCTATATATACAAACATATTCAGACAGCCTGATGACATATACAAGCCGGAACGGCCTATATTTAATACATCATATGATATGTTGGAGAAACTATATAGCCGATGCCACATCGCTGTATGTAGTGCCAAATTTCTCAGCTGCAAAGACAATGGCATCAGAAATATCAACATCTAAATCTGGAGATTGGACCAAAGCATCATGATATAATTTTTTGGCTAGGTTAGCGGCTTGCGTGATTTCTTGTTTTGAGGCCCGATGCGGTCGATGTCGCTTATGTGTACGCTTTGAGGCAGACCTTCTACGCATCTCATCACTGATTTGTCTAAATATCTGTCTACTATTGCCATATTTATATCGCCTCATCTGACGCCATATAGCAGCAGGTACTGTTATCTCTTTCAGCATTGGCTTGATATCGGCGATAATTTTATCCAGCTGCCCAGCTTTGAGACGGTCTTCATATAGTATATGTAGCTTCATATAGTATATTTATCTCAAATATACTGCATATGAAGTTAATGAATTTGCATACATTAATGCCGGTGTCTGCTAGATTAAGAAGATATCGCAGCAACAAAAAGCCCCCAACTAATACCGCAAATAATAATTTGCGGAGAGGGCAATTATTCCAAACCAACATAAAACAAATCACTAGACGTGATAATAGAAAATTCTATTCCGACCGAGCACCAATTAGAAACACATTAAACTAAATCATAGATTCTAGAATCTGGTCTATTCTAAGCTCGAATGCTTCCTTCTTAGCTTTTTTACGTTTCTTCCCGAGTGGCTTATGTGGTCTTGGGCCGGTCCTTTGAGCTTGGCGTAGCGTAGTCGCCATCACATATGAATGTTTATCTCTAACAGGCTCTCTTTTGCCTGCTTTCGCACGCGATTGGGCGCGATTATATGATTGTTCAGCACGCTTCCAATACCTCTCCATATCAGAAACCGATTTACCGCTCTTCTTTGCTATAGTCTTAAATGTTTTTGTTGGCATACCTACTCCATAATCTATAATAATTTTGACACAAAATTATTATATGGAATCTCTACTAAACAAAAAGAATGTTATCGGATTCGCTAAGGGCGAAAAATGGACTAATGGCAAACCAACTGGCAAAGAGGCAATGCTCGTTTTTGTTGAAAACAAAGAGCCAGTATCTTCACTATCTAAAAAAGATATTATCGAAGACGAAATAGATGGGCTGCCAACTGATGTCGTTGGTAAATCTGGCAAGATGACCGCAATGCTGAAACTCCCAAAACGAACGCGGGCCAGACGACTGGGAATCAAACGCTTTAGTTATATAAAACCAAACGCAATTCGGTCGAAGAAAATCAAGACTAGAGGACTGAGAAGATTTAATCCAAGACGACGCACAAGGCCACTCTTGGGCGGCATCAGCGTATCACATAAAGACGTAACAGCGGGCACAATTGGCGGAGTCTTCATAGATAAACGCAAAAAAGTGGTTATATTATCAAATAATCATGTTTTAGCAAATAGTAATAATGCTAAAGCAGGCGACCCGATATATCAACCAGGGACCGCCGATTCGAAACGAACGCCAGCAAACATAGTGGGATATTTAAAAGCATATTTGCCACTAAGAAATAATACAAATCAAGATTCTGCGATTGCCGTCATAAAATCTGGATACCTTAGAAACCAAATAAACCGCATAGGAGCCGCTAAAGGTTTTGCACGTGCGAAACGCGCACTAAAAGTCATGAAATCTGGCAGGACAACTGGACTGACTTACGGTAGAGTACTGGCGACCAATGGCACATTTAGAGTATGGTATAGCGACACAAAAAGTTACATACTTAAACAATGCATAGTGACAACTTGCATGTGCGACGGCGGCGATAGCGGCAGTTTATTGTTAAACAGGAAGAATAGAAGGATAGTAGGGCTGTTGTTTGCTGGCTCTAACTCATTTTCCTTACACAACCATATCGCACCAATCGTCAAGAAATATGGTTTAAAGCTATTAAAATAAATAGTTGCCTAGCTGACGCTGTTGCTACAACATTTAGCATGACAAAGACAAAGCCAAATATGCGGGCGGTTTGCGACGGGCTTGAGCAAAAACTAATCGAAGATTTCGGTTACAAGCCAGCAGCACAAACCGCACAACTGGAAAAAATGGCTAAAGATGCGGCACGCAACAAAGCTATTGGCCCACTAGTGTTGTTTCAAAAATGGCTCGCATTCACACCAGATGCAGTGGAAATACTAAAAGGGTTGGGAATCAGTTGGAGTTGATTCCCAACCCTTTTACTTAACTGCTATTGGCCATCATCCCAGGCCACGGCGACTCCGGACCCCAAAAGATTCGATGCTGTCGAATCAATGATTGTGTCCTTAATCGCAACATGGTTAAGTGCTGCCTCAGTAAAATCAGCCGCCACACCTGCAGTGTCTGAGTAGAATGTAGCCAACGATTTTACGCCATCGCATTTACGACTTCTTAGATACTCACCTATTTTCCCGCCGCTAGCTGCATATCCCTTGCGTATTCCTACCGCAGAGGGGTCAAAGGCAGCCATGTTCGAAGTTGGAATCGCAGTTTGCTTTTCTACTTCCTTAAGGTATTCCTCACTGCAACCCATATAAGTTATAGTCCAATTATCGTCCTTTTTAGTTGATTCCACTAATTCACGCAGTGCTGGAATACTATAATGATGAGATGTATTATCATCACCATCCGAGATAACAACCACAAGATAAGCATTATTCTCATCAGCAATGTCGGTCGTCTTTTGCAGCTTCTCGATTACATAACCAAGTGCATCCCTCATGGCTGTCGAGCCACTAGGTCGGTAGTCTTCAGCTGTAGTTTCGTATAATTCAGCTGCTGGCTGGTTCCAAAGATGCTCATAAACATTGCCATTAAACGTCACTAATGACACAAATGTCTCCATATCTTCAGAATTCATTTTAATCTGTTGCACTTGTTCATTGAATCCAGCGATAGTCATATCAACACGATTTGGGTTATGATGGTCATTACCCATCGACCCAGACCTATCAAGGATAATCGCAACATACGTTCTGAGTGCGTCTTCTTTCTTAGTCATCATTCTCTTCCTTATAAAACTTTCGTGCCTTTATTGATACTAGTCGAATGTTCAGCATTCATGGGGACTGTGAGTTTCGGTAGGTCATTAAGTCTCTGCAGCTTGTTGAATCGCATTGCTGCCTTCTGATAACGCTCGCGGAAAAATCTAACAGCATCATCTCTTAATGCAGCGTCGATTGTATTATGGGCCGTCTCTATACTGACCTTCAGATCGCCCACTTGAACTGCTAAATACACCAACTGTCGTATCTCAAGCGATATGCCGTCCCAAGACCTTCCAGTCTGATCGCAAGTACCGTCTGGCCTCAAAGGCCGGTTGCGATATAGCGGATTCTCATCAGCATATGCATCTGGTAATTGCCCGACTCTATACACTGGCTTTATATCGCCATTAACAGAAACTTTATCCCTTCCGCGATATCCTTGCTTTACCTCTTTCAGCAGTTTCATTGATATATCGACATCAACTATTCTACCAGATTCAAAAACAATAAATGCCTCGCCACGACTCATGTCCTTTAGCCGTTTACCGACAGCATTGGTGTATTCTTCCGGGTCAAATGCTTTAATCAATTCTTCCGGGTTCATAAATGACACCCGGTGAGTACTAATTGGTCGCTTAGTGTCATCATTGCCCCGAAAAACAGCAGCAATTTCCTTCGCTAAGGCGACTGGCTTCAGCTGGCCAGAACCAGGAAGACATTGCAAAATGTCTTCGTAGCTAAGCCTTTTAAGTCGTGATTCACTGGTGCCACCAATAATCTTGATGGAGTCCTCAAAACCAGACGGGTCAACATATCCTGGTTTATCCTTGCCCCCGATTGCAGAATTGTGCTCTTCAATAATCGACAATACAGCCTGGAACTTCTCAATAATTCCCATTCTACTACTCCTTCTTCTACGCAGCCGATTGCTGCATTCACGGACCGCTAATCGGTCCATATTACTTTTGCCTAAATACTGCTAGATATTATTATTACGACTTCGGATATTCTATATACTCAACGCCAGCTTCACCCATCATCTCATCGCTAACTTGTATGTGATCACACCATCTATCTAATAGCTCTGGCGGAGTTTCATACGCAACAACTCGGACAATGCCAGTTTGTATCAATGCACGCGTGCAATCTGCGCACGGATGCCAATTGACGTATGCGGTGCATCCTTTTAATGGAATACCACACCTCGATGAATTATAAATAGCATTCCGCTCAGCGTGCTCATACCATAGATATTTTGTGGGGCGTTCATTCCTAGCTGGAACGTTATCGTCAATGTCGCGGACTAGCCCATTATACCCAGTCGTCCTTATCTCATTATCTGGGCCAACAATCACACATCCAACCTTAGTACTTGGGTCTTTGCTATTCTCATCAGCAAAATATGCTGCTAATTTAAGCCATTTTAAATCACGTTTTTCTTGTCTTGCCATAGAGATTTAAATACATATAGTTATCGGCACAGATTATATGTAGCACTAGAACCCATGCAGAAGACAGTCCGCATAACGTACGCCCGCGTCATCAATATGGTGTCGGTACGGAACAATTCTATAAGCCACTCGATAGACGACCCTTACAAATCAATATGGTTCTTAATGGAATGTGAATTTCTTCACACAAACCGTGCTACCGTGAAGACCATCATATATGATGGGTCTATATATAGATATATTTATGCCGGAATTAGTATTATGGGTGGCATCAATCTGCCATGTAAATCAGATAAAACCACCCTAGATAAAGCCGTCAAACGATTCACTGATGAATTAGATATATAAAGTGGCTCCCCAGCGCGTAGCCTTCCCGCTGGGGAGCGATGTTGGTGATCATTATAGTAATGTCTACCAGTGCCTGTCTCGAACCATTAACGATTCCGTTTAATCTGGAGTTTCAGTTTTAGACTGCCACGCTCTACCATTGAGCTACCCTCGCAGGGTTGTTGGGTGCGTCGAAACGCGAGGGGCTTGATTTGAACAAGCACACAAGCAGTTAGTTTTCTCCAGAACTCGATTTAATGGCCAGCACAGTTGCTAAACCTGGAGCGATAGCTTGAACTTAATAAACTCCTACGACCCTTGATAAGGGAGCCGCGCGTCTGCCATTCCGCCACCCCGCTAAGTAGGTTGTTACAGCATCAACAGCGGGGGCAGGATTCGAACCTGCACAGGAGTTTTGTTTAAATCTAAGTTTAAATTTAAACTTACGCTCCAATATCACAAACCGCCTAAGCGGTTATAAACTCAAAAATTTGCTCTCCTTCTTTGACATCTTCAACATCTATAGTATTTGCTTGTTCGCGGGCAAACTTCACAGCATCTTGCAACTTTTGTACCTTCTCCAACATAGCTCGCTTCTTGTCGGCCGGAATCGCACCAGAGAAATAGACCGTAGTCCATTTTCCAACAGTAATATCTTCGCCTACCAATTGGACCTGGGCTGGATGTTCCTTCGTAGCTTCATACATAACCACCGGCTTTTGATGCTTCTTGGTCTTAATCTGCTCAGTCGGCTCAGTCTTGAAACAGCCCTTGTTCTCGTCATATGTCCAATCTTGTGCTGCATCAAGAGTCGGAAGTTTATCGATGAAAGTATGAATATCAACTAGCTGCTTCTCTAGGAACAGCAAGTGTGTAACAGGCACATTCTCAATAATTGTAAAACCACCCACAATCACATCTGCGGAAGCCTTACAATTCGCCGCATCTTGAGTCGCGACCACATCAAAAATACTGGTCCAAGCAGCGGCTGCGGCCTTTATAGCATCGTTAACATTCAACTGAACCTTTTTCGATTCGGCAGGTAAAGTCTCTCCCTCTGCATCAGAAGGCGTGTAAGTTCGCGAAATGCCATCAAGCAGTGCTGGCTTTTGCAGCATCTGATGCTGCTTGGTAACCTCTTTTTGAACGACGGACTTGCGGCCAGTTGCGACGGCGATGATTTGGCATAACTTCGGCATGATAGGCTCCTAACCTTAATCTGATTCTTGCTCTTAGTGGCTTGTCCCAGATTAAATACAGCGGGCCTATGTGATATTATTGTTGATGCCTGCGAAAATAAGCTGTGCTTAATGTCATACCGCGTAATAATCTGCGTTGCGCCCTATTGGTGCGGTTGGTGCGGTTGCGGTTGGTGCGGTTGGTGCGGTTGGTGCGATTAGATTTTTTAGCACGTTTGGGTTTGCGTTTCAATATCGGGTTGCGAGTATGTACGGAAGATGAAGACTCTGTTATAGGTTGGTATTTATATAATTTTAGGGCTTTTAATACTGCATCCGGCTGTTCCTCAGCAATCTCCCGGAGAACCTTCAGAGCATGGCTAGATTGAGCAATATCTAAATCAGTAGATTCGTCTAATTCACTATCTTTAGTTCGCCTAGCTAAAGCCGATGCTATTATTCTAAATTCAAACATTGGAACCTCTCTTAATTAGTATTCCCAAATTACCACATCATCAGGCACAAACCGGACACCTTCTATTTTAGTCCAACAATACCCACCACCTCTCTCATAGATATGATGTGGAATATCTATTCCTGCGACTGGCATCTCATTGTCGTCTCGAATAACAACAAACGCATGGTCGTCACCATCTTGCCCACCCATATCTATATTGATGTCGAAATGGTCAACCACTACGCCCATAATGGCATATGCGATAACATCGCATATGCCACCACAATCTTCCCCTTGCTCCCATTCGTCATAGAGCCTTTGTGCCTCAGCGGCTATTAATGGTTTTAGTCGATATAAATCAGCTAAGGATGGGATAATCTGATTCTCATATAGAACTCGCAATTTCATATTATATCTTTGAAATCAATATGAAATTGCGAGTTCTATGAGCAAAATCTCAGAAATGTCAATATTATTCTTGCAATATATTGGCTGGTGCGTGTGTAATAATGCCACTACCATATTGCATATTATATGGGTTCAAAACATCTTCACTTGGCTTAGTCGTATAGATAACATGCAGTTTATCTATCTCAATATAATCACCATCAGAAAACGGGCACATCGGCACCACAGCCACACCCTCTCCATGGCCGACAAGCTGCACCGCATTCTTTAGCTTATAGACCGACCCAAGATTTTCTGTTTCTGCGACAACCAGCTCGCCCGTCGTTAATTTTAGTAGTTTTACCATGACAATAAAATACACCAAATATTATTGAAACGTGTTTGCATATGATACTATTGCTTGGTTTATCAGTTTTACACACTCACCCCAATTTTCAGCTCTTCTCAGTGGTGATTGGTTTAACTCAACCATCTCAGAGATGTTGTGCATTAACATGCCTGCTTGTTGAAACCCAATGCGGTGATATAGAATTACACACAATGTAGGCACCACAGACGGGTCGCACAATTCTCCGTCTGCTATTAAACATATATGAAACCCCGAAATATTTAATTCAGAAGCACTGTGGCTTTTCCATTGGAATGGAATCACTTCATTAGCTATATATTGCACATCACGCATTATTACAATCTTCTCATGATAAAAGCATAATGCTTAAAATCTGTAATCCATGTTCCATCTGGATGCGGGTCATGGATATATTTCATCTGCTGCTCATTGTCCTTCAACACATATTTACCAATGATGCAATGGAACTTCTCTGGATTCCGGGGACTATGGCCCGTCAATATACACAGTGTGCCGTCAATTAAAGCATGACAATCAAGCATATCATTCTTATCACAATCGAGTTCAAGATACATCAGACCGCGCGGTTCTAACCAGGCTTGGAGATGTTGAATCCAATCACCTTCCATGGCACAGAAGTTCGGGACTATATCTGGATTGATACCAAGCAAATAAGCAACACAAGTTTTGAAGCAATCGCCACTCGTAAAAGACGTGTCTTTTTGGATGTAGTCGAACTCTCTCATCCACTACAAATACATCATATTATGATATCGATGGGCACGTCAGCTTGGTGTAAGGTAATTAATATGCCGCGTAATATGCCGCTTAATTGTGATATTTGGTCTGGAACTTCATCTTTATTATTTACCCAATAATTATATGCGGTGACGTAGTGCTTCAAACTATGTCCAATGTCTTCTTTTGTAGCCTGCACAGCATTTTTGACAAGAGCTTCCTCTCTGCGTGCTGACTCATTTTCAAATAATATATCAATCTTCATACCTATATTTTTGACTAATCAATGAGGTTCCCAACTAGGTTCCCAACTGAGTCAATTAGCTCAGTTACATTCGCATGTTCAGAAAATTCCTCTTGCAAGACACTAATATCATCAAATCGAAATAGGGGCGACTGAAGCGTTCTCCTAACGCCACCAACCACAGAATAGTAACATACAACAATCATAAAGTAGGGAATTGAGTCAGGATTTTCTGTGGATTCATTGGATATAAGCCACAAATGATAATAGTCAATCACTAACATGTGGTGTTCAAATTGCGGCATACAAACTGGGACATCAACAGCGCATGCGATAGATATAACACCCATTACAACCCCGATATAAATTTCTTAATCTCTGATTCAACAGCATTTTTAAACTCTTGGAAATTTATGCATCTAGCATTGTTTATAATCATATAATCATCCAAATCGTCTAAGTCTATAATAGCCGCACAATAACTAAAATATTGCTTACCATACATATAACAAACTGCCTCCACAGAAAAAGCGGGAGTGCTAGATGGATTACATATGTCGCCATCGGCAATTAGTTCTATATGAAATGACCTGACCACAAATTCACGTCGGACATTTAATTCAGTACGCGGCAGAAATTTAGGGGCGTCACTAATATTCATTATTATTATGTTCCGTGTGGTTTTGTCTCAAGCGATATGTCCGAGAAATTAGACACCCCGCCGTCTATAGCCCTATAAACTGAGAATAATATATGAGGCTCGTTTTGTATTTAAGACTCATACAAAACGAGCCTCACAGAGGCCAGGAAGGACAGAAAATGAGCACATTAGGATTTAAATTCAAACGCGCAAAAACCAAGCCAACCACCCGCCGTACCGGTGAGGCCGCCACGCTAGAAGAACGTAGCACTTGGTCAAACAGTAAGGTCATCCATCAATTGAAGATGAGTATTAGGACTGATTTTGGCGGCAAAAAGACTGAAGCCGAGAAAAAGCAGGTTGTTCTTGATAGGGTTCAGGCTTTTGTTGAAAAAGAAGAAGCATGTACTAATCTCATCGAGAAGCTTGCAACTTTCAATTCTGATGAATTAGACACCCTTGCTAGGATTATAATGGCCCAATGCACACATACTCGGGACGGCATCGCTAAGCGTGTAAAGAATCATTTAGATGAACTAGAGAGAAGACTTTCCAAGCCCAATTTGATATCATAACTAATAGAAAGAATCATTATGGCAAAGCCAGTAATAGGTAGTGAAGAACAAGACGACAAATTTCAAGAAATTCAACGCGCTGTTGAGAAAATCACAGCTGCATTATGCAGGAATCAGAACCAAAAAGCTCTTCGTAGCATGAAAAAAGCGTTATGGAATGCTTACGGTTTGTGTGATGAGTATCTAGATATCCGCAACGAGCAAGGACGTGGTGGTCTGAAAAAGAAGAGCTAGGAAATTAAGAAATTAGGCAGTTGCTACTAAGAATACAGCAACTGCCTAATTTCTGATACGCCCGCACAATTATACCAACATGCATGCGGCTGCTACACATCACGCTAGGCATTTTTGGTTTTTTACTAATGCTTGGGTCATTACTGCCTATGCTTATCGGTCTGTGTATGGTGTTCATGGGCGAAGATGGCGGGGGCTATATATTGGCTATTGTGGCCCCGATATTGTTTGCTGGGGCATTTTTATATAACCGGTACCAAGATGCAATAGAGGAACCTACTCCGAGCCAACAGCCTTCAAGCTTATCTCCACCTTTACCAGGCTCAAAGGATACTGGTAGGACTTTAGAAATATGAAAGTACCCTCTTATTTGGGAAAGCAAATAAGAGCATATGAGCATATGCATCATGCAAACCATAGTGCACCAAGCATATGCAATATGCTAAGAAATTACTAACGGAGTATGCGAATGGACACACAACCGCTAAAACAAATCCCAGACGATGTGCCACCATCTGAAATCGATGCTATAACAGCGCGTGTTGTGGGGCCTGTTCGTATTGTGATGGATGGGAATAACACAGCAGAGCCGGGAGATGATTCATATTTTCTTTCTGAGGATTTATTAAACCCAGATGGTTCTAAGCTGTATTTTCTTATAGAAGTATGGCAAGATGCATGTCCTTACGATAATAGCCACGATTATATTACAGATGGGAGTAGATTCTGGGGTGTTAGCATAGGTACGCCAGCCTCGCTAATTGATGATGACCGCAATATACCGCTTGCTTATGGATGGAGACGGTCAATCATAATGCGTTCTATTATTATGACGCCAGAGATTGAGGCTTGTAAAGCAGCCATCAAGAGATACTGCAACGGAGTTGAATCAATTAAATGCAAATAAAACAGGCCATATCTGGTCATGTTCAACTACCGGTAACTCCTGTTGACGGCCACTTTGATAGCTGTATTTCTTCATTTGGATTATATATGGTGGCAAATGGCGAAATAGCAGACCCATCTTCTGAAGTGCTTTTTGGAATAGTGATTCATGCATGGAACGAGAGCCAGCGAAACGTTTCTTCATCGATATTCCAATTTAGCTGTCTAGATATGCTTAAATTATTGATATTAGACCGCCATGGCGATATAGCTAATTTACAAATACTTCTTGATGCAGTACAAAGTGAAATTGATAATTTCTTGCAAGCATAAGTGTGCCAAAATTGAGAAAATTCTTAAATAGAATCAGCCTAACAGAAGGTTGGGCATGCCTACCAGGTGCAGAATATAGAAATTCTTCGATTTCTTCGTTTAATTTATCTATAGTATCATATGGGGAAATTTCTGACCCAGCTTCTAAAGTTCACTTCCAAATAGTACTTATATTTAATGCCGCCTCATCTATGGCATTATATTTCAAAAGTATGCTAGAGCTTAAGAACAAGCTACACATACATTGTTCAAACGCAGTGAACTGTCAAGATTTGCTCGATATGGTGGAAAGATTGGTGGTGCCTGGTGAATAGCAATTATGGACCAATAACTGGCAAGAAGCTCACGCGAATGCCTAACCACGTTCGACCATTAACAATATCCCATGACCTATCCTCATATGGCAAAGTATTAGGGCTCGTACGCCTGATAGATAGTGGCACAAATGATTATTACGTATTGTCAGACGATGTTGCTGAGCCAGACGGTGCAGAATTGTATTTTTTAATCTATGTGCAATTTAATGATGATAATCACTACATTACGCGTGACTGCAAACATTTTTGGAGAGTGCTAGAAGATTATAACCCTGCAGTTCGAGAAGAAATTTCAGCGTTTGGTATTGTATTTGGTGTTGACCGCCCACATCTTGGCAATAGAGCCAATATCAATGAGATAGAAGTGGCAATGTGCAAAAACTTGCTGGGCAACTTTGATGTGAATGCATGTCAATAGCCAAACAATCCTTGCATTTGGCTTTGCCTTTATAGAACCTATCTAATGGCTTGTCCTGGTTGCAGTGTCTACAAGTTTTAGTCTCATTTTATATTCATAAATCCATAAATAGGATTTATAAGTCACAGTAACGACACCGTAGTAAAGACCTCTCGTTGATAATAGCGTCGGTAAAATCGCCAGGGACTAGCAATCATTTAAATATCAATATAGGCTCAAAAGTTGACTCTCATCATCAGGGACTTGTTCTAGCGGCCTCATGCTTATTAGTGCTTTCGGCGATCGCTTTTAGAAATTATATAGTGATTAAGTTATTTAAATATCTCCACAAAAAATTCTGTAGGAGCTTTACTTCTATTGATGGAGGCAACATCAGTGATGCTGACATCAAAATCATCTACCAACTTGTTTTTAATGCGATTATCTACATGAAGGATTGTACGACCACATGAAGATTCTATCAAGCCCACAATGAAATCTTTGTACCATTTATCAAATAGGCCATAATCAACACCATCTAAATAGTTTTCCTTATTCCAAAATGGCGGAGAAGTAAGCATAAAATCATAATTTTTTGGTGCGTGGTCTTGCCACTTATTATTATTGATCGTGGCATTGATATTGAATTCTTCAGCTATTTTGACCAGTCCATCATAACTTACACCTGGGTCTGTGCATTCATAATCAATCCCGGCCAAATATGATGCGATAAGCCTATTGCCCCACCCGGCGCATGGGTCGTACCAATTACCACTAAGTTTAAATAATTTGATGGCAGCCAAGAAAACTGGAACACTGGTCAGAGACGCACGGGTAAATCCGGCGAACAGCATTTCACGTATAAGTCTACGTGGATATATGTGTTTATTAGGAGTAGTAAGCAACGCATTAACAGCTTTTTTTACCATCTTCCTATTGTTAGTGAATTCAGCAATAGCAGTATTATTATTTATAGCGACATACCAGATGGATGGTTGGAACTTCTCAATAATTCGATTGCCGGGAGATAATCCAGTACGTACATGATTATCAACAATATATCTATCTATGTTTATCGATTTACATTTATCCCAATCATCAGATGCGTCGATAGTAGGATTTGCCCACCCAGAATTAATCAGCCTATCCGTAAAACCATCAACAATATCACTACAATCTTTTCTATTAATTACATGGTTTGTGCTATAAATAAACTCAAAATCCCATATATTATTAAACGAATATATCTTAGTATCACTGAATTCTAACTTTCTAACAAATTTTCTATCTAAATATACAGTAGCATCACTATAAAGCCAATCAAGGAAATTGACTAATTTGTTATTGCCATTATAGGTTAGTGAATATACTGACTTCCTCCTATATGGTTTTTTAATCTCCCCCCAAACTTGTTCTAATTTTTGCCCAAACAAAACCAGAGGAGCTTCATATTTACATACTATATTGATATACCAATCTTTATTCGGACGCAAACCACCATCTACAGATTTCCGAATACCATAACTTATGCACCCATCACCATCAAAATATCCCCTAATAAAATGATTAAATAAAATAGGCGGCACAGTATTGATGATTGAGCAGTCCCCAGATTGTTTATATTCCATCCACCCACTATTAATTAAGGATCTACATAATTTTATAGAATTAAACACTATTCCAACCCTAGGATGATTATCTCTATTATCAGGATGGAATTTCCCTTTATAATTAAAAAATTTCGCCAACTTTTTTAAATGCGGCATATCACCACGTTTCAAAAACACACGAATAGCCCTTTTAGTACCACCAGATTTTGCTATACATCCATCGGCCAAAAGAAAACCCAACCAATATGCCTTTTCTTCAGTATCAATTATTTTAAAGACATCTTCATTGATTTTGTACTTTCTAGTTCCTTTACTTTTCCCATATAATTTCAATTCGCGCATCTTCCTGCGTATAGTAGTAATACTACATTTTAAAATTTTGGCCATTTCTTTTTGTGTTTTCCCTATTTGATGTAATTCTTGAATTTGATTTTCAATTGCTAGTTTCATAGAAGTATCCTGTAGAAGTATTCGTTTACAATATTTTATTTTTGATTGAATACTTCTACGAAGAATAGAACTATTGTAGCCTATTGAAATTTCCGTAGAAGTATTCAATCAAAAATAAAAAAAGACCCCGATCAAAATAGCCGGGGTCTTTTTTACGTACTATGACTTCTACAGGTTAGAAACTGTTACGACACCATAATAGAGGCCGCCATCCTCAATCAACTTTTTACCGTATCTCGTCATGATTCCCTTATTCGGGGTAAAGGAATTAGGATCAAGTACAGTAGGAGTACTCAGCAATGGTATGTACGGAGCGTAGAAGTAACCGGCATCCAGAACGCTACCACCCTTGTATCCCAGCAGGATTTTGCAGTTCGGGAACAGTGGGTCTTTGTACAGGTGCATCTTGCCCTGTATCGTACCGGCGTTCATAATGCCAATGTCTAGACCTTCGTCGACAAAGGCATCACTGCCTCTGAAGTCATTTAGCTGCTCGAACTTCGAGCTGATATCGGCGGAGGTTACCATCCAGTTCGCCGGGCCACGCAGTGTGGTACGGTGGATGATATTGGCAACTTCAAGGACCTTGTACAGCAACGCAATGTTGCGGTCAGTAAAGTTGACAGATGCTCCGGCGGCTGTAGCGAAATTATGCTGTGCCCTAATTGCGGCTGCAATAATTAGGTCATTGATAATTTCACGGTCAATTTCCGCGACCATCTCGTCAGCCATAAGGTCGGTCAGGGTGCTCTCGGCGTCGATATTGTGAACGGCCTTGAGGTCCTGAGCGGCTTCCAGCGACCAAGCAGTCTTCAGCTTACGAGTAACAGCAGCAACGCTGTCGCTATCGATGCTGAGGGTCAACTCAGGCTGGAATGGGTTGGCTTCCAGGTCGTATTCGTAGTTGGCTCTTGCGAATGCACCTGTTGGGATGGCACCACCAGTCAAGATAACGGTGACCGAACCATCGCTCGAATCGAACGTACTGTTGGTGGTATCAACAGTCAGGCCGGAAGTCACATCAGTGTCGTCACGCGTAATAACGACATCAACTGCACCGTCAGCATCGAAGGTAACCTGCAGGAACGGAACTAGATTATCGCAGTTCTCGGTCAGCTGGTCAGCCTCGAAAATATTGACTACAACTGTACCCGCAAGAATTGGGCGGTGTTGCAGGGTACCGGAAATGGTGCCACCATCACTAGCTGCAGCCGTAGTCAGGTCTTCGTCGCGAACCTGCTGCGAGCTGTAATATGGGTCAAGCGCCCAGCCGTTTTGCTTGGCGAAAGCTTGGCTGGTGTTCTGACGCATGATTTGCGTGCCAGCAACAGTCTGGCCCTTGGACAGGGCATAACGGTACCTGATATAGAAAATCAGGGATGCTGGTTGGCTCATCGGCTGCACACCAACCAGATTATCGGAAATCAGGCGGGCGTAACTCTTGCGAATGAGTGGCAGAGCAAACCGCGTAAAATCGGCGACATTGCCGGTAGTAGTAATATCCTCAAACAGGACAGTCCTGTTCTTCGGGTCCCAAGCCTTATGCTGGTTTTCCAGCAAAGACGCCATTAGGCCGAGTTTCTTCTGCGGAATCTCTTTGCACTTCTGAAGAACGGCTGACCATCTCTTGACATCCGAATTCTTACGTGCTTCCGTAATTACAGCCTTCTGGTGAGCATCATTTTGCTCAGTGATTGTGTTTACATGCTCTGGCATGATTCAACTCCTAGTTAATTTTAAATTATTAGTCCATCTGGGCCGCGATGCCATGAGGTGTGAATCCACCTAAAGCAGCTGGGGCTGGCGAATCATCGACCTTCTTCTGCGGCTTAGCAAGTTGGCCTTCGCTTGTCTTCCTGGAAGTCACTGGCTTCTGCGCCTTGCGTCCTTCAGCGATAGTCTTTTTGGACTTCTTCTTGCCTTTATCTTCGGTCTTTTTGGCCTTAGATTCTGCAATTGGAGTCTCACTACGCTTGGCAGCTTCAGCTAGTTCCTTGGAAAGAACCTTATTCCTATCCAGAGTCTTTTCGGCGATAGAATGCGAACGATTCGCCTTTTCCGCGAGTATCTTGTTCTGAGACTCGACCTTGCGGATTTGCTCACGCAGCTCTTTAACCTGCTTTTGTGCGGCTTGGAGGTCTGCATTGTTGCCTTCGCCATTTACTTCTACGCCTTCCAATAAGGATGCTATAGCGTGAAGTTTGGTTTCAGCGGCAGAATCCTTAATTGCCACTTGCTTCGCAATTTGCTGCTCGATTTTCTCCACTCTGGATTCGAAGAAAATCTGCGTTTTTTGAGCTAAATCTCGTTTGTAAGTTTCTACTTCTTCTAAGCAAGCTTCTTTAGCTGTATTAAGACGTTGGCTATATTGGTTTTTGATATCCTCTTCAACCTTAGTCTTGTAGGCACTCAGAGACTCGATAATCTGAGTGACCAGCTCTTTAGAACCGCCTATTTGTTCAAGCAATGCCCTAATCTTATCCATCTTGAATCTCCAAATCTATTTTTGCGTGGAATTTGAATTATTAAATTACCTATTACAACCATTATGGCTGTTCTCTTACATTCTTGCCACCAAGATTCTTGCCACCAAGATTAGTCGTCTTCAAACCAACATTCGCCTTCGGCATTTCCTTTGGCCCTTGGCCGCCGCCAGCAATGCCTTTACCACCAAGTGGCTTTAGTTTAACATCACCACTTGCAGCCTTTCCACCACTAGTTACACCAGTAACATTGCCACCAACCGGACGAACACCCTTCGTGCTTAGCATTTTGCCAAGATTCTTCAGCGTGCCAGCGAGGTTGTTTTGACCGCTAGTGCTAGGTGAGCCGAAACCTTCCAATGTTTTCTTTTGTTTGGCCATTATTTTCTCCTATTGTATTTAATAGATGAATCTCGTCCATCATATCCAAGTTATATTTGATAGGAGCTATATGAACAAAATATTAAATATATTAAAATCTATGGGTGCTAATAATATCGTCAGCGAAGACCCAGTTTTGCTAAGGAACGAAGTCTGCATCAGATGCTCAAAATGCCAAAAAGAAGTAGTTGTGTCGGCTGAAGCAGTATACCGACAACACAAACGAGGAAATGACAAATATATCTGCAAATCCTGTGCTGGTAAGAAGGGGTGGACACCTACAAAAAAGGAGATTGCCAGGAACCGTAGTTTACGATTCTGGCAATCTCCCGATTATGCTGGGACTATTACTGGCAAAGCTATAGCCCGCGAAATTATTAAATCTATAACAGACCTATAATTACCGCTCATATAAAAATTTTAATTTTTCCTTACCGTAGACTTTCTTATAAGAATGTTTAGTAGCATATTCTTTTTCCGTCATAGCCATCGCTTTAGCCCTACCATATAATGTTCTCTTATGCATTATCCATTCCTTTGGCGAGCTATACCAATAATCAGGCTTAATTGTACTGACCTGCTTGAAGTTAGCAGCTAAATATATAGTCCCATAGTGTTCAAATGTCGTATCACTATAAGCAGTAACTTTGGAATATTGCTTCGGTAGTTTTTTAATACATCTACTGATAAACCATGATGCAAAATTCTTCTTCTGATAACTTGGGTTAATACAAAACCTCGATAACTCACGTGTATTTTGCGAATCGTCAACGTTCTGCCTTATCGGAGGTGAGAAAATACATACAGCGATTAGTTTATCGCCCAAATAAGCGCCATATGATATGCCACCACGCCCGGCATTCGCAAGATAGTGGTATTTAGACAACAACAATTTATAATCGGACCTTGGTGATTTCCTAATCTGCAAATCTGCAAAGTCAAAATCTATCAATATAGGCTGTTCTAAACCCAACCAATGCTTTATCGATGTTAAAACATGGTTCTTATTAGAAAATTCATGTTCCCAAATATATTTCAACTCATATTGGCCTTGGAAATTATTCGAGATATACGAAGCCTTCTGAACATCTTTTTCTATAGTCCTTTTTAATGAATGCCAATACTCGCCTTGCACTTCTATTAATAAAGTTGGTCTGTTATCTCTAGGAACCACACAGTCGAAGCTATATGGGCCTATCCGGCATTGCACATCATCTTCTTTATCATTATATTCCCTATAATAAGCAACTTGTAAATCATCAAGCATAGAATACAGAGCTTCTTGAATTACTGAGACCTTTTGTGTAGAGGCTATAGCAAGTGACATTTGGTTTTTATAATTATCATCTTTCCATAATCTCTTACTTATTCTAGATTGGATTATGGCTTTCTGCTCGGGTGGGCGTTTTATGCCAAATTTTCGTTTATAGTAATTCAACGTCGAAATATTAATACCATATTTGTCGGAGATTTCACCACATGTCATTTTTTGGTCTACGAATCGTATGCGCAACCATTCTTCATCAACTGACTGCGACCTTGATTTAGAAATATATCTAGAAGGTTGTGATACTTTCTCGGCTTCGGCTAAAGAGCGTGATTTTATATCATTGCATTTCAAAATTCTATAAATCTCACTAGGGCTTACACCAAATTCAACAGCAGTCTTAATTGCAGAGTTTCCAGCAACATAATAATCACATATTTGCTGTGCATTCTGACGCTTCTTCTTTTGTTTTTTATTTGTTGGTATGTTATTCTCTTTCAGGATTCTATGAGCAGTGCTCTTGCCTATACCAAGTTTTTTAGCTACTTGATAGATTGACATCCCAGATTTATATCGAGCTATTACTTCTTCGGCGTTTATATTATGCTTCATAATATCTCCGTACATTGCTGGTTAATTAATACATAAAAATAATGCCCCATTAATGGGGCATTATTTTTCAAAGTTCTAATGTACGCCGCAATTCGTCTAGCAAAGCAAGTTCTGGGTCACTCTGACGTAACTTAGCTCTTGTAATGATGCCTCTATTCTTGCTTTCCATTACGGACATAGTTGCCTCTTGCACAGAAGGCTCACCAACCACATCCCATGTCACGAATCTATAGCCAGGCTGGACAATATACCGTTCATCGTCCATTCCCTCATTTACACATTCCATGTCACCAACACCGCGTGACGAAATACCAATTTTTACACCAGCTCTCAATAAGGCAGATAAATTGCGGCCATGTGTGGTGCCTTCTACTACTTCCGCCTCACCATAAACATATTTCCCTTCCATCCATACCTTAGTGATTAGATGGCTGACTCGTTCTAAGTGAATCTTAGCATCCGGCGGGTGGTCAAACTCACCCATAACAACTCGACGCCCAATATCATCCTGAATCGCCCCCACAGCTTCAGACAAGATATCATGCGGATACTGTCGGCCGTTTTGATTCAAGTCATCTGACTTCTGGAAGACTCCAGTAATCCTCAAAGCTGGCTTGCCATCGCCACTAGCTTCTGAGACGACCTGTTTGATGTCTTTTATCTCAAGCGGGTAAGTCTCTTGTAAGAATTGTGCACCAGTAGGAATAGCCCCAGTTTGTGCAACCAACCCTCTATTAAATGTACTATACTGCCTAGTAATCATATTTTACTCCTGTTAATTTATATTTGCTGGCATATAGAAACGGCGTAAGACCAAAATCTTACGCCGTTTCATTTGAGATTTGCTATTTATTCTTCGTCGTTCTCTTCAGCTTCGTCTTCACTATCATCTTCGTCGTTCTCTTCAGCTTCGCCCTTAGCTTTGAATTTGTGCTTTTCTAACGCTGGAGGTAAACTTTCTGACACTGCCTCAGACCCTTCTGCTTCTTCACTGGCTTCAGACTCCTCAACTACCTCTTCGCCGTCTGGCTCAGCAGTGAGTTCTTCAACCCGCTCCATAGCATCTGGCCCATCAGCCTGCTCTTCCATAATTTTTGCTGTCTCATCAATCGAGTCCTCTGTAATTCTTAAGGATTCAATATGTTGATCCAACCATTCCACAAAAGCATCTGCTTCAGCTTCCTGGTCGGACATAGCCGACAGGAACAACGCGCCAGCGACTAACTCATCTGGTACTGGCACCTGGACTTCGCCATTCTCACTTAAAACAGCGGTAGGCTTTTCAGTGTGGTCCAGGACGAATTTAACATCTTTAAACTGCCCTAAAACTGCATTATCCATTTTATCAAGCCACTGGAATTTGCCTTCTTTAACTAGCTTACTTACAGCAGCCTTCTTCAGCCCGCGCTTTGATAATTGCACCAATGGACTCTTATATTGATTCTCACTTATCCCATCATCAGAATCCTTACCCTCACCCATGCCCTGTTTCCTAGCCTCTAGCCTCTTAGCAAGTAATTGGCCAGCCAAATCAGTGACATCTTGCTGCTGTTGTTTTGGGTCTTGAACACCACCAATTTTGGCTTTCATCTTATCGCGAACCCATGCTTCAGCATGTGCCTGCAATGCATCCGGGTCTTCTTCTTCTGGATTTTCTAGAGAATCGCCAAATGCTACAGCGTCGGAATCAGAAATCTCTTCCATAAATGTCTGGTAGCTCTTATCGATTTGGACATCTTCTAATTCAATGTCCGCCGGAAGGCTATATGGGTCGTCTGATTCTTCTACAACTTCTTCTACTTCTTCAGTCTCAACTTCCTCTACTTCTACACTTTCATCTACACTATCTTGTGTAATATCAATTACGCCACCATCAATGCCTTCACTCTTCAAAAAATCAGCTACCGCATCATCGGATTCCGCAGATTCAGAAATTGGCTCATCGTCTTTCTCTTTCGAGGCGGCTAAATTTAGCTTCTCTTCCTCTTCCTCATCACCAATGTCTTCGCCTTCCAAGTCTATATCATCAAGCGATGATAAATCAAACTTGCTGCCCTCTTCTTCAGCAGACGGCTCCAAGGCCGGGGCTGGGGCTGATGCCTGTGCACCTTGTGCCATTGCGACTGGATCCATCTCTATGCTAACTTTAAGCGGTTTATCTCCACCACCACTAACTGTTGCCGCATCAAGACTACCAGCCTCGCCAAGCCCTGCATCAGCATCAAGGTCGCCAGCTGGCTCATCCTCTAGTGGGCCAGGCATTTCATCGAAGTCATCCATCCCTTGCATCTTATCGATATGGCGTCTCACTGAGTCTAGAGTCTCCATAGCTTTCCATACAGCTTGAGAATCTCCAGTCTGCCTCAGGTCCTGAATCATGGCATCCAACTCTTCCTTAGTTGGGTCATCAACATCGCCACTTTCGACCTTCTGCTTCAGCATTTCCAAACCACTTATCAGTGCACCCTTAGTGACTTCACCAGTAGCTTCTAGTATCACACCTAAGAATTGGTCGTATGCCTCTTCAAAGTCCTTAGCTTCAGATAACGTGTCAACATTTTCTAGCATTACTGGATGATTTGCACGTTCGGCTGTCTTACGCCAAGCTTCAATCAGGTCAATGCGGTTTGCCTTTAAATTAGTCTTGCGCATCAACGTAGCAACATCGCCAATCAGGTCTTCATTAAAACACGCCTTGGTTGCTAAGGTATTCGCAACCAATGTATTCCAATTATGGGCATCTAGCAGACAAAATTCCTGGTGTTCGCGCAAGAATTTGCCAGCATATTCTACAGCCTGCTCAAGATTGTCTTTGCAGATTAATCCAGCGATGGTCTCTACAAGCGTTTGGAAATTACTACTTTGATATGCACCCTTGGCCGCTTCTTGCATGTGACGAGCGACTAGCTTGCGGGTCGTAAGCTCCGTCACACCTAATTTCAAGTCGCGGAAATCATCATCAATAAATGAAGCCTCTATTTGGCCAGACTCATTCAGAGTAACTTTATCAGATAGACATTCAATAATTCTATCCGCTAGCGTGCGTCCATTGCTGTCTTCGCTGACCGCAATATGGCGAATAATTCCATCTTTTGTCTTCACAATGCCGCTAGTAGGCACTGCGGTAGACCTAAATCGACTGGCTGCAATTTTATTGAAAGCCGCATCGACAGCTTTCGCATCACCTGTCTCAATCGCCTCAACTAGAGCAAGGCAAGATTGCTCAAATAGTTCTGGCTTTTTATCTTCATGCAGCTCAATCATTTTGACATTAGTAATCTTGACCCTACCGCCTTTTTCACGTGCATGTTCGGCGACCATGAAGTCGTGTGATTCAACGTCTTCAATAATCATCCTATTGCTTTGTAATGCGGTAAGTTCCCACTCGCGGCCATAACGCCCACCCAATCGTCTAACAGCATCTTCAAAAAATGCCACTTGAGATTGCGCAGAATTATTGATGGCAGACAAGAACTTCCTGGTATCCATTGTCATTTTCTCATCAATGACGGATGCAGTAGACTCCTGATTTCTATTAGCCATTACACGCTCCAATAACTAGTTACCCAAACTTATAAATATATTTGAACAGACAGCATAAAAATACTATCTATCTCTCTACCAACACATCCCGAAATTCCATCACTACTTTATCACGTACCTCTTTGTCTATAATAGACTCAATAAGTACGTTTTCGCTATCCTTGCGTTTTAATCCGTCTAACTCATTATTATTTAACAAGTTAATATATGCTGACAAGCTTGGAGAATTTACTCGCTTATTGACACGAGATATAAATTCACGCAATAATTCATATTTATTCTGATTCGCTATTTCTATTAATATATTCTTATTGCGTTTATCTAGTCGCTCGCCCACCTCGCCTAACCCCGCCAAATCAGCCTCTGGTGGCTCCGCTGCAGCAGCTTCAGCTCCACCTTCGGCTTCTGCACCTTCTAACCCTTCTAGTCCGCCCTCACCTTCAAGACCTGGCAACTCTTCGCCACCACCGGGAAGGCCAAGGCCCCCGAGGCCGCCAAGGCCGCCACCCTCTTCTTCCGTCGGCAATTCAGTCTGTTTGGACATAATCTCAGATAACTCATCTATTTCGTCCGGGCTTAGGTCTGTAAACCGCGTCACAATCCATTCACGCGGGAACCAACCGAGGTCTTTAAGGTCAGACATAACAGCAGTGCGTCCTTGCCATGTTTCCATTCTATATAATTCATCAATTGCGCTGGTTGCACTCATACTGATTTCGAAATTCTTCAAATCATCAATCGAATATCCAGCCATGGCCAGATGACAAATTGCAACCTTGGTTAACCCAATAGAAATTTCGCGCTGCACCCACTGTACTGCTTTGGCGAATTGTGCATCGCTTGATGATAATGATTTCTCTTGTTCTTCCCCAGAGCCTTCACCGACACCCACACGTTTAAATGGGATTTTAGTCGGGGCAATCATCTTCTTTTTAAAATATTCAATATCAGCAATTTGGTCAAGATTCTCAGCACCCTTAAGAGTAGTAATATCTGGGCTGGTCCCGTCCGGTCTAACAGGAAGGAAGAAATCATCTTCTTGAATCAATGGGGAGAATCTTTCGTTGAACTTCCCGGTTCTAGGGTCATAAAATCGTTGCTGCTTGAATGTTCGTGCGATGCTTTGCATAAACTCAGGGACATCTTTCGCTGCAATATTTCCAATTGGAATCTTGAATATTCTTTTTTCTGGTGCTCTAGTAATCCTATAAATCAACGCAGCATCTTCCATTAAGCGCAACTGTTTAAATGCTTTCCTACCACCCTCCATAATCGAATTATGTATAACTATGCCATCTGCGACAAAATTATGATATTCAGATTCAACCTGAATATCACCAACTTCTATTTCATCGCCTTCCTCTATTGAAATTACTCTCTCAAATAACGCATTACCTTCAAAAGGCAATTCAGACTGATAATATGTTAATTGATGTCTTAACGCACCAAGTTCATCAGAATTAAATTTGTGATTATGCCCAGTACAAATATGCCCACACTTCACACCAATTTTATGCAGCAAAATTTTTAAACTAGTTATCAAGTTCATACTAGCAGTAACATGATGGAATCTTAAATATTTTTCTCTATCTAAGTAGGCGCAACCATCAGAATCCAACAACCCTTGTACAAAATTAATAGCAATATCTTTACTAGAATTAAAAACCCATTCTGGTATTTGTTTATGAGCAGCTTTCGCATTCAATCCCATGTCGAATAGCGTATCTGCTAAAACAGTATTATTCGCCATAACAGCTATGGGTTTGTTGTTTCTGTCATACCTAAAATTAATCTTAGATTCGCCAGAATATCTCGCCAGAATATTAATATAATATTCATTCAGTTTGTCATCCTCACCCAATGCAAACTGGACACAGGTCGACGATAGCCAACCGTCGCCAATCATAAATCCAAAAAATCTTGCAAATTCGTCGTCAACAAATTCTGGTAAACTACAATCTAATGATGTACCCCAACCAGCACCAATTTTAGCATCATCCGCCAAACCATATAACTTAATAATCTTGTCAGCATTTTCCTTGGAGACTGCTGTATTTCTTCTTAAAAAGCCCCTCGTTATATTTCTACTAATTCCAGATAAGTTGGCACATTTCTTATATCCTATGCTATGTGATTCAATGATAGTACGATACTTCTCATTTAGCTTGTATCTACGATACTGCCTTTTTATCGGGGTCGCCACATCATTAAATGCCAATTTAGGTATAACAAGCTCGTCACCAACTTTAAGATTTTTTGCAAGTACATAGTCCTGCACACCATCTTTATGCACCAGAACAGGATGTTCAGGTGTAATTACTTCTGAATAATGTCTAGTCTTAACTTTAATAGTCTTCTTGATACCATTAGAAACATATTTAACGACTTTAGTAGGCACAGCTTTTTTGCCATCCCAGGCGAATACATCGTCACCAGGTTTAAGGTCCTTCAGCCGTTTCCAGCCATTTGGCGTCCAAACCGGCGAATTAGAATCCTTACACCTCCCATATGGATGATATTGATTGCCATAATCAGTTAATCTTAAATGCATGGTTTGCCATGGATGCAGGAATTGTGGTTCTTCCATGACCTCATCTTGGTAAAAGAACCCAACCAAATCGCCATGCTTAGTTTCGACGCGTGTAAAATTATAGACATTTACAAATCGTATAGATGCGACACCATCACGGTCTACTGTTGGTACGATTTCAAACGGCGCGTCGCCGTACTTACATAAATATCGCACCATCGGCCTTACATTGTTGTCAATAAGCAATTGGTTGAAGAATAAATTCTCTAATTCTTCTTTAACGGTCTTACTTTGTGCTTTAATTATGATCGTATGCTTACGTTCTGGGTCAACAAGGCTCGATTCATCAGCATATAAGTCTAATGCTAATGACATCTCACCAGTTTCATCCATCTGGTCATAATCTTTATACCGTTCTAAACGGTTTATTTGTAAATTAGTTTGGTCTAATAGTGCTTGCTGCTGGCTGAAGTCTAACAAATCCCCACCAGCCATTATACGGTCTATAGATGACTGGTCCTGGAACAGCCGCTCTTGTTGGTATATCCCAGCAGTTCGGACTAACGATCGAATTCTATCAAATAAATGCCAACTCATGCTATACCTTATGGGGCGTTAGGGTCAAATCCTTCGTTATCGGGCACACTCTCGTCTAGCAACGCATTTAAGCCACCAACGTCAGTATTCTCTATTTTTATATTTTTGATAACTCCAGTCATTTTGGCTATGGAATCCAATAACTTACTGGCATTTATCGATGTGCTAGCTTTGGTAGTTAACAGCGTGGTTAAAGCCTCAACATAACAAGTCTTCGTACTTTCGTGGTCAACAATTCTATCGGTAAAAATACCAATATAATGGTCGAGTTGTTCTCGGTCAACCTGTAATTTATTCCAAATTTGCCCAATCTTGTCGCCGAATTGTGATATTATTTCATCTGTCAATTTAGCCACAGCATCACTGGGTTGCCCTGATGGTGCAGCATCGTCGATATCACCAACATCTATTTGTATCAGCTGCGGCTCATGGCTTGCAATCGGGTCTTCCTCTACTTCTGGTGCTTCTGGTGCTTCTGGTATGTCATCACCACCATTCTCTATTTGGTTTATAACGTCATCTAAATCAAAGTCTGGGTTGTCAACCATAATAAGTACACTCCCATTTTAAGTTTGCTGTAAATATAATATTATGGCAAATAAAGCGCAAATAATAGAATTTATTGGTAAGTGCAAAAAATCAGCATCTTTTTTTATGCAATCATGCTGTAAAATCAAGCACCCATTAATTGGCATTATACCATTTAAGTTATTTAAATACCAGCTTACTAGTCTGCGTGCATTCCGTGAAAATCGATTCAACATATTCAGAAAATGCAGGCAGTGCTTTATCGCTGGTACTCCAGTTTGGACCCCAAATGGCCCGGTTCCTATCGAAAGCATAAAACCTAACGACATTATATATACATTAAATGAGGGCACTGGTAAATTAGAAATAACAAAAGTATCGGCATCATATGATAACGGCATAGCGAACCTTATAGAAGTCCAGACCAAAGCTGGGCACAAATCTATATGCACACCAGACCATAAGTTTTATACAATATCCGGATACAAAGCAGCAAAAGAACTGACACCAAATGATATTGTAATACAAATTGCAGAACCAAAATCTTATAAAGACGATTTAGATGGCTCTAAACCAATATTACCAAGCCAAGTCAAGTCGGTAACACAGCTAAACGATGTTGCCAAAGTTTATGATTTGACTACCCCACCACATCATAATTATATAGTTGATGGTGCAGTTGTACACAACTGCGGTGCATCAACTCTTACAGGTATATACGCTCTCTGGGTTGCTATGTTCTTTGGCAACAAAAAGATACTTATCGTATCCAAACGTGACCAAGACGCAAAAGAATTCCTAAAAGAAAATGTAAAACTCGTGTATAACAATTTACCAGCATGGATGCATGGAATCTGGCCAGCCACCATAGAGAATGAGCACGAATTAGGATTTGGCAATGGGTCTATTATTCGGTCATTAACATCAAGTGCAGATACACTGCGGTCAAATGCGTCATTTCTAAACATCATCGATGAGGCAGCGTTTATGCCGGACATGGAAGCTATGTGGGCTGGAGGCTGGTCTACGTTGCAGCATGGTGGATCTGTGATAGTGATCTCCACGCCAAACGGTGTTGGCAACTGGTATTGGGACAAATGGACAGACGCTGAAGAGGGCGGCTTATTTAATCCAATTCTTATTCATTGGTGGAATATGGATTGGGTAATCGAAGCAAAGGACCCAATTAGCAATAAGAAAGTTCGAATCGCGCCAACAGACGGTATAAGAAAATCAAAAACTAAGGCTGAAATAGAAAGATTTGGAAAATTCTGGTCTCCATGGCTTGAGAAAGAATTCCAAGGCTTGCAAGCCAGGGGTGAATCACATCTCTTTAGACAAGAAGTACTTGGAGAGTTTATTGGTAGCGGCGGCACAATATTGAGTGCATCAGCGTTACATGCCATAGGTAAATCAGTAGGGTCTGATGACACGCCAGAAGTTATGACCATAGCAGAACCTGTCACATGGACAAACCAAGCCACAGGTGACCAAGAGGAGTTAGATTTCGTAGGTGAAGATGAAAGAGAAGGGCTATGGATATGGGCCGAACCGGTAGCTGGGTCACCAGCAAAATACAAAAACGGTAGAATGGTAGACCGTGGTGAACCGGGCCACACATATGTTATTGGGGTTGATATCGCAACGGGTGAAAACAATGATTATAGTGCCATAGAAGTTTTTGATATCACTACTATGGAACAAGTAGCAGAATTCATGGGACGCCCTCAAGTCGCAGAGTTCGCCAAAATGGTTGATTGGGTTGGTAGGTGGTATAATACCGCATTAGTCAATCCAGAGCGTACTGGCATCGGCATACCATTCATACAAGACCTTCAAAACATAATATATCCTAGCATCTGGAGAGCCAAAAAACGGAAAACGCCAAGGCCCGGAGCCAAGGCCCGGTCATCGCAAGTTGGGTATACATATGGCCCGTATGGATTCCCAACAACCGGCCCCAGCAAGCCAACACTCAATAAAGCATTAATAAGCTATCTTGGGGGCCATGAGGGCGAAGGATACACAATCTATAGCCCGCGTTTGTATAAACAATTGCAGATTTATATCAGGCATAGGAATAGGCAAGGGATTGAGACCAAGAAAACTGGTGCCCAAGAAGGTCGTGGAAACCATGATGACTTAACAATAGCAGCAGCTCTCGCATTCGTTGCTGCTCCAGATGCTATTGACCTAGACCCAATGGGTTTAGTGCCAACTGGAAGCAAACAATTAGGGCGTGTGAAAACATCAACACAAGAAACTCGACCAAGCCCACAAGAGCAACAAAAGAAGATAATGAGCACAACTGATTATAACACAATCATCCCATTGACATACAACACAATGCATAAAGGCAATCCATCTCCTGAAGAACAATTAGGGGCATTTGCACAGCAGTTGATAACAACACCATCCAAGGTGCCAATAGTCAAGAAACCACGTATAGACATGAGGCCCCGATAAACGGGGCCTCATGTACGATTACTTAAAAACGTAGAACAAACGTCCCGCAGCACCTACGGGGTAGCACCTAGCATACTTGCTCATCGCACCAACTATGCCCTTGCTCTTACCTTCACTAATGGCATCAAACTCTGAATTTATAGCTTCGCATAATTTTTTAAATGATTCATCATCACTCAAGAATTCTATACCATTATCTTTCTGTGCTGACCGTACTACAACTTCAATGCCTTTACCAGCAGCAAACTTAGTGACAGATTCAGCTAGCCCCATGCCTTTATCAGCAGCTTCGCAATCAGTCTCATCGGATTCTTTGTCGTCATCCTCCTCTGATTCTTCTTTCTCATCTTTATCTTCCCACGGCTTACCTTCAGTAATCTCGTCAACTGGCTTTATAGTAGATTCAAATGGGAGACCTTCCTCGGCGTCCTCAGAATCCTCAACCTCCCCAGCATCTCCGTCTACAGCTTCGTCTCCGTCTACAGCTTCGTCTCCGTCTACAGCTTCGTCTCCGCCTTCTTCAGCTTCGCCTTCTTCGCCACCAAATTCAGCGGCTTCTTCCGCTTCAGGCTCCGGGAAGCAACATTGCTTGATTTCTGGCAGGTCCGCTATAGTTAGGGTGCCGTCAATTGCCAACTCACCGATCTTATCAACCAATTGCTCGCAATCAGTATGATCTAGTTCGCCTTCGGCGGCATCTTCAATATCATCAACTTCTTCGTCGCTTACTTCGGCCTCTTCTTCGGCCTCTTCTTCGGCCTCTTCTTCGGCCTCTTCTTCGGCCTCTTCTTCGGCCTCTTCATTTACCGGCTTTTTATCTTTATTAATTTGTTCATCCACTTCTTCAGTCTCGTCTTCGTCATCTTCGGCTTCATCATCGCCTTCAGTCTCAGCTTCTTCGTCTTCAACTTCAGTCTCAGTTTCAGTTTCTTCATCTTCCTCTTGCATCGAACCACATTCCGGGTCAGCAGCGCACTCATACCCCTTTTCTTTCACGAGCTTTACCAATGCTAGAAGTAAATCTTTATCAAGGCTAATAACTTGCTGTGCCATACCAATACCATCTGGGCTAGCATATTCAGGCTCCGTGTCAGGCCCCATATCTTCAGGCCCCATGCCCATTTCATAACCGGGGATTTTAGTCGGCATCGTTGGCTCGCCGAATTCATTCATTTCTTCTGCAATTTTAAGGATATCTTTATCAGACATTCTAAGCTCCATAAATTATTTGAATTATATTTGCACGATCACCAGAGAGAATTAAATCTCTATCAGACAATCCCTTATGCTCACTGTATGTTTTGCTGGGCGTTGTGTCGCCATAGACTTTATAAATATTCGCATTATTATTGCGAATTCGTTCAATCCAACAAAATTCCACCCCCCAATTATTCATCTCATTTAATATCGAGGCAGCATTATCAAAAGTCGTCAAATCACTCTGCTTATCTACCGCGATCCCAGCATACTCCACGATTAAAGTATCACCCCATACATTATGTATAATCTCATCTATTTTAGATAACTTACCATCACCATCACCATATTGCTCCACAGCTTTCCTGATAGCAATAGATTCTGAAATAGGATTAATACTTTCCGCCATTTTGACTATTTGGCCACGTGTAGCATTAATTGCAGCTTCGATAAATGCAGTTGATACGATTTTATTCTCCGCAAACCGTTCCGGATGGGCTTTGTTCCTCTTCCCCTGCCGCCTAACGGCGGCTTTGCCTACACTTGTTTTTGTGGGGTCGTTATTCGCCGGTCTATGTGGGGTCGCGTCGATATTCTTGGTGCGAGGCGTGACTTTTTTGACCCTAACCTTGCGTGCAACTCTCTCATCAACACCCTGCCGCTGGGTCTCAGTGATTTCGCCCGTAGGGACATCAGATTCTTCTATTGATGGTCCCATGGTGATTTTGCAATCTAAAACATCGCCATTACCATAAGTACCTAGGACCCTAATTTGATCGTCTCCAATAAGCTCAATAGAGGCAATCTTATTAGGGCCACAATCATATTGATGTATTAGTTTTTGAAGCCCTTCGACTAGTTGCTGCGTTGTTACCATGATTCATCCTCTGACGCCACAGACCCCAATTTTTGGTGTTGGTCATTCATGGGCGAATCTGTAAATTCGCTGCCTCTTAATCTAATCATTTTCAAAAAATTAGTAACTTGTGCCCTAGATTGATCAGATAATTTTACCAACTTGCCTATAATGCCTTCATATGGCCTATCATCAGTCTTCATGATAAATTCCAAAGCATCAATAATATCCATATGGTTCTTATTATATTTGCATATCTCTTTGGCCTCAGATAGGAATCTTAAAAATGCTTCATCTGTTTTCGGTGCTCTTTTATTATCTAAATGGACTTTATATGCATCAGAATTTTTATGGTCGCGGCTTTCTTTTTTAATATATGCCAATATTACTGTCCGTGCAACCTGTGAATTATGTGATATAATTCCATTAGCAACATAAGAGTGATCGTCTGAATCAACTGATATTTCACATACTGGGCTTTCTGACTCATCAATGCTTATAACTGGGAGCCAAATAGTTTTTACACTATTACTATTATATTGATTAAGCCTAGATTTAATCAATTTTATGTCTGGATCATCAATATGATTGTCCCAATTTTCCATTAATTCGCTGGCTTTATTTGCTTCACATTTAATCCTATCTTCGCGTATCGCTGTTCTTATTTTGTTATACCCCAATTTACCACAGCCATATTTCTTATATAATCTTCTAAAACTCGAATTCAAACCATATATGAATTCTCTGCTAGGCGTTAATTGGTGCGACTTCGCTTGTTTATAGCTGACCTTAAACCCTATCGAACTATAAAATTTCATTGACGCAGACGTAGAACATATCAATTGATATGTTCTACGTCTATTAGAATCATACTGTCTGTTATTTTTTATGAATCGCGATATGCTGCGGTTATCAATCTGTATTTTTGTTAAAATTCCCAAATTAAGTAGAACCATTCGCAATTGTCTAATTAACATAATAGATGTACTTGTGTACCCAACACACCCATTATGCTTCGATGAATGCCCATTACCATCAAACAACCCAGACAACATCGATATGATGTTGTCTTTAGACGCTATGAGCATTCTATGTGGAATTATTTTCTCACAAGCACTATCTCCTATTTGTAATAATTTTATAAATTCCACAAATCTTTTATTGTTACACACTATACATTGCCTATCTGGATAGTGTATAAATTTTAATCCAAGGTTATTATTGACTAAAGCATCTATAACATCACTATTTATATTATATATTGCTAATTGTCCATGTGAGCACGAACCTTCAGCAATATATAATCCTATGATATATGCCAGTTCTGAGTTCATTACATTCGGCAATTGCCAATCTATTGATTTGACCCCACTACATCCAGCCCGATTTTCTGTTAGCTCTATATCTGATAAATTATTATCATCAACAAAAAATTGTTGGTTATACTGTATAGTTACCAAATCGCCAATAGATATCTTATTTGCTTGCTTCCAAGCACCATCGCATAAAATAGAATGCTCAGGTGTACACCCTATTTCAAATCCGAGTTCAGTTTTTATGTCTAAAACACGTCTTGATGTCTTCGTCAAACCAGCTACTACTTTACTAGGCTTACCACCTTCCCCTATTGTCCAAATTTCTTGTTTATCATCATACTTGTTTCTAGTAGAAACATTCTTAATATTATTAATACCATTTGTCGTAAGAAGCAATGTATCAGGCCGCACACACCACATATTGAATATCTTAGAGCACCCACGATATATTACTCTACTTGGAATCTTTTTGCATGATGGGCATTTCAACCGCTTTTTTAGAACATCCTCAGGTGTTATGATATTGTATTCGGTTGGTTCTGGGTTGTGTATACATGATTCTGCAGGGCGAATTGGATTATAGCAATTAGCACAATGAACCCTCGCTTTATATTTATATAATGTCCTCTCTATTTGAACCCAAGCCGTTTGATATAGGTCCATGAATGCCGATTCTTCCTGGCCTGGATAGATGCGATGTAGATTGTGTGCCCTTATAATCTGGCGTATCAATTCCTCAGTATTCTTCATGATATTGTCGCGCAGAGCCGCATCGGTGCAACCAGTCCACCGATATCGCAACATTAAATCTTCGACCTTATTATTGTCGAAATATAATTTTCGGTCTGGCGACGTAGGGGTAGGAAATATAATAACTTCAGGAATTTTACTCATAGTAAATTTATATACTAATGAAGCGACGATAAAGCGCGTCATTTATATTTATAATTACAATTCTATATGAATATATTGACGGGCAAAAATGTAACGTTAAATTCACCTCTCATAGATGAACTTCAACTTCTTTCCTCCCCATATCTTCTTATATCCATTAGCCTCGGCATATTCTCCCTCCTTCATCCTCATCTTGACAGCATGATTATATAGAGTTTTCTTATGCATCACCCACCCATCTTTTGAAGCATACCAATAATCTGGTCTTACTTCGCCATCTAGTTTAAAATTTGCTGCTTTGTAAACTGCGCCATCATGATTAAAAGTTGTATCACAATAAGAAATAACACATTTAAACTTTGTATCTAGCTGCTTTATGCATCGTGAAACAAACCATGATGCAAAATTCTTTTTCTGATACCTCGGATGGATACATAACCGAGACAAATCCCTGACTTGATTAACAGCACATGATTTTATTCTAATATTCTGCCTGCTTAATGGTGAGAAGACACAGACTGCGATCAATTCATTGACAAGATAAGCACCATACGCAATTCCACCACGCCCGGCGTTCGGTAAATAATGATATTTCGAAAGTAATAATTTGTAATCTTTGGCAGAACATCGTCTTATTTCTAAATCACTAAAATTAAAATTAATAGTTTCTAATTCTGTAATCCCTAACCAATATTTTATTAATTCATTGATTCTATGGAAATTAGCAAATTCATGTTCCCATAAGTATTTAAGTTCGTATTGGCCTTGAAAGTTATTCGCAATATACGAAGCCTTAGATTTATCATTAACAATACTTTTTTTTAAAGAGTGCCAATAATCGCCTTGGCATTCTATTAATAGGTCTGGTTTATTGCTTCTCGGGACTACACAATCAAAAGTCCATGGTCCGATTTTACATTGTGGGTCGTCAAGCCTATCATTATATTCTCTATAATATTGCACACCTAAATCATCTAAAATCGAATAAAGAATACCTTGAATATTAGAAACTTTTGGGCAATTAGCCCTAGCAACAGCCATTTTCTCCTTAACTTCAGGACGGTTTAATGAATCTGAAATTTTATGACCAATTTCTTGTTTGTATTCCTCTGATGATTTCGAGTTGAGTATTTTCTTCCTATATGCTGCGTCTCTCCATAAATTAGATGACCTCTTAGAGGCCATATTGATGAATTCTTCATCATGCAACATCTCTTCCATATTCTTCCTATATTCTTTATCGCTCCATTGAACCTTCATTCTGTCTGAAACTTGTTTGCGGAATTTCTCACCGCGAAAAATCTCTATTAAAGCATTCCTAAAATCAGGGTCAGACCACATCGCCACATTTGCAGCAGAACGTCTCTTCCGAGCTTGCTCTGTATTACATGATAATTTATGCCTGCGACGATATTCCTCATCTTCCCATAGCTGTTTTGATTGTAATGAAAGCTTAGCTTTGTGTACTGGGTCATTGCCCAACCGCTTCATCGATTCGGAAATTTTACTGCCGAAGCAGCTCTTGCAATATCGCGACTTTTTCCGTTTTATTTCTTTATAGACAATATGATAAATCTTGCCACAATTCGGGCATTTATAAATTACTCTTTTGTTTGATAATTTAGAGGTGTCTCTTGTAATTTTATATATAGAGAATGTTTTATCCCAGTCAATAAAAGCATAAAAGTTATTTTGGTCTTCTAAATCTTGATTTAATGAATTTCTGTGCATCAATAACACCTTTTTTAAATATTACTTTAGCATCATATCCCATACTAACTATGGTTTTTAATCTTTTTCTTGAATGCCCATATAAATAGTGGTTACATAGAAAAAAGAAATCATATATCTGTGCACATCCACGCTTATTTTTGCGTACAGCTCGCCCGACTTTTTGATTAAAATCCGATTGCAGCTTGCCGCCAGTTGCTATTACTAGGATTTCACAGCCACCTTTCAAATCCAATCCACGCTTGACAATCTTACCGCCTATCAATACTCTAGTTTCTCGATTTTCAAAACTTTGTATTGTTTTTTTGCGTTCAGTCATACGATGGTCGCCACATATAAATTTAGAGTCGCTTATTATACTCTCTAACGCATAACCTAGCGGCTTGCTCTCAACTAAAATTAACGCACCATATGATGGGTCGATCAAGCTTTTTTCTGTCACTACCTTAACGAGCTTATGGAATGATGGGCTTTCAATGAGATGTTCTTTCATAGCAATATCATAAGCAGATTTGTCTTTGATATTCGCATCGTCGCCAACTGCAAGTGCTGTATATGACACAGGGATGATTCTGCCAATTTTTTCTAATTCTCTGCGATCAACTTCAAAAATTATATTCCCAAGATGTTCCCTAAGAAGCATATTATTTACAGGCTTGCTGGGGTCATATGGAGTCCCCGAAAAGCCATATCTTCTACGCCCTTTAAACCAATGCCAGAATAAATTCCGCCAATGCCGTCCAGCAACGTCACATTCATCTACTAATAACAAATCGCATTTGCTAACTATCTCTCGCAGCTTCCTGGCATTTCTGCGACGAGTTTTAAATGCTTTCAATTTCTTGGCATACGTCTCTGGCGTATCTTTTTTGGTTTTCTTTGGTACTGATGGTATAGTCAATGATTGGAACGAACCAACTATAATCTGTTGCCCATTCGGCCTCCTACCAGCATAAAACATACCAACTTCTTCTGTAACGCCCCTTAACTCAAGACGATTTTTAAGCTGGTCAACCACCACTGTCATATCACATAAAATAATGGTCGGGCAATTCATGATTTTGGCTATACCAGCCATCATCTCCGATTTGCCACCGCCAGTAGGACATGAAATAATCCCAACTTCCTCAGTACACACTGATTTGATTCCATCTATCTGGTGCTGGTCTAATGTAATCCCAGATAACAAATCTGGTGTAACATCTGATGCCTTTGGTTTGTATTTTGGCGATGGCCTATTATCCACAATCATCAATGGCAGCCCATGCTTATTACAAGCAGCCTCCAATTCATGTAAGAACGGGCGTGCCAACCTATGATGAAATTTGTTATATTTATGATATACGCCATCAAAAAACCCAACACCAGCATCTATATATTGTGCTCTTGGATGCTTAACACTAAATTCATCATCTAAGATACCTTCTTCAGCCACCGAGGCTTGTTCAATATATATCCATTTGTCGTCAATAATCCTAGCTAGCATCAAAAATTCTCCGCCAGTCATTCAACATAGCCCGTTTAATCTTGCCTTTTAATTTATGATTACTCAAAATATCCATACGCGCCAATATCAATTCTTTGCCACTAGGCATCATGCACCGCTCTAATTTATCTAACTTTATCATCGCCTCATGGCATTTCTCAGACAATGACAAATATACTTCTGAAATATTCCCTTCAATATACCATCGTACTATATTAGACATACCACGTGCATACTTTTTCCCCAATAAATCAGCGTGTGCAACCAACTTATAATCCGCTTTAACTCTATCTATTAACTTATCTTCTGAAATATGACCCTGCAAAATCACATCGCAGCATTCTGACAACACTCTCTCTGACGTTAATAGAGAAAGCCCCTTATGCAATTGTTTGTTTTTAGTAGCATATTTAATTATCGCTTCAATTAGTTGGTGTATAGCATCAGTTGATGCCTCCATCTCTTCCAATTTTTTAACAAACCCAACTAAATATCGCCACTTATATGTCTTTTTAGGGTCAGTATTCTTTGGAAATGTTAAAGAAATACCTGCCTTTCTGAACTTATCTTGGCAGTATTTAAAAATCTTCCAAATTTTAATATCAGGAGTTTGCACAATGTCAGATGACATAATTGACCCTCAAATAGAAACTAAACAACCTCAAAATACTAACGACGACGCAACCACTACAGATGAGCAACGTGGTGACTTTTTCGTAAAAGAGTTAGATGAGAAATTAAACACTGAAGATGTCAAAGTTGCGTTTGTATTTATTATAGACCCCAAATCAAAACAACCAATTTTATACTGTCGAGGAACGACATACCAACTAGCCAAAGTCACAGTAGATATGGCGAAGTATTTTAAAACGCGTTTAAACCAAGAGTTGGAAGTATAATGTTAAATACATGTTTAAATAGTGACAGCCTCAGTTGGATGCAATCGACTACCAATCCCTTTGCTGACTTAATTATTGCAGACCCTCCATTCAATATAGGATATCAATATGATTCCTATAATGATGATAGGTCTGATAGCGATTACCTTGGTTGGTGTGGGAAATGGTTAACAGAATGCAAGAGATTGCTACACGCAGATGGCAATATGCTTGTATGCATGGGCGACGAATATGTGTCAGATATTGATATCTTGTGCCGTAAACTGAAATTAAATCGCGAAAATTGGATTATATGGCATTATAAATTCGGGCAAAGCGGAAAACTAGATACACGCAAAAGATTTACTAAAAGCAAAGTACACATATTGCGATATACAAAAAGCCGAACTCCGTATTTCGACGCCGCTAGTGTAGCAATTCCGTCAGACCGACAACGACAATATAACGACAAGCGTGCAGACCCTCGTGGGAAATGCCCAGATGATACATTTGTATTCAAACGCATTGCCGGGACCCACCATGAGAGGGTGAAAGGTATTGCCACTCAAATGCCAGTTGCTTTATTAAGAATTTGGGTTCGTTCCATGTGCAAACCTGGCGGTACAGTTTTTGACCCATTCCCAGGCAGTGGTGCAAGTCTAATAGCGGCCAAACAAGAAGATAGGAATTATTTTGGTGTTGAGCTAAGCCCCAATTACACCCAAAATATTTTAAATAGGCTCAAAAGCATTTAAATATTATCTTGCTGCTTCATAATAATATTTAATCTCTTTGTTCCCTAAAGAGATTAATTCATTGATATCAACACCGGGGTCGCCACTATCTACTTTGCCAGTCACCAGAATATTGTCAGCTGGCGCGAAGATATCAACATATTTGACACCATCAACCTGGTTAATTGCATCATATAATTGAGAAACGAACAACGCTTCGCCCAATTCCCAATTCTTCAAGGCGAAGAAATCTTCAATGGCCTTATCAACATTAATCCTCACGATAGACGCATCAGAACTCCTACTAATAGCCACAGTAGCGTCTATATCTATAGCTCTTATCTTACCGTCTAGAACCACAGCGTCATCAGTTAACGCATTTAATTCATCAACATAGCTTTCAACTGCACGTTTCAATCCGGCGGTCGGTGCTATCGGCCCACTAGCGCCCTCAGCCAGGATATATAATTCAACTCTATTCGCATTTAAACCAGTACGAACTGTCGCAACTGCTTTAGATACTGTACCAAACACAGGATGGCTGTAAGACCCCACCAATTGTGCATAATCGGTTTCAGTAATAATCGCTTCATGCGTAGCAAAATCTCGTGGTGCCCTCTTTTTTGCTTCTTCAATATTCTCTTTATCAGTGCCACCAGAACTCGGGGTGATATTCCTAAAAGTGACTATCACTGGGGCTGTAAATGGGAAATCAGGCGTAGCGGACCGCTGTTCATTTATAACTCCAGCACCAATGCGACCTCTAAGACCACCGCCCACGCGGTATGTCATCGAAATTTCTGAGCCAGCTACAGGGATGACACCGGTGCTATTGTCGCCGAATATAAACTCTATTCGATTATCAAAAAATCTAACTTCATAAGCTTTATCATTAGCATTAGCACGTTCTATAAAGTCAATTTGATTCCATTCTTCTGTGATGCCACTACTAGTGATTTCAACTTTAATAGGTGATTCAATAGCATTATCGCTCAAATTGATGGTTATCTTTTGATTTGCCCCGCCATCACTGGTGACTTTAGTGTTGGTAGTAGTACCCTCAACACCATATGCAACCACACCACGTTTTCCAGACGGAATTACTATTTGGCTAGTCAAATCAGTGGGCGACCTAAACAACTCATACACCACAGCATCACCATCTTCACCAATAATTGAAAATTGCGACCCGGCAGTAATACGCACATCAGAGCCAACTGGGTTCACAACCGAACATTCAACATCAGTAACTGCTGGTGTCGCACGCCGAACAGCTTGCCCAATCAATGCCAAATGATTTGCAACCGCTTCCTCTGTAGTAGCAGTTGGCAAGAATGACTCATTCGTTAGCATATCGGACCGCAAACTAAGAACTGCCGTAAGATACGACAGTAATTCTACCAACATCATCACGCCATTATTATTAACAAAATCATTAAAATCATTTGGGAAATACGTCTTGATATACTCAATTAATGCACGTCTTGCAGTAGAAAATTCTAATGCACTAAAATCTATTTTCCGAAGTTCTGATGGCGGAAGAAGTACACTAAACTCTTCTGGGTCAGTTGGTAGCTGAAATAACGTGCCTTCACTTGTCATATTATGTCTCCAACCTAACGATAGGTACTTCTATCTCTTCTTCGAATATATGATTGGGCTCATTAGTAAATGTGCCACTCAACTTAATACGCAGTATAGACTCATCTTCATTCACAACAAATGAAACATTAATATCCACACGTGGCTCATTTACCGACAATTGCCTTATGATGTCGCCTTTTAATTGGTTAGTTAACTGGTCATCTAATGGGTCGAATACAGACGCATTGATTAATGTGCCCCAATCAGGACGCATCACACGTTCACCTTTATTCGTTAATAGTAATTGCAAAACATCATTAACAATAATTTGGTCACCAGATTGCCTTGACATAACATTCTGATGGCCTCCGAAAAAAGGCGGATTATAACCGTAGTAATTAATTGCCATATTAAGTTATCAACGTAGCTAGAGACCTAAGTTCGTCGTGCTTAGCCCTGATTGAGTCGGGCAACGTGTTCAATTCTACAATATCATTATCTATGGTTTCCTGTGCAGTGTTTTTTGATTGTTCTACTTGAGCCTTTGCATTCTGAATTCCTATATTGCCAGGGTCTTTATCTAAAATGATATCCAAACCACTAATAACCCTATTAGCCTCGTTGATAATTTTTTGTTGGCTTATAATATCAACTTCTAAATCATCTTTGCGCTTCTGCAAACCTTCCAATTCTAACAAAGTTTGTGTTTGTACTGCAACAGCATTTGCCTCGATATTTAAAAGTTCATCATTATTTAGCCCAATATTTTCTGGCCCAACCCGCAATAAATCGTGTTGTGTCTCAATAGCACTATTTATTGTTCCCACAGAATTAGTGGTCTCATTAGTAAATTCTAAAACCTCCCCCACATAAAACAATTGGCCGCCCACGACTGTATCTGCTGGTTGATTATTCTTAATAGTAAATATCAACTCACCCAAATTTGCCCTTCGAACAGCATCAGACATAGTTCTTGGGCTTCTTGCTCTAGCCTCGATACCAGTTGGTATTTGGCTAGTATTTAATGGCAATCTTGGCGGGTCAGTATCACTTACAGTATACACCACACTAGTAGACTCATCCGGGTCTTGTGGGAGAACTGTTACATACGAGCCTGTTGGATAATTAATTATCATAGTCTATTTTCTGGTTCTACTTTACCAGGTAATGCTTCCACTTGTAAATTTGATACTGGGTCTCCACCTCCAGATGCCTCACCAATCCCTCTGCCACTAACCACTGCGGGCCGTTCTGCGTTCGGAAGTCGTGCAAAAACATTTGTTGCGTGAATACTGCCATTTGTACGCAAAGCATCTGGCCCAAATGTATAATTCGTTCCGCCAGCATCCATCCGTATCTGGTTACCACTCATCTCTATAGCATTACCACGCAATCCAACTACTTTATCAGATATAATTTCTACATTCCCAGCACAATATATTTGTACTTTCCCAGATGATTCTGCATTATGTAGTACTATATTATTATCATTGTCGTCGAGCCAAATATGAATATTCGAACCATCTTTGGCCCGCCATATCCCAACAGATTCTTGCCTACTAAACCAGATACCACGTTTATCTATGTCAACAATTTCAGTCCATGGGTTGTCTTCTGGCGCGTCATGGATTTCAATCCCAGCGTGTTCACCAGACGCAGCAGCCCCCAATTTCTGGGTTCTTGACGGGTCGCCAGAACCAGCCCTACTTTTTAATCTAATCGCCTCCCTGCCATGGTCTAAAATAAGATGGTGTGTAGATGAAGCCAGATTCTGGCCCTCAGCAGAACTTTCTAGAAATTCATTGTCTTCTAAATTTTTCCAAGACGACGGGAAAGATGGAAGCCTACTACAAATAGCCAAGAATTCTTCGTTATCATCCATCTCCATCAATTGGCCCATCGGTGTGCCCCAAGTAGTGCTATTTCTATCTGGGCGTTCATCAAATTGCCAATAATACCCAATTGGGTTGCCAGACTGCTCACTATATGGGTCAGCTATAGTACCAGGAGTCGCTCGGCCTTTAACCAACACCCCTATACCAATGTCGGTATTCTTTAAATCTGGATTCTGTGCTTTTTTATTATCACTAGTGCGGTCATCTAAAGCTATTTTTATGCCGCTCCTAGTGACGAAACGAATAAATCTAGCATCGTCACCAAATTTGTCTTCATCATCAAGATTTGGCTCTTTAGCTTCATCTATCAGCAGCCGCTTTATAAATTCATCTTCTTCTGGGTCTGAGCCAACATCACATAATTGGATTAAATGACCACCTTTGGTGCGCATTTTAACCCAACGCTGGTCGTCCCCATCACCAATAATACGCACATCAGACGAAAATTCACCCTCTCTGGTTTTGTTCCACCCAACGTCACGCATTTCAAACTTGTGGCCATATCTTGTGAGTTGCATTATGCGGCGTTGGTCATGGCCTGTTGGGTTATCTTCATGCAAGACTCGCTGCATGTATTTCCAACGTGCGATTTCAAATTCTTCATCATTATCAAAATCACCTTCAAATTCACCCAACCCGCCTTCTTTTTTCCAAACATAGCCCATATCAGCTTGCAGAATCAGCATCCCATACTTAGTAAGACGACACATCATTTTAGAATCAGGATTGTTTGATTCTGGTATATGTTGCGATTGCTTGAAATCGCTCTTAGTCAGTGGGTCTGCATCCGGCGGCGGCGTCTTCTCGGCATGCTCAGCCGGGAAAAACCCCGTTGCATTGTGGATATCTAAACTTCCATATCGGTCTTGCCAACCATGGCTCATTGGCCTTTCATCTTTTGGTAGATATGCTTCATCATAATCATCTGGTGGTTGAGTGACATTGCTATTCTGGTCCACTGGGATTTGTGTTTTGCCGTACAGAGATGGTAGCGCATAAAATTTTCGCCTTGTTGGGTCGGCGAATCCAGTATAAATAGGGCCATATGGATGGTTCTTCTCAAAAGTTATCCATATATGGTCCCCTATGCATGGATAAGAGAATCGACCGCATCTTTTCGTGCCCAAATCATATGCTGGCACCGCCCACGGGCAATCATCTGGTTTTAGGTCCCAGTCATGCAATTCCGGCATTTTAAACCGAACACGCCGCATCCGTAGTGGGTCGTTTGTTTCGACAACCACGGCACGATATGTCCCATTAAACCGAATCTGCAGCGGCTTAATTCGTTGGGCAAAAAAGCTGTCCCAAACTTGCGAAAGGTTGTCGCTCATTATGTTCCAAGCACATAAGCAGCACTGGGTATTTGCACTTCGTCACCAGCCCTAGGCCAATTTATATCTGTCTTGTTATTGTAGTACAAAATAGCCCACCAGAAATCTACTGAACCCAAATATTGGGCAGCAATCAAATCTGCCCTACCAGCTTGGCTTGCAGTAGCTACTATAGTAGATGTTGGTGTTGATTCCAACCAATCTTCGCCAGACCACAAACCTAATGTTTCTTTCCCATTGTGTTTGATAGCACTGGTATTCAAATATCTAGAATTTAACGGCACATCAACCATCATTATCTCCATTGAGGTTGCAATATAGTCGAGACTTCACTTAACCACGGAAGTTTAATCATTTCTTTTATTTCTCCGCCTTCTCGTATCTCTCCATTTGACCACAATTTTAATTTCATGGAAAATTCAGTCTTTAGTGGATAGACACCAGTACCGTCATTGACTATAGTATCACTATGGCTAATATCAATGCTCTCTGACCTAAATGATATCCCATCTGTGCTTGTAACCAAACCGATAACATCATAGCATTGGAAATGAATACTTTGGTCTTTACTCTTAAATGCATTATTCGTTTGGTAATAAAAACCGCGAATCCTCTTAACTGCCTTAGCGATATTTTCACAATTCCACACATAGTTATTACTATGCTTCGAGCCAGTAACTATATACACCCATTTGAGTGTTATGGACCTTGGTTTAGACCCTTTGAATATGGCCATTGGTTCAACATTAAACATACTCCGCTCTTCATAATCTATGCCCTTATTATCTGATTTAAGGACAGGCGGAAATTGAAACTTAACAACCCATGGCTCTACCTCACCCCTCATATCTAAGACAACCTGGCTTATCAGTTTATTATCAATTGTAGTTAGTTCAAATCCCATAATTATCACCCAAGACCAGAACCCCATTGGTTAGTTTGTGTCGCCAAACCCTTGTCTTTTTCAGCAATCTCAGGCAGCCACAGTACTACCTGCTTCCTAATTTCTTCAAGGTGTGCTGTAGTTTCACCACCAACAATTATATCTGCAACTATAGATGTTAATGTTCCTAACGCACCCTTTATGTCCTCAAGTAGTTCGGTCTGTCCAGCCCTATCTTCAGCCTCTCTTTGTTTATCTTCGAGTTCTGTCTTAACAGTCACAGTGGCCGCTGTGCGTACCATCTCATCTAGCCCAGACAATTTCAGTAGCCACATTGAACGAGTTACTTCCATTATCGCAGAGCTAACCCGCGCAGCAGAATTCTCAACATAATATGCATATGCCCGCATTCCGTTGCTAATAGTCCATAAAGCCATGGAAATTCCACGTGCCATATGCAGCATCTTATTGCTACTAGTTATTTCATCTGGTAGTCTCGCGAGCTTAGCAAATTCAGCATTAAATGTTGGCAGCCTATCGACAGCTGATGAATCTATAGCATCAAGAATCTGCTCTATACCACCAGATAGAATTTTAGCCCCAGCCCGGAACTTAACCCACGAGGCGTCTGCTATTTGCCAAGAGCCAGCATTGATAGCCCGCATAGCATTATAAAAATGCTTACTAGTTGCTTCCAATGTAGCCTCTCGGCCAGACAATGCACCAAATATATTATTAATTCCGCCAGCCATTATTATGCTAGCTGCATAAAATATTGCACCTGGCACTATGAGTGCAGCACCCACCAACATTGCTGCTGATAACATAGCCATGCCTGCCACCAGCAATACACCAGCCGCAACTGAAGTGGTGCCAAAGAATAACAAATCTGTGCCAAGCTGAACTAGTGGAATCTCTGCCATCACAGAAAATGCATGTGCAGCAATTAAAATTGAGGTGGCTATAAGAATCAACGCAACGCCGAATACCACAAATGCAGCAGCAACCACTATTAATGCTGGCCCAAGCGGTGCCAATAATGACATTGTAATAGCTGCCGCAGCCATCAGTGCTATTATTGCTATCAGCCCATACCACATATCTGCGCCATAGGTTTTAAATCCCCAACCCATAAGAATCAAAGCGCCAGCGAATATCAGAATCGCTGCACCAACCACCACCATAGCTGCGGCAGATTTCATAGCACCTTGGAATGAGTCGATAAAAGCCCTTATGCCCTGCCCAAGCTTCTTAAATAGGCTTGGCTTAGCAACACTTTCAATTGCTGTGCTTGCGCCCTTGGCAGCACTACGAAGACTCCAAAGCCAACCAACAAACTTCAATATCATTAATTTCTTCAACACAACACCCAAAGCGACCGCAGCCATACCCCATTTCATTATCCACATAACAATACCAGATATCGTTGGGTATGTGTCTTGAAGGGTCTTAACCCATATCGTAAACTTAGCAGTCGCTATTACTATTGGTGTAATGAATTCGACAAACTCTTGTTTAAGATAATCCAATGCCCCAGCAAGCGATCGTGTAGCATCTTGTAATATTCGCTCTTTACGTGCCTCTTCACTGATTTGTTCTATAGATACCTGCCCAGCATCTATTCGCTTCTGTAATTCAGCAGTATCTATCCCCCTGGCCTTAGCAGCATTTTCGAACGCATCAGTCATCTCTGACAACTGCTTGACCGATACACCAAGCATATCTTTGGAGAAACTCTCTCGCATATGCTTCGGCAGGCCATCTATTATATTCATCCACTCACCAGCGTTGCTAGCCATAATAGCAAATTGCTGGCCAGGGTCCTCTAAATCTATTGCTTCCCCTAACAAAACAATATATTTCTTAGCATCTTTATTTAATTGGTCGAATATTTGAGATAATTCACTCATATCCATACCAGCAGCCTTAGCTTCTCCGGCCCAAATCACCATCTGTTCTGATGCTTTTGTTATTCCTTCTTCAATATCATCAAACCCAGTTGCCAGCAATCTAGCATTGTCCGCCATAACTTTATTGAGTACATCAGCATCTTTGCCTGTAATGCCGTACTGCGCCATAGCATTTTCAGTCTTATCTAAATGTTTCTGTAGCGAGGCATTCTCTATCCCCAATGCCTGCCATGACTTTGCGAGTTTGGCTGTTTGTTCTACAGACGCCCCTGTTCTAAGCGTGAATAGCCCAATCGTCGTAGCCGCCGCTTTCATGCTATCCTTGTCTATCGCCACATCAGCCAGTGCTTTAGCTGCAGCCTCAGCTTCCTTTTGAAGCAAAGCAGATTCCGTAGCTATTTTGCGTGTCATACTTGCCATATCTTGCAAACTGCCATATAGTTGATAGTTTTGATTCCTCCAGTTTGCAGCCTGTTTTGCATTCTCAGCGAACATCTTAGACCAAAACGATATCTGCCCAAGCAACGTTCCAAATTTTACTAGATTATCATATTGCTTCCCTAATCCAACCTCTTCAAATGCCTTAGCCCATGCGCTAGTGGAGTCCACAGCACCATTAATCTCTTTCCTAATCCTAGTTATATCACCAGCCAAAGTAGATATTTTGGCTGGCTGACCTGGGAATAACTCCATATCTTCTTTGGAAATTCCCTTCAATATAACTTCGACACCTTCCAAAGTTCGCAAGACATTTTGCATCTCCTCAGTGTCGTCTTTATGCAACCTAACCATCATATCGGCACGTTTAATTAAATCCTCCTGAAGCGCGAGTATGGTTTGAGTCTGTTTGACTTGCTCGCCACCAACCTTATGCATTTCGTCAAAAGCCACATTTAGAGCCTGCACTTCTTGCGCAGCTTGCTGTAAAGCCTTAAACATATCGCCAAGGCTTTGCTCATCAATAGACATCATTATAGATAATTCACTAACGCCGTCCATACTATTATCCTATCGCACTAGCATTCCAGTCGAGCCTCGCAAGATACACATCAGTGTCCCACCCACGAGCCGACAAAATATGATGCCAACCATAAAGAAGCCAATCACCATCCAAAAATCGAGGTTTAGTTCCGCCGCCATCTTCGTCATTAGGCTTTAACCATCTAACAGTTACTTTAGACCTACCTAGTTCAGTAGAATCATACAACCTAGGTTGCCCTCTAGCAGTCACCCTAAGACGCATCAACATATTAAGCATTTCCATATACTTTTGGCGGGCACGGCCATCGATATACTTTTCATATTTATGTCCAATCTCGCCACCACTATAAGCCTCAGGAATAGAGGAAATATGCGTCCAACCTCTCTTCGAATATGGCCGAAAAATACCAGTGCCAGATATTGTGCCAGTATCTGTTTTAGGCTTAGTAAAACTCTGTCGTTTATTGATTTTTGGGCTTACTTTGTTGCTAGTATTTTCATCTTTTACATATACTATATTCTCTTTATCGTCCAAAATTTTATCGAAATATTGGCCAGACATTGCCGACATACCACTCGTCAGCAATTTAACATTCAATGCCGATATAAAATTATCAGCCAAAATCTCCCACTTCAAAATATCAGGTGCATTATTGCCACCGCCACCATATGACAACACAAATGGCCCATCATCGCCAGGTATCCCAACTGGATATTTCAATGACGGAGTATATGATTCCTGCACATTTATAGAAATAATCTTCTCTTGTGAATCTTGACCATTTGCAACAAGCCACGATGTTTTATGCTTCGTAAATGGGCTAGACCAATCCAATAACGACGAAATAAATGTCTTTGGGTCCTGCCGCATCATCCAATATGTGCTAGCTTCATCATTTGTTTCACCAACTTCAAACTTAGTTGTAAATCCGCCTATTGACTTCGGAATATAATCTTTCAACACTTGGCTTATTACACCACCAGGCCCACCAATCTTCCCATTATAAGCTGTACCAGAGCAGTCTCCAGAATTAACAAAATAAGATATTGGGTCTACTGCTATGAATTCAAACGACCCAAGCATTGAATCTTTACCAGATGCATGTAAATCAGAAATCAACGCAATCATCGTCTTAGTTTCGAAGACTGGTTGCGACATCCATTGCAGCTTAAATTCCACTAATGTGAGTTTATCGGACTGCCTGCCGGTCTCCAATAACGCACCATTATCTTCAATTACAGTATCTAGAATTTGGAAATATGGGTCTTCTACTTTAACACGAATCACATATCCGCCATTAACCATGCTTTTCCATTCTAACCGAATCACATGGCCACTAACATCTACGCGTCTATCGCCTATTTTGCACTTAACTGCCCAAGTTGCGCCTGAAGGCGTGCCCATAAATACTCCTTATCCAAAGTATATTTTATCAATCACTTATTAGTAGTAAATATATATACGAATACTATGAAACTTTATTGGATTAGATATCAGCGTGGCAATAACAGCCCCAAGCGAATGCTAGTGTTAGTTCTTGGAACTAAAGATAATAAATTATATTGCCTAGACACAGACAAACTGAATAGTTCAGACAAAGAATTTATTAGGTCTAGGAATAATTATTTTAGCAAATTAGGTCTAGAGGACCGAATCACACAACTAAGAGATGTAAGACCAAGCGTAATGAAGTGCTACAGAACAATAAGTACTAGTAATTTTGTTGTCGACAAAGAATATAGTATCAATTCGAGTTCATAATAAATTCGATTATATCGCTCTGTGTCAGTGGCCTTATCGAATTTTCAAATATATCACGGATTTCTGACCAATCCATTACTTTCTTGCTGCCTAAATCATTCCAATCTTTAGTATATTGGTCGTCGCCATATTTTATTACAGGCGGTGTGGCGTAATATAACTTATTAAAGTATGGTGACAATAATTGGTAATTAGAAATTATACTGTCAATCCCAGCTTTGTCGTTATCTGGCGACAATATAACTCCATTGACCGGATTTAGTATTCGAATCTTCTTAACTTGTGCATTAGTAAGTACAGCACCACCACTTGCGATGCATTGGTCATCTAGAGTTATGCTATCAAATATAGCTTCAGTAACAATCACATAATCACTTGGCTCTACCATATCAAAGCCATATAAAAACATGCCCTTCGTGACGCCAACATTTTCAGAAGGAAACCTAAATACTTTGTTTAGCCTATTTCTCTCTTGCCAATATACTAATGAATCGTATTCATAATATGGCCATACCACATTCATTGAATGATAGTATAGGTTATATTTCTCGATGCCATCTAAATTAATACCACGACTAGCAAGCCACGACGTCAACATCTTGGCAGTTGTAGTACTGGCATCAGCCAAAGGCTCACTACCTGCTGGCAATGCAATATCATATTTGCGTTCTTCTTCTTCTACTTTTCGTTCGTTTCTCAGCTTCGCATATATAGAACCCATAGTAACATCTTTACCACAGACCTCTTTAAATGCCTCTACAAATGAGCAGTTTCTATACAGCTGTACGAACCTAAGAAATGTGCGTGACTTGCCTTTAGCCCAATCATCGCCGCGCCAATCATGTGCTATGGCTTTAGAAATAGATATATTGAATTTATACCCGGTATCATCGCAAAACGGACTATTAATTAAATATTCGTCACCATTTTTACGCGTTTTGTAATCAAAATTCGCCTCTATCCATGCTCGGATTTGTGCCGGTTTCGGCTTGAACTTCAGTTTACCCATATACGTCAAATACTATGAGCTGAACAGATCGCGAAATACTGCATCGAATTCTTTAACTTTTTGTGCTTTATATTCTTCAGAGAATTTGGGTGGCTTTTCACTGCACTGCATCTCATAAGCAAAGCTACAAGCGTCACATGGCTTGCCGTCTATTTCGCCATAGCCTCCGTTGCAACAGTTATTGCCACATTTTCCGCATCTTACAAATGCGTCACAACAAACACCGCAATAATCCCAAGTGTGTTTTATCATATTGTTGGTGTTCTTTGCGGTAGTATCGGCGACCGCTTAATCTTGTTCATGATATGTACCAATGATGAACGAACATCTTTTTTAATAGCCACAATCGTCGGACCATTTAAATAGCATGTAGTAACATCATATGTAATCGGAATATTATCCAAAGTATCATTTCGCAACACAAACATATAATAATCTTCTATGTTTCTTCCACGCTTCCAAAGCATGACTCTAGCCTGCAATGATTGGTATTTTGCACGGTCAAATAAATACCGTTCCAACTTTAAATATGGAAATTGATTTGGAACTTGTTCTGTCCTTACCGAGTCGCTACTTGATTGTATGGCAACATATAATGCACCAGATGGCACAGTTACAATCTGTGGCCTGTGAGGGCCTTGTGCTGTGCCATTATCAATATCTTCATAATAAGGAGCTGGGCCTAATAGACCAGCAGGGGCATATCTAAAATATACACATTGCGTAGCATAGACCGTATGGGTCTGTGGGTTGCAACCTTCGAAAGTTATTGTGACGGTTTGCGACCCATAATTGTTATTCCATTGATTTTGGTCATGAAACCCCAACACCAGCTCATCTGCTGATAATGGGACTTCAGCCACGTAATCTGACCCAATAAAGAAAGGTTCACTAACTATCGCATCTTGGTCACCCAACGATAAGCCAAACAATTCATCCACGCTTAGTCTATATAATTCCCCAAGTTCGAGATGGAATAGGCTTGCATCAGTGCCAGCCCAAAAGCCAATCAGCGAGCCTCTATTCAATGACGGTCGTGGCAAAGCAACACTACCATATGTATTGCTAGTGTAATCTATATCAATCGCAGTGGCTGTACCACCATCAGCATCAGAAACACATGTAGAAGTTCTACACCATCTCCAGCCGCCTAAAACTTCAGAATTTGAGCCAACAACTTCAGTCGCTGATTCAATAGTAATTAGCTCCGCCCATCTATTTTGTGCTACTGTAGTCATGCTGGTGGTATCAATTCTGTAAATGGTATATTGCCAACCTGCTCACATTCAACATCGATTGTCGATATTACAAACACCGATGTATAATCAACAGCAGCTGCCGCGACCACTACACCAGATATTGTGTCGTCAGCAGCAAGTGTGTAAAATGGAGTGCCATCAACTATCACGCCACCGACACCAGATTTATCAACGCTTAAATCATATAGCACAATACCATATGGCGTGACAATACCAATACCAGTATCGTCCACATCATCTGGGTACGAGGTCGCAGGATAAAACCTACTTATATCACTTTCATTGCTGCTATCTGTCACAGTCGCAATAATCTGCCTCCTAAATGTGTCGCCAATACGCGTTGTATACGTATGGCTAGCATTAAAGGTGCCAACTGCCGTCAAACTAGAGACATCAGAGCTTCCATCACCCCAGTTGATAGTAATAGTAAAAACTTCATCAGTACCAGGGTCAGTGAAGATAACTGCAATATTCACTACGCCAGTGTTATTATTTAATATACCAGAGCTACTAGTTATTGTGGGTGGCTTGTTATTTACATCAATCAACAGACCGCCATTATTGGAGGCCGCGCCAGCATAAATATCAGCCCTTATATCAAACGACCCACCATCATTATAAGTGTGCCCATATGTTTCATCGTATGCTGGGCCAGCGGCAAGAACTGTGTTGACCTCATGTTCGCCATCACCCCAAGTTATACGAACTTCATGGTCAGCAGCAATGCCCGTCCACCTAACGCGCAGAAGTACTGTATCTCCCTGGTCTATATCACCAGCTGGGGTCCTAGTAACGATGACATTGGTAATGGCCATTATTGTACTCTAATAACTACAGAACCTGCCTCAAACAATATTCCGTCACCATCATATACTGACCTACTAGGATTTAATTGAAGTGCATATATTAAATTCCCACCCGATGCCGCATCGAACAACCCCAGATGTGTCATCAAACCCCAGTTCCCACCAGAGGCTGTGAATTCAATCTGCGGTGCAGAAATAGTGTAGACACCGTTCCCGGCGCTTGTAAATGCAGTCACCAGGGTCCTACTGTACCCAGCGGACGGTTCGGAAAGAGAATCGTTATATGCTCCAGATATCGTACCAATACCTGCATATATAGCAGCCGGTGAAGAAAATGCTGGGCTATTATTTCGCAAAGTTAAATTCAGAATCCCATTCCTAGAATAAAGACTAAACGCACCAGCCGCACCAATATCTAACTCACCAGCATCAATTCGGAATATTGCACTAGTTGACACAGCCTTTGCAATAGTAAGCGCACCCCACCACAGCAGATTTCCAGCTGCAATTGAGTCAAAAACACCGATATAGCTTGCACTGCCCCAATTTGCTAAGGCAGCTGGCCATACAATACTACTGACATTAGCAGTTGCACCACTAGCCGCCGAGGAAAATCCAGTCGCTGTCACCTGCTGCCGCTGATAATTCGACCCTGAAAATTCTGTAATAATGTCGCCATCATTAGATAAATCAGATAATATTCCTATATATGTAGATGTTGGTGGGGTATAGGCAGCTATCCCTAAAGTATGTCTAATGAGTTGGTGTTCTAGGTAATTTGATATATTCATGTTAGGAAACCGTCATATAAAAGTCACCGCTAATTCTAGTCGAGCCATCTGGCAACAACACTTTCACTCTATATCGATACGTACCAATAAAAAATCGGCATGTATCGAGCACATAACTAATAACCCACGGATTACTTCTAAACGAACCTTGTCTTCGCTTAATGGTTGCAGCCTCATTAGAAACAACCACTTCACCCGCATCAGTCCATATAGATATTGTAGGTGTTAGATATGGTATTATTGGTGCAACTAAGTTGTAATTGTAGTCATATAATGGAAGTGGCATTATACCAACTTCCAATGGTCTTCGCTCTGGCTTGCGGAACTTAATATCTAATGGTTCAAACCCTAACCGAATTGTATCCAAGCCGCCATCAACATACCAATTATCTGGATAAACCCAAAATTGATTACATTGTGTTAAAAGCTCGTCTTCATGTGACGACAAGTCATCGGTGCCACTTGGTTGGGTCGAAAAGAAGTACCATTGGTCGAAATAAACATCAGGGACAACAGCATCAGACGGCACTGACCACACAAGTCTAAATCGGCCAGTAGACGCATCAGACCCTTCAATATCGCCAGAATCACAGTCCGGCGGCGTCGGACAATTCTCCGCTGGTGTTGCTGGGTCTGGCTGTCTAACCAACGGGGATGGATAAGATGAGGCTGCTGGGTCTGCTATATCGATAGCATCAACAATATTTTGGGCCGAAACACTCCCCCTAAATATTTCTACTCGATAAATTGCATATGGGTCTGCCAGTTGGCCACCCATATAGAACGTAGCATCTAACGCCACATCTTGCCCGCGCCTAGCAGAAATACGATTATATGTAGCCATTATAAATCCTTTGCTATATATTTGAATATGTATATTATGCCTGGCTACAATCAGATACTTTGGGTTCTCCCAGGACCCTGACTTTTTGCGGCTTTATTTTGCTCTTCGTGGTACTTCTTTAGCCTATTAACCCACCACTCTCTGTCTTCCGCAGTCAATGAATCCATTTCGGAAAAAGACATATTACCGTGCATCTTCAGCTGGAACATTTGTTCCAATACATGGTTATATTCATTCTCTAACTCTTCAGGATTGTCTATCGCTCGTTGGACGAAAAAAGCTTTCCGTAATCGGCAACTCCGCGCGGAATTCTGCCGCACAATCCGGGCATTCAACCATTATAGTGGTGTCAATCCCTGGACTGCTTTCTTTTAAGAATTGCCTAATTGTAGCTGTATCCTTCGCGTGCATGCGGTCAACTAATGCCTTGATGCTGGCCCTGCTGCGAACTTCACCCTCAGCGTTAGCCCCACCAAACGCTGTAATCACTAATGACAGATTTTCTGTAACGGTCTGGTCAATAACAATTTGCCTCTGTTGTTTATTGGGTGCCCCAGAGCGTACTCTCTTGTTAAACTTCTGCCTACCAGCAATAGTAGAAACATCACGCCCACGCATAAACCTGACCTTAACCCATACCTCTCGACCAAGAACTTCGGACATGTACGGCAGAACAATTTTAAACGGCTCGTCTCCCAATGACGAATCCGGGAAAGTAATCGTTTGCGCTAACTCATTGAGATCATATTGCTGTACAGCATTTGTTCCGCAATTCGGACATTTCATAAGGAATTCATAAATATTGCCATGCGTAATGCCTCTTAAAACATACAATAAGAATATTCTATCGCCAGAAAGCAGGTCTGATTGGTCAAATTCATCTGGTAATTGCACACAGTATTTGAATAAATAATCAATTGACTGTCCAGTTTGAGCCAAACGCTGTGTTGCTAAAATTTTATCAGCATGTATGCCCATCGCACGAACTCGCACCACGCCACCAGGTATCCTGCCGCTATAATATTCACCTCGGCTCGGAAGAGTGACTTCTTCCCATGGAATAAAGTCATCCTCATTCATACTAATGATTTCTTCTAACAACGATTCAGCAGTAGAAGCACCCCTTACTTTATTAGACAAGTCTACTTTGTGTTGAGGGACTTTAGACTCCTCTGGTTGCTGCGTCATAGATACTTCTTCTTCGTTTTGGTCTTCTGGGCCAAGCTCATCTAGCATAATAGTTCTCCATTATTTGCTGGTTTTATTTACTATCTGATGTGATGGTTACTTAATTCAAGATTGCCCACGTATATGCCAGAGTCACATTGGCATTATTAATGCCGCTAGACTCATATGTCAATCTTGAGAATGAAATTGATTTGACCCAACTATTATGTAACACCCAACTATAAGCAGGTGTGCCATCCATATATTCCATAGCGATAGTGGTTTGTGCCATATAGGAATTTGCTGTTTTAATGCCTTGCTCTTGATTCCATACTTTACGCGATAATGCATCAAGCTTAGCACCAAGACCCTGCGTATCATAAAATGATAGTTTTATGTCTTGCCATTTGATGCCTTTTGCGAATTCATATGTAGCATGCCCGGTTTTAATTGATTCAGTACTGATCGTAAAACTAGGTAGATTAGCCTCTTTTAAGAACACAACTGCTTTATCAACGTCTTCACCAAGCAACCTAGTGACATCCCAAGTATAAGTATATACAACATTCCGTGGAAGTTGTTTTTGGCCTTGTTGCTCTTGCGCTATTACAAACCCAGGCATTATACTGTTCCAGGAGTCGATGGAGTTGGTGACGCTGGCCGTTCCAGCAATTTTTTCTCGGATGCAGAATCATACGTCAATGTAACTTGAATCGTCGATATGTCGCTATTAGCATATGATAATTCAGATGGGTCTACTTTCGATGGCCATGCATTATTTAAAACATATAAATGAATATCTGAGCCATCGCCAGTCTCCAAATAAATCGACGTATTAGTCCTAAATTTATTATTTATAGTGTTAGTATTGAAATTAACTACTGGGTTATTATTGGCCCAATAATCAAATATTGAACTAGTAGTAACACCTAATTCAAAATCTGCAGTTTCATAGAATTTGACATTGATAGGATTCCATCTATACTTAGCAGGCATACGAATTTGATTTTGCTTATAGTGCATATTATTCGTGTCTATTTGCATCGATGGTCGCTGACACGACAATGCATATAGTTGTACATTCGACAACTTATGGATTTGGTCAAATTCTAAACGCCAACGGTGAGTGCGTACAACCTCCGTAAGACTGGCAGGGCCGCTGCCATCACCATTGATATTAAAACCTGGCATACCATTCTCTAATTACGCAGAGCCACCGACCCTTACAGCACGGTCGAACCTGAATTTGACTTCGATTAACTGCAGGTCACTGGAAGTATAATCCAATGCCCCCCAGTTGACAGCCTGTGGCCAACCATTATAGATTGCCCATCTTTCGCTATCACTACCATCGCCTTTAGTCATTTTTAGGATTGACTCAGTGGCCTTATATTCCCTCGGCACACTCACATTCATTGCGTTACCACCAGCCAATGTCAGGCATTTCTCAACCCAATCGTGCATCGCGCCGGATACATCCGGGTCTTGCTCAATATCATACCATGAAAGCGCAAGAGCTTCCCATGTATGCTTCCCAGCGAAATAGACCTGTTCTTGATTGTGGTGCATCGGTGGCTCTTCAAAGGTCAATGATGGCCTAGAAGCCGATTTTAAAACTAATCGAACTTCTCGAGCCAACAGATTCCCTGGGCCTAATGACTCAAAAAGCCACCTATGCGTACGTCTGACCTCAGACAAGGCATTCGGGCCAGTTCCTTCACCATTAATTACGAAGCCGGGCATAATAACTCCTCTTATGCAGTCACAACGCCGCCAGCAGCTAGGACTTCCTGCGCGCCGAAGTTTGCACCAGTTCTAAGTACAACCAAGTTTAACACGATAAATTCAGCAACCCTAGTAGGCTTGATGAATACGCTCACCCAAAGCTCGTTGCGGTCAATACGCTCCGGTGTGTTGTTTGTTTCGTCGCATACAACATTAAATGCAGTCACACCACGTCTAGCAGCAATATCGCCCAGGAATGGGTTGATAGTACTAACAATCTGTGCTCTAGTTGCCTGGTCGTTCTGCTCGAACACAAAATTATTCAATGTTATAGATAGATTCTTCTTCAAATAAATCAATAACATTCTAACATTAACTCTATCAAGAGCTGTTGATGTTCTTTGGAGCGTTCTCTGACCCCAAACCGTAATACCTTGTTGTATAAAGTTTACGACTGGGTTAACAGCATTCCCACTACCATATAATGCATCCCGCTCGCCTTGGGTTGGATTATATTCAATATCCAATGCACTCAACAGCTGCCCTCTATTCAAGCCAGCAGGTGCAAACCATTGCTCTGTTTCGCGTTCAGTGCGTGCGAATACGGCAGCAACATGGCCGCATGGTGGGACCCAAATAGTGCCGCCATTAAACACATCATTCGTCTTCAGCCAACTCCAATATAATGCAGCATAGCTGGTATTAATCGCAGCCGTTAAATCACTAGTTAGCATACCATTATGCCAGTCGATGGCTTGCTGCGGCCTCAAACCAAATGGCGGGTCAACGATATACAGACAGTCACCTCTATTCTCGCAGAATTGGACTGCTTGGGCGATGACCGGACCACTAGCAAAGCCAGGAATCAATAGCAGATTGAAGTCAAATGATTCTGGATTCTGGTATGCATAAATGCCAGTCGACAATGATGGGTTGCCAATAACAACAGAATCAAGCTCAGTACTATCTGCTGCTTCGGTCGGAATGCCATTAGCACCGCCGGTGAATTCGCCACTGGAGAATGGGCTTGGATTTCTAACAGTGGTCCCTAGGTACGATGGTCTATTTTCCCATGTATAGAAATCATTACCATTCTCACCACCAAGCGAGGTGCCTGGATTAACCACATTTCCAATATATCTAGTGTCGGTAGAATCAAAACTCACATCTTCAACAACATCCAGAGTAGTGCCGCTACCGTCCTTTAAAGTAACTTTAAACCGACCAGCCGCATCACCAACACCCTCAGTGAAGACTGCCAAATCAATCGTATAGTCATCAATCCAAGTGCCAGGGTACTTAGCAACGAACCACCCAACGATATTGGCGTAATAATCTGAGTCTAGCTCGCACTGCGTGCTAAGAGGGTCAGTATCACATGATGCTGGTTGGCTCGGAGTGGTAGAACTCGACGTTGGTAGTTCTACTCTCGTATCAGTAAATGTTCTGTAATTTAGAGTATATGGGAAGTTAATGCCAAGCTCTTCAGCAAATCTTAGAGTCGCTAAATATGAAAATGTGGCCTGCAACTTTAATTGGTCAAAATGCCTGGTAGTTGACGTAACAATCACGACATGCTCAGTGCCGCCTGGTACAGTTAGCGCGAACGACTCAAAGTAAGCCGTACCCTGCCAAGTATTATTGGCATCAATATTAGCCGCAACTGCACTAGCTGTCGTACCAGTAGCAACAGGAATGCTGAAATCAAATTGCACAGTCTCTTCCGCGCCAATCACATCTAGAACAACACGGTTATTTGAACTACTAAACCCATACAACTCTTGGTTCGTGCCAATCAAATAGCTTCTCGGAATATCATAAGTATATTGATCAATGCCAACTTCACCAGCAAATGCGCAAGTACCAGTTAATTGTATCCATTCTCCAGCTGTATCAGTCCTGATAGCGGGAACTTCATTGCCATCAGCATCCTCAGAAACAACCGCATCAAAATCAACCGGCCCAGCAGAATTAATGGCTGCTGCGAAGGCTGTCGCAGTAGTGTACGTTCCCGCCGCAAGTGTCAAAGTCTCTGCGGTCGCACCTTCTACAACAACAGTCGCAGTCATATTATCCGGCTGGGCCGTGAAGATAATTGTATCATTCGTTCCAACAGCCCCGCTAACAACAATATAAAAAGTAACACCTAAGTCAGGAAGCGTGATAACATCACTTTGGGTATCTGGGCCTGTGCCAGCCGTCAAAGTACCTGAAGTTATAGTGTCACCAGCACTGTCTGTAATTGTATATGTAGCACCCTCAAGTGGGCCTGTGCCAGTGGGGTCACCAGTTACTAAAAAGGTGTAGACCTCATCCAAGCATCCGCTATAATCAACATTAGTGAATACTACATCTGCAGTTACAGCCCCTGCAGACTCATCTGCAATCTCTGCGTCATTATATGCACCTTGTAGTAATTCACCTGCGCCTGTAGTTGTAGTACCAATAATCCCGGCATCATGCAATACCACTGGAGCAGGGTTATTGCCAGTACCATCCCCGACCTGCCTGAACCTGATAATACCGTGGTCAATACCAGAAAAGACCGATTTTCGGCCCCAGCCTTCCACTTTCGTTCCAGATGTATCAATAGCAATATCTGCCAAATCTGCATCCATGCCGTCTTGGTGTTCAACCCCGACACGTTCTACATAACATGAAGCACCCTCTTCTAGAAATGCTATCACAGCATAACCTAAATAGCTCTCTGGGAATGGGTTGCCGAAAGTATCAACAAACTGCTGGGCAGATGTTATTAATGTTGGCTCATTCAACGGGCCTTTGCTGGCCACGCCTATAAAAGCTGGCCTCAATGCACCTGTCGCTGCGGGCAGAATGCTGAGGTCAACTTCTCTCGTAAATACACCTGGACTTAGAAAGACTGCCATTGTTAGCTCCTGTCAATCATCACTGCATTATATTTGAGCGATAGCATGAAATTTAAATTATTTCTCTTCTATAATTGAAATATCGCCTCGACCACGACAGTTTTCGATTTGCGCCCAATTGAGATACGTTTTAGGTAGGGTCACTGACTTATTTGGGTTAAGTCTTACCTGGTGTTCCTCATAAAAGAAATCACCCTTAGGCGGCCTTACCTGCAACGGAATCATTTGTCTGCTACGGTTGGTAATCACTACATCTGTACTTGCTGGCATGATGAATTCCCTTGTAATAGAATTTATTATATTTACTCAACCTCAATCGATAAGACTGTGCCAACTATAGTTGGCATAACCTTTTCTGGAAGAGACAACCACGCCTCTGCAGAATACGATATTTCATATTTTACTTTAGCATGTTGTTCTGCAGACGCCTCTTTTTCACTGGTATCAGATGAAGATATCAATTTCATCTGTACGTAGCCAAAGTTGTGGTCATCTGTCACAGCCAATTCAGCGAGTGGGTTGAATCTAGTAAGTATCTGGTATAGTGCATATTCAGCATCACGTTTATGTTCGGACCAGATATTCAGCGTATAATCTACAATATATGGGACTGGTCTATATGATAAAGCCACCATTGTTTTAGCACTATTAACAAATCTTCTTCTTAACGGCCTATATGGCGGGGTAAATTTGTCTGGGTTATAGTTTTGTCCAGTTCTACTAATTGATATAACCGGCAGCTTCACACGACCATGTTTTAATTCTTCATTCCAAATTTGTAAGCTCGGACGCATACCAGCAATCTTAGTCCTTAAAAATCTATAAGAATCTTTCGTAGGAATTCTTATATCTGACCAATAGTTCTTCATAGCAGCATCTAAGTATCTAAACCCTGGGTCTATAAAATCTTCTATATCGCTTGATTCTACTCTGTGAATCTCCCAAGTGTTAGCAACCCGACCACTCTGAACATGAGAATTCTGACTCATACCAGGCGCGTATGGATTAATATGCGGATTCGGCTGTGTAGCACCTGCTACTGCCGCTGGCCCAATGCCACGCGGAGTATTCACAAACGTAAATCTGCTTCCAAATTCATAAACTGGCATATCAATCTTTCAATAGTGTCGGTAGAACAGACCACGACCGTTTAACCAAGTTCAACTTATCAGCTACCTTCACCTCTTCAGGCTTTCCTATGAAAATCTTAACTGCATCTTTTCCGTCGCGATTCTTCTCATATACTATCACTTCTGGTTCTACTTTACCGCCGCTATCGTTGCGCATCTTCATCGCAATCTTATTGCCGACTGCTTCAAGTTTATCGACAATCTGAGATTTTAGACGCTCTTTGATAACGTCTAAAATCTTTGGGTCTTCTAAATTTGTCGAAAATTTTATCATTCTGGTTCTATAGTAATGTCGTCCGCCAGGTTTTCGACAGTACAACTCCAATATAGCCAATTGTATCTAAAGTTTCCAGAGTCAAAAGCATTTAAAACTCTATACCGATCAGGCCGCAATGCAGACGCATTATATGGCAACTCAACCACATCACCAATCCGTATCATCCTATCGCCAAACTCACCGCGTACTTGTTCTTTCGAAAAGACAATAGTAGCTTGGTTCTCAACATCAACCCCCCACGGTGTAAGTTGTGCAGAGATAGGCTGCGGCACGAAATAAGCCTTCAATCTTTTACCAACTTTATATGTTGGGTCGGGGTCTTCTTCATAAACATCATCAAATGCCTCACTATCTGTTCTAACATATACTACAACCTGGCCGCCGCTTATGTTTATAATCTCTTCTGCTATACTGCCTGCGAGACCATGGTCCAGACTTTCGCTGTCATGTAATTGTATAAGCGGATTAGACTGAGACATATCATCTCTATGCCCAATGCGTTGCTGCCCTGGTGCGATTCTGGTGATTGTCTCTGCCGACTTTGAAAATCTGTGTATCATTCTTGGCCTCTCCATTGCGGCCTAGTAACACATGGATCAATAGAAAAAGCATCACACCCAAGTATCTCATTAATCTCTTCCTCAGTGGCTGATTCAGAGCACAGTCCTCTTATTGTTTCATACCAATCTTCATGAGTGGTGCATGGACAAGTTTGGTCTTCACTAGGTAGAATTAATATCTTGCTACTGCCCATATGGCCTGAATTTGGGATATACTCAGTGTATGCACCTGGTATAGCCTCTAAAATATCAGCCAAATCAACAATAGCACATTGACACAATCCTAATCGGTTCATCTCGGCCATCATCCTGGTTGAAGTCAATGTACTCGTCGGCTCGCATCCTGGGACAAGAACCCTATCACCACGTATCACATTTAATCTGCGATTAATTGTAGCCATATTAGTACCTGTAAATTGCAGAAGCATATGGGTCATCTGAGAGCAGGATAGCATCCTGCATGACTTTATCACGCAACTCTTGCCCTTTCTGCTTGAGGTCACCGCCATCTAAGCTCAATGACCCACCATCTGGGCTAGGTATACCACTAAACTTACCTCTAGCGCTCCCTAACATAATCATGCTTTCAGCCAATAGCATATCCATTGCCAGTAGCTTGTTGGCAGGGGTACGCCATGTGGAAATAGGTGGAATGTACAAAACAGTAACAGGGAATGAACCTTTCGGCGTTGGATACAATCTTATTTTATTATCGCCCAAAACTTCCCAATGGCCCTCATTGCCCAATAACCGTTGACTGAACCTTCTATATGACTGCAACAGATGGTAATCAGTAAGAATTTGCTGTATGCCAGTAATATTTCCGATGTTCCCCGCAATATTGCTCGGTATTCCAAGCCTGCGTCTTATCTTATCAAATTCAGAATTGTGCGGCGGAATTTTTCCGTACGACTGCAAGCAAGTCTGTTTCCATTCTTCATCATGGTCTGCGCCAGAAATAAAATGGGCCATCTCATCAGCAATTACATCTAGAAAGTCACCGTTGCAATAACGATATTGGGATAGATAAATTGTGCCTTCATCAATATCTGTAAACGCATTGACACTAGTGAGAGGCGACAGATTTATTTTTAGCCTTGGCTTTGAACTTGCATCGGTGAAATGGGCCAAGTTGGTCTGTGTATTTATAGTGGTCATGTTCTACCTCTTTTAATTCATTAATATCTTTGAGCCACAAAGTATAGCATGACCCCAATTTTAATGATTTTACATTTCTAAAACCAATTCTGTCATAATTATACCCACCAATAAACAAATCATATCCTAACTTACGTTCATCATTGGTCAATCCTCTAAACTTTATGCCAGCTTTTTTTGCTGCATATGAGGCGTATAGCCGCTTCATATGTGGAACCATTTTATTGGCTGGTTTAACTTCAACCCATCGGTCGCCGCTTTTAGCTTGAATTGAAAAATCAACATAATACATTCTCATGCGTCTCTTTATTACATCCATATATGGGATTTTAATTAGTTCATAATCCCATGACTCAACATCTGGGTCGTTATCAAGCAATAATGCATAACATAGCTCATGCAATGACTTGAACAATACTAACTTTTCTGATTTAACTGGATGATATTCAAATCTTGACCGTCTTTTGTTTATCTTGGCTATATTTATCGGATTATGCCCAGGATGAAGATACCCTGTCTTTTTCATATATCGCAACTGCATTGAAATTGAAGCATTTTTAGGGTCTTTTTTAAACCCAAATTCGCGCGTTCGATTCCTAATAGTATTAAAATGGAATCCAGTTTCTTCCGCTATTGTCTTAGCATCCTTATTCTGAACAACATATTCTTGATATAAAAATTCCTTAGTTAATTTAGAAGTGTCTTTTAAAGATTTACGATGTGCATCTAAAGCCAATTGACTATGATTGTGAATTGAAGTGTCGACACCAACAAACTGCAATTTGCGTTTTATAGTTACTTTAGAGCAATTAAATTTAATTGCACATTGTTTTAAAGTATGATTTTTGAAATATTCTTTTAACTCATCTACTTGTATATCTATTTTATTGCTCACATATTTATATTTGATTGCCCATATAAGTATGATAATCAGAATCATCGCCAAATACGCCACCAGCGGTTATACTTCCATCATAATATATCGAAAAATTATTCATCTAACTCACCAATATAGGTTGTCCATCTACACTTGCCCAAAAACAATGTGCCCCAGGCACAATAATAGAGTTGGTAGGGCCATTCAATTCTTTAACACTAACAACTTTAGATGGTCCGTCGCTCGTCATTATATCGGAGCCAACAACACATTCATCAGCAGGCACCCATCCATCCATCATATCGTCTAAACTACTCGTCTTTAGTGGATGGTTTGGCGTGACTACAATTTTCCCATATTCATGTTCAATTTCTAGCAACTGCTGGTCTTTATCATGTTTTTCTATTTTAATCTTCTTGTCGCCAAATGGTGTTTTGGCCTTATAATCCTCTTGCCATTCATCAATAAGAATCATCTCACCATCTGACCGCAGAATTTTGGTGCCAGGACCAAAACAGAATAAAAAGCTCTCCGCACCGAATATTTGGTCAATCATTGTCGTTACTGGATCCCATGCCACCTCTTGAATCCAATATGCATTATTCGGTAAATCATATGTGTTCTCTAGAGGCGTGGTGTAGAAAACAGCAAACATCTGCTCTTTTGAAAAGTAATGAGCTATGAAATTGCCAGTAGTACGTAGGACCGTTTCCCACTGGTCTTCTGTGATTTCTACCTCAACCACCGGGTGACCCAATTTAGATAATACGTATTTCTTCATTGGGTCGCTATCAACTTGCAAAATGTATGGTAAATCTGACGGACCTACTATCGCCATAGTTGCACCTCATATTATATTTGCCAAATAATCAATTATGCCCATGAGCAATCGTCATAATCAAACATAGTATATAAAAATGAAGGAAATTGAAACTAAATGATAAATCACAAAAATAAAGATGAGTTACAAACCGCATATTCAATAATGAGTATCAGAGACATAGCAAAGCGATGCTCAGTGTCTCCAGCTACAATCCGATATTATGTAAAGAAATTTGGCATTAAAACCAGAAGCATAAGTAAAGGAATGTTACTAAAATCCGACCATATATCGCAACGTTCTAAAAACCACTGGTCGAATAAAGCCAATAGGACAAAACATTCAGAAATAATGAAAAGGATACAAAGCAACAGAAAGCAAAAATTATCAGAATCAGCTAAAAAGAATTGGGAAAAGAATCGTGATAGTATCATTGCTGGCATAAAAAAATCCACAACCGACGTAAAAAAGAAGAAGATATCTGAATCATTAAAGAAAAGTTGGACACCAGCACGTAAAAAATTGCAATCAGAACTGGCAGTGAAGTTGTGGAAAGATTCAGAATACTTTATTAAAACAACTCAAGGAATAAACCTAGCAACCAGTTCAGATGAATTCAAACAAAAAGTAAGTGCCAATTCAAAGAGGATGTGGAAGTCAAAACAATATAGACAAAAACAAGCTACAGCTATATCTAACTTGTCACCTATATCCATATTAGATAACATAATTATTAATTCCCTGCAAAGCATGGGAATCGATGCACAACCAATAAGCCTAGGACCATGGTCATTTGATGTCGGTTTTTCCTATAAAGATCGCAATATTTTAATCGAATGCCAAGGAGAATATTGGCATTCACGCCCATCTAGAATAACTAGAGACAAACAAAAGAAGACATATTTCGACAAATATTTGTCTGATAAATGGGAATTATATTATATTTACGAACACCAGTTTTATGGCTTAAATAGTATTAGACATATCTTAAAGAATGTCCTACATCAAGAGGATATATCAAAACAATTTGACCTCAAACATGTTGAAGTTAAAATCATCCGTAAAAGCGTGATAAATGATTTCTTTAATCTATATCATTACTTATCTAAAGGTAGAGCGGGGTTGGGTATTGGTGCATTTCTGGACAACAAATTAGTAGCGGCAATAAATTATACAGGCATCACAAGATTACAGACGGCCGCTAGATTGAATTTAGAACACAAAGAAATATTAGAGTTGCAACGGTTATGCATCCACCCTGAATATCATAAAAAGAATTTCGCATCGTGGTTTATAGCGAAATCTATGAAATTTATTCCAAAGCATATCAAAACATTAATAGCATTTTCAGACATAGGGGCTGGACACAGCGGCACCGTTTATAAAGCAGCTGGGTGGCAAGAAGACGGGAGGACAAAACCGTCTTACTGGTATATTGATTCTAATGGTACAAGATATTACAAAAAATCAGTATGGGATCAAGCTAAGCGGCTGAGAATGAAAGAACAAGATTATGCAAATACAAACGGTCTGCATAAAATAAAGGGCCTAGAAGTCCTAAGGTTCATTAAACATCTTTAAACATCACAGGGTATGCGTCAACATATATTGCCGTCTTGCAATGCTCTTATTTCTCAGGTGTATTCCGGCGTGGGCATGTTGCTCTGCGTGCTGCCCGCTCTTGCTTCTTAGCAAGAGACTGTGCACGTCTGCCAGTACCTCGCCCCACACCACCGCCAGTGCCATCTTTCACGCCTTGGCCTCTACCGCCACCGAAGCCTCTACCCAAACCTAAACCTCTCTTAAAGCCAAAACCTCTTCCAAAACCAAATGCTGGTAACGCCATCATCTTATCCTTTCATGAATTGATTACCATCTAATGCGATATATGAAATTGACCCAGGGTCCTCATTAGTATTAACATACGCAACACCATCATACTCATGATTTTTCAGTGCATCTCGGATTCCTTCAAAAGCAGCCTTAATGCCCTTATTATCTAAAATCTTCTTAATAACAGGAATAAGGTCCGCTGTTATGCCTGGATTGTTTCCTGCAACAATATCTTGTGCTAATGCAACTGGATTAATATTATGAGACCGTCCAGAATCCACCATAGTTGCCGGGCTATTTAATTTCAAAATTCCACGATGAATATCACGTCCTATAGATGCTTTTTGTGCTGCGGCCATAGTTCCAAAATGAAGAAGAATACCTTCTGACGACCCAGCCCGAAAAACCACAGGGTCTGCGCTGCCCATTGTCTCATATAGCATCGGTAGTTTCATGTTAGATTATAACGGAAAATGTAATCCACCACGACCATATTTAACGCCGTTTATTTCCAGTTTAATCATCTCGACTTCAACTGACTCTATGGCACCTTCTAATGCCGTCTTTAATGCTCTAGCAGCACTTCTATTAGCTGCATTTGGCTCAGTGCTAATAGTGTAGGCGGGTGTGCCAGTAGCCGGACCATTCCATACTCTACCGCCGCTTATTAATTGTTTTTCACTATACGGAATAACATTAGAGCCTTCATAGAATCCCACCACCGTCAGAGTATCTGGTGACTCGCCGAACTGAGGTTTTACCGCAACAGCACCCATATTGCTTGACAACGAACTATCACTAGCAGCCAAGCCCCAATGTATTGAGCCGCCAGGGACTGTGAAATTGGCACCAACAGTCGTTCCTAGTCCAGTTCCAGCACCGGGGATAGCATTTTCCAGGTTCGTATTTAAATCATTCCAGACTAAACGGGCAAATCGTTCACGACTCCGCTGAATCTCGAATCTCTTTCCGCTGCCACGCTCCGGAACAATCTTGAAATAGGCTGTAAATGGTACTCTATTAGGCATATCTGTTCTCCAATTCTGTAAATATATTTGAAGAAATCCTAATACAGTCGCAACCAATAAATATATCGATATTTTTCCTTGCCATAGATTTTTGATAACTCATTCTGGCATGCAAATTCAGATTCTTTCATATCTGATTTAACAGCTTTATTATAAACAGTTTTCTTGTGCCAAACAAAACCATCAACATCAAGATACCAATAACTGGGGGGCACCACACCATTGAACTCCCAATTTCCGGCCTTGTATATGGTACCAACATGGTTGTGCGACAAATCTGCAAATGCAATTATAGCTTTTGCATTTTGAAAATCGTTGCGAATCTTTTTAATAAATTTAGCAGTCAACCAGGTCGCAAAGTTCTTCTTCTGATAGCTTGGGTGAATACATAGTCTGGTATATTCTATTAATTCGTCATATTTTAATTCAAGTCTATCTGCTGATTGTTTTCTAGTGATTGGACCAAACGACCCAACTGCAATCAATTCATCTCCAAGGAATGCACCATAATTTTTGGAATTTTTTCTGGCTGTGCCTATATAGTGATAGGCACCAAGCAGTTTAATAGCCTCAACATAGTTAATTTGACGTATATTTACCATATTAAATTGGAACTTAATAACATCTAGTTTATGCAATCCAACCCAATATCTAATTAATTGTTTCACTCTATCTATATTAGCGAAATCATGTTCCCATAAATATTTTAAGTCATAAGCATCATTCTGGTATTTATAAATATAATTCGATTTTCTGCGGTCATTTGCCACTACTTCTGGCAGCGAATGCCAATAGTCACCATTACATTCAATTATAAGATTTTTAGCATCATGCTTCGGAATCACACAATCAAAATGCCAATACCCAATTACACATTGCACATCGTCTTCTTTATCATTATGTTCTCTATAGTATTCAATTCCCATCTCATCTAATATGCCATATAATTTTGTCTGCAATGAAGATACTTTCGGATATGCTGCCATTTTAGCGAGCATAAATTTGCGATATTCAGGGTCACACCATTTATCACGCATCCTCTTTGATATCTTATTAGATTGCATCAGCATGGCTTCAGAGTTGGACCTCATTTCAAGGCCAAGCTCCGCCATCGTGTCATGCACAAAAGTAGTTGACCAGCCAACACCCGATGCTATCTCCGATACAGATTTACTTTCATATTGTTCTATCAACCATTGCGAATTTGCCCATTCGCATAATGGTTTCTTACCATATCCCAATCTTATCTGGGTAGCATTTTTATGGTCTCTACTTTTAATGCCATATTTTTTCATCCATTTATGGACTACTGATTGTGAAACCCCATAAATTTTAGATATTTGGGATTGGCTTAATTGTTGAGTACAATATAGCTTCTCTAAATCTTTTCGGGTAGGCATAGGTGCAGATAACGATTCTGATGTACTTCTAGATTTAATCCCAAATTGTTTACATGCGAAAATCATAGCTCTTTTCGAAACCCCAACAATATTTGACATCTGCGAATATGATAATTTTTTATTATAATAATGGTCATATAACCATTCAGAATTACGCCAAATTTTCCGCTCTAAATTAGCCATTAATCATTTCTATCGGTTAATTAAAATACAAAACGAAGGGCCAGTTTCCTGGCCCTTCTTGGTGTTTGTCAAGTTTAATTTTAACAGGCTTACAGCCTGTTGGTTGTACCACCGGTAGTGTCGCGAGCGTCCTGATGTACGTCGCCACCAACGGTAGCTGCAGTTTCCTGAACAAATTTGTCGCCACCGATTTCGACTGGGAAATCGACGCCAGAAATTTGCTGGACCACGCTGAAGTCCTTGACCGCCTGGACCCCAACAACAATTGGATGACCTCTTTGTGCCACTGCGCTTGCCTCTCCCATGTAGGTCGAGAAGTCGGTAACGCTAGTATCACGCGATACGACTGCTGTCCTTACTTCTTCACCCGGCGCAATTAAGATTAGCCGACGAAGCTTGCCCGTGATGTTCTTGATTGAGTCATGACGCTGCGGTTCGCGTTGCGCCCTAACCCTGCGGAAAACTTGAATCTGTGTGTTTAGTGGCTGACTTGCCATTTTCTTTCTCCTTTACTCAGGACAAACACCTTATATTATTTTTGATGTGTGCCAGTATTCAAAAATAATATAATGCGAACCTTTCAATAAAGGAATTCACATATGATATTGTGGGACAAAACCAAGAAAAAATATGGAATCACAAAGGAAACTGCAAAAAATAAAGACAGTGTTATTATTCAATGCTCTAAATGCAATAAAATTACACAACAGAATTATAAAGGATATAAATTGCTGCGCAAAAAGAACCCAATTTATGTATGTAGGGCCTGTGTTAATAAAAGCGACAAATACAAAACAAAGCAATCTGACAACATGAAGAGGGTATGGCAGGACCAATCTTATAGGGCCAATAAAAAAGTGCCAAAAAATAAACAACCACACTCGCCTGCAACTAAAAAGAAAATAAGCGAAAAATCCAAAAAATTGTGGCAAGACCCAGAATTCGGACAAAAAATAACCGAATCATTGCGGAAGTTATGGCTAGACCCAGAATTCAAACAAAAAATGGCCACAATTAATGCATCGCAAATAGAAAAGTTAAGGAGCATATCAAACCATTTATGGAAGTCACCAGAACACAGAAGCAAGTATTACAAAGCTATAAGAAAACCAGGATTCATAGAGAAACAAATAAAGTCGCATAAAACAACTGAATATTTAGAAAAACAAGCTATTAGGCTCGCCAATACACCAAAAGTATCCAATATTCAAAGTATGTTATATTCAATATTAGATGATTTAAACATAACATACTTCAGAGAATATAATGACAAGCCTGATGACCCACAATGTAGAATAGGGCCATGGTCATTCGATTGTGTTATACCAAGACCCAATAGCAAAACATTACTAATTGAATGCCAAGGCGATTATTGGCACAATAATACAAAGACGAAATTAAGAGACATCAGAAAGCAAGAATATGTGAAAAATTATTTGGCATCCGAATATGAGCTTAAATACTTATGGGAACACGAATTTTACCAACACAACAAGATTATTAATACTATAGAATATTGGCTCAATATAAGCAATACCAAACTTATAAGCTTTAGTTTCGATGATGTTGCAATACATAAATCAAAATCGAACGAATACACACCACTACTTGCAAAATACCACTATCTAGCGACCGCAGGACGTGGTGGAATCGCTTACGGGGCATATTTGGAGAACAAATTAATTGCTATATGCATTTTCTCGCCATTGGTTAGACAAAACATCCAAATCGCTAATTATAACAAGTCGTGCGTAAGAGAATTGTCAAGATTCTGCATACACCCCAAATACCAGAAGAAAAATTTTGGGTCATGGTTAATATCTAAATGCATAAACAAATTGCCCAAGAAATACAAATGCATTATCGCATATACTGATACTACATTTAACCACACGGGGTCGTTGTATCTAGCATGCAACTTTAAACTAGATAAAACAATCCCGCCTAGCTATTGGTATGTCTCTCAAGATAAATGGGTCATGCATAAAAAAACTTTATATAATCGCGCTATTAAAATGGGGATGAAAGAATCAGAATTCGCCGAAAAATTCGGATATACAAAAGTGCATGGGTCTCAAAAGAAACGATTTATCCTGCACTTATAAAACAAGTATAGTGTATTTGATGTCTATGAGCATATATCAGTCACCACTAGTCGGCAGAAGTGCATCACCAGAAATGGCACATATATGGAGCGATGAATATAAATTCAATTTATGGAGAGAGTTGTGGTGCAATTTAGCACGCGCACAATCGCAATTGGGGTTATCTATTACAAACAAACAATTAAATGAACTAGAGTCTGCTCTGAAAGATGCTGATATGGGGCGTGCAGAAGAGTATGAAAAAGAATTACATCATGATGTAATGGCACATATCAAGGCGTTTGGCGACCAAGCACCATCTGCGCGTGGAATCATCCATCTAGGTGCCACGAGCCAATTCGTGGTAGACAATGCTGATTCAATGCGAATTAAAACATCGTTGTCTCTAATCATCACAAAATTAAAATCATTAATTGTAAATATTGGCGAATTTGCCAACAACCATAAGTCAGTAGCGACACTGGGGCTAACACATTTCCAACCAGCACAACCAACAACAGTTGGCAAACGAGCCTCGCTGTGGGCATATGACCTATATCTAGTTCTGTCTGAGATTAATCATAAATATCTTAATCTAAAGGCACGCGGAGTAAAAGGGGCGACAGGAACGCAAGCATCATATTTGGAATTATTCGACGGCAATCACGACAAAGTCAAGTCGCTGGATACTCTAATTTGCAATATGATGGGATTTGGGCAAAACAAGTATGCTGTTACTGGTCAAGTCTACCCAAGAATAGACGATTCTATTTTAGTATGTCTGATGTCGTCACTGGCCGCAGTATGTCAAAAAATAGCCACAGACATACGGCTGTTAGCCGGTAAGAAAGAATTAGCCGAAGGATTTGGAGCTAAACAAGTTGGTTCATCTGCAATGCCATACAAAAAGAACCCGCTATATTGCGAACGAGTATGCGGTATTGCAAAATTTGCCATTGGGTTATCAACAACCGCTTTAATTACAGCATCAGAACAATGGTTGGAACGCTCACTAGATGATTCTAGTGCCCGCAGATTAGTATTGCCAGAAATCTTCTTATCGGTCGATGGCATATTGAACACAATGATAAAAATATTTGGTGGTCTGGTAGTAAATCACACAGCCATCGCTGACAATCTCAACACCGAAATCGCACTCATGACTGTCGAAAAAATTCTAATGGCTGCCGTCAAACGTGGAGCTGACCGACAAGAATTGCATGAGAAGCTACGACAATGCTCATTGAATTATTCTGGCGATGAATTGATAAAGGAACTCTCGGCGATGAAAGAGCTAAAAGACATCGACATTAGCGAATATCAAAACGACATCTTAGTGGGCCGTGCAGTTGAACAAGTAGATGAGTTCTTCAATGACTTTATAAAACCGTTGAAGAATCAACAAATGGTATAATCCCATTTAACCGGCTTATGCTAGAACAAGAAAATATCTTAATATTGTTGTTCAGAGCTACTTTAACACCATCCCTAAAATATTTAAAATATCCGTCCAATGACGACACCATTTTGTCAAGTCTTGTGCCATAACCATTGTGATAATGCGTTTTATTGCCGCTAGTTGCTAAATCTATCCCAAGCATATAAATTTCATCATATCTCAATAATACCGCTAATTGCATCGCACAATAACCGCTACAATTGCCATTCCTAAAATCGCCCCAATCGAATCCAATTCCAGCATGCTTCTTGCTTTTGATAATTACATCGAACCCGGCCAGATTATAATGTCGCTTGGTCTTCGTGCATAATATCCTGCCATCATCATCCTTTAGAGTCCCACCAGCATAGTTCGAAACAAAAAATGAATTAGCACTCGACTCAGCTATTTGTCGTCTAACACCTTTTGTTTTATTCAAAAAGCTATGGTCAATAGTAATAAAATATTTTGGGTTTGGCACATTAAATAACGATTTATTGATAGTTATGCAGTCATGTCCATCTAAGGACTTAAAATTAAATCCCCCCAGGCTGGGGCCGCCGCCAATAATAAATACTTTAGACATATATTATCTACTAGCAAAAATAGTATAAAGAGGATTAATTATGTCATTCGAAACAATCACTATAACACGACAGTTACCAATAATTAACGGCTTCGTGCAGCTACCAAACAACCTAGAGAAAAATAAGTCCGCAGTGTCACTCAATGATGCGGTCACAGAAAATCCAAATATAGCTATATCATCACTAACAGCTAAAACGGGCGGAGCTAGACTAGCTGGCGGGAAATTTGGTGTACAAGAATGGCTGGAGCTTACCGAAACTATCGCGTGCTGTAATATCGATGATGCTGTAGAAGACTTAAAAGACCTGCAATCAAATAATTCTACAGTTCCAAATAACGACCGCCCACCGCCAGGTGAAGGTGAATGGAATGAGATATGAATGTGAGATAGCCGAGCTGATGCAACACTTTAACGCTTCGGCTTATGTAGCGAGATTTTGCCTTCTATAATTGGCTTTGGCTTCGATTTTAATGGCCTTACTCGCTTTCTGTTGATTTTGGTACTCAGCGACAGCGCCCTCGCCACATCGCGACCGCTTCTTCCAGCACCAGCCTTAAGATTGCGTCTCCGTGTTCTAGGTGTTGTAACACGTTGTCTATAAAATGTTGGTTGTAGTCCAATGCTTCTTCGTATATAATCCTTACCTCTTACACCAGTCCAATGCATTATCAATGCATCTGGATTGTCGCCATCAATACGAAGCCACTGGTATTCCGGTGGCATAATAACTATGTTACGATTTCGCTCTTGTATCAGCCGGTTTAAAACTTCTTGGTCACCACGTATCCTATTAGCAGCTAAACAGTCTCTAGCCCAATCTATCATAAGTTTATTGCTATGCGATACTGATACAACACCGCTCGCAACGCAATTATCAGTCTTAATCCACGGATTATGTGGGTCAAGAGTGAGGCCCACACCTTGGTCGGCAAACTCAAGTAGTGGCAATAAGTCACCGCGAACTTCACAATCGCTATCAACCCACAATATCTTCTGATATTGGCAAGCCAATATCGCCAATGGCTTTTTAAACCAATTCTTACGACGATGCTTGAACCGAAGGTCAATTAATTGACCTCTTTCGGCACACCACTTGCGTGCTTCTAGACTCATCCCAAAATCAGCAAAGTACAATGGATACTTATTGTCTTGTTTATAGTGATTGTACCACCATTCCAATATCCAATCATGGTTTGAATCGCATCCAGTCACAACGCAATATTTGCCGATTATTGGTTCGTGCCAGCTGGCTTTTGGTTGTTTTGTGGTGCTAATATTTTTCGGCATAATTCGTTGCTTAATTCTTGCCATTTATCTAGCGAGTCATAACGAACCACGATAATCTCATCACATTTTTCTTTATACTCTGGGATTGCGACTTTTAATTTATTAGTATATTTTTGAACCACGCCAGGGTCAGACCTCGATGCACATATTGACATCGGCGTATGCACAATCATACATATGGTCTTATGCTTATGCAATGCGGCCATAGCGAATAGTGTTGTAAGTGATTTAGCAGATGCCCCACATGTGTCCAAGATAACAACGCTACTCGGTGAATTCGATCCCAACCAGTTAGATGTTTTATCTATAGCATGCTCCCAACACGCTATTTTATAGTCCATCTGTGCTTTGCTTGGCATCTCTTCGATATTATTTGGGTACCAATCGCTTGGCCTCATAATATCGACCGACTCATCATTAGATTTAATTAGGTCAGCAAATGTCGATTTACCAGCCCCAGGATATCCTACAAGTATAATAAACATATCTATCAAATACACGCATAGAGTGGCAATACTTTGTTATCATGCATATAATGCCTGCTTTTACTGGGCTTTAAAATAAATCGCCTTTCACCGTTATTAAGTTCAGCAATTTTATCGGGGTCTAAAACAGCTAGTTCTGTTGAATTTTGTATATTCACTACCGGGGCGAATAAATCTTTTAACATCCCAGGGCCAATAAATTTATTCAACGACAATTGGACATCAACGAGACGACCATTATCAGAAATGAAGAATTCTGCTTGCTGTAAACGTATATGCCTCATAATTTTAATTAAATCATATGCTGTATGATTTAAAAAATGCTCAACCTTCTCCCATTCATCTTTATTTTTAGGGCTTGCATTTTCACCATCCCAATTTCCAACAATAATCCCAGCATCATTAGCATCTAATTTAATAACTGCAGATATACCAGGAGCATATTTATCTATGATATAACAAAATATGCCATGAATTTCCGGGCATTCATTCAGGTCGCGAATCACTGGGTACGGCAATAATGATGGGACTTCAAACATACCACACCACCGAATTATTAGGGTCATATTGCATTACAGCATAACTACCAGCAGCAGCAGCTCGTATAACATCTGGAACTATAGTTATTGCCTTCTTGCGAACAGAATCTGGCGCTGTCGTGACTAGCAATCTCAACATTCCATCCTTTATAATATCCAACGTGCCATCTGGCCGAACAAAATTTATCACACCAAACCATTTTGTTCTAAATATCCATCCATGCTTGATAATGACATCCCCAACAGCTGGAACCCATTCTCGCATGCTGCGATACCGAATTAACTCAGCATCAACTTTCCTATCCATTGCATTATCCCGAAATATATCATTCCTAAAGCCACAAAAAAGGACATCGGCAATATAAACCGCAAAGCGTATTGCCAAGTCATATGTATCTTAACTAATATTGAGATTAACGACCACAACCCGGTAATAAATAATGCTAGGATTATAGTGTCTGTTATGAACATTTAGTCAGCTTTCCTGAAAACGGGTCAAAATAAAATGTGCCTTCTACGACATCCCATCTGACTCTCACACCATCTCGTTTGCCACCTAATCTTCTGCCAATAAGTTCGTCAAGCCACATATGCCCATCAACACTTACCGGGTCTATTCCCAGTTCAGCGTTTTGGGATGGGTTCTTAGCTTCCAATCTTTTCTTGACTATACCAAAACCCTCAATCAGCATATCTCTATAACCACATGATGTCGGCGCAGACAATTTGTAAGTCTTGCCCTCTGCTTTAATAGTCGAATGAACCTCTGGCGCGGTCGTACTGCTCGGTAAAAATTCTTGAATAGCACTTTTGATATCACTCAATGTATTAACTGTTACAATCTGGTCCGCATTAATCTTCATTATCACTTCCTTTTACTAATATGCCGGCAGTTAGGATTGACACATTGCAACAAGTCTCCATGTCCAGACCTAGAGACACGTTTCATAGTGGCCTTGCAAATAGGGCATCGTAAGCCAGCTTTCGCATCCATAGCTATGCTTCTAATATTCCCAACACGTTTCCCAATATTGGAAACCGCACGCGTAGCCTTGCGTTGTGCTATAGTGCGGGCTTTAGCTGGTTTAGATTTCACAACATTTCTAGTACGTGCCGTAGCACTACTACGTTTTTTTCTACAACCGCATCCCATGATTTAAACCTCATATAATAAGCAACCATTTATATATCTTTCCACCGAAATATTGATGGATTCGGCTGCAATTTATTTACTCAAACGCACATATCGCATTTGTTTGCTGAATACTTACAATATGTAAATAATAATATGGCAAAAAAGAAAAAAATAAGTAAATTGGCTAAGGCTAAAGCAAACCCCAATTCCAAGTATTGGCGGAATAAGGCAGACAAATCTTGGTCTTTATTAATAAGACGGAATAACTGCTTTGTCTGCGGCACAGACCAAAATTTACAAGCACACCATATTATAGATAGATGGGTTTTGCAACTAAGACATGAACCACTCAATGGCGTCTCATTGTGCCCAGCACATCACAAGTGGGGGCGTAAGGTGTCTGGCCACAAAGGCGCATTTGGATTGGCATGGTTGCTGCAACAAAAAAATCCAGAACAATGGGAGTGGTTGATGTCACAATTTAGCAATTGGGATGTTATTACAGAGCAATCAACAAACTTTATGGAAAAACATATTGAATTATCTAATTTATTAAAAGAGAATAAAGATTTACTTTAACCGTTTATATTCTAATGATATGTTAGGGTATTCAGACATTAAACCTCTAATTTTATGGTCGATGCTCAATTGGTTGATAGCAGCTTTGTCAAATTCCGCATCATTAGATAACACTCGTAACATATATAATTCATTATTTAACCTTGATGGATTCATTGATAAGTCTATTAAAGCTAAATTGCGTTTAAATTTACGCGCATCCGACAAATCCAGGAATTCAATTAGTTTTTTAGGGTCTGAAGCTATTTGATTGCTCTTAACTGGCCCTATACCTCTAAACCCATCTATATTATCAGCTCGATCGCCACACAGAGCTTTTTGTACTGCGGGATTACATTCTGGCGAGTCAATAAATTTGTTTTTCCGTGGGTCGTAAACTGAAACATATGGCATATACCATTGCAATTGTGCGAAATCTGAATCACTCGATATTACTATTAATTTACGCGTATCTGATTTTGTCGGCGTCAAAAGTCGGCATGCTGAGTAAATCAAATCATCAGCTTCCTGTCCCGGCCGGGTATATTGCCTGACGCCCATATGCGACAATATCGCACTGGCAGCATCGATTAACTTATGTAATTGCTCCTGCACGTCATTATCATAATGTGGCATAGCATCTCTATGGTCTTTATATTCAGACAGTAGCTTCTTGCGCCATACCTCATTTTTTGGACAATCCCAGAAAACATGAGCAGACGACGGCTTAAATTTTTCCAACCATACATGAGACAGCTTCACCCACGTTGTGAATGGATGATAACCCTTAGTCCTGAATTCTCTATTCCCACGTGAAGCAAACAGCGCCCTGTAAGCAGTGTTTTTGCCATCAATCAACAATATGTTTTCCATCTTAAATCCCCCAGATACACACTGGGGCACCAATTGGTGCCCCAGTGTGTATCTGTTTTTGTCTACTCTTCTTCAATCTGCTCGAGCAAACTTTGTAATTCAACATCTTCAACAACATCACCGGCATCGTCACCGGCATCGTCACCATCAACAACATCGTCACCGGCATCGTCATCAACATCATCAACAGCATCATCAACAGCATCATCCACGACTGTCTTAGGTGTAGTGGCGTCAGAGATGGCTTCTTCTGCAACAACTGCTTCAGGCTCATTAGCAGGTTTCGTAGTTGCAGTTGTCGTCGTAGCGTCTGCAACCTTACTCGCAGAGGAGGTGTCGTCCTCGTCAAAACCATTGTCATCTTCAGGCTCGCCGCTCTCAAACACAGTACGCATCTTCTGCAGAGCCTCTGGGTCCCTAGGCTGGAACTTAGTATACAAATCGTGCCGCTGGCTCAAAATAGTCTCAATGCGTTCTGGCAGTGGCTTGCCTCCCTTGCTTGCAATTGGACGCTTTCCAACGCTAGCAAGGAATTTAGAGGTACTATAATCATTCCATTTATTTTTCTTCTTGATTTGGAGTTGGAAGAGATATCCATCTTCCTCATCAAAAAAGACGCCAAATGCTTGCGGGTCATCTGGATCGCCAGCATCATCATTCATGATGCATGCTTCCCATGCGTCATAAAGCTGCTTAGACGCATTCATCCACATAACCTTCCCGCCAACTTCTTCAGGATTAACCTTATCCTTCGGGAAGTAAACATTTACGGCGTACTGGGTGCGTGGGAGCCACTGCCTGGCAATATCACGACGACGGTCTTTGTCGTCAGTCTCTCCCATTAGGTCGAACCCCAACGAACAAATCGGGCATTCTTCCTCATCATGCACACGTGGACATGCATGCGTCCGGTTATTCAACCAATGAGCACCGTTCTGAACATAGAATAATTCCATGGTTCTACTAGCCGTGCCATCAGCACAAACATCGCCCTTCTTAAGTGGCGGTAGAACATAGAAACGATACTTGATCGTGTCCCCATCAGATGCTTGGGGCGGCTTGAACTCATTGGGGTCCTTAAACCGACTACCCTGCTTTTCCTGCAACTTCTTGCGTACTTTTGCTACATCATACTTGCTCATTTCATTTTCCTTTCTGCTTTGAGCTTTTTGACACTCATTAGCTGCTGAGTTTCAAATACATCAAATTATTGTTATCTTTTAAAAACATATCTATATTTCTTATCACCCTTTACTTTAATATATCCATGCAATTCAGCAAATTCCCTTTCTTTAATCCCCATTTTCACAGCACGATCATACAACGTCTTTTTATGCATTATCCATCCATCTGGCTTTGTGTACCAATAATCGGGTCTAATTTCTTTATCTAATTTAAAATTAGACGCTTCATAGACAACCCCGTTATGCCCAAATGTAGTATCACAATATGCGATGACTATTGCATATTGTGGTGGGAGTAGTTTTATACATCGGCTCACAAACCAAGAAGCAAAATTTTTCTTTTGATAATTAGGGTGAATACATAATCTAGATAAATCACGCACCTCTTTATCTAAACAGCCTAGTGATTTAGCAATATTCTGTCTAGGTAGTGGTGAGAAAACACATATAGAGGCAAGTCTATCTCCCACATATGCCCCATAAGCAATCCCTCCTCTCCCAGCATTCGCAAGATAGTGGTATTTAGACAACAACAATTTATAATCTTTAGCTACGCATTTTCTAATAGCAACATCTTTAAAATTGAAGTCAATAATATCATGTCGCTTCAAACCAACCCAATACGCCAAAAGCATTCGTATTCGGTCTTTCGCATAAAATTCATGTTCCCAAATATACTTCAATTCATATCGACCACTCAAATTATTTGAGATATATGATGCCTTTTGCCGGTCACGCTGCATATTTTCTGACAGAGAATGCCAATAATCGCCTTGGCACTCTATTAATAGGTCTGGTTTATTGCTTCTCGGGACTACACAATCAAAAGTCCATGGTCCGATTTTACATTGTGGATCACTATGCCCATTATATTCTCTATAATACTTTATCCCCAAGTCATCAAGCAATGAATACAATATTTTCTGGATATTAGATACAATGCCTCTATACCTAATCCTAGACGCAGCCATTTTTTCTCTATATTTTGGGTTTTCCCACAATCTTCGAACACCATCACTAACAGCTTCCCGATATTCTTTTGACGCCCATATCTTCCTAAATTTTACACGGAGGTCAGGGCGATTGGAAAATTCATGTATTTCTTTTTGCTTGTTGATAGTCTCTTGGTTTTTCCAATTAGCATTAATATACCCCAAAAGTTCGTCGTAGTTATCCTCCCACCTCTGCTTTAGTACACGCGATGCTGCAGCTCGCCCTGCATCGCTCTTGGACCATCCAATCAGCTTATCTGTATTGCGTGGTGATTTTTTGAGAGCCTGTGAAGTTGCGCAAGATAAACATCGATATTTACCGCTACGCTTTAGGGTCCGCTTATATGATTCGCATTTTATTTTGGAAATGGTGTTGCAAACACTACATTTTGCGTCTATCACATCATTATTCTTCATATTTTATGTTTGATTTAGCTGCTGCTCATTTCTATACGTGCAAATCCAGCTAATGACCTTAGATTGTCTGACTTCATTCTTATCGCTTCAACCATAAAATACATCTTGCCACAATGCTTATTCATTAACATCAATTTCGCTTCTAGCACATTTAATTCTTTGTCTGCTTCTATTATTGCTTGTACTTGCTTGTCCGTCAACCTTACATTTGCCTGAGCTGCTTCTTTCACAGCCTTATCAATTAATTTACCGCGTTTGGCTTTAATCTGGCGTTCTAGTTTATTGACCTGCAATTTTAATTCGCTATAAATAGCAGCCCAGTAAGCGAATTCAGATGGTGTATCTTCTAATTGGTCCTGCACAATCTTATAATCTACTTCTAGGTCAGACCGCATATCAACTTCGATAACCTGACTTGGCCCAATCTTTATTTTAAATTTAAATAGCGTACTATTCGCAACTTCGCTTGGCACATATTCATCAAACCATTTTGGTTGTTTGCGACGTTTAGCCATTTTGTATACCCCATGCTGCCTTATCAATGCCTTCAGCGATTTTTGTGGTGCCCGCGTTAGTAGCTGTAGAATGAGCAACACCCATTTTATCGCTCATCTTAGGTTTAGAATCTTTTATCTTCTTGGCCAATCTTGCTTTACGCACCACAGTTCTATGCGCCTTACGCTTAAGTTCATGTTTGCGTTTTTTATTTGACCTGCCCACAGTTGTCATATCTTTTATATTCCTTCCAGCCTTTATATTTACGTCCGATGCTAATTTTAATCGGAAATTGCGGGTTACTTTTTATAATACCACAAAATGGTTGTGTCATTATTTTGGCAACCTCATGCAATTTGAAGGCTAAATCAGATTTCTTGGATGTCACTACTAATGAGTCATGGTTTTCTGTCAATATGCTATCTGGAAACAATTCCCATACTTTTCTAATACATATCTGCATAGCATTAGCAACTGAGCCCTGTACCATCGCATTAAACGCAGAGCGTTCAGTGCGACCCCTACCAACATAGAATCGTCTGCCTAGTATGCTCTTGAGATATTTATCTTCTCTTAATCTATTGCGGCATACCTGTATCCAAGACCTAAAACCATTATAAAAATCCAATGCTGGATTATCATCATCGAAAGAATAGATAGATGAGAACATTAATCTCTTAGCTTCATCCCTGCGCAGTTTGTCGTTTTGAACCCCTGAATTCAAATGGTTTAACAATACTATATATGGGTCACTCTCATCGAAAGACATATTTAACTTCTTATCGCCACTCATGATTGCAATTGCTCTCATATCAGCAGCAATCCAGTCGAAGTTTATAAGTATGTCATCGCCATTAATATTAGATAAATAGCATTCTCCAAGACCTTGTATATTAAACCCACTAGTCTTGCTCCTACCAGAATAAACCCGGCCCCAAATTGAGTGTCTCAATTGGTACGAGTACATAGCCCCACGTGTTTGTAGATGCCCATATACCTCAGAAGCCATAGCACGCACTAGATGCCAGTATCGTGGTTTTATCAGCTTCATTTTATTTATAATAGTAGCTATATTCTTACGACACGATTTTATATCCTTCGGCGTGAAAGTCGGGAGGTCGACATCAAACACCTTGCAATTGGGCTTCGGTGCGAATGCAACGCAATGCTGCTTGAAATCATTGAGCATCACATTATTATTTGATATGATTTTAGAAAATCGATCACAGGTAGCTTCTATATCGTAAATCGATTTCTTGGTGCCTGGCAAATAAAATGTGAAAAATTCTAGCTTACTAAGTTCGCCATCATAAATGGCCGACATTAATGGATATGAATCTCGTCGTTCATCGAATAACGTATAGACATATAGCATGTTATTTACAATACTACTAGCCCATGCCAATAGTCTTAGGCTTTTTATGATGCTCTCTGTCTCGCTGCAATTTAGTTACCACTTCTCTAGATTCGCCAAGCTGACGATGCTCTTTATAAGGGTCTCTATCAGTGGTCATAGCGTGAATATCCATATCACGTTTGACACCCTTTTTATCGGCAAAACCGTATCCTCTTACATAGGAAGTCTCTAAGCCAAGCACAGGTTTCAAATTTTTACTACCACAACAAGTGCATACAGCCGTTTCAGATTCAAACGCTAACTTAGCTCGAATCTCATTAAATTGCTCGACCGGCAAATCATATGCTGATTTGCCGGTCGAGCGTTCTATACATTCTAAGCATATAAAATAACGTTTCATTCTGCCTCATCTATAAATCTGTATTTATCACTTACACCAAGTTTCACTACTAAATCGGGCTTCTTAACCATAGCAACGATTTGGCCTTCATACCCGCCACTAGCTGGACATATGCCCAAGTATTGCCTTTTATTTATAATAACCCTGTCGCCAAGTTCTACCACGCCTTTCGCATCGGGTCCAACCCCCACCACAACACCTTCATTCGACATCTTTGCCATTGCTTCTTTATCTACTTCAATGCCATCTGGCACATCGAGCAGCTTCATAACAGCAACATAATCATTAAGAACCCCAACTGGCTTCAGTTTAATCACATCACTCATGTCATCTCCTGTATCTTCATTGTTGAATAATTAATCTTCACAGGAATAGTGACAAATTTAGCTCCATTCCTATTCTTAGCTATATACATTCGCGCTGGCGCTGGATGCACTGCTATGCCATTATGGTCTAAAACTGATTGGTATTCTTCGCGGGTTTGATTAAGACTTATCAAATAATCCATCGCCATTGACTTACCATAGCTCTCAGCAATCTTTGTTACATCAATAATCTCGGAATCGTTTCCACCTCTATTTGTCTGTGTCGCGGTGAATACCAACACATTTTCAGTCTTCGCAAGCCCTCTAACTTGAGTGGATACACCTTTTTGCTTCATATATGAATCAGCATTATCAGATTGGCGTCTACTAATCATCAATTCAAGATAATCAATACATATGATATCTGGCACCCAGCCTTTTGACCTTTTTAAATGGTCAACTAATGCATAGATTTCATCAACTGATATCTCATCTGGTGGAAATTCATGAAACGCAAGGTCACCAATATTTCCATCACTTTTAATGTGATTTATTATTGCTATAATCTCATTCTTCAAATCGAATCTACGCTTTATTGGTTTATTCGATATAACACCCATCCCGCGTAAAGCAGACATTGCATCTGACAATTCCAATGTGATATACAACACGTTCCTGCCCCTCAATACATTGGAAATCGCATTATTAATCAGCATAATAGACTTGCCAACACCAGTCGGTGCCATCCAAACTACCATTTCTTTGCGTGCTGGGCCACGCTCATCTTGGTCGTCATGCATACATGCATCTAATTGCGCAAAACCAGTCGTAAATTTTTCTATCAGGTCGTGGGCAAACAGTTTTTCTAACTCATCAAAAAACCAGAGTGTACCACTTCCGATATCTTGTATATTGCGTGCCTGATTGAACACAGCCTCTATAGCTTCAAAATTACCATCTTTATACTTGGCGATAGTATCAACATCATATATTAAGCCATATGCTTTAGACCTAGCCCATTTCAAAATTATATCTTTAAGCCAAGGAACCTCTCGCGGGTTTGAGGGTCTTGATGCTATGTCGATAATATCTTGGTATGCTATGTCGTCGACAGTGAGACTGTGTTTAATACTATCAACCAATATGCCTCTGGTCGGAAACACCCCATATTGCTCATAATATTCTGTGATGTGGGCTATTACATATTGTACTTCAGTCCGATTGAATAATTCATGCGTAAGAAATCTAGCAACATTTGTGAAGAATTCCGGGTGGTCGATAAGAAGCGATACTATCGCTTCCTCTTCATATTCACCAAACGGTTGTTTAGCATTATGATCAGCCCGTTTTAATGCTTCAATCATCCAGTACCGCCTGTTCCATCAGTACAATGTGCTGCCTTCAAACTCCGTATAGCGGCCAAATTTGACATCGCAGCAATCTCCGCAAGGTCAAGCGCCGCACAATATGTGGTCAATTCAGATTCCGACAACTCAAAATCTAATGTTCTTCTTAAAGTGTTGCGGTCACCATATGTCGGCGCACCATTCGGAGGACGTTGGGCTACTGATATCCTATACATCCAACTGCCACTTGGGCCTTGCCTAACCCCGCTTATCTGGTAAGATTCAATTGACCCCACTTTCGCGGACTCAACCAAATACACTACATCTTCTATTTCAAACAGTGGTGCGCTCATTCTTCGAAATCCTCTAATACATCAGACTTATCTTCTATATCTTTATCTTCTATATCTTTATCTTCTATATCTTTATCTTCTGTATCTTCTGTATCCGTATCGACACCATCAGGACTAAAAGCCGCTCGCACTTTATCGCTAATCTCTGCCATCAAATCAATATTACTACGAATCATGCCATAGGCATTCTCTTGGCCATTCCCAAGTCTCATTTCGCCATAATTGTACCACGACCCTTGTTGTTTGATAATGCCGACATCAACTGCAATATCAACCAACGAACTAGCATAATCAATACCACTCGGATATCCATCTCTCCCAAAATATAGTCCGAATTCAGCTTGCCTAAATGGCGGCGCAACCTTATTTTTAACAACTTTTACCTTAATTGAGTTCCCAATGTTATCATCGCCCTTCTTGATCGCACCGGCACGCCGAATATCAAGTCTAATGGAAGAATAGAATTTCAATGCCCGGCCGCCTGGTGTGGTCTCCGGCGAATTATGAACAATCACACCATTATGGCGACCACCAGCGGAATAATTGTGGCAGCCATCAACAGTTATATCATATTTCCCTTTTGTTCTAAACTGTCTGCTACTAGCCGTTCTAATAGATACCACTTCCGCATAGGTGGTGCTATATTGGCCAGTCACATGTAGTGTACACTCCCTACAATCATCTACGCCATCTGGTAATTTCCTTCTCATACAATGCGAATCACCAGATAGAATATTCTTTTGCTTCGTCATTATTCTATCACCAATTATCAAGTCACCGGCTTCAGCCCATCCATTATCGGTCAAAACGCGATGATTTGGCGTAACACATATATTCATACGCCCATTGCCATTGCCTGGCCCCCTCAACAATATAGACAGAAAATCGCATTTATCAAGAACATCACCATTATTGTGCCAATCAATAATCTTGCGTCCAACAAAGTTATTGCTTCCTTCGTCATAACACCAGACATCGCCTTCAATTTTCTTTTCAACAACATCTTTAATTGGCAATGCACTACCATCAACAAAATTAATCAATGTATCGCCATGCAAACAACCGAACATAACACCAATCTTCATTCTAATTTGGTTGATAAATATAATTGTACAATTGGATTTATTGGTTATACTAACAAGCTTACGCATAGCCTTGCTCATTAATTGAGCCTGGGCACCAATCTGCCTATCGCCCATCTCACCATCAATTTCAGCTTGAGGAATCAACGCAGCAACTGAATCAACCACAATAAGATCAACCTGTTTTGAACCGGCCAGCATCTCAACAATACTTAATGCCTCTTCACCAGATGATGGCTGGCTAATCATTAGGTTGTCAATATCAACACCTATATTGCTTGCCCATGTTGGGTCTAACGCATGTTCAGCATCAACAAAAGCAGCTACGCCACCTTGCTTCTGACACTCCTTGATTATTGATAAGCATAATGTGGTCTTACCACTACTCTCTGGGCCATATACTTCAGCGATACGGCCTTTTGGCATTCCCCATACCCCTAATGCCAAATCAAGTGAAGCCGATCCAGTACTAATAGATGGAACATCAAGTGCCGGTCCAGCTCCCAATGTTATAGCACCATTCCCAAATTTGTCATCAATAGCTTTCATGACATCTTCTTTATTGTCAAATTCTCTACTCTGATTTGGCTTTTGCTTTTTTGCCATCTATTCTCTCCAGTATACGGTCTATTTCTGATCGTCCGGCGATAACAACATCTGAGACTGGCACTCTACATATAGCATCGCCTTTACAAATTAATAAATCCTTATTTATATTAGCCACTACAGTCCAGATACCATGCGGGCTTGGCATCTCATTGGGCGGTGCCGATAAGTAACGGATATTTTTAGTGGTACGTAATTTAATCTTATCAAATTGTCGTATTTCATAATATGGCATTATTGTAAACCCATTTATTATGTCAAAAATACACCAGAGGAGGTTGCGCAGATGTCATTAAACCGAAACGAACAAATGCTCTCCGAGGCAATTAAAAATATGTTGGACGACACCGCCCTTGGGGTCGATGCACATAAAGGCCAAGATGAAGAACGGGCAAACACCTTCACATTTTTGCACGAAGAAATCGAACAAGCATATAGGCTGGAAACCATAGACTTAGACCACCAAGAATCCGTATGTTCAGCATTTGCTAAAATACATAGCCATAAATATTTAGATGACCCAAGCTTTGCCCTATCATTTAAAAAAGAGATGACAGCTAGAGCCGTCCCTATGGAAGATATGACTGCTGCTTTGGAAGCTATGGGCAAAATCAAAGAGAAAATGCTAGCTGAAAAAGATGAGAAAGACGCTGGATGGAATCCGGATTTAGATGAAATCGTAAAAATATCACAACCACCACAAATCGATGAATCAATCATAAAAGATACCGACAATTATAGCCACGAGCATGGGTTCTATAGAGATAAAGATGTTAGAAAATGGATTGATAACAAACAATACTTTTGGGAAGCGGTCGACAAACGCATCAAACCATTCTTAGAGGAAATCGGGTGCGAGTGCACATCAAATAATGCGTTTTGGGAAGCATATGATAATGAAGCTATAGAATATGTAATCCGGGCAAGGATGCACGAACTGTTCGAAGAAATTCATGCAGACTACCAAGCTAATGCCAAATAAAACAGTTAAGTTAACCGGCAAGCTTAAACAAACTAGCGATGGGTTTGTTTATTTAGATGTGCCTGATGAAATATTACATGGATTCTATACTATTCTTTCTGGCGATGTCAAAAAACCGCCATATTTCTCAAAAAAGTTCAATAAAGTCGGTGCCCATATTTCCGTCACCAACACAGACGAATTGGGTGGCCAAACTGTTTCTGAAATAGGCGATGAGATAGAATATACATTATATCGCATGGAGCAAGTCAACCCTGATGGTTGGGACGAGATGAAACAAGTATACTTCATCTCGGTAAAGTCACCAGAACTAGAAAACCTACGACAAAAATACGGGTTGGCGAAAAAGAAGAACGGCCATGAATTTCACATCACTATAGCTGTTGAACCAAAGACTACAACAGAATCGTCGCATAGGCTACAATCATTATATGAGGAAGCACCCGAAGGCGTAGCATTTCGTAGTTCAAAGAATCTGGGTCTCAAAATATCTAAAGCAATGGGGCTGGCTCTGTTTGGCAAAAAATCATTCGCTAGAGACACACAAAAAACACGGCGCAAAAGATTAGGCCAGGCATATCCGTCTGGGCCAAGGATAAATACATCTCCGGTGCCCAACAAACCACGCCATAGAAAATTCTTCGGGCTAGACAAACCGCAAATTCCATATTAGGCTTCCACATCATATGAGCCAGCACCATGGCACTTCGGGCATTCCTTACCCATAGTTTTGCCCTGGCCACGACACAAGCCGCACGTTATGGTCTTAACTTGGTATCCACCATGAATGAAATCCGGCGGGTCTATCTCTGACTGACTCGCCAAAGCCTTAAACCTTTGTTGCAACCCAGCATCGCCACCAGTATTAATAACAGACACCCTGGTCTCACCAGTCTTCCCGACACGCCTAACTGGTATAGCGATTTCCATCCCAGCCCTGCCACGTACTGTACCAATCTCTGCTTGCTCACCTTCTTTTAAATCAGTAGTTGGCTTATCGGCCGACGTTATCGCATATTCCGACCCACTACCACTAACACTCCCACCAAGTGCACTAACATTACCTTGAACATTCGGCGACACACTACGTGCATCAGCCATCCTTCCATCAACAAGTCTATGAGATGGGTCTAATAACTCGATACTCTCATTGATTGGGCCAGGCTGCGGCGATATAGGCGCAACTACTGTTGACACAGGTGTTGGCACTGCCCCTTTTGGCATTATCTCATACCCAAGTGCTTTAACCCGCGCCAATAATTCATCTATTTCTCGTTGATTGTTTTGTTGGTTGTTTATAATTTCAATAACTGCAGCTTTTACTTTCAACGGTGTCGCAGATTCTAAGTAGTCATCAGATATCCATGCTTCAACTTTAGTGCCGTCGTCAAGTTTCACAGTCATAGATGTATTTAAATTAATATCTGAACCACTAAAAACACAATGTTTTGGTATTTCCATGAGTCATATCCCTATACAATTAATCGAAGAACCGCCAATCCCAAACCCACAACTTACAGATGATAATATAGACACTATAAAATCGATTCTATCTAAAGCCGTCGAGGCGCAAAAAGCGAGACAGCAAAAGAATAATGAAAAAACGGCAGCAGATAAAGGTACTGAAGCAGCTATAGCAGAGCTTCTGGAAAGCCCAGAAGGCGTCAGCAGGGCAAATCTACTGGCTGCTTCTGAATCAGAAAATATTATCTCATTAGTTATTAGAATCAGGAACCGCCTTAAAAAAGATAATCTATATACCCTAACAAAAAGCGGCAGTGGTGTCTCCACTATTTATTGTATCACTAAAGCTTCAATTATTGGCAATATCGGCTGACTACCCAAAAAAATTGCGGATGGTGGTAGTAAAACTATGAAATGTAACAACATCCCCATCAGCATCTGATGTCACCACTAATTGGATAGTGTCATGATGCTGTAACTGCACGACTACGGTGCCTGACATTTGTATTAAAATTGCTGCTGCAAATGTGCCCATACGACTCGATGGTATAAGTACCCCATTCTTTTTGATACCTACTATTACGTTGGCGTTTCCAGGGACCACGACTATAGTAGCATGCCAATCAATCTCAGCATAAAAAGCATATGTATTAGTATATCTGATTGCTGGCCCGCTAACAAAATCAAATGATTCCATTGGTGAATTTGAAAAAGTCCCATTAATCGGATAATAAGTCCCGGCACTTACAATAGTAGTATTTGCAGAACTCTCTAGTGCTGCAAATACTCCTCTTTTTATTAGCATATTAGATAGTCGCGGATCCGCTTCGCATGAATGATTAGCATTTGTTTGCATTGCAATTGCTGCTGCGAGTTGCTCGTCGTTCAGTCCGGTTAACGACAATATACCATCAACCAATTGAATGCGGCATTCTGCAACCGACCCATCACTAAAGGTCATGGTCATCCCACCACCGCGAAATGCTGTGTCTGTTACTTGTATAGCCATTATATCACCAAATATATTTTTGAATACACACCTAGCTGTTAGCGATCTCCGCCAATACATCACCATGGCAATTTTGCGGTGCACACCAACACCCTAAAACTTTACCTTTTAATTCCAGTTTACACTGTGACACCCAATCGGGCCTCGCCAAAATCCACTTTTTATATTTTTCAATGACCTCATCTCTAGTGCCGTCTTCTCCAATATTAAATGGATTCCCCCATTTAGAAGGTCTACCAATATAAATATCGTATTTAGATCGCTTACAATGCACAACTAGTTGGTGCATAATATTCTCCCTAGAATGGTGACAGATAGTGGTCCATAATTTTACCAATAGTACGAATATCTTGATAAAATTTTTTCTTCCGTTGTGGATTGGCCAGATTCAGTGGCGATGGGTGATATGTGGTGAAGACCTTAACCCCAAATTTGTCGCTATCAACAATTTTGCCTATATTGTCTGAGAATTTACAGCCACACAATATCCCAAATGCTACAGACCCAAAAGTTATTACTAGCTTCGGTTTAATAATCGATATTTCCATTCTTAAGAATGGCTCACACCTATTTAAATTCTGGTGTGATGGCGGCTTATTATCTTTTGTAAAGCATTTAATGCTATTGGTAATATAAAAATCACCACGTGTCCATCTGGTATTTTTTAGTAATGCATCATCAAAATTTTTGCCAGCCGCACCAATAAATGGCATTCCTTCCTTTACTTCATTCCATCCCGGATTCTGGCCAACTATCATGAACTTCGCAGTAGGCGACATAGGAGTGTAGTTGCTAAAAACATGTGGGTTGTAATTATAAGCACCGCGTGTTGCTTTTCTCCAACCTAACTCACACATTTTACATTCAGCACACGCATCTTTCAAATGTGCCAACATCTTATAACGTTCATTAGCAGCATCTAGTCCACTCATAATTTTAATATTCTTTTTATACAGCTACCAACATCTAAACAATCATCCCATACTGCAGAGCTACCGACACATGTTATGTCTGCATCATCTATGTCCGATATAGCAGGGATATGGCCACAACATATAGATTCTGGCACAGATGTCTCCGCTATTAGCTCAAACCTCTTCATAAACCCCATGAAATATTGCCCAGGTTGTTCTATTTTCTTCTGAGCATAAAAGATGTAATTCTGCTTATTTATCATGCTAGCTTTGAAGAATTCAATTTCCGGGTCGGCCACGAACAGATGTGTCGCACCTTCAAAATCAAGACAGTCGGTGCGAACATGATAACAATAGACGTCCTTAGCTTTTAACTCTGGCCAACTAACATTCATCCATCCCAACAACGCCGGGAGTGGCACAGTCGATATAATCTCATCATATTCGAACTGCTTATTGGCCGTTATGGTATGGTCGCTAATCTTACTGGGAACCCCATATATATTATTATTATTTAATATTTCATCTTTGTATTTTTCTTGTAATCGCATATACATATCAATACAATTACCATAACCCCACAAATCAATCCTATTGCCCCAATACGATGATGCATGCGGTGGCACATTGCCGCCATATAGCTTATCTAAGTACGGCGATAACGGTATGGTAGTATTAAATAATATCTGCCCGCCATAAGAATACCCAATTCTGTATAGGCATGGCACGATAGTATACTCCCGCATATACTCATCAATCAGGTCATCTCTGACAACATAATTATCTGCTAATGGTGGGTCGAACGAATAATACCTACTTCTTCCAATCGGGATAATAATCCAATCACTACCTAATATATCACGTGCGATTAAACCTATTAAACCACCACCAAGTATGATTTTCATTCTGAAATCTCTTCAATCGAATCCAATAACGCATTCATATCTTCAATATCTTCCTCTGGCTCCTCTTGTAGGCTTTCTGGTTCTTCATCACCAGGAACGACATCTTCTATTATTTCTTCATCTAGCTCTTCTTCGACATCTTCCTCTTCGTCAGGAACAATATCTTCCTCTTCCACAATCGCTAAGATTTCTTCTTTATCAATAACAACATCAGGGATAGGGACTTCTTCTGCCTCTATGACCTCCACACCATCTTGTGGGTCAGAGTCTGTGGCACTTCCGTATTTGCCGGGGTCCATAAACGCAGTCATAGTGTCGGCTAAAACATCCTCACCAGCCGAACATTCTGGGCACTGTATGGCATCATAGATGGTATTAAACAATACCATCTGCCCACACTGTGGGCAAACCGTTTCAAGCATAGTAACTTTCGCTATCGACCCATCATCAATATGGCCTTCGCTATCAATTATTTCTTTATTCCATTCTACTGGCCTACCATAAACAGCAGCTCCACCAACAACTATTTCAACCAGGCTAAATGGATTAACATCATCTATGACCATTCTGCTTCTCCTAAATTTCCTATGTATTCCACATGCTTTTTGAATTTAGCAAATATTTCACTGCAGAATATTAGCTCAAGATACCCATCATCTTGGCGAACATCTGCAATTTTAATTAATTCTCTAGCATCACTAGAGCATTCACATGGCCCTGCTTGTGGGTCTCTTGGTTTATTGCATTTAGCACACAAATACGGCTGACCAGATAAATCTACTTCAACACTCGAAATTTTGCATTTATAGTAAACTTGGTCATGCGTACCGAAATTTTTGCCAGTGACATCACACCGCGTTGGTGATTGTTGAACAACCCCTGCTACATTCAATAATCGCTGACGAAATAACTCCATACACATCTCACATAAATCAACAGACATCACAGTAGCGTCAGATGACCTTGTAAATTTATTCATGATTTTGATTTCATAAAAATCAAATGAATAATATATAAAGTCACCTTTTACCTCACTACCGCAATAATCGCAAAATATTCCATCATTATTCTGATTTTTCATCAGACCTCGGCCTCAGCAAAATCGGCACTGTATCACGTTGCCCTAACGTAAAACTATTTCTAGATGGGTCATACTTAACATCTAATCGTATGCCGACACCTTCTTTTAAATATGGCCCCAGCACTTCTAACTGGTTGGCCCATAAGATAATCGTACAGTCCGCTAACCCATCTGTTACTTTCAGCCTACCCATCCTCTTTTGGGTTTTAGTCTTACCAATAGTCAGACTCTCAACCACTACTTCAATCCTACCTCTATTGCCAATCGCTTCTTTAACAGATTGTATTGTCAACCCATCAATATCATAGAGGTCTAATGGCGAGTGCCAATAATATCCTAAATACTGCCTTTCAAAATCCAACCGCTCTTTCAAAGAGAAGTCATCCTCAAACAACGCCATCACATTCTTCCGGGTGGGGTCTGGTTTTGGCTTCCAATTTAGCGTCTTCGCTGGAACTTTGCGTTTTGGAAATTCTGCTTTAAAACCATCTACAAAAAGCTTCCGTTGCTTTTCAATCGCTTCCGGGGTCCAGTGTGCGACTAATTTTTCTTTAATTTCCTTCTTTAACGCCGTTATTGCTTTGCTTGTACAATACTTGAATTGATACCACATCCATGTTGCTTTTAGATTTTGATGATATTTTGAAAATGCCCCTAATTTAATAAGAGGCTCCATTACCCGTTTGTCCTTGCCTACAACCGTAATAAATTCATCTATGTCTTTAAATGCATGGCGGCCTTCTAATTTCACAGCAGCTTTAGCACCAATTCCTTTAATGCTCGTAAGACCTGGTGTTACTTCTAAATTCGGTGCCACAGAAAAGTTTTTAGTAAGCTCCTCTGCACTTATAGCACCGAATTTCACTCCTTCTAGCCTGGCGGTGTTCATATATTTCGGTATTCGATCGGGATGGCACCCGCTCATTACCGCTGCCCACCACTCTGGCGGGAAATGTGCTTTTAACCATGCACACCAATACGCCACCAAAATATAAGCACAGCTATGGCTTAAGTTGAAGGCATACCTACCAAAACTAATCATGCGGTCCCACATTATATCAGCCCATTTGACACCTAATGTTTTAGCCGCACCAGTCTTCCAATGTGCCTCTATACCCTTAAGCTGTTCGCGCCATTTTTTGGCTACAGCTTTTCTAGCTTTTTCAGCCTCGGGGGCTGTAAATCCGGCAAATTTTTGCCATATCTTCTGCAATTGCTCTTGATAAACAATAATGCCGTGCGTATCTTCCAATTCCGCAGCTATATCTGGATGTTCTAAGCGCTTCCAGGTCTGATTATTATCATCTCTGCGTTCCACATACTCTGGTATAAATGCAATCGGCCCAGGATGGCCCATAGCATTAAAAACCTGTAAATCATAATAATTTCTCACACCATTAGACAGCACATTGCGTTGCACGTCGGTCTCGAATTGGAATAACGTTTCAACCCTTAAATCATTTATCATCTTAAAAACATCTGGGTCGTCCATCTGTACATCATGCCGCTCGCCATTATCATCTAAATACCAACCAACCAAATTAGCTGTCGGGTCATTGTCCTGCCACGGTAGAATATTGAATTTATAACCGCGTGTCTGTTCTATTAACTTACAAGCATCATGAATATATTGAAGTGTCTTTAACCCAAGCAAGTCCCATTTTACATATCCAAGTTTGGATAGTTGAGTATTCCGGCCTTCAGTCCACATACTAGTCCATTGTGCTTCGCCATCGGACCCTTTACTGATTCCCATCGGCACATTGCCCATGAGCTTACGATTCGTTATAATCACGCCACCTGCATGCTTGCCCATAGCCCTAATTTTACCAACAAGCAGCACCGCTTTATCAACAACATCAGGATTCTGTGTATAATATGCATTTAAAGTTTCATGTTCTTCCAACATCTGGCCAATAGTGATGCCTTCAGTATCGACACTACCACATGACGGACATTGCACACGCTTATGCTTATTGCCGCAATTAGAGCATGCTGCATACCCACCATCTTTTAAGTCATCTATATCGTCAGGCAGCGTTTTTGTTACTATCATCGCGTCTCGGAAATCACTACCAAGACCTCTCGCGGCATCCTGAAGTGCAGACCGAAACTTATATGTCAACCATGTGCCAACACTACATACATATTCTTTGCCATACTTTTCAGCCGCATATGCTTTAATCTTATCTCTTGCCTGCGGTAAACAATCAACATCAATATCTGGCAAATCGGTCGACCTAATAATCTCATGTTCAGACTTCAAGGGGTCAACAGGGGTGAGTCCAATTAACCATGGCAATACTAATCCGTTTTTATTGGTATCGTATTTATTGCCATCATTAAATTGCTCGGTCCAATATGTATTGGCACCCTGTTTTTCAATTTCCTTTATCTCGAATTTGAGTCTACGTACATACTCAGCATCAAGCTTCCTTTTCTCAGCAAGCATAGTGGCGAGCTTTTTTAATTTGCTCCAACTTACTTGTTGTTTAGACATATTTTAGCAATCTCAATGCATCTTTTGAATGCCGCCTCGTTGGCGCTAGATTTTTTAATCATCAAATTGGGAAACTCTTCAATCAAACCCCGGACCTCTCGCACAATATCTATATTCGCTTTTGAGTTTGAAACCCACTTGTTATCGTCGTTCCTCTCAACCACCTGCGAGGCATATGCTGGCGGACTATGTAATATGATCTCGGCATCTTTAAATTCAGTCTTAACACATCGCAATGCCATTACCATAGCAATCAAATCTGCTTGGTTCCTTGAATAATCACCAATTATTTGCGATGACTCAAACTTCTCATCTAAAGTGGCATCATGCAGCACTGCACCATAACTTGCCATTTGATTGTCTCTACTACTTGCTGCAAAAATTTCAATTTGCCTCATCGTTATCTCCATCAATAATTAAGCTATGCTCAAACTGCTTGTCATATTGTAAATCAGTTCCGATTCTGCTATTTATAACGTCAACTGCATGTTTTAACCGGCGGTTCGCATTTTCAATGCTAATCCCTTTCCTTTCATCATCTTCATGATAATACCATGCCCCATACACCTCATCATATGCTATCGTTGTGCTATCAAATCTCCATACGAATGTCGCATATAATTCTTTATATGCATAATCTTCGTTAGCAACACCCCTAACATGTAGCTCATAAGAAATATACATTAGATTACGCTTAAATGCGTAATCTAAACAATCAGCCCTATTCTTAGGGCGTCCTGTAACTATGTATGCTATCGACCTCATTTTTTATCCAAAAATAGAGAACTAAACCCAGTTAATTTAGTAATTTCTGTGTTTGCTAGTATATATTGCCTAGCGGCTTTTTCAAACTCCCCATCATCAGCAGCGCACTTCGCAACAATAGCTCGCTCAGACTCTTTCCCAATCTTCTCCGAAAACGCATCATACAAAATGCGCTGCACAACTAGTGAGCATGCCCATAAATCATCAAGTGACTGTTTGAAATCTTTCTTAACTAGACAGTCTAATACATCCACCAATTTCATCGATATCGCCGCAGCGGCAAGTTCCACTTTTAACGATGTCAATATACGTAAACTACGCTTAAGAACATTAATAGCCTCTGGATAACGCTCTATAAGATTTTTATTGTTCATCGATTATCACCATCACCATGAAGCGCATTACGCTTCATTCTGCTTTCAAGTTTATCAATATTTATTCTTGCCACACCACCTAGGCTTATATTAAGTTCAGATGCTATATTAGATAGGTACCATAAAACATCCCCAAGCTCTTTCGCTAATTCTGACCTATCATCATCATCAATAACACCATCTTTATCACGAATAATCTTTTTGACTTTCTCACATACTTCCCCAGACTCACCGGCCAATCCTAAAGCCGGATATGCAATATTGTCATTTAAGTTTGGGTAAATGGCTGTCGCCCGCGATTTTGATTGATACTCATCAAAGTCTAATTCAGATGATTTTTCAATTTCCGCCAACCATTTAACAATCTTGGACCACACAGCGGACCCATTTGCATATGCCCAATGCGAATATTCTGATTCTCGCCTAAGCATAGCAGCTAATTTTGTAAATTTAGACATTATTCAGCCTTTATATTTAACATGTAGCCACCACGCGATGGCGATAAAAACCTATTAAACGATAGCCCCCATTTCAATGGGTCTAATTCTGTGATGCCAAGCAAATAACATACTAGCGAGCCACCCACACTACCTCTAGGCCCTATAGGCCATCCATTAGATAGACTAAACTGTATCAAATCTCGGGTAATTAAAAAATAACTAGCGAACCCCTTTTCTATGAACCTATTGAGTTCAATCTTAGCTTGTTCAAAATATGTAACTTCGCGGTTATCAACAACATATTTATCAGCACATTTATGCAAACCACGACGCATAAGCTCTCGAACAACCATTTGTTTCAATTTTACGGGGTCGCCGTCGCCAGTGGGTATTTTCGGCTCTAGGTCTGGTTCGAAATATTCACATTTACCAGCCACAGCCAACGTATTGTCGCACATGATTTCGAATCGGTCATCGCCAGTATGTTTGTCATAACCATGCCGCTTGAAAGTATCATATAGCTCAGCCCTAGTTTTTAGGAATTGTTCATCACTATTGACGTGGAATAAATCAGGAGAATCTATTGTCAAATTCTGACTAATGGCCATCATTAGTTTTTGGATTTGAAAATCTTCCCGGTTTAAATAATGCGCATCATTAGTCAAAACAGATGGAATGTTGAACTTCTTAGAGATTTTGTCTAATACCCAAAACGCTGGTTTATCTTTAGCATCAGCATCCGGAAGACATGGCATTTGTAATTCTAGATAATAATCATCTCCGAATGCCTCTCTAAATTTCAACACATAATCTATAGCACCACGCCCATTGTCCGACCGTAATATATCTTGCCTAATCTCATGAGATACTGGCCCATTTAAACATCCAGACAATACTATCAGACCCTCTTTATATTCAAGTAGTTTATCAAACCATATTCTAGGTCTGCCATAAAATCCAAATTTATGGGCTTCAGTAACCATCCTAATAAGGTTACTGAAGCCCGTCATGTTCTTAGCCAATAATGTAAGATGCCGATTACGAACTATCCTAGAATGCAACATAGGGTCAGACTGTTTTATAGAACTAAGTGTATCGCCATTAGCTATAATTTCTTGCCTTAATGGCTCAAAGTCGTTAAAGTATATCTCACAAGCTGCGATATACTTAACCCCATTCGCTTTCGCCGCAAAATAATTATCAGGTACAGACGATAACACACCATGCTCTGTGATCGCAATAGCGGGCCATTCGCGTTCAGCACATGCAGCAAATAGTTGTTCCGGCGTCTGCACACCATCTAGAGTTGAATAGACGGTATGACAATGTAAGTGAACAAACTCAGTTGGGCCTGTGTATTTTATGCATGCTTTAATTTCTTTTACGGGCATTTTCATTGTATCGTCATTTATTCAATATAAATACAGCACAGGTGTTCATATAATGGCAAAAGCTTCCAGCAGCGGAATTCATTAATAAAACCAATAAAATTCACAACAATATGGTTTTAATACATCGACCAAAGCAAAATCTGTACTAAACACGGAGGATTCTCACAAAAACCAAACGGACACCTTAATGGTCAAGGATGCCCTGAATGTGCCTAAGTGAGCAAATCAGTTGGCCCATATAAATAGCGTCTGATACTTAAAATACGATGTGATATTACAAACCTCTTATGATTTCTTTTGTTATATTATTTTTCTCAAATCGCGTCGCGATTTTCTTGCCAAATTCCTTAATCAACACAGACCTAACAGCCTTCCTAAGATTATCTGGTATTTGGCTCCACCCTTCGGGTTGTTTTATCTCTTTACATGGATTAAAACTACCATACCCAAGTGTAAGCAATTTGCATTTAGGGCAATAAAAATGGTTACTAGGCCGATACTTCATGCCACGTTCAAGCAATACATTCGAGGCATCAGCACAATCCGACATTACTGTGCTAAATTCACCGCCACAATGCACACAACCATTATCATTGAATGTTTTGGAGAAGCTTATGTGTGTGTGTGGTTCAATACCTAGAAATACTGATACCTCATTTATTACAGCATTAGTATCTGTAACAATATCATTAAACCAGAATAATTTTGCATTTTGATGCGAATTACAATATCTAATCAAAGACACAAATCGGTTGTTAATGACACGATAGACCTTTGCGGGCGTCATGCACCATTGTTTGAATTTGTATTTGTGCCCATACCTATTCATTGAATTAATAATAGCAAACGGGTTCCTAATCAACCCAACAACATTATCATGTGGCGGAATTTTAAAACCGAAACCCTTCTCTAAAAACTTATCAAGCATAAAAACGTTTATGTCGTCAAGATTTTTGTAAAAACCACCCCTAAAATATATAGATTTTTTAGTTTTCGCAACATGCCCTAATATACCTGGTGTAAGCACTTTTGATTTATAAAATCTACGCCAATCTCGTTTAGCAACGGCATAAACAACAGGATTGTTGTGCATCAGGGCTGCTAATAGATTTGATCCACCCCTTGATAAACAAGCTACATAACAATATCTCATCTCTTTTGATATATCCTTATGTTATAGCTATCATCTTGTGCACTTACTTTCTCAGCAACTAAATCATATGTTGTATTCAGCACAGAATAATCGTGCGCATATTTAATCGCCTTGCCTTTTACGATGCGGTCGCGTTTTGACTCCCTAGTAACAAAATACTTAGGTTTCCATGAATCACATATTGCCCTCAATACAAACTGTGCAGTATCTGGGTCTAAATGCATCATATGGTCTGACGATATTAGCAAATCACATTGATATGGCTTGCCGGAAAATAATGATTTGGTGTCAATCTCGCGGAAATCTATTACTTTTTTTAGGTTTTTCGCCATATGCTTAAAACACAATGCTTTGCTAAGGTCATTACCAGCAAGCCTAGCAGTTGGTTGTGCATCTGCCATATACTTCAAATTACGCCCGCACCCACAACCAATTTCGAAAACCGAGATACCATCAAAGAATATATTATTCTCATCAAGAAATTTAATCAATTCCTCTGAATTCTCATGTAAAAACGGTTGTGTCGCAATTAGCCTCTGATACCCAGCTTTATTCCTTTTTCGCCAATAATCCAAATGTTTACTCATCTATTAAATCTCCAATTTTATTTGCGGCACTATTATAAGCGATTTCCTGCGCCTCCGTGGTCATCCCACCGATATGTGGTGTTATTATGATATTTAAATCTTTAGATTTTTCAATCAAGATACTACGGGCGACATTGCCTAGTTCATCGCCTATTACGTCAGTCGCATACCCATGTAAGTAGCCAGATTCCAGACCATCCACCACATCAACTTCATTGACAACACCCCCGCGTGATGTGTTAATCAAATATGCATCATTGCATTTTTTGATGATACGGTGATTAATCATATCCGTCGTTTCATTGTTTAAATGAACATGCATAGACACAACATCACTTTTAGAACACAGTTCACTTAATTCTAAGTTTGGGAATCCATCAGTATTTTTATATGGATCGCAGACCAAAATCTCCATACCAAATGCCTCACAATATCCTGCCATCATTTTGCCAAGTCTACCATATCCAACAATTCCAGCAGTCAGATGGTTTAATTGCCGCCCTATAAATTTAGTATAATCCCACTTAAACTGTTGCGCTGCAGCGAATGCACTTGGTAAATTACGAACTAATGAGATCATCAAACAAAATGCATGTTCTGCTGTAGAACTAATGCGTTCTATCGTAGCGTAGTCTGTTGTTAAAGATAGAACTTTTATATCGCGTCTTTTACACATATCCTTATCGATATGATTTGTGCCGGTTGATGCGGTGCAAACAGCACGCAGAGTGCAAGCATCGCCTAATAAATCATCATCTATTCTATATGTCATCTTATTGGGATTCACATATAGGACATCATAATTATGATGTAATAATTCCTGCACTTCAGATTTATTGGCAGCCTCTTCATATGTGACATCGCCATATGAATTAAGAGTTTCACAAACTCCAGCAATATGTTTAACCGGCGTCACACATAAAATTTTCATGTTATTTCCTAAACGCCATGGACCCAGTAATTAGAAGCTCAGCTAATTTCAAATCAGCAGGTTCATCAATATTAACAGTCCTTTCTTGCGGCATTATGTACGGAACAGCATCAGCACCTACTCTAGACTTATACTTATTAAAAGCCAACAAAGTTATTGCATAAATCGATCCATTACGCACATATGCTGGCGGCAATAAATCTTGTCTTCTAGATTCAGGCTGCTCCGGATAAAAACTCATCATCCTATCGTGTTGAATATATTTAACACGTGATGGGTGGTGGTCGTAAATTCTTACCACAGATGTGACACTATCAGCACCACTAGAATACAATTTACTGATGCATGCATCAATATCATCAACAGTTTTCAATGGATTAGTTACCATCACCTCTACTATATAGTCGTACACACCCCACGCGTCTAGATGGTCTATAGCATGCATTATTGCATCATACGAAGTAGCAGTGTCTGATGCTAATTCAGTCGGCCTTTCAATTATAGGCACACCAAGATTGCGTCCTACTGACATTATCTCAGAATCTTCAGTAGATAAATAATAATCATCTATATATGCACTCTTGGCTACCTCATCAGTTGTATATTGCAATAGTGGTTTGCCATTTATATCTATAATATTCTTACGTGGAATGCTCTTTGACCCGCCCCTAGCCAAAGTAATTGCTAAAACCTTCTTACCATTAATCATGATATATCTCCTCAGATGCTGCCGCCAGGCACATCAAATGTTGCTAATGGGCCAGTAGCAAAATTATGATTAAAAAATTCATGCAGCAATGTATTTCTATACTTCTTAGCCACTTTAGCGAAAGATTGCGGATTACGCCAATCCCACCCCCATTTGTTCTTCCATGTTTTTAAATGTGTCCATTTACCTGGATGATAAGTTTCTATGCCTCTCTTAGCCACTTTAGTAGATGACTTCGGCAAGCCAGCTTGGCCTTTCAAGCCTGGCCTATGGTCTATATATAAGCTAGGTATTGCTACATTATATATGTTTTTAGCCAAAAATTGATAACACACATCATCCCAAGCATGGAAGAACAGAAAATCTGTTGTTGGTATGATATGTTTCTGATACAACTTAACATTAATGGCTATGGCCATCCAAGCGATTGATTCTACAGCCGATGGCTTGCGCCATCTTCTTGGTTTCGGCAACATTGCATTCCGCTTTATTGGACGCCCTGTGTACCATCTATATGGTGTAAGGCCACTTCTGCCAATCAATGCAAGTGGTTTTTCTCCCTTCTTCGCTGCCACAATAGTTGTGTCATAATCAGTTTCCACATCAGCCGCAACTGTATTAAAACCTACCGCACCAAATTTATCTAATGCACCACTAACTACCATTGCGTCGAACTTTTCAAAAAAACCGGGTGTAATAGGCCAACAGTCGTGTTGGAACCAAATTAGCCAGTCAGCATTGAAGAAGTTACATGCAGACACTGCATTAAAACTCATGCCTTTTTCTTCTCGGTCCATATATATTATATTGTGTTTCTTGCATATCTTCCGACCCTTATGTTTCTCTTCTTTGCTAGAATCCTCATCAATATTAAGCACACGCATATTTGGCGTTAGAAATGGCCTCAAGTTCGGTGCCCAATATTGGTCCAACATATTGTAATTATTTCGGCTAGTCAAATAGACGCCAATACTCATTTCGAATTCCTTAATCCTAAAACATCATTATGCTTAGAATAAAAGCAGTTGCATTTATGTACTAATGCGCACTCATATCCATGTTCACTCATTCGACTATTTAATTGTTCACGTTGTGATGTTGTATTCGCTTCAATCACAAATACTCTCACATCATATTTATCAAAATCATGCCCATCAAGGACTTTGAACTCTCCACCCTCAACATCAAGAGAGAATAAGTCTATATTATTTGGTGCATTGTGTTCATCGAGAATATCGGCAATTCTAAAACTCGGCACCACACGACCATTATATTCTGACTTATCAGTACCACATCCCCTTCTGGTTTTACGTCGCATCTTTACTGCATCATCAATTTCAGTTGTACTTATAAACCCTTTCTCATGACCATACAATACCACCTTACCAGTCTGATCATATGCCGCACCAAAAACCACAATTGCATTCCTATTTCGCCTCAATTGCTTAAAAAATGGTTGGTATGGTTCAACACAAATTCCATCCCAACCCAATAACTCAAAATGATAAGTGTTGCTAAGTTTAATGCCGCTAGCAGCACCAACATCAACATAAAACCCGGTATTTTTCTTAAAAAAGTTAGCTAAAATGCGATCTTCACGATGTTGACCATAAAACTTTGGCATTACCTATCTCCGACTAATTTCTATATTAAACGCTTCAACTTTACGTGGGTTGCCAGCCGCTATCAAACCATCAACAGAATAACTCTGAGATGGTTTGTGTTGTGCTATTATATTAAACTTCCTATTTTCTAAAATCTTAAGGCACCGCCTATGATTATCATCGCCGTGTGTAGAAATAACGAAGTAATGTACTTTCCCAAATGATTTTGCACACCCACGCAACATATCAACTTCAGCGCGTTGAATATCTGAATGCACAATATGTATATCTTCAAGTTTTAATTCGCTCACTAAATAATCAATTGAAACCTGGGATATGTCTCTAATCTTACCTTTCCAGTCCTTAAACGCCATAGAATCCTTATAGCAATTACCAGCCGCAGCATGAATGAAAGTTCCAGTCATATTATTAAGTTTAAAATGTTTTTTACCTAATAATAGCTTGTTGGGACTAGGCTCCACCATAATGCTATTAGCATTTTTAATTGATTTGTTAAACCACATAGAGTAATAAGCCCAAAAACTTCCTAATTCAATCATAGTTGAGCCCGGCTTGATTCTCTTTAAAATCTCAAAGAAAACTTTTTCTTCTTGTGGCTCATGATGCCCCTTAAGCTCATGTATAATATCAGTCATCCATTTGCCATAATACCCACCAATATACACTTTAATGCCATTATGCATGATCTGGCAATTACCTATAACTTCACCAGCATTTGGCACTTTAGGGATATAATCACAATCTCTGCACGTAATAGTGGTTTGTGTTCTACTCATATATGATATTTACCAGAAACATCACATATGAGAATATTCTATTAAAAAATATTATATGAAATATAGAGAAATTTATCTATTTGCATTAGGCCGGTCTGGTTCGAGTGCAGTATTATATTGGATTAATGCAAATACGAAGGTAAAATCCAGAGTATCAACAAAAGATGGGTACATTAGATATTTTGAGCAAAAATCACGCTGCCCAGTGGTTATAAAGCAGGGGACTGTATCTCTCAAACAATTCAAAATATTATCGGAACAAAATCCTCATAGGGATACAAACAAAATTATAACCTATGTACTGCGTGACCCATTTAATTTATTTGCGTCGCAAATTAGATCTTGGGGGGTGGCACCAAGCAGAAATTGGGTGCGGAAAACCATCAATGACATTCAGACTGGATGGATAGAATTTGCCACCGAAGCATTGAGTTTATCATCATATCTTCCATCTAATTCCATTTTTGTTAATTATAATAAATGGTTCAGCGAAAGACCATACCGTGATAAGCTGGCAAAATCTTTAGGTTTATCATGCAAGGATAAATCCATAAACAAAGTAACAAAACATGGTGCTGGTAGTAGCTTCGATAAAACACGATACAATGGCAAAGCACAAAATATGGATGTTCTCAACCGGTGGAAAACATACGCTGGAGATCAATTCTATTTATCGATGTTCAATAAACAAATATTGAAACTATCAAAAAAGTTATTCGGGCCTACCCCACCATTTAACGACCCATCATACAAAGTCACTAATGACCCTAAAGATAGACACTATTTAAAACACCCACATCTATATATTTAGAGAAACATTGCGATTATAAAGCAACCACCTGAGCTTTTTTAGGTAAATATCCGTCGATGAATAATCAATGCCCCCATCTAAATTATCAACAATCCAATCCGTAAGCCTACCAATCTTCGTCTGATTTATAATTGTTTTAAGAACTAGCTTTGGCTTACATGGCACCAAACCAGGGTAGTCAGCAAAATTCCCAATCATTCCTTGTTTATTTAGAACAGCGGTAGGGATGCCAGCTTGGATAGATTTAAACGCTAATGTTGATGGGGAGCTAATTACACATGCTGCATTCATTATTAACTCATTATCATCATCAACATCTAATAATATCTTAACACCTCGCCCTGCTAGTGTCCCTAAATCAGATTCAAATCTCCGTTTATCTTTCATGCAACTTGGTCTAGTCTTCATTTTCACAACTATAGGGCATCCTAGCTTCTGGCTAAGTTGTAAAGCCCCACATTGCGCAAAAGACTCACTAGTAAATCTTAAATATCCAGTTCTGCTCTTTGGAACAGAAGTATGATTTGGTATTACCAGAATATACTTATTTCCACGTTTATAGTCTTTTAGTTTGTCATTAGCAGGGATGCCGCCACCAAATATGCGCCCCTTCATCTTGCCGCTATTAAATTTCCTAACTTCTTTTGGCCCAAAAACAAAAGACATATCAAATGACTTAAAAATATACCGAGACACATATAAATTAAACTCTCTGTTACCATGTGGTTGCGCAACCACCAACACGCCAGCATTCTTAGCTTTTTTATATAATAATGGAGTACCCCATGCTGGTTTAGATACATTATCATCAATAAATACCAAGTCATATTTTGAAAAATTTATCTGTTTGTTTATTAGATTTTTAAATCCGCTTGTTCTATGCTCTCTATGGACTTTATGGTATGTTGGGCCGACAATAACTTCATTAGCATGCTGCCTAGCAGACCGGTAGAATTTCTCCCGTATATCAATATTGCCTTGCCACTCCATTGTTGGGCTCATCTGGTTGAATAAATAAACGTCGACATCACAAAATTCTGCCAATCGGGGTAGTATTGGATATACTTTTTCGCCGGGCCGATATATAGTCGCAATAAATAGTAGTTTTTTCATTTTCTTATCCATCTATAAAATTTAAATTTCTTATCTGGTTTCTTGAAATCTTGCTGGTCCATCCATTTCCTGCCTATGTCTTTAACAATAATCTTATTCTGAGGAAAATCAAGCAACATTGATTTATCGATTTTAACGCCAACAATAGATGGATTACGCAATTGAATTTCTGGGTTTATAGTTTCATCTAATCTACCACCAATTCGAGAATACAATTCATGTCTAATAATGCTCGGAGACAACACCATTTTATCATATTTATATCCATAAGCTCTCAAAATAATTTGTAACTTATTGCCCATATTTTTCAATAACGACTTTACCTTAATTGGCTTTAATAGTATCCAATCATCTTCTAGATGGAAAATATACGGTGATTGTGCCTCGCTCCAGAGCCAATTTATAGCAGTTGAGAAGCTAGGTTTATCAGGAGTATTGACTCTGACAGTTTTGAAAAATGATTTCGCAACATCAACATTTGCGTTGATATTGATTTTATTTGGTAGTGGGTCTATATTAATCAATAAATCAATGTCTTTTAAATTAAGGCCGACTAGATTCGCAGAAAATGATGCATAAGTTCTGCGTAATATCTCTGGCCTATTTGTTGCTGTGGTCGTAAAGACAATGCTACACATTTTTAAGCCCTTTTACAAATTGCATAGCACACTTATTGAGATCAACATTAGAAACCCAACTCATATTCCATCTCTTTGTGATATCAGCCTTACCAAGACCAGTTATAATAGCATTTATTACTGACCCTAAATCAACCAAATTTGATTCACATACGCCAATAAGCTTCGACAAAATAATTTTACCTGATGGCCCACAACAAAATAAAATATTGTCATAATTATTTTTAGCCATTTTATTAATAGCCATAGCATGCTCATCAAACCTAGCGGACATCTCTTTTAATGGCGTCTTATATATATCAAAATGCGATCTATATCTCTTTAACACACCTTTTATCATATCGTAACCAGTTATGACAAGCAGCTTGCCAGAAAATAGATGCGACAAAATCTTCGAACCATTTTGGAAATCATAAATGTTCCAATTAGCTGCGCCATATGTATTCCGTTTACCAGCATTTGCTAAAAATCGTTGAACCCCAACCCACTTATCATTACGAGCGATGTTTTTGGCTTTTAATTCATTAATACACACAAGTTGCCCTTTTGTAGCAATAGCATTAATTAGTTTATTGGCCAAAAATTTCGGATTTTCATTGCCAGTAGCAAGTGATGGTCTGGCATCAATACCTGACATTATATTCACTTCACCATCACTATATCTAGACACAACCAGCCTATCGCCATTTTGAATTGACGACTCAATCAATTTACATGTTTCGGCTCTACTATGCACTTTATAATTATTCATATAAGTATATATTTTTACGACTAGAATAAGGGCCACCTATTATGTCTATTGAACTTATAGCTGAGATCGGCTGGAATCACATGGGCAATATGGAAGTTGCTACAAAAATGATAGAATCAGCGGCTAAAGCTGGTGCAGACTACGCCAAATTCCAGACTTGGAAAGTGGATAGACTCACACCAGGCCCATGGGACCATGATGGCCGTAGACAGATTTATGAACAGGCTGAACTGACGGAAGAGAGACATAAGCTTCTAAAAAATATATGTGTAGCAAATAACATAAAATTCCTCACATCATGTTTTTCATCACGCGACCTGAATCTCATAAAACAATTCACTGATGAATTAAAAATTCCAGGCACAGAATCTAGTAATAAAGAGTTAACATCGGCCGCAATTAAAATGTTCAAACGAATATTTATATCGACCGGGACGGCTAAACGCGATGAATATGAATACCTAGCTAAATTCGATAACGTCATATTATTGCATTGCATATCATCATACCCATGTGATTCATGCAATTTCCATCCAAATAAAATGAATTTCATCAAGTCGATATCTAAGCAGTGGGGATTTAGTGGGCACTCACCTACCATATGGGATGCTGTTGTAGCTATAGCATCTGGTGCAACCATAGTAGAGAAGCACTTCACCATCGACCACGAGTTACCAGGCCGCGATAATCAATTCGCTATACTACCAGATGAGATGGCTGAACTACGTAAATTTGCTGATTACTTCGAAGAATCGCAGGTAAACTGCAGTATAGATAATATGCTGCCGTGTGAGAATGACCAGCGAAAATATCAAAAAGGCAGATGGGATGGGTAATCAACACAATCGGTTAAAGTAGCTCGGGTCAAGTCGCCCATTCATAAACATATCATATGCTTTCACAATATGTCGTAAAGTGCATTCCCCGATGTGCCATGGTGCTTTAGTGCGACGACTGTTATCGCGATTTTCGATTATGTCACTATATTTATGGCTAACAAAATCCATAAGGTCAATATGTGTGATGTTATGGCGTTTTCCAACAACATATGATTTATATTCTTCGCGTCTTCTTGCTGCAAATTTTAAAAATCCTTTTTTATTAATATTACAACGATGGAATGCGGCCGGCATATCAATCATTAATACTGGGGCTCCAATTTTGTCGATATCATCAACAACTTTCCGCCACAACGGCGGATGAATCCTTAGTTGTTTTTTAGTCAATATCGCCATCGCATTGCCTAAGGCTGTCACGAACAACACACCAATTGGTGTTAACTTGCAAAATTCCACTAATTGTGGTAAATGCCTTCTGACATTTATTATTCTACATAGATACCATTTATATTTATTAGTTAGATTAAATATATGATCAACATAACAACTACCCATCAACAAATGGTAATCACCATTATCATTTAGTGCGTTATTAAAAAAACACTCATTGTCTCTAAGTATTTCTAAATCACTTCGCCCTCGACTTTCAACCTTCATTTGTAAATACTTTCAATAATTTCCGCATATTCGCAATTCTGGTACCTATTTTATTTTTTAAAAGATTTACCAAGTTTGTATTCAACTTCTGCCTCAAGTCATCATCATTCAACAATTGTCGTACATGTTTCGACGCGACTTGTAAATTACGTGCTGGGTAAACTAGTGCAGTCTTCCCATCAATAGCATAATCTGCCATGCCATTTCTATGGTGATCACTACATACTAAAGCACAACCAGATAATGCTGCTTCCATCGGCGGATTATGCAGCCCTTCTAGCTCAGTTGGTGCGAACCAAACTTTCACTGAATTATACCAATTATTTAGTTGCGCATCATTCGCATTTTTTATGTCTTTATTCAATAATTTTAGACTACAATTTGCTATGCCAGCCACTATGTTGGCATCAACATGTCTTTTAGTTTTGTGTTTTCGGTGAAATAATGACCCCATCCCATCTCTGGGTATGCCTAAGTCATAAAACCTATTAAAATCAACGCCTTGATAAATTATACGGGACTGTATTCCATGTTCTTTTAAAAACCCATATAACCATTGGCTATTGACAACACATTCTAAGGATTTAAAAGACTTCAATAATTGAGACTCTTTTGCGGCCCACAATTCCAAGCCTCGGATATAATAAAATTTTTTACTAGCATCTGTGCACATAGTACTATGAACGCTACGATACCCTGTAGCCACAACTACATCGCATTTTGGGCATATACTGCAATTTATAAACTTTATGCCTCTGGGTTTATGCCATGAATACTTATTCGCACCAAACATCACAACTTCATTGCCCATCGACGACAATGTTTCCCCACACCTAATAAGCGTCCTACTACCACCATTATTGCCAAATCCAACACGATGTGCATTAAAAATAATTCTCATAATATTTCCTGGACTACACCAGCAAGATATTTTGAAGCTGCATCTAAGGATAGATTTTGATCATAATAATGTCGTACGTCTGATTTTATTGCTAGTGCTTGTTTAGTTGCTGCAAGTAATTTGTTTTCAGATGCCAATATGCCAGTAGCTGGTGTGATATATTTCTCGTGCCAAAAATTCATGTTTTTAGTCGCCACAATTGGTATACCACATGCTAAATACTCCGGTATCACACGTGGGCACGAGTCATAATTAGTAGAGCAACAGACACCGACTTTGCATTGTGATATCTTACGTGGCAAGTCCTTTCGCAAAGACCATCCACCCCATTCAATATCGACTTTCAGCTCTTTTGCTAATGCGATTAATTTCTTATTGGTATTACCAAGGTTTAGAATTTTAAATCGCGACCCAGCAAATGCCCTAAGAAACAAGTTGTGTCGTTTGATTTTAGCCTGCCCAGCATTTGCCACGAAGCATATGTCGTATTTCTTTTCGACATTGACTGGTTTGAATAAGGTGGCAGCTGGCTTGATAAATAAAGCAGCCCTTTTGTGCTTAGCCCTAATAGTTTTTAATTGTTTTCTAGAATCAACTAAAAATAAATTGTAGTTATCATATCTAGTTGGATAAAATCGCTTCCCAGCGCCATAATATATCTTAACTGCGTTTGGAAACATCTTTACAAACGCATCATAGTACGGGAACCCACCACGACATATAATCAGGTCTGGTTTAGTGTCTGGAACATATTTCCCAAAAGATGGCACCCATATTTCGATAAATGACTCATCAACTACAAAACGCCTAAATTTACCTTGATATAATAACTGGCCATTCGCATTAAGCAGCTTCGTCAAGCGATAAAATAACTGCGTCCATGCATCTTCGCAATCATCAATCTCATTGTATAATAGCTTTTCAGGGTGTTCTGATTTCGGGGGCACTGCACCCCTTAAGAATACTATATTCATAGCGAATCCAAATACTTATCAATATGTGATCTCAAATGCTTAAATTTAATATCCTTACTCACAACATGCTTAATATCACCAAAAACAGCCCGATTCTTCAGCATATCAGTTTTACGCCATATAACCAGCCCTGGAACTTCTAGTGCACCAGCCACATGATATAGACCAGTATCATTCGACATAAAATTATCACATTGTGCAAGGATGCTGGTACTATCTTTCAAAGATAATTTCCCGACGTAATTAACACATTTTTTTGTGTTTATATCGCACCAAAACCGTTTTAAATCTTCTACGCTACCCAATAATACTGGAATCATAGAACGATTTAATACTGCATTAATCATGTGTTGCCTGGCATACCCACCAATATCTTTTTTAGCAATCGGCCCAGCTTTCATATTCAAGCAGCCATGAAAAATTGCTATATACCGCTTTCCTGTGACCTTATTTAACCTCTTTGTTATAGTTCGGTCAACATATGTATTTGGCATCGGCTTTGGTATGTGTCCACACAATATTCTACACCAAGCCTCTGCATCAGTCTCACCAGCATGCCTCTTGGGGCATCTTATTTGCATAGTAGGAGGTCCCGCAGGTTTTTGATGCAATCTTTTTATAAACGGGCAATAATCAAATAAATCGCCAACATGAGGCGACCCAAAAAACACCTTAATGTTCGCCTTATCATTAGCAGATTTTAATCTAAGCGCAGGAGTAGCCATCACAAAATTACCAAGGCCCCACCTAACATCTTGATAAAACCATTTCATGACAAACCACCCAACATCTCAACCACCCTAGTAGCAACATCAGCAAACAATACTTGTTTCGACTTTACAAGTTTTATAAACGATTTTAAATTGCCACCATTAAGATTAACATCGCCACGCTCTATAGTTTTTATTGCCTTAATAGTGTTCTTTACATTATTTGATAAACATATCGAAACATCGCTCCTTCTATACATCGCATGACCAAAACACAATACTGGGTACCCCATTTCTATAGCTTCTAAGCCAGATGTGCTATTTATAGTAGCTACAGCCCTAACGGACCGTACTGCCTCTGCAAACGATCCAGATGAGTCCCAACTAGTTTTTTTATTTCTATTAACTAATTTGATGACTCTTGGGTCTGTTTTTTTAATATGTCTAGGGTGCTTACGGACTTTTATATGCATAGTAGAACAACTTATTAAGTGTTGCAAAAATTTAAACATATTTCCAAACCACGGTGAATGTGATTTTATAGATGTGTCATTATCATTTTGCAGCGGCACTAATATACCACCACTACGAATTTTTAAAGGTACATGTTTTGATTCTGGTAGCTCATCATTTACCCATGAAGCATCAGCATTTATCCCGCTAAAATCAAGTTGCCTATATTGACGTTGTGGCAGCCAACCTAGCTCGACATATAATATCTTAATGCCGCGTTTTTTAGCATTTTTAATAATCTTACAATATTTATGATGTGTGCCATTAAACACAATTGTAACATCGCAATTCGGCACAACAGCAAAGTTATCATGCATCGGGCTGGCATACCTAACAACTTTAAACCCAGCAGCATCAAGAGACTTGCTAATCTGGTTTAAGATACCTATTTTGTGTCTAGATTCAACAGCAACTATCATCTCTTATTAGCCCAAGTGGTGAAATTACACCCATCATTACGCTTATAATTGTGTTCGTTAAGCCATGCTCGGCCAATATCGAATATTACTTTGCCTCTTGGCGGAATATGTATAGACCGCATTTTGCCTTGTAAATCGCGGCCATTCGGATTATTCTTCTTTCTCTTCCTAAGTTGCCGTTCTGCATTCCAATCCAGCCTCAAAGCCCTTGCAATTCTTTTAGCTTCTCGCGTGCGAACCAATGATGGCGACAGACATAGTTCAAACTTCTTTTTGCTATAACAACGCAAATTAACTGCTATTAATTTCTGTTTTACCAGAAGCTTAATCATGCTTCGTATATTAAATTTCTTTCTTAATGCCCAATCTGCTTGTAGATGAAAGAAGTATGGTTCAGTTGGTTGTAACCAACACCATTGTAGCGCCGCAGTCGCATTCGGTTTACGTGTGATTCTAGGTTTAACAGTCCCAAAAAATTTCTCGGCAACTTCGATGACCTTAGTGGGATCAGCACCCTTTGGAAGAGGGTCTATGTTCAAAAACAATGTTGATGCTCCCCAATCAACACCAACCAAATTTTCATGAAATGACATATAACTAGCTTCATTTAATTTGGGTCTGACGCATTCTGTGCCCGTGAATTGCATAGGAATCATAACTTCTCTCCAAATATTATATTTACCTTTACTAATATATCAGGTGTAAATATAATATGATTGGGATTGGAAAATTTTTCTTAATAGGTCTTAGAAGAAGTGGGACATCAATATTTAGGAACCTAGTTGCTAAATCACCACAGGTCAAAAAAGTGTTGTTCGAGCCGCATGAAATTTTGCATGCGGCTCAATTATTGAAGATTCGAAGATATAAAAACTCACCATATCATACTAAAGTTTTAGAATCATTCGACAAATTACCAAAGTGGTCAGGTGCCAAATTAGTCCTAAACCCAGGAATAGATGCGTTGGAATGGGTATGGCTTGAGAGACTATTTCCAGAAGCTAGATTTATATTTATTTCTAGGAATGCCGATAGTAATTATAGGTCATATAAAAAAGAAGATGCCAATATAAAACGCGGCTTTATACCGGAAGAAATATACAAACCATTTCACCAATTGATGAACAATCGATTCTCTATGTTCTGTAAAGAATATCCGAGAAAATCTGCTATGGTTCGGTATGAATCACTATTAGACGATGTGGATTCTGAAATGTCAAAAGTATGGAATCTACTGAAGGTCAAATCGCCGCAAAGTCTAAAGTCAATGATTAAAAAACCTAAGTTCTAACCTTCTGCCTCTTCTGATTCCTCAACTTCATGCATCTCAGCGGCAACAAGGCAGCCTTCTGCGACTGCAAACAAAGGTTTTGGGCTCAATTTAACTTCAGATACCTCAAACGGCAATGTATGATTGTTAAGGATTTGAGTGAAGTATTCCTTGAAGCCAACAGGTGAAGCTGTGCCACCAGCCATTATGATTGGAACTGGTTGCTCGATTCTGGCTTTATCGATGTTGCTTTCAAATCCATTAATAATGCCATTAATGACATTCTCAATCAGAAGCTGGTAATGCAACATTATTGCTTGGTCAACCCTATTAGCTTCTTTCAAAGGAACTGTCAAATCAATATCATGCTTCCGATGGCAAATACTAGTAGGAGTTTCTTGAGATTTCTGAGTTGGGTTATCAGGATTGTAACCAAATTGCTTTGCAGCTTCAGTATCAATCCAGTCACCTGACCCCACCAACGAGAATTCAAATATCGGCACACCAAACATCGTATAGCATGTATTAATCATGCCAGCGCCCCAAGAGATTGCAACCGCTAAAGGTTCGTCACTGCCAATTGCAATCGCCCTAGCCTCATTAATTGAGTATGCATTAATTGTGACTTCGGACCTCTTATAACTATCAAATATCAACCTAGCAACCTTATCATGGTATTGCACATTCGTCTGTTTATTAAGTGCGTTTGCTGGGATGCAATAATATAAAATCGTATCTTTTTCAAGCTTGCCAATAAGTGCTTGAACAATCGAAGCCATAATATTTATGGCCTCTTGTTCTCTACTAACAGTGCCTTCAGCCATTGGCCTACGTAATGTCGAGTTAATCGCATACGCAAATTGTTCCGCCCTAGACCCGAGGGCAATAAATCTCCCATCTCGCTCTATAAACGGAATCTTCTGCTTCACTAACATATTCCTAGTGAACGCATCTTTCTTAGGAAACACAAAAAATCCATTTATTTCTTTGCGAAATGTAAGTCTACCATCACCAGACCTGATCGCACACACAATGGTTTTGGTCCCAAGGTCTAATCCGATTCTATTGTATTCAGTGGCCATATCTAACCTTTAATGTTCTGTCCGAAGTCTGCCACAGGTAGCTCAATATTGCCTAATACTGGCTCAACCTGAACATCATCTTCAGCGTTCGTACCTTGTTTTAAAATACTTGCATTTTGTGAACTTGTATACTCGCCGGAAATATTTATATTTATAGGGCCATCAAAATGTACAAACACATGAGTCTCACGCTTTAGCCATTTTTTTAATAATTGTAACATTATTATTATTATTTCCCAAATTTATATTTAAAAGCAGTTATATCATGTTTAAACAGCCGCCCAATCACCCGTCGGCTATTAGCATCATACCATTCAGTATAATGTTGCCGCTTCCTTCCATTGTTCAATCTATGTGGTATATTTTTGTACTTAAGTCCCAATCGGTTAAAGATATATGCTACTTCTTTTTCATATTGTTCAAATCTTGCAACATAATCAACTGACACAGCATGGCATTTGAGCCATGTTGATTGGCATCTAACTGACACAGCCCCAGCATTTATCATTCGTATTAATTCATTCCATGCTGGTTTTTTAGCCCTTTTAGCTCGGCCTATCATCCTATTAATCGCACCAGTATGATATAACGAGACCAGCCAATCCCACGGATTTCTAACAAATGCGAATTTAAAATAATTACCCATATGATTAAATGGCATTAATGGGGAATGTAATTCATATTTATGATATGCCTTTTGCCACCCTCGGCCATGGGTCGGCCCACTACCAAGATATGGCTTAAGCATCAACGTAATAGAAGTCCCACCAGTTTTCGGAATATGTACAAAAGCAAACTTGTGCTTCTTTGAAACAATCATCCAACTAACTTTCCCCAATCATTGTCGAATACCGCATCAGCAAACCCATTGCACACAGCATCTTCGGCAGACATAAATACATCATTTTTCTTTTCCATCTGCTCATCCAGCCATTGCCTAATCTTATCTTTTGAAACCTTTACCCATTTACTGCCTGGAGTTTCCTTCATAACATCAACATAGATGCCGCACATAACATCTATTGTGCGCCGGTACCAATCTAAGTTGGACATAACAGTTACCATCTCGCCGTCATCGCTATATGTCCCATGATGAAACATAAATTCAGAATGTGGCATCATAACTCGTCTGTCTGCAGCTTGCAATATCAATGAACTCATACTACGTGCGTGAGTATAGTTCAATATAGTAACATGGGTTGGACATGATTTGATTGCATCATACATGGCCATCCCCTCGTTCCAACTGCCCCCACATGTTTTCATATGAATTAATATTGGCTTATTACTGCGATTAACTAATATTCGGAGATTACGTATCAACCTAGCAGACATAATATAATTAACGCCAGGCTCTATATCTGGGTCAAGCCCATCCTCCCCAGATATGAATATTTCCCTATTTCTAATATCAATATTGTATGAGTGTATTTTTTCTATCTCATCAAGTTCAACAAAGAACCTATCCGCATCACGAATTGGTACTCTCATCGTATCTCCGATTATTGAGTTCTTTAATGCTTTAATGCTTTAGTAATCTTTCCCAACATTAAATACAATCAGAATAGTCAGGTCTCCTTTAGTTGCGCAGGGGTAGGTTTCACAAAGAAAAGAAAGGATATTCTAAGTATAGTGAACTACCCACCACAGGCTGAGGGGCCATACCGTACCAGCGCACCTCACCCTTTAAGTGTGGCCAACTTAAGAACTTTCGGTTACAGCCGGATTCTCTCCAGCTCCTTAGTAGAGCCTAATTTCTAATCCTTAGGGTACTAACCAACGATAGGCCCGTTGCACCAACCTAACGGTTCTGGTCGGCCAGGGGATCCTGCGCTTCTTTATGGTGGCTTTTACCTGGTAAAAAGAGGCCACCGGGCACTCTATCATCATTGGATTTCACCGCTGCCATCTTCTGGACGGCGAGCTGTCTTTATGCCGATCGTGGCCTTTTAACACTTCTGCTGCGAACAAATTGCTGAGTTTCGTAATTGCTGAGTTTCGTAATTGCTGAGTTTCGTAATTGCTGAGTTTCGTAATTGTTTTGCTATTTTGCGCGTCTTAGTTTTGCTTTAGATTAGTGCTGCTATCTTTATTATTATTGCTTCTAGCTTTCCAAGATTTGCTTCTGTATCACATAAATACGGCATAATATATTCTTCATCAATCGATTTAAGATTGTCTTTACAATCGTCGTCAGTTGCTTGATTGCCAAGCAGCTTACGATCGAGAACTTGTAATATAGATTCTGCTTGCTTTATTAATTCTATAGAAAATAAATTAGCCTGTTTAATCTTAGTAGTAATAATAGTAAGTGGGCTATCTTGTGGCACAGCCCCACTTACAGGTTCAGGGCAATTATTCATTCTTTCATCCTCGAAAATTAGTAGATCTCGTGTTTGTATTAAATACTTTATGATTTTTCGGATAGTATTCTAAACGCTCGGGACAGGGTTCAGAGAACAATAATGTGCCTAACATATCGGTTGCTCAAAAATAAACCCAGCGGCCATGTGGAAGACAGTTCGAAAATACTTAAGTCTAATTAATAGAAATACTTACATAGATATAGGAAGGCCATAGATGCCCACTTCTGTTGCAACTACACCAAAGGTGTCAAAACGTGATGGTTCATTAGTCGATTTTGACAAGTCTAAAATTGAGTATGGGATTAAAAGGTCAGCGGCAGAAACCGGCCATGACATAAATGGTAAATTTGAAAATCTGATCGAATCTATCATCAATGAGGCTGCTATTACCGCTGATAATGGTGTAATCGCTACCGATGTTATTACTGGTATTGTCAAACGCAAGTTAATGGATTACCAATACCATGAGGTAGCAGAAGCTTTCATCCTCTTTAGTGATAGGCAAGCTAAATTACGCATAGAGCCAAACACTGAAATGATGGCCGATTATGTAACTATGACGCGATACTCACGTTTTAAACCAGAACTCAATCGACGGGAAATTTTCCCAGAAATAGTCGACCGTGTAGAGCAAATGCATATAGATAGATATCCTTCTATCACAAAAGAATTGGAATGGGCGTTTAATAAAGTGCGGGCGAAGCAAGTCTTACCATCAATGAGGTCTATGCAGTTTGGCGGCCCAGCGATGGAGGCAAATAATGCTAAAGGTTATAACTGTAGCTTTTCTATTATAAACAGGGCGCGTGCATTCTCAGAAGCATTCTGGCTTCTACTTAGTGGAACAGGCGTTGGATTTTCAGTCCAATTCCAGCACATTGACCAGCTAGAACCTGTCAAGTTTATTGACAAGAAAAACGTTATTCACCATATAGTACCTGATACTATAGAAGGATGGGCCGACGCTGCCCATGAGCTTATTAGGTCATACTTACGTACAGGAGTATATGTTGAATTCGCATACAACAAAATCAGGCCACAAGGTGCATTACTCAAAACGTCAGGTGGAAGAGCACCTGGGCATCTGCCATTGAAGTCGTCATTAAACAATGTCAGAAAGGTGCTTGAAAATGCTCAAGGTAGACAACTAAAACCAATCGAATGTTATGATATTATGTGTATGCTAGCTAACGCCGTTTATGCTGGCGGAATCAGAGAAGCAGCAATGATTTGTTTATTCTCACTAGATGATGGTGAGATGATGAATTCAAAAACTGGCAACTGGTATAGTACACATCCATGGCGTGCTAGAGCAAATAATTCTGTCGTTTTGCATCGCAAAGACATCAAGAAAAGACAATTCTGTCGAATCTTTAAAGCCACAGAGCAATGGGGCGAGCCAGGATTTTATTTTACAGATGATGAAGATACCGGCGCAAACCCATGTGTTACTGGCGATACTTGGGTTAGCACCGATGATGGATTAAAACAAGTATGTGACCTACTTGACGTGCCATTTAAAGCAGTAGTTGACGGTAAAAAGTTCAAATCTAATGGGTTCTTCCCAACAGGATCAAAACAAGTGTTACGTGTTGAGATGAAAAGTGGCCGACATATTGATATTACTGCTAATCACAAAGTCATGACTAATAATGGGTGGCAATCTGTTGGAAATTTGATGGTTGGTGACAACATCAAATTGCATGATCATAGTAGCCATTCTGCATCAAACCAATATTCAGATGAAAAAGAATGGGGCAAGGGGCTGGTATTGGGATGGTTTATTGGTGATGGAAATATTGTTAAAAGAGCACGTGGCAATTCAGCACAAATAAAATTTTGGGGTGATGATAAATATCAAGATAGGGTATTTGCCAATGATATTTTACAAAAATCTGGACTTAATTCCGAAAATCATCCGAATTATAGTAGAGAAAAATTTAGTAAAGCAATTATTGCAAATCCTTATGTGCAATCAGAAAGCAAAAAATTATATAATTTAGCAGTTTCATATCATCTATTCAGAGATTTAAATTTAAAGGGTGGTGGTAAGCATATATCTGATCAATTATTGAAGTCATCCAAATCGTTATTAAGAGGGTTTCTGACTGGATATTTTGATGCAGATGGAACTGTTACTATCGCGTCTAAAGGAAGATATAGTATTAGATTGTGTTCTAATCAACTAGATAACCTAAAAAAAGTACAACTCATATTAAGTTATTTTGGCATAAAATCTAATATTGCTAAAGAAAGGCATGCAGAACGTCGCATTCCAATGCCTAATGGTCATGGTGGATATAAAAAAGTAATTTGTGCAGCGACGCATGATTTAATCATATCTGGTAAATCGATTAAAAGGTTCGCGTCACAGGTTGGGTTTAGCAACGCACAAAAAGCCAAAAAATTAGAAGAGATTAAAGACAATAACTTTTGGTCTGATAATATATATGACACCATCAAATCAATAGATCATATAGGTATTCATCCAGTGTATGATTGTACGGTGCCAGGCCCATCTGCTTTTGACGCTAATGGGTTGTATGTTCATAATTGTGTAGAAATCGGGATGAATCCGAAGTTGACCATCACACCAGAATTGAAGATGTCCCTCAGCAAGTGGGCAGCATCAACTAACCGCAAACTCCCAAACCTGAAAGTAAATGCCACCCATTGGGGATGGCAGATGTGCAACCTAACAGAAGTAAATGTATCTGATGTTGATAACGAACAAGAGCTATATGAGCGTGTAAAGGCTGCTGCGATTATCGGCACAGCTCAAGCTGGCTATACTGATTTTAAATATCTTGGATGGGTAAGTGAAGCAGTTTGCAATAAAGAGGCACTACTTGGTGTATCGATGACCGGCGTTATGGATAATCCTGATATCGCACTAAATCCGGAAATCCAGAGAAACGCTGCACAGGTAGCAGTCGAAACCAATATTGATATTGCAAATAGAATCGGAATTAACACCGCAGCCAGAGTCACATGTATTAAGCCAAGCGGTTCTGCATCTATTGTATTAGGTGCAGTTGGTAGTGGCATTCATACTCATCATGCAGAGAAATATTTCAGGAGAGTGCGTGCCAACCCAGACTGCCCAGTCTATAAACATTTTAAAAATAAGAACCCACATATGTGCATTTCAGTTGATGCCAGGAAAGACCTAATCACATTCCCTATCAAAGCACCTGAAAATGCTATTACTAGGCATGACCTAACAGCGATTGAATTCTTAGAAAAGGTATTAATGACCCAGCGTAATTGGGTTATTCCTGGAACTGCAAAACCAAATTCGTCACCTGGTGTGACACATAATGTTTCTAACACCATTACTGTAAAGCAAGATGAATGGGATGATGTAAAAGAATTCCTATGGCGGCACCGTAAATTCTTCAGCGGCGTATCAATGTTGCCAGACACAGGCGATAAAGAATATGTTAACGCACCAAGGGAAGAGGTTAAGACAGAATCAGATAAAACTATCTGGCAGAATTTAATTAATAATAGCCAATCAATCGACTGGACGAAATTTAGGGAAGAAGACGACAACACAACACTGCGTTCTGAGAAGGCTTGTGCAGGCGGTGCGTGTTTGATAGAATGACCATCACGTGCCCGCTCTAATATTCTATATATATTATGAGCATCTCGAAAGGTTTGGTACACATAAGGTTAAAAGAACACCAAACCACATATATTGGTGAGTTTGGTGTTATAACTTGCGGGCATTTAGCAGCGACTGGAAGCGAATATTAAAAATTTGTTGGCCCATCTTTTCAAACTTATGGGCAATTTTGACTAATTTTGGGTCTGGGATTGCCAGCATAGAGTCTGGGTCAAAATATCCTAGTTTCTTCCTAACCCATGTCTTATATATTAATTTATCGTTGTAACTTTCTGATTGATAAATTAATATGGCATCAAATCGAACGTGGTCGGCAAATTCAGTAAATTCACCAACTACTTTTAAAATAGCATTTGGCCATTTTATCGTTATCTCATCATATTGCGGCATTAGTCAAGCCTATTGACAGATACAATATCGACATGTTTATTGGGCTCATTACCATAGCTTATATCTATAGTGTTTTGTATTTCGTTATTAGCAATTGTTTTATACTCCTGCTTTCTTTCTTCAATATTAAGCTGCGAATATGATATCGGGTCCAGTTTTTTTATGAATTTAAGTGTTCTACTGAGTTGCCGCATAATCATATGGTCAGCTCTATCTAGTGATACACTAGACTGGTGCACAGCATTTAGCTGCAGATAAAATTCTGCAGTCTGAGCTACTATCATGCTCCATTCTTCCTCAGAAATACCGCTGCGCAACTCTAGTAGCGATTCACACTCTAATATTTTGCCGCCAAATGCAAATACATAGGCTTTGTTTTTACTCATCCTAATATTGTCCTGTTTAAAGCTTTTCGGACCAGGTTTTCTGCTATTGATTTTTCTACGCCATCAATAACAGAAATCCAAACTCCGCCTATTTTAGCTTCTATCTTGTATCGTGACTTGTCTGAAACGATTCTAACATTATTTGGCCCAGCTTTTGTTATTTTCTCAATTGCCTCATTTAGCTTCATCGCATTCCGCCTGTATCTGTATCCTCATGATACTGTTAATTTTAGTTACCTCTAGTGGGTCTTTCCTGTTTGGTTGCGATTTTAAAATATCGATATATGCGGGAACACACATAATTGGTCTAGCTATGACCCTAGAATTACCGCGTATCTTCTTTAATAATTCGCGTCCAGCGTCAGTATCTAGCGTCTCAATTTCAGCGCATAACATTCCGGATTCGTTTATAAACATCCTGCGTGTGATGTGTGTTGCTTCGCCTATCTCGTCTATATTAGATAGGTCTAATACACCACCTTTTATAGGATTTTTGGCCGTACGATTATTAAATTGCTTAACTGCTTTTTCCAAAACCTCTTTTGGATACGTAGTTAAGCAATTTGTCGGCTCATCTGCGATTATACCAGTAGCAATAGATAATTTTGCCATTATAATACGACCATATCGTTTGTTAATGCGCCGGTACCCAGGAATTTCAGAGTCTCTGTCTCTGGGTTTATAATTTCAATATTTGCGTCTATCCATGTCTTGATTTTGTCGGTCAATTGCTCAGGCCCGCCACGTTTTCCTTCAATTGCCATATCAACATAGTTTATGAAATTGATAGATAGATATGTGTGGCCATTACCACGATTGAACCTTATCGCATCTTGTAGATTTTGCTTGCTAAAAGTGTATGCTCTACGTTCTAGTTTTGTGAGTGATGTTCTCTCGCGAATCTCCCTTGTTGGGTCTAGATTCTTAACGCCACTTGATTCGGTAATATACTCCCATGTCACTTCTTCTTGGTCATCATAACAACCACCGGAGTCGCCCTTGAGTGTCTTAATCATATCAGCATTGCCAGCGGCCCGCATCTCATCCATATCCTGGCCTGTAAGCACTGCACCAGTTTCAGCATGAATATATTTATTATTGTTAACTCTAATTGGGAATGTTCTAAAGTTAATAAGAACATCTTGTACTACGGATGGTGGTAGTCCGCAATCATCCAACCCGGCTGCGACAGTACAATTGCGAGATGTGGTTTTGGGATAGAACTTTGTGAGATAGCCGAGCTGGTAGCCTTGGGCTATCTCCAATAGCCCTGCTTGGCCGCGTTCTAACCTATCCATCATCTCACAGTCTGTTTGACATAGGAAAGGTTGCAGCTCTGGTACGTCTCTAGCAATCAAGATATCTGACCGCCTCAAAATTCTTCTAGCTCTAGCCGCTCCGACCCCATGTAATGTGGAACCAAGCTTCATACAATCTGATTGAACAATATTGTCAAACGGATCGCCCTCAAAATTGCACACCCCACGCTCATAATCCACATCTTTTTGCTGCACAATCGCAACAACAGGATGTATGCCAAGTTTATCTGGTGTCAGCCCATGTAGCTCGATTTCTTTTAGAAGCGGCTCTAGTTCTAAAACAGCACCACCGCAGATATACATCTTTTCATATTTGTCTTTTAGGTGTGCCACCGAGTTTAGGGCTTGGTATAGATATTTATTGCCATCATCGTCGATTACCCAATGCGCGGCGTTCGACATAAATGCTTGGCAGCAAAATTGCCAATTACTGGCGTTTTCACCTATAAAAGATGCTAATTTGCCTTTGCCGCTAGAACCAGCACCACCATCTAGCAGTACTGCTATTTTCCCTGGATGAAATACGAAGTTTGTATTAAACATGCTGTCTCCTAATCTATATAATAATAAATACATCAAGAAACAGCGTGAATGTTTAACCCTCATCCTCCGATAGATTATTTGGTTGCTCTTTTAACGTCTCATATATTTCTTTTAACTCATCGCTTAAATCTATTTTAGCTAGCGGCACTGCAGACTTAGTTTTAAGCTCACTTACAATCTTCTTAGCCGTGCTGCTAACACCACGTGCCTGCGCCTCTGCACTTACTAATTTAGTAAAAGCAGCCTTGACTTTTGTTGGCAAGCCCTCGCCAGCAGCAATAATGGCGTCCATTGTCTCGCCGGTTTTTCGTTTCTTCCAGTAATCCCATAATATAAATCCGACTACAGCTATCACCACAAAAAACAATATGAGTAACACCCAAGGATATGTTGTGAAAAATTTTGCGACTGCAAACATCGTCACGCCGCCAACTATAAACCCTAGCCCAACTTTCCAAGCTTTTAGCCAGAATCCTAGCACACAACCAACTAAAATCGATAGTGCGGCGATAATATAAATTGATGTTGCGCCATTAGAGAAGATGGCTTTGACACCCATATTAGCATGACCGGCTAAGCTCGTTGGGCCATCAGGTATGTTCGCTTCTGGCAGCTCAAAGTCCATCTCTAAAATAAACTTGCCATTCGCACCAGTAGCTTTAAACGCCACGCCTACAGCTTCAGCTTCATCTGTACGACTCAATGATGTGGGGGTTGTTATATCAGTGAAATTCCCACTCCATTCTATAATCCCATCGCCTGGTGCGGTAATTTTCCTGCCATTGCCCAAGTCATATGTCACAACACCTGGGCCTGAGTCAACTTTCTCTATTACTGTTGGCCGCATAATCACAATCGTTGTTAATAGTACGCACAATATAGCCAACGAGGTAGTGCTAATCAATAATCCTATGATAGTTCTTCGTATGCCTTTATTGCTCATTGTTTTTCTCCTCTATAGGCATTGCGAATTTTGGGTACGTACCCTTAGGATAATACCTAAATACAAATACACCAGTGGCAGTGTGTCCCTCGCCTTTCTCTTCTATTTCTCTAGTGGCCATAGATTCTGCTGGGACTATACGGGTTGAACCGTCCAATATGCCGCATCCCGGCAACAATAAGATGATGATGAGTGCTAATATAATTCTTTTCATATTGCACCTCCTATGATATATTTGAAGGTGCAATATGAAAAGAATTTAACACTAAGATTTACGAAATGGATTCTTCAGCTTCGTGTACTGCTTTATTGATTTGACCAATAGCATTATTTGATAATGCTTTTTGTAATACTGTGGCTTGCTCTAAAGTGCATGCAAATCTTACAGCTTTTTTGCAGCCAATACGTGATTTAGCGTTGATGTTGCCACTAATCTTGATTGGGATATTTCTAATTGCCAGAATTTTATCAATCACGCTATTATGTGATTCTATAGACCCATTTGCAGAACTAATCTTAGTTAAGTGGGTAGTTCTGATTAATGTAGGATTTGGTATTTGTTTACACGCATCAACCATATACTCAAATTGGTCTACAGTTCTATCCTGCATGTGCCACCCCAAGACAAACCTAAGTTCTATAGTTGGTGGGAAATGGTCACGAAAGAAATTTGAAAGGAATTTTATTTCCTTTAGGATGCCAAGCTTTCCATTAGCAGTTAGTAAAATTTCAAACCCATCAGCACTAATTGATTCCGATGGCATTCCCCTGAATTTATCACTTAAATATTGCGTCCCTTTAGGCCAATCAACAGCTGTGATAATCTTGTGGTTTGACCTTGATACCGACCTAGCGATATGTGCGCCGGTAACCAAATCTGGCGACACTACAATCGCAGGACACATATGCCTCCTGGTAAATTCAGTCGCGCTGTTTAGTTGTGACTGTTTGTTTACATCTAATTCTACTTTACGCATTATTTGTCTCCGAGGCAGCATTAGTCCACGATAACGTCATCCAAGTCTCTGGGTCTTTCTTCAGCAAATCAGAAATACCCTTATCTACATCGGAAATCGTAGTTAGTAATGATTCCATATCTTCATGCATATAATATGGGACCAGGCTGTAATCCTCTATGACTCCAGCTATGCCATATATGCTAATCAATCCATCAGGTAGCCATAGAAATACAGGAATTTTCCTGTTTATTGCAATTTCCAACTCATCTATACTACCCCATGTAAACTTTTTGCATATTCTAGCAATCATCCAATCGCATTTATTGGCCAATTGTTTGCATATTCTTCGAACTTTTTTATTAGCAATATGGCACATTTCGCCTTGCCACTCATCGCTGGGGTTGCTATTGATATATTGTTTCCATGCGAAGGCCATTTCGTTATTTTTAATATCTGGATGAACCCATTCTGGCTTAACCATTGGGTCCCAAACAGATATTGTTGGGTTGATAAGCGGGAGGCGGCGGGCCAGATCTAATCTCCAACCCATCGCCTCTGGATCGTTTTCAATTTGTCCGCATAGATAAACTTTTGTGTTTGATAGATTCATGCGGTTTAAATACAGCTACTTATTAGTCGCATTATCCTCTATATTTCCTTGCTGTTTATGCCCTGGTCTTGAATCTTGTGTCATAAAACCATTTGTGATTTTGGCTTGGTTATATACAGTGCCCTTTCCACCATTTAAGTGTGGGCCGTTGTATGTGGTTTGTTTCTTAGAATCGCCCACAACAGCATTGTTGACCTTTTTCATCTCTGTACTACTAGTTTTTGGGTAATTATGTTCTTTTTCGACCATTTCAGTACTCCTAAAGTGCCACATTTATATTTGCAGTATATACCATCGTTATGTATTAGAACCAACAACAAATTTTGGAGATTAAAATTGAAAACAATCCATATTGTCGAAGATACGCTGCCAATTGCCTGGGAAAAAGCTGTGTTTGAGTGCTGGAGGCATGGTGCAATGTTCCCAACAGAATACGATCAGGCAGATGACCCGAATAGCCGTGATGTAACTGCAATGATACATATCCTGAACCCAATGGCTGAACCACGTATCCATCGAGCATTTCCAGGTGGTTTAGATGATTTAGAAAAGTACAGAGATGAGGTGCTTTTGGGAGTCCATGACCACTGGGTAGACCCATCAGCTGGTAAATGGGAATATACATATCATGAGAGGTTGTTTGAATATGATATTATAGAAAAAGAAGAAGATTGGGAATATGGCAGGTTTAAAGGAACATATTCTCCAAAAGAAAGACTAATAAACCAAATCGAACAATGCGTCAAAATACTAAAAAATTGTGGCCACACCAGGCGTGCCCAAGCAGTCACATGGCAGTGTTGGAAAGATTTAGGCATCCATGACCCAGCATGCTTACAAAGGCTTTGGTTTAGAATAGAAAAGTCGTTATGCAAAACATGCCATAACAATCATGGGTCGGGGCATTGTGCCAATTGTGATAATGGATATATTTCTAAATTAAATATGACTGTCCATATGAGAAGCAATGATGCCTATAAGGCATCATTTATGAATATGTATGCGTTTGTAGAGTTGCAATCATATGTAGCATCACAACTTGGTATAAAAATAGGGGAATATGTTCATATCGTCGATTCGTTTCATATTTATGGTAGTTATTTTGAGGAATTTAAAGGGTTTCTAAAATCCGTCAAAACTAGAACCGCTGAAGAACGAGTGTATACTGATGATTTTGCATATGAATACTTCTTGGAAGGTTGCGATCAGCTTTTGGGTGAAGGCGATATGCCAAAAGACAAAAAGAAGTTGGTACAAAAGCGTAAAGAAGACATAAGGGGGTTTATGTCATAATCCAAATCTGACAAATATATATATATGAAGCGGGTACGTAAGACGAATCAGACTCGTCTGACCAAAGAAATAATAGTTGTTACCAATATTAGTGGGCAAAGGCTGTCATTAATTTGTGGAACTATACCCGCTTCACGAATATTGGTCCATTCTAGAATTCCACACTATGTTGGTGGACTTATAACATTATCTATAGATGAAATTATATATATAGAAGCAACGCGTTTTAATGCCTCGCAAATTAATGATTTTATATTATCTGGCAAAATATCAGCATACAAATTTACTAGCACTATATATGACCCAGATTTTGTCCCGAGTTCATCAAGCTCATCTAGTAGTAGCAGTTCATCAGTAAGTAGCTCCTCATCGAGCATAAGTAGCAGTAGTTCGTCAGTAAGTAGCTCCTCATCGAGCGTAAGTAGCAGTAGTTCGTCGGTAAGTAGCTCCTCATCTAGTGCGAGCAGTTCTTCTAGTTCTTCAGTAAGTAGCTCCTCATCGAGCATAAGTAGCAGTAGTTCGTCGGTAAGTAGCTCCTCATCTAGTGCGAGCAGTTCTTCTAGTTCTTCAGTAAGTAGCTCCTCATCGAGCATAAGTAGCAGTAGTTCTTCAGTAAGTAGCTCCTCATCGAGCATAAGTAGCAGTAGTTCTTCAGTAAGTAGCTCATCGAGCGTAAGTAGCTCCTCTAGTTCTTCGGTAAGTAGCTCGTCGAGTTCTATAGTATCACCACCATACAGTAGTTCATCTAGCTCTAGTATAGTGTCGCCTAGCAGCTCATCGAGTTCTAGCTCTTCGGTGTCTAGTTCTAGTTCGTCAGTAAGTAGCTCATCGAGCGTAAGTAGCTCTTCTAGTTCATCAGTAAGTAGCTCCTCATCGAGCATAAGTAGCAGTAGTTCTTCAGTAAGTAGCTCATCGAGCGTAAGTAGCTCCTCTAGTTCGTCAGTAAGTAGTTCATCGAGCGTAAGTAGTTCCTCTAGTTCGTCAGTAAGTAGCTCGTCGAGTTCTATAGTATCACCACCATACAGTAGTTCATCTAGCTCTAGTATAGTGTCGCCTAGCAGCTCGTCGAGTTCTAGCTCTTCGGTGTCTAGTTCTAGTTCGTCAGTAAGTAGCTCATCGAGTTCTCAAATATCGCCAGCTGGTGCACCTAATGCATTGACGATGGTTAAACCACGTATATGGGCACCAGGCATTAACAATAAGCATCCTCTTTCTAATGGATTAGTAGGTTACTGGCCTTTCTGGGAAGGAACTGGCGACAGAGTAATGAACGTTGCCGACCAAACACTATTTGGGACACCGACTGGCCCTAATTGGGATTGGGAAGGCCAGGCAATGGCGTTGGGGATTGTTGAGGTTGCTAATAATTCTAGGCTAGATGTAAATGAAGTCACTGTTAGTATTTTGGCCAGAAATTATAAAGGGGTGATTACCACTGGCTCAGAATATATATTTTATCGTTCTGGTAGCGGTATCGATTCGTTTGAGCTAGTATGGCAACAAAGCGAGAATCTATTATGGTTCGGCGATGTGACAGGCGGCGATAATTGGCAGACGAACTGGCCTCTAGGTCTTGACCCAGCATCGGGTCGTGACCCGAGAAATTGGTTTATATTAACATGTGTTCGCAAGAGTGGCTATAGCGCTATTTATTATAATGGAGAGATAGGGGCGGAAAATGCCGCTGATACTGCTGGTGATATAGCTGATACTTCCCATCCGTTAATAATAGGTGGCCGGAATGCCGAGACCTCTTATTGGGACGGTTGGGTTGGGATGGCGGCTATGTGGAATCGGGCGTTGAGTGCCGGTGAAATCCATGAGCATGCTAGAGGTTATTATGACCTTATTAAACCAAGAAATAGTATGGCTGTTTTCTCTATGGGTGCTATTGGCGAGGTTGCGGTGCCCTCTAGCTCCTCTAGTTCGTCAGTAAGTAGCTCATCGAGTTCATCAAGTTCATCTGGCTATTCTTCTAGTTCATCGAGTTCTAGCTCTTCGGTGTCTAGTTCTAGTTCTTCAGTAAGTAGCTCTAGTTCTTCGGTAAGTAGCTCGTCGAGTTCATTGAGTACTAGCAGTTCATCTAGCTCTGTTAGCTCATCGAGTACTAGCTCTTCTAGTTCTGGTGTTGTAGCAGTATTTGCATTCGAAAACCTATCTCCTGGTTATGAATACCAAGTTTCTGCTACATGGGACCCAGATACAGTTGGGTCTACTGAAGCAGAATATAGGGTTGTAAACAATGTAAACTCTGATATTTCAAACCTACTTGAAGCTGAAACGGTAGACCAGACAGTGCCGCCGGACGATTATGTTGATACCGAAGGGCCATGGAAAAATATTGGCGACCCTGTTCTAATCCGTGGGCGAACATTAACTGTTGAGGTGCGTGAGAGTGACACCACCAACAATATACAAATTGAACGCATTGGTATATGGGTTAAACCAACTGGTATACCAAGACCTGAATTTAGCATAGAACAAACACATTGGATGTACGCCGGGCTGAATGGGACTGGAGAACAATATACTTATGATTATGGTGCTGGGCCAGAGCCATATAAAATTGGGTCTGATGGGCCATATACGCATTATGTTGATAGAGAGGACCCACTCGCAACAGATAGTGGCAATACTTATGGAACTCCGAGTTTACCTAGAGTAACAATACCACAGACTCTAGCGGCTGGCAGTGTTGTTGAAGTACATGGAGATGGGTATCTTGGGGCAGCTGGGAAGAATTCCGTATATGCAAATGGTACAGCAGAATTACCAGTCTTTTTGCGTGGTACTAGCGATATGGAATTACCAAGGCTCGATAGAGTTCTTAATATAGGTTATTATAATCCATCGTATTATTTGATAGTTGAAAATTTGGATTTAGTAAGTGCAACCTGCAGAAATGATGCGCATCACATTATAATTAGGACTTGCACATGCCGTGATGGTGGCGGAGTATCAATTTACTGCACAGAGTCAACTGACTATATATATGATATCATATTTTATAATAATATCATATATGATAATGGTGATTGGCAATCGGTAGATGAAAATGACATTCATGCTGTTACTGTGAACTCATATGCACGTAGAGTGTGGGTTATAGATAATGAAATGTATCACAATGGTGGCGATTCAATACAAGTTAATGGAATGGACGATGATTTAAGTAGCGATGAATTTATTTATGTCGCTAGAAATACTATGCACCATGAAGGCGAAAACGCTATTGATATAAAAGAGTGCCAAGATGTTGTATGTTCAGAAAATGAGACATATGCATTTGGTAGAGCGTACAAACCGCGACCTGGTGCGACTAATGTTATACATTATAATCCAGAAAGAGTTTGGTTTATTAATAACAGCATCCATGATGGTGAGAATGGCATAGAAACCACTGAATCAACAAACTTTTACGTCATAGGCAATGAGATATACAATATGAGCCATGGTGATGTAGTAGTAGACCCAGATAGTGTATACACCATTGGTGTGGGCTTCCATGCGAGAAATTCAATCAACACTTATTTCATAAACAACACAATAAGTAATTGCGACGTTGGACTAACTGCTGGCTTTAATAATGGCATTAATTTAATAAACAACATCGTAGCCGAGATAACAGATGGAAATTATCACATCAATTTTGAGGGTTCTACTGCCAGCACTTCTGATATGGAATATAATTTATTAGACCCACATAGCGATTCTACCATTAGAATGCTTTGGAGTGGAGTTTATGCCTCAATAGTTGACTTCCAGAATGCTACTGGCAAGGGCGAAGGTTGCATAGAGGGAGACCCCGAGTTTGTTGATTTAGTTAATAATGACTTCGACCTTAAAGATGGCAGTATAATATCGCCAGCTATTAATGCTGGTGCTCCAAGCGGAACTGGAAATGGGTCACTCCAAGAATACATTGACTTGTATTTCTACTTATATGGTGAAGATATCAGTGTTGGTATAAATGGTGTCACTAGGCCGCAGGGTTCAAGGGTCGATATGGGTGCATACGAGGCAATTGACGGTGATTCTGCTTAATCTCCATGTAAGACGTATGATTCTACAATAGCAATAGCTTCACATGCGTCGTCATATGTTAGTTTTGGTAACTTAACACTTTTAACAAGATTTGAGTTTATTCCAGGTCCGCGCACAAGAAACATATGAGTCATTATTGGTTTCCTGTCGCCAATTTCAATATCCACACCGCAATTATCAATGAGCTTAAGTTCTAAATGGCTTAATGGAACTTTTATTTTTCTAGTTATTGGATGGCCATTTTTACCGAGTTTAAGCAACATATTCATACGACTATGTACTTAAATCAGTATGCCTATCAGAAATCTTGCTAATAGCTGCGATGTGGTCTAATTGCTCGAATGATTTTATAAATGGCCAGGTATTATACCGTGTGCAAAATGTTATCGTGTTCCGCACCGGCTTTGGTATATTATTCGCCATCCATGCATAATGTTCGGCTTCATGCTTAAATCGCTTCTCTCTACTCTGGTCTGGCACATCAGGGTTTGTTCCCCATGGATATAATTTGCCGCCAACAGCGGTCATATCACATCCAAATACATAGATATGGTCATAATTCATCCAAACGCCGACTTGTATAGCAGCATATACACTAGACCTGCCAATATACATCCCTTTAATTAAATTCTGACTAAATCCCTTGCCATGTAATGATTTTATCAATGTGGAATTTGGTTTTATTTGTTTAATGGCGGACGAGTTTATTAGTGTGCCATTATATGATGCCCACAATGGTTTGTGTCGTCTTTGTTGTGAGTTATCGCAAAATATCCAATGCTTCGTTGGCCATATGCGATCATCTGGGCGATTTACAGACATAAAATCTATATATGAATATTTTAATAGCTCGTCTAATGCAGCCTCTTTATGGGATGGGCCATTTCCGACAATAATTAGGATTCTATTTACACCTATGTTGCGGAGGATTTTTATGGCCTCGCCATTACTAGTAGCTGACCGCCTATTCACAGGCTGCCTTTTGCCGCCTATGCGTGCCCTAGTATTGGGTAGTTGCCTTATGGTGCGTTTTGTAGCCAATGAAGTGGTGCGTCTAGATGTCGCTTTTATTTTCCGAGGATTCGGCGATATTACTTTGCCTGGTTGAGGTGGTTTAGCTACTATTGATTTTACAGGTGTTGGTTTCAGCCTATGCTTTAAGTTTGAGACGATCGATGCTTTGGCTGGTCGCACAGGGTGTCCTGCAATAGACTTGACACGAATAGTTCTGTTATGTTTTAATTTTGGCATGGCCAATAAGACTCTTCGATACGCGAATACTATTGAAATCTGGCAATTTATTCCCGCATACTAACTGTTCTACTAATTGCGATTTATGGTCGCGATTGCGCTTCTCTTTATTTTTAATGGAATACATAATTCTAAAAATAGCAGTTGTCAATAAATTAAACGCTGGTGCACGACCAGGTTCCATTCGTAGCTTATTTCTATGTATTTTTGTAAGCGTGTGGGCGAATGCTTCTTGGATTAACTCGTTCTTCACATCATCATTTGGTGGTCTGAAATTTAATGCTACGCCACAACAAATTTTATAGACCATCGATGTCAAACCATGCCAGCTTTCTTCTATGGGAACCTCATGTGTATAATTGTCATCAACGAGGCGATGCGCCAACGTTAAGTCTAATGGGTAAAAACTAGCTTTAGTTGCATTGTTTAAATCGTGGGCACTAATTATGTCATTATCAGCAGTAAATGAATATTGCTGTGTAGATGCCACACAATGTTTTAGGCAATTGTTATATTGCGTGAACAATAGCCCAGTGTTTCTAATGTCGTTCAGTTCAGGAGTTCTATATGCAAGCATGAAAGCAAGCCATGTTGATTCTAGTATTTTTGGATCGCAATATTTTCCCATATAATTTAAATACCTAATAAAATTTTTTGATGCACGGAGACGCTAATGTCACGGTTGATGCAATTGTCTGAACTATATATTAGAGGTTCTCTTGCAACCCAGACAATGGGTAATTTAACACAAACACAAATAAAAGAAGTCGATAAGATAGTCAAGATGATAATGGCTGACCCCGTGTTGGCAGCAGATAAATTCGAGTTTATAAAACAACTTGGCAATACTATTCGCAGTGACTATAAGTCAGATAGAGATGTGGCCGAGCAGGAATTCCGTATTGCTGTGTGGCGTGCTACAGTTTATCTATTGCACCATAGGAATTATACATATCACTGTACATTATGTGGCGAGGTCGAATATACCACCTCGACAAATAAAAAGAAGTCTTTTGATAGGCAATATAAGGTGTGTCCATATTGCACACGAACATTCTTAAACGACCAAGTAGCATCACTTAAGAAAGAGTCGCATGGATATTACTTGGTAGATGGAGATGGGGAAAGAATTAGTGAATTTTTCCGCAAAAGAGTCGACATAGAGAAGATATTACAATCGCCCATAAAACCTATACTTGGCAATAGAAAAGTGGCTGACCCACATAAGATTTTGGACGACAAAGAACAACGTGGCAAATGGTATTCAGTATGGGTATGGAACTACTTTAGACAGATATTGAATGAGAATGCGATACGAACCCACAACAAGCATCAAGTCAATATCTCTGGGCCTGCACATACTGTTGCTGTGTATGAACTAATAAATGAATTTAAAAGGCTAGGCCATAAATATTATGTAGATGAATCCAGTATCAACAACAGTGAAGTTGAAATATTAGCTAGCATTATGGCCTTGGAGTTAGATTGGAGCAAGTTCATAATCTCCATGATATATAAATATAAGAATTATGATGTGGAGATTACTCCCACATTTTTCTCGGTAAAAATTGTTGCTAAGGGTGTATCGCCTATCATTGAATCTACTATTGTTACAGAAGACCCTGTAATAATGCTCAGTATGAACACACCTAAAAATAGTAGTGGCAATGATGAATCTCGTAACTGGTCAGATACATTAGAATCTAATGCGAATAGAGACAATATATCGCACGACATCAGTGTGGATGAAGACGACTGGATGACAGTTGCTTATAATAACTTACAAGACTATATCAGCAAAGCAATTTTTAGAATCTATTCACAGCGCGGCCCAATCTGGGATGAATTCTCTAAGCGATATGGTGCTAAAGAAGCAGCCAAATCTCATATCGCAAAATTTTTGGGGGTTTCAATTAAAAAAGTAGAAGAGCATAAACGAATTATAAAAAATATCTGCAATGCTATGAGCCCAGATAATAATGACAAAACTAAATATTTAGTCGGATGCGGCGACATGGTGTTAATTATGCCAGATAACACCGCCCACATTGGGTCAGAATGTGGGTGCATCGAAAACTTTACTTCTGATGGAGAATGGACCGTTGGCGCTGTAATTACTATTAAACATGGATTTATAAAAGTAGACGGGCGGCAGAAGCTAGTTAAGGCATGCGAGTGTTGCTTTGAACATAAAAGATAATATACAGACAACATGGTGGGAAGATAAAGATGGCAACAAAGTCTATCCAAATTTTAGCTATGGAATAGTTGTGCCAAAAGATGCTGTATATTACCATCATATCGGCTGCGATGTGACGCACGTTACTTATAGGCTAGATACACAACCAAATTCAAAATCTATTTTAATCAACACTACTAATAGTACATGGTCGGAAGACTTAGTGCTAGGCATGGTTAATTCAGGCGATTATGGGTTAAAGCAAGCTATAATTATAGTTGGCATAGCTTGTGAACGGTGTTTGAATGCACTTAGATTTGAGTATGTTGATAGAGCATGTGGTTATGAAATATATAGTAAAGAGTGGGAATTATGCAATACTGAATGCGACTTTTGCAAGCATCTCAACCCAGGAAAGTATGTCCGCGTGAGATTTAATTGAACTTCGTTTCTGGTCGTATAGTTCTAGGTCTTTCATAGAAATCGGTGCCTTGAGGGCCTAGGTGTTGGAATCCCATTTGGTCTGCTTGTGGTATCATGCGAATAATCCCAGCCTCATTTTTCCCAAGCACTCGAACTATCCATCCAATAATGTCTCTTGCACTTCTTCCTTGCCGCATAGCCTGTTCTTCTTCTCCCTCAACAACTACCATTCCAGATTCAAGTTGCTGGGCTAGTTCTTGAAGCTGTGAATGTTCAGTCTCACCTAAATACATTCGCTGATTGCCCAAAATAAATAAATTCCAACCAATTCTGGCGAAACCATTAGTTGGGTCTACTTCTATAGCATGCGGGATTATCTCCAACTTACCATTTAATTCTGGCACAGATTCAACCAAGTCTTGAATCTGTGGTGGATATACTTTTTTGTCGAAATTCTCATGGAAACCTTTGGTAGAGAAATAACGTATTAACAACCTTTTTGCTAGTTCTGAATTGAAGATATATTCTAAATTATCAGAAAGACTCATAAATCACCTCATTAATATATTTGAATTATTTCAAAATCTCTGATATGCGAGAGAATCTATCCTCTCTGATTATTTTGATTTCTGACGGCATAGCACTACGCATATCTGTGCGTTGGCTTATAACTAATATAGTATCAACTTTATCAGCGAAGTCACTCCTTATTATATCCGCCAGTATTTCGGCACCAACTACATCTAACCTGCCATCGACTTCATCGAACACCAATAAATTACAATGCCTACCATACATTAAGGTATGTAAATCGAATATAGCAAGCATCATCGCCACGTCAAACCTCTTGCATTCGCCACCACTAAATGATTCATATCCCCAATATTCATTTTTGATGCCTAATGCGTTTGTGAATTCTATTTTGAGGTCTAGCTTGAATTTCTCTAAATAATATGCAATCCTATTATTTAAGTAGGGAATATATTCAGATAACATATAACTTTTTATCTTTCGCCTATCATGATATGCTCGATAAATATAATTTATATGCAAAATGATTGTATCAAATTTCGCGATTTTATTATTTATAGTGGATAATGACTTTTTGAGTGCACCAAGTTTGGTTTTTAATGTGTTTATAGTATCATCATAGTGGTTTTGTTCGGACGATATTTGTTCTATCAGCTTCTGCTCTTGTGTTATTTGTTTTTGCAGTTGAGTTTTTTTACTTAATAAATTTTTAGCTTCGACCAAACTCATAGTTGGCTTTTTCTTATTGGCAGCTTCAGCTACTAACAAGATTGATGCCTTTTTGCGTTCGGTTGCTTTGCGATTTTCTTCTGCCTGTGCTTGCAAAGCAGTTATTTTTTGTTGTGGCGTTGCGATTTTGCTAGCAACATGTCTTGCGCTGATAGGTTGCTCGCACGCAGAGCATACCGATTTTTTGCCTTGCCATTTGTTTATAAGTGCCTGGTTGTTTTGGATGTCTCTACTTATGTTATTAGCAACCCACTGTAAATCTTTTACTTTGTCTCTTTGCATATCAATTTTGCGAGATATCTCCTCCCAGGTTCTCCAGTGCTGTTCTAATTTTTCTATATCAACATCAGGGATATTTGTTATTTGTGCTTGAATATCTGATATTCTAGATAACACACTGCTGATTTTACCCTGTTTAATTTGGTCAAATTGTTTTGATGCTGTAGAAAAAGATGTTATTTCTTCAGTATGCCTATCGATATCACCCTGTATGCCATCGGCTTCCCATTTAAGTTTCTCTTGTTCCGACTTCGCAATATCTAATCTGGATTTAGCAGCCGATGCATATAATTTTATTTTGTCGAGATGGAATTCACGTTCTAGTGCTTCTTTACGCTTAGTATCAGATATTTCCATCCATGATTTGCCAAATTGCGAAAAAAATGTAGAACCACAAAATATATCCCAATCAAGGCCCAGTAAATTATTTAGGCGTTGTTGTTCCATTGTAGTGGTGCCAAGCGATATATCTTCGCCATCTTTGATTAGCAATAAGTCGTTGTGACCAGAGAGGTTCCGTGTGCGTCTAAGCACATCGCCATTACAAAATTCGATTTCAACAAGGCAATCTTTATTAGTAAAGAAATTCACCACTTTGTTGCCTGGGTTTGGAATTCTCATAGTACGACCGAATAAGCACCACAACATCGCTTCTATGATTGCACTTTTACCGGCACCATTGCTAGTCTTTTTTGGGTCGACATCGGCATGGTCGACCACCTCGCCTGTTATTAAGCATGGACCTAGGTTATTTAAGTTTAATTTAGTATCATAGTCGCCATACGACCAAAAGTTTTTTAATCGTATATTCTTTATTTCAAGCATCAATATAGCTTTCTGAATATTGTCTATCGCCATCGGCGACTATCGTACTGTTTAATTTAGATAATAAGGTTGCATTCAAACCTTTTATGCCATCTTTATCTGCTTCCACGAATCTTTTAAACAATTCATCTGCATTAGCAGCAGCATCCTTCGCTGCTATAATAACTTCTTTTTCTTCTTTAGATGCCAGATGCATCCACCTAACGTCTTTTGCGCCTAAATTCTGCAAAGTTTTTCTAATTTCCGAAAGCTGGTTGTGTGTATACTCTTTTGACAAAGCGATGCGTACTACATTATTGTCTATATCTGCCTTATGTGTGTTTTTTAATTTAGAATCGTTTATAGTAACGAATTGTGGTGGGGCTGTTTTATCGCCATCACCCCACAAATTCACAAATTCATGGTCACGCATTGTTGTGTCGAAGACTATAAACCCATGGTCGCAATCACCTTCATCAAATCGAAATGGCACTGGACTGCCAGGATACCACACGTTCTGGCCAACTTGTTGCGGAATATGGAAATGGCCAGTATAAATCCTATCAAATGGTGACTCTGAAAATTCAACAACAGACCAAGATTTCAACAGAAAGCATGCATTTAATGTAGATGATTTAACCCCAATATGTGTGAGTAGCACATCACCATCTTTGTGTTGTTTGTGTATGTCGTCTAATGCAGCCATATAGTCCGACTCATAATGGATAAACGGGAGAATCCAAAAACGAATGCCGTCTAAGGTCAATGTCGATATATCATGATAGCTGTTTAAGTATCGCGACAATGGTCTCAAACCGTTTATTTTCCATGAGTTTTTTAGGTACATGTCGTGGTTGCCTGGGAATGTTATTACACTAATCCCATATTTTGCATCGGTTTCTATCAAAAAGTCAACTAGGAAGTTTAAATCCTCTATCCTAACTTGTTCACGGTCATGCAATAAATCTCCCAATATCATTATGTGTTTTATGTTATTATCAATACAATGTTGTCTTATTTTGCGCAAGCCCCACATAATATCTTGGAGTTTCCCAGGGATGCCAATATGCACATCGGCTGTTATTGCTATCTTCATAGTTGATTAAATACTAAAAAATAATATGGTGATCAGTAGTTAAAAGACCGTGCTTTATCCTATTTGTTTTGATGTATTAAAATAGCGTGCTAAAGAACTAGCCGACTGGCCACCCCAACATGAAGCAATGATTTTTCACTATTTATAAGGTACTCCAATGGACAATATAATCTTGACCGATAGTGTTATTCTTGATAAATTCCCGTTTGAAGAGCCACGTGATGGCCAAATAGAGACTGTAAAATGGATAGTGAATCAATTTCATGATGGCAAAAAATTTGTTATTTTAGAAGGGCCATGTGGGTGTGGCAAAAGTGCGATAGCGGCGACTGTCTCATCATTTTTTGACTCTGTATATTGGCTCACAATAACAAAAATCCTACAGGACCAACTATCTAAAGATTTTGGCGAACATGGTAAGCACGATAAGCTGCTAATAGATTTAAAAGGCAGAAATGCTTATGAGTGTACTTATAAGCCAGACCCCATGCTACACAATGCCAAGTCTATCAAGAAATGGAATGAAACCAAACCGCACAATTGTGCTGATGGGTTTTGCAAGCGGAAAGGGAAAAGCCTATATTCATCGTGTTTGCAAACCAAAATTTGCCATTATTTTAATCAAGTTGAGAAATCTGTGGCATCTAAAATATGCCTTATGAACTTCGCTAGCTTCTTACATCAAACAGCATTCACTAAACGGTTCGAGCCAAGGTCGCTGTTGATTTTAGATGAAGGGCATAATATAGAGTCACAGTTAATGAATTTCGTCTCTATATCAATATCAGATTTGGAGTTCAATGGCCTGAAATTCCCAAATAATTATAGCCCACAAGATTATGCAGTGTGGTTAAATAATAATGGCATTATAAAAATTCTCACTGATAAATTAAACGCTGCTCGAATCGCAGAGGATACTCGGAAGGCAGATGAACTAGACTCAGTGATTAGAAAACTTGAACATTTCATAACAGAGATGTTCAAGAAAGACCACAAACCATGGGTTGCAGAATATGCAAAATTGCAAAATAAGGTGAACAGTAGAGTTACATTCAAGCCTGTATTTGTTGATAATTACGCTCATGACCTTTTATTTAGCTGGGGCATGAGTGTTTTAATTATGTCTGCCACTATTTTAGATGTTAATGTAATGTCAAGGTCGTTGGGAATTGAGAAAAAGGATATCGCAGCCAAACGGATGAGTAGCAAATTCCCAGTCGAAAACAGACCAATATTTTTTAATCCCGTTGCTAAGGTTACTGGCGGCAAGAGGAATATGCCACAGTGGTCTGGTCAATTAGTTAATGAAGTCAATAAAATAGCGAAAAAACACACAACACAACGTGGTATAATCCACACGCATAATTTCTACATTGCTGAGATGTTGATAGATAGTTGCAACTCAGATGTCAGGCGTAGGTCATTGTTCCAAAAAGACTTCCGCAATAAAACAGAAATGTTAGAACTTCACTCTAAATCACCTGATACAATTATTATCGCCCCAGCAATGCATGAGGGCATTGACCTGATCGGGGAATTAAGTAGATTCCAAATAATATGTAAGGTCCCATTCCCAAACCAGTTCGAAGATAAACAATTAGCAGCAAGAATGGAGGAGGACCCGCAATTCTACGAATGGCTTACGGCACTTAAATTAGTCCAATCTGTCGGGCGTAGCGTCCGCAGCAAAAATGATTGGGCCAAGACTTACATCATTGACAGTACGTTTAGATGGTGGTACAATAAGAATAAGAGAATCTTGCCTGGGTGGTTCAAAGAGTCTGTGATTATAGACTAGTATATTCAAATATATAGAAAATGGAATTTACACTAAACGAAAAATTAGACATAATCTCTGGGAAGCCATTTGGTACGGCTTCTATTTTCGAAGCGCAGTCTATAACTATTGATGACCCGACTGAATTGGGTTTAGACAAGCGGCTGGGGATTACGCGAGAGTGGAAACGCTATAGTGATGGGCTTCGGCGTATCGAAAAAATACGGGATGCCTCTAGGGCAAATGGGTTGGACAAAGAATTCCGCGACCTAATCCAGGCATCTGTTAGCAGAGATATTGATGAAGTATCTATCGAAAACCCACTAACATATACTGAAGTGCATACTATTCTTATGAATCTTCAGCAGGAGCATTTTGACGAAAAGGTTCGGGAGCGGGAACATGAGTTAAAAACCCAAATTCAAGTCCCCCGTAAAACAGCTAGTAGAGAGCTGAAAAATGCAGTTGCATTATTAAAAGACGAAGCGAAGGGGCATTACAGCGGGCCTGATTTAAGCATGATGCAACTTCTAAATCCGAAAAATATAGACCCAAATGTCCCGTTGAAAATGTTTTCTGCTGACCCAGAAGGCAAGAAGCAGGTGATTGTATTAGATAATAACCGGAGCTTGATTGACCAGTTTAAAGATATTGTAGCAGTTATAAGTCGTGGCAAGTATCTTGATTTATCAGAAAAGATGAGAAAGACTTTTGATGCAAGGGTCATAATTCTCAGCCATTATTGGCCGCACCTAACTCAAGGCCAGGTGAAGTATACTGCTGCATTGTATACTATAAGGAATATCGCCGACGAAATCACAGACCGAGAAGTAGAACGGGCTGATGAATTGAAAAAGAAAAGAAGACGTGAAAAACGGTCAAAACAACCCCAAAAATAATACTGCATTCTCTCACATGTATATAAAATAACGTTATATGACCTTATTTGAGAGAACATCATGAATCACACAGTTACGGTAGAAGAATGGGTTAAAGCAAGATTGGGGACGGAAGTTATTGAGCTTCCTAAATTAGCGGTCGAGGAGCAACTTAGAAGATATGATGAAGCTGGATCTGGTATTGGATTTATATTACTCTTAGAGATGGTTACTGCAGACGCTGATGGTGAATATCCAGAGGCCACGCAGTTTAATTTAGCATCAGTACCTGCAGTTAAATTGTGCGGAAGTTGGATGACTGTAGATGATGAAAACCTCGCCGATATCCTGGCGGGTGTGGTCAGATTAGTCGCACCGACTCAAGATGTACCTAATACGACCAATTAGTAACCGATAGGCGAGGTAACAGATGGAAATCGAGCATAATGTAGATGGCATACCATGTTCAGCCGACCATATTGAATTATTGAAAAAGAAAATAAGCGGTTGGTTAAGGCAAAGCCGATATCGCAGCAGAAAATCGAATATAGAAGTTGATATCGATTATCAGGATGTTGTGGATATTTATAATAATGAAAATTTCAGATGTTCGTATTGTGGTGAATTAGCAGATAGTCCTGACCATCCATTTCCTATAAAAGAAAAAGGACCATGTGTTCTTGCAAATGTAGTGCCTTGCTGCGATAGATGCCGCAATAAAAAGAAGAATCATAGCTTGATGAGATTTTTCCAAGATAATCATATCACTTCTGACCAACTATCAAGATTAATTAAGAAGTTAGTAAAGCGTAAAGGTGGTAGGCTTTTATTAGCTTATATGAAAAATAATTTCGCCAATGATAGTAAAGGTAAAATTGAAATTAGTGATTAGATGATATGGTCGTTATATCCTTCAGATTGGCCGTGAAAAGTTCCAGTTTTTGACCAATTATATGGTTTCGTCTTCGCAGATTTATTATACCATCGCGATTTGAAACGACCTAAATGTTCATCTTTATCCCATACCTTCTTTTTCTTAGCTATTGGCTGGCCGCGATGTAGTTGCTTAAGTTTCATAAATTATATTTGATATGTGTACAATTTTCCTCGCAACATTATCGTGGCATAACCACCTATGAATGACATACAAATCAACACAGAAAATTTAAAACCAATCCGCATTTTAGACCCTATTGGTGTATTACGCGACGGATATCTATTAATCGACCCTAAACCAGATAAATCAGGTTTGGTTAGCATTTTAGACCCAGTGCAGAATTCGATTTTTAAGATAAATCCAAATCGCGTAGAAGAAGCGTCGACAAATGGCAGTCTAGCTGCTATCAGTAATGGGGCAGCAATTGCCGCATGCCCAATATGTGGAGGTGTGCGTAAGATAACTGGGGACGATGGCGAGTGTGCGTGCGGCAGTTTCCGAGTCAGAATTAGTGGGAAAAACAAACGAGCCAATTCAGAAAGCCATAAAGTTGTGGAGAAGGCAAAAGCGTCTGTTGTTGACCTCTCAGTTTTAGCAACTAAAGGTGAGTTATGGATGAAATCTGGCATTAATTTTGACCATGACATGCAAGTTGCTGCATTCAGTTATCGCATCGGCGATAACTATATATCATTTAACTTATATAACCAATCGTTCGGGGCGAAAGTTGACCCTGTGAAAAAATTAGTAGATAACCCCAATGCTTGTTATAAAATAAAAAGCATTAAGAAATGGCGTGAAAAACTGCAGAATAAGGGCTATGAAAGATTTCATAATTAGCTAACAAGCTTTTCAATGTTTAACGCGATGTGGTTAAGTCGTTCACGTATCAAGCCAGCTTCAGTTTGGCTCGCTTGGCTTGCATTACGGGATTCTACCGATTGGCCAGAAATAATCTCTAGTTGTTTTAATATGGCTTCATGCCTATACTCAGCAATTCTTAAAGATGCTTGTTGTAATTCTATATATCGTGTCATGGCCTCTGACAGCTTCATCATGTTCTCGACTATCTTTTCCTTGTTTCTATTACAAGCATTACCTAATCTATCTATGTTGTCGCATAACCCTTTTAAATCATCATTGCCCATAAGAGACCCCTGCTTTGGCCGCCACAATCTATCACCTAGTTTAATCAATAAAAACACCAACCCACAAATACCAGCAAATGTTATAGCGGCCGGTAAAGTTACCTCTATATGCGGGTTTTCATTGACAACATCTGTTGCTTGCGCTAGCAAATATATCATAATATTCCTTTATAGTACATTTGCCAATTATTCATTGCGGTTGTAAATATTGTATTAACATGCGTCACGGTATGGTAGACAGAGATTTGAAGTATTATGGCCCATATAAATTTTCAGAACCACGGAATTTTACTGTAATTCCCAAGGTCACAAGTGCCTGTGTTATCGACATGAGGGCCATAGAATTTGAACGCTTAACTATCCCAGATATCTCTAATGTTAAGACCCTAGATATTACAGACCCAAATAATAATAATATCTTCTTTTATGTTGTATTATATAGGGGCAGAATACAATCGTCAATACTCACTAATGGGGAAATATACTTCCCCGTTAATAACATAGCAAATGCATTATCTCTAACACTATTAGATAGACAATTGATTATGGATGTAGTTGGGGAGACAATAAGTGAACTATTTTAATATAAATACCAATATAAATAAAATTGATGGGTCTTTCATAAGCTCACGTAGAAAATTTCGCAACATTAGGAAAATAATTCCAAAATTACTTGAATCCGGGCTTAAGCAGTCTGAAATAGCTAGAAAATATCACCGGCGATGGTTTCAGTAGTAGTAAGGGAAAATAAATGCAAAACATAAAGGAGAATGGGTGTCAGCATTATTTTTCTGCTGACACCCATTAGGTATTTCAATCACTACAATATTATAAAATATTGTGATAGGCCGTTTGAAACACTAGAACAAATGAATAATGAACAATTGGCTAATATCAATGATGTTGTTGGTAGAAATGACACATATTGGCATTTAGGCGACTTTGCTTGGACAAACCCAAATGTTTTTCTGGATGCTATTAACTGTAATGACATAAGAATTATTGTTGGAAACCATGATAAGTCTCTATTGAAATCACAACTAGGTAGCAAGGTGAAATTATATTATGGGTATCTTGATACTAAAATAGAATCACAAAAGGTCACCTTATGCCATTACCCAATGCTGTCATGGAATGCAAGTTTCCATGGTAGCTGGCATTTACATGGGCATGTCCACGGTATGATATCGCAGCCTCAAAAATGGTCTATGGATGTTGGGGTTGACACTGTGCAATACGCACCTATATCTTGGGAGCATGTAAAAACATATATGGAGCGGTATAGATAAAAAATATCCAGAAATTGTTCGTCAATTACATCGACTCACAACGGTAGCGAATTTCTTTAGCTACTTCTTTCTCAACCTCTTTTAGATTCATTGGGTCTATTAGCTCTTGGCCTAGCCGTAAATAAAGCTGTTGTTTATTGAATTTATATGTTTCAGCATTAAATTCAATGCCGTCAATATAATCCGATGTAAATTGATATGCCAAGAACCGCCTAACCACCATAACTGCTTTTATATATGGTTTTATGTCTGGGTTGTATGGGAACACCACATATGTCAGTATTCTAGCTATAGACCATTGAGGAAGCTGCAATGGTGCGAAATTTAGAATAAAAAAACAAATATCCTCTGTTGACATGTAATATTTAATACATCCAACAATTTTCTATAGGTTTAATAATAATTTTGTTGTATTGTAGAATAACAAATGCTGAAATACGTAAACCAAGATATTACAAACATAGCACATCAAACCGTTATCGCACATGTCTGCAATAATATTGGGCATTGGGGCGCTGGTGTTAGTGGTGCGATAAGTAGTAAATGGCCACTAGCAGAGTCAAGATATAGGGAATGGTATAAATCCAAACAACCTGCATTTGGACTCGGCCGGGTTCAATTTATAGAGTACGATAATGTTTATATAGCAAATATGATAGCACAATCTGGGACAATCAATAATAAGGTTGGGCATCAACCCCCGATTAGGTATAGTGCATTGGTATCTGCTATGGCACAAGTGGCCAAATTCGCAAAACAGAAAGCTGTCTCAATAAGCTGCCCGAAATTCGGATGTGGTTTGGCTGGTGGAAATTGGGATGTAATTAAAGCGTTGATAATAGAATTATGGGTTCCAGTTGTAAGCAATGTAAATATTTATCATTTATGATACCCCACACAAAAATATGCCATGTTTAGAATATTAGTTAATCAAGATATCAATATTAAACCTGTGATTGGGCTATTGCATTTTAATTATATTCCAATCACATGGACATCCTTGTTAAAAGGTGGCAAGTTAACATATGATGGTGGCGCTGCATATAACAATATTGAATCTAAGCTTATTGAGCAAGCTATACATGCCCCTACTGTGCTTGACATAAGCCATATAAGCCGCTCTAATACTGGGCGACACAATATTGCCGAATTATTAGATATTTATCACAGCTGTTCCGGTCACAATTCTCAAGTAGGATTTTGCAGCCTATGGCCAACACCAACTAAAGCATTTACAACAAAACAAATAGTAGAGTCAATTGAGGGTACGTTTAAACAGAATAGATATGGCCAACCTAATATTTTAAAGCTGTTGCAGTTTATTACGTGCTGGGCACATCCCTATACAGCAGCATGGGATGAATGGGAAGAACTACTTCATACGTCATTCAACAAAGCGTCTAAATTTTATAAACCAGTTTATGTTGATATGACATTATCATACCACGCATCATCCAAAGTGCTATCAGGTAAGTTGATAGAACCTTTACGACTCGAAACCGCAATTAGACAAGTTTATTCGGCTGGGTTTGATGGTGTTATTTTGCGGCACAACAAAATGATTGATGTTGAATATTGCGAAGTCATATTATCAGCTTTGAATCAAATCAACGAGTGAACGTATTTAAGTATTATGTGCGCTAAAATCGACGACATGCATCTAATTGGCTTTGATAATGCAGATTCGCGAATCATATCCGCCAAAGTTGGCACAATGATTGGGTATAAAGATGGCAAAGAAGCGGATTTATTGGACCCAGACGTATTAGTAATGTTCAAAGTATGGTGTGAGACGCCGCACTCCATCTATTTCGAAGTCAGAACAGATGGAGTGGATTTTTATACATATGAGACTACATTATTATCACGACATGATAGTAGCATAATAATAGACGCAATTAATAAATATTGTGAAAGCAATATGGAAGATTGGGACCCATTTGCAGCAGGTTTAAATAGATACAACTTTAAGAACTGTACTATTGTAAATGGCAAATAGATTTTGAATCACCTATTAATAACAATGCATCTATGACACACTTATCACATAAATAAAAGTCGCATAAGTCTTCTTCAAGGGTATTTTCGAGTCTTTCAGCATCATCTTTTGTTATACAACTAGTTGTAATTGGGTTGCCACAATAATTACAATTTTTGTTCAAAGTCACAGAAATGATACCTTCAGGCATGTCGCACTCCGTTAAATTATTAGGTATGACTTCATAATTGTCTTTTATGCTGTTGTGTGTTACAAAGATAGGACAATAATATAAATACAAATAAAAAACTAAAGATTATTGTGCTTCAATAATCTGGACATTGGACAACTATTGCGAAGTTGGAGACATAATGAGAATACCATTTTGCTGGAAGTGTGCAAGCAGGGTGTGTGAAGACACCAAAACGAATTCGTTTGTTTTGGTGGGATGCAAAGAAGAACCTAACATCAAGTCTTATGAGGATGCAAAGAGTATATGCCCGCTTCTAAAAAAGGATTCACCACCTACGCTTGTTCCGGATTAAGCTGATCGTCGCTGGATCGACATTATGCATGTCCGCCAATTTAACCCCTGACTCTTTTGAACTTCGTATTTTAGCGACTTGTGCTTTGGTTAACTTAGATTTACCGTTGGTTTCACCTTTTGGGCCTTTGGCCAAACCTTTATCGTAAGCGTGTTTAGTGTTTTCTGAGGCATCGGCAAATTCTAAATTATCTCCGTTATTATTAGATTTATCGCCATCTTTATGGTTCACATATCCCTTGCTATCTGGGTTATCCATCCAAGATTGTGCAACGAGATCATGCACATATCTAAATGTTGGTTCCCCATCTTTATATAGCACAACAGTCCTGTAGCCATCTTCATTAGTAGATGGGGAGATTTCACTATGCCCATTCTTGAGCTTCCTAAATACACGTCCATTCCTAGAAACAACATACTCGTTCTCGAATCCGGATATTCTTTTGCATTTCATTATATTATATATTTGGTTAATCGGCATCAAAAATATAATATGGGCTACCCAAACACACCACAAGATGTAGCTGACCAGATGAGTGGTAAATTTACCGCTGAGCAGGCCAAAGAAGTTGGTAATGAAATGGGCATTGATTGGGGCCAATATGACTTAGAAGAATTCCGCATGGGGATGGAAGTGGAATTAGAACACGGGACTAAAGATGAGCAGACTAACGTTACTGATGATGATTTAGTAGCGACTGGCAAAATCGCTCTTGCCCATCTCAAAGAATTGCCAGATTATTACACAAGACTTGCAAAAATGGAATCAGCTGGCAAAAAAGCAAAAGAGAGTGGTTAAAACATCTCTTTTGTGAAGCTATTGAACATAAAATCCCTATCGCCTTCAGTAAACCACACACATTCCCTCCAATAATATTCGTGCTCAGGCAATGATGACAATCTTTTGCCCCGCCACCCAAAAACATACCCATCATAGTTAAAACCAATATCTATCGGCAACCAATTTCCAAGAGGCATAATGCATGCCCAAAACAACATAGGCATGGGGTCGTTTGGGTTTGCTAAATCTTTTTCATATAATCGACCTTTTTGGTCATAGGCCACTATATCAATATTTCTAATGCAATCGATATGGACTGTCCTAACGGGTTTGAATTTTCTCCAATTAATCTTGCGCACAATACTAAAACACATTAAAACAATTATTCGCAGTATTGTTACAATAGGTTGGTAGTTTCTGTCAACAATATTCGGCGGCACTAATAGCAGGAGCGAGAAAAATGACAGCAGAAATGATAATATGGCTATTATGGTGGTTACTTGTGGCACATGTCATTGCTGACTGGTGCATTCAAGGCGACTATGTGGCTACTAATAAAGGGAAACATTCGATAATAATGTTAGCACATTGTATTGCTTGGGCTGGGATTGTTTGCATACCTTTAGCAATCTTTAAAGTCTTAGTGTGGCAAAAGATTCCCTTCCTGGTTGTCGGGCACTTCGTTATTGACAGCTGGAAGGTACAACAACAAGATAACACGAAATTCCTCAGGCATTTGTGCATAGACCAAGCATTGCATATATGCCAACTACTAGTAGTTGCATTTTAAAAGGAGAGTTTAAAATGTTATTTAAATTTGAGGCAATAGATTCAACAGGCGGCACAATTATGGATACTATCCGAGCCACAGATAGATTAGAAGCTACTGCGAAAATTAGAGCAAGAGGTGTGTTTCCACGTCTAGTAGAGCCGGTTATAGAGCCAGACGCATCGCCTAAGCGTTTGGGTGAGAACCAATTAACAGAGCAAGAAAAAGCAATTAATATAGCTATTGATGTGGTGGAGCAGGCTGGACAGCACGAGTTGCTCACCGAAGCAGTCTGTCTGCTTAAAGATGCACGCAACAAGGTCGCAGGTTGGGCTGATTCGGAGGTGCATCGTGGATAAACCCACGAATAAGCCAATCATAGCGTCTAGACATGCTGCTGAACGGTTTAAAGAGATTATGCCAGATTTAGCTAGAATAAATGTTTGTGGCATAATGCGGGCAATGTATTACCAAGGCGTATTATGGGGTGGTGGACAAGCTTCTGATGACTTTCTTGTTATGTCACGTTGCGAAAAAACCAATAGTAATGTAGTGTTTGTTTGTGCCCCGACGCCTGATGTGATTGTCATAAAAACCACATTACGACCAGACCACGCTAGGGCTAATATTTCGTCAAGAATAAAAAGTGGTGCTAAGCGTTCTAAATTCTTCAACAATAAACACGATAGGCGAAAAGATGTAGACCCAATAGAAAAGAAAAAACGTGTTCGGTACAAACGCAAGAAATCAAAGGCCGCTTCTCGTTTTAACGCATTAGAGATTACATAATCATGCCAGAAAGAAAACCAGCCTTTATAAAAGTTGGCCGCAGCGTCTTTAATCTATATGAAATCATAGAAATCAATCTAAATTATAACCACGAGCGTGATACACAATATGAATTCGAAGTTCCCGACGGTAGCATTGTATTAGAGTGCCAAAATGATAACACAACCTGGTGGGCACCTGATAATTTCGATTCTAAGGATGAAATTGCTGATGTGGACTTTCTAAGGCGGATATTCAGCGATAGGAAATTTGCTGAGAAATTTGGTATTAATTTAATATGCCGAGAAGAGCATATTAATAATATTAGGTCACTAGAAACATAAGTTATGATTAAAATTCCACAAATAGTAGACGACCCCATTTTTGCTATCGAGTCGGTTGAATTTTATAGAATTGAAGATAATCATTTTTTAGATGTTACAGACCCATCTGTTGTGCCGAATGTGTTCCTATTACGCATGGAGCAAATATGCCCATATGATATATTAGTGGACGAAGATATAACTGGCTGCCTAATAGTATATTATGGGCGTAATGGAATTCATTTTATTGACGACCCAATAGACCACACAACCCATTATCATCTTGGTTTTTTGGTGGGCGAATTTGTCGAAGACATGCGAATAAGACCAGAAATTCTAGCAAGTCGGGAAAACATTATAAAAGCAATAGCCGCAATGGGCAACTAAAATCCCATATTGATGGGACCCAAGAAAATCAATCCATAATTTAGGATATATTATGACAGAAGAAGATTCCAGACCTGCCACCCGAGAGCATATTGACCATGTACAAGAACTTCTTTTTAAAATGGGAATCGCATTAACTGCGAGGCGTCCTATCCATGATGCCTCTAAGTTACAAGAACCCGAGCTTTCGACATTCAACGAGTATACTCCGAAGCTCGCCGGTTGCACTTATGGGTCTGATGAATATCAGAAGTACTTGAAAGCTATGAAGCCTGCCCTAGACCACCACTACGCCACTAATAGGCATCATCCGGAGCATTTTGAAGATGGTGTTAAAGGTATGAACCTTATTGATATCGTTGAAATGCTGTGCGATTGGAAAGCTGCAACTTTGCGACACAACGACGGGGATATTCGCAAGAGTATTGAAATAAATCAGAATAGGTTTGGATTTTCTGATGAGCTTAAACAAATTCTGTTGAATACTTTGGAAGTAATTGAATAACGAATACCTGTTATTCTGCTGAATCTATTTGCATCTTTGCTAATGAAATGGTAGGTGCCTAGATTATAAATTACTACAATAAAGAAACTCTTTTTTCTTCCTCTCGACCGTAACGTTGTAATGCCAAACATTCTTTGATGTATTTTGATTTTTGGGCCACTTTAAAACGTTAGGAGACCACAATGTCACAATTTACATGTGTAAGATGCGGCAGCACTTATTACAACAATATGGAGAGCACCAGTGGGGATTCCCCTTCTTGTCGGTGCTGCATTTGCACAGCCTGCCAGGGTGTCCAATTCCAAGAATTAAACCTCACCAGTGCTAACCTGAATGAGGGCCAGGAGGTCTTGGTTCGCGTTAACGGCAAATGGATGGTTGGTGTTGTAGAATTCCTGGATTTAGAAAAGGCCATTCCGGGCATCCGATATGGCGATGCTATAGACCAGATTGCTAGCATTAATGAAATTGAGGAAGCATATAGTTGCCCAGAATAACTCTTCGAGGCAACATAATTGAGCGAATCAATTAGATACCCAGAAACCAGCAACCAGCACAGGAGACGTAAATGGGGTCGCCAGCAGAACAAGTAAACGAAGTTATCGACAAAGTAGCAGACAAGCTTGGTGATGCGGCGAATGCAGCTGCACCTTTATGTCAGCAAGTGATTCAGGAGTACCAGAACAGGCAGCTAGTATTTGCGGCGGGTCTAGGTCTGCTCGCAATAATAATTGCTGTTATTGGGCGTAGGAGCATTAAAGTAATGCATCGGCGCATAAAAGACTTGCGTGGGGCCTTTGATGCAACTATTACACAAGAAATGAGGGATAAGCACTGTGGTACGGTTTGGCGTAAGCAAGAGACCATATGCAATGCTGGTGCACATATGGTGCTTATTGGTCTAGTGTATACAGGAGGCTTTGTTGCCTGTGTTATAATATCTCTCTGCTGTCTCGCTGACGCAATGGCACCTACACTCAATTGCCTGAAGATGTTAGTGGAATAATATGCCACCTGCTTGGTTTATTATCTATTGGTTCAGTTTTGGGATGCTCGCCTTTGGGCTATTGGTGTGGATGCATATACGGTATGGCATAACTTGGGGCCATAATCATCCGGACTCCATCGACGATGTATTCTTCAGCATAATATCATTCATATTTGGGCCATTATCTTGCGCTATTTATATTAGTTTGGTGGTGCAATTTGAACGAGATGAATGAACACACAAAAGACACAGAACACACAGAACACACAGAACACACAGAAGACATGGTTGATGCTCTTCTTAGCTGCATAGCTGATATGTTGCAAAGATTGCGCGACTATAATGGCAATATGGTATTTTTTATGTGGGCGTGGGAATTTGGCGGCTTAGAGAAGATTTGGTATATTATGAATAGCCCTAGGACACTGCGGCTGAATGCTTATGCGTCGTGCCTGCATGAAACATTATTGGAAACAATACACGATGAAGAATCTTTAGATATAGCATGTTATGATTACCTTAATCTTCTTCATCGTTTTATGAAAGACATCAACGATGGAAACGATGGAAACGACGGAAACGATGGAAACGACGAGGGGAACCAACGTTGTCCATACTGATAGCCATCTGCATAGCATGGTTTAGTGGTTCGGTCGCCGCTATTAATATGATGCTATATCTTCGTGTGTCTTGGTATGAGGACATGCCGTGGGATTCTAGTGATACATTTATGGCATTGCAACTTTGCTTTGCTGGGTCTGGTGGGTTAATCGCAATGATTCTAATGTATGTCATATGGCGGGTGGACCCAGTGGACCCTCGTCGTTTCCATCGTTTCCAACGCTGACGCTGACGCTGACGCTGACGCTGACGCTGACGCTAAAAATACTGGATAACAAATATCCAAACCCTTCACGCGGAAATATATTACGCGTCGGAAAAACACTTAATGTACTACCCGAGGAATACCCATGTATTCCCCCATAGTTACCCATATACCCATGTATTCCTTCCCCTAAGCAGGGTCCAAGTAATTGACCGCGACCGGCTGGCGCAACACCACTTTTTGTCGGGAAGGGCATTTGGGGTGGTTCACGAACGGATAAGGCGACGTTAACTGAGGACGGGGCAGCTCGTAGTTAGGTGGGAAATACCCAATTGGCCGGCGTGAGCTGGCGCGACACTATAAAACCGAGCGAAAGACCACCACTTCTAGGAGATTGGGATGAAAGCGACAAAAGTACGAGGCCATGAATGTTATGCCTATGTGGAATTCGACAATGGCGACAAGTTGTACATGGGACATAGCCGACCGGCATTCCCCAACGTCCTGATCCGAGCCGATGGGGGGAAATTCCGAGTCAGCAACTTCGGATGGGTGAAATCACCCCAAGAGGATGATGCCAGAGCCATGATTCCGATCGATGTATGGGTTGGATTTGGTCCCGGATGGGCGTATTGCGGGGTGGAGAATGGCAAACTCGATATCCTCCACGCTGGTGAGGATGGCGTTAACAGGCGAGACCTTTACGACTTCCTCGACGCCTCAGATCTCGCGGAGGCAGTCATCAACGCCGATGATTCGGTAGTTGAATACGAGGAGTGGAGTGATGAATTCTGGGCCGAGTTCAAGGCCACTGGGGCACCGATCTAAATACCCAGTTGTCCCACCAACCACCCAATTGACCGCGACCGGCTGGCGCAACACCACTTTTTGTCGGGAATTGGAGACAACGACGACCTTCACTGGCAATTGACCGGCAGCGAACGGTGCGACACAAAGAGATGCGGGGCGAACGCCGCCCCTTTGATAACACGGTTGACGATATAGGAGATTCAACCATGCCGAGGAAGAACGCGAAGACCGAGACCGTCGAAATCCCCGAGACCCCCAGCCTCTCGAAGGCCCAAGCCCGCAAGCGGTTTGGCATCCTCGGGAAGCCCATCCCGGCCTCCGAAGTGCTGGTCAAGGGCATGGACCACGATTTCGGCACTGCCGCCGTGTCCATCTTGGCGATCAACCGCCAGGAGAACACCTTCACGTCGGCCAACGTCTACGGTTCGGGCGACGAACAGCGACTCGGCAAGGGCTACGACGCCGAGTGCATGACGCACCCGCTCCCGGCCCCCGACTCCGACAAGTGGAAGGCGTGGACCAAGAAGGGCTACGCGCCCGGTAAGGTCTCCGACTTCATCGTCCTGGAGTCGATCGCCGCCGACACCACCGACCCCGAACCGGACGACGCCGATGCCCCGGTCGAGGAAGCCGAGACCGCCACGGCCTAGCGGCCAAAGGGGGGAGTCCCGAAATGGGACTCCCCCCGTCTCATGGAGATACGGGTACAGCAAGTACAATCGCCCGGTTCGAATCCGGGCATCTCCTTTATGGAACTACTAGACCAAAAACGGGCATTGGCCGCGAAAGAGGTTCTGACTGACTCTGAACGGGAGCAATTGCGGGCAATCGATGAGCAACTCTACGGTCCGAGCATCCTAACCCCCGAGCAGCAAATCCGTCAAAGACGGCTTGCCGAGGAGATTCTCAAATGAAACCGGGTGAATTCTACGACGCCGTAATAGGTGAACTCAAGAAGTTGGGAGTTCAGACCGGCGATATCGTGATGGCCACCAACCATTGCGACGGGTACAACGACTACGTGACATTCCGGCACATCGAGAATTTCCATATGCCGCATGGCGTGAGTGGCAGTTCTCCGTCTTGGCACACCGAACCGAAAGAGACGAATATCGGCGATACGGTTTCCGGGATGATTATCCGGCTCAGCCTCAAGGTTCCGGTCTGATGGCAATTCCTTGCGACCAAATCCTGGAACTCTGGAAATGGCTCTTCACCACCTGGTTGGCAGGATTTGCCATTTGGGTTGGATATAACAACGCCACAAAGCACTAGACTGGAACGAGGTGCATCATGCGGTAGAAGGCAGCCCCCCACTCTTACAGAGCATATTACGGACCACAAAGGGAGGTAACCCCTCCCTTTTTATTTATCCACACGCTAATTAGATTAGGGATTTCTTGTGCCCTGCTTAGGGGAAATGGGTAATTGGCGTGGCCGCAGCTCTGCGCCAGAGGGAAATGGGTAATTGGCGTGGCCGCAGCTCTGCGCCACTATAAGGCGACGAGGAACAGACCTTTCTAGGAGCAAGTGATGGATACCGAACTTATCGAACTCGCCAAGGTCCTTGGTAATTCAGCAGTTTGGATTACCGGGCTGGTAATCATGGGGCAGTTGGCCAAACAGATTATTGGGAAAGTGTGGCCGACGCTGAAACCCGAAATCAAGGCCACCAAGGCCAACATCGACGCCCTGAATAATCTGAGGGGCAACTGATTGGGTAGTTGCCCTCGACAGGCGGGCGCGACACAACAACTAGCGACGGCGGCAGGCCACCGAGCCATACGGCTACGGTTAGGACCTGCCTAGAATTAGCCGGAGGCACTGGGATTAGTCTGGCCAACCCTTAATCTTGCACCGGCAGGACTCATTCGGCAAGGTTAGGCCAACAACAGCGGAGAATCCAAGAGTCCAGGAATAGCTCCATCCGTTGGTGATACAGTGCAATTGCGAGGAGGGCCGGGAATACCACCCGGCCCTCCGGTCTATCCAAGTAGGGCACGAGAAAACCACCTAATCACCGTAGATGTCAATTTCCAAATACCCAGTTGACCTCGGCCTGCCAGCGCAACACCATTTTTTGGCGGGCGGTTGTGCCCTTTCTCTATTTCCAGTTGGGAGACTCGAAATGTCGAAGACCAAAGAACTGCCGGGGATGTATGTTGCTGACGACTGGAGACGCCATCTTGCCGAGACTTTCAATCTTCTCGGCGTCAAACCCATCATCCCCATCGACGGGCCGATCGTGCGAATGTTCCGGATGCTCGATGGAAAGATGGCCGAACTGACGAAATTCGAGTTGGAATGTTTGGGATTCCGATCCCACCGTCGGCCCAATATGCCGGATGGCGAGAAACTCGGGAGTTTCATCCTCGGCGGGGAGTATGAAGATATGATTTATCTTCATATCGGCTGCGGAGCGAACGGGACTGGTATTTATTGGTCCCCGCAGGGCAGTAAATGGATGGCTGCCCTACCGAAGCCAACTTAGGAGTTGTCCGCTGCGGCGGCGCGTCACACCAAAAGGTGGCGAGAAGCATTTCTTTGGCGACTATTGGGAGATTCAAGGATGGAGACCTGCGAAGTATGCGGACGCGACCACGACGAGGAATTTTGCCCGTTCTGCACTGCCAAATACCTGAAACTCCCTCGCAGTTTCGATTCCAGATTGAATGAGGGATTCCACATCGCCGAACTGGACCGACCCGGCCAAGATATGGCACTCCAAAGTGGGAAGTTCTGCACGTACAAGTAGGCAGTTGACGTGCGAGCACCTCTGCGACACCAGGAGATGGGCGAGAACAACACTTCTTTGGGAGCAAGTCGATGAAAAGCCAAGTCGAAGTTATCGCTGTGCGACGTCCAAGTGACGTTCACCACCGCGACAAAGTCCACAACGTGTACCTCGGGGATGGGCATGACAACAACAGGCGGATTGGGCACGTTGAGGTCGTTGCCGAGACCTGCCATTTCCACCCGGCAGTCGGGGTTAAGTACGGGCGGGGAGTCATGCGGATGGTCAACATGCTGATGGAAGACATTCTGGCCACCCCGAACTTCCGGGTCCACAAAGTGGTGAGCACCTGCGAGGACTGACCAATGAACTGGAACCAACCGGATTTTTTGGAACAGTGGCGAGAGGAACATAACCCCTCGCGACCCCACAATGCGGCAATCAAAGAAGGCGACCGGCTGAGGTTGAAGGCCGGTCGTTACGGGTGTGATCCGGATATAGCCGTGGAATCTCCAATCATCATCGCTGGGGAGATTGAAGGGTATGGCACCTATGCCTGCATCGAGGTCGCAGAGGTAGTCGAAGGCGAGGACTTTGCGGGTTGGGTCTACTACATGGACGTCGAGGAGAACCTAGGGCAATGAACTCAACAATCAAGCAAATGCTAGTGGACCAATTCAACAAGGCCCACGAGCAGTACCCACAATACGGGCCTGACTATCTGGACGGCTGGAAATTGGCCGTCACTACCAAGGAACTTCGGTACAAGGGTGGCAACATCCCCGGTGGGTCATTGACCCTCGCCAAAGTGGTAACTCCGGCGATGGCCCCCGCATACCTCAACATCCTGCAATTCCGGGACAATGGCGATGTGTGGGTATGCCAAGCCGAGAGCATCGATTCGGCAATGGCACTCCATGACCCGGAACTGGTCCAGTCACAGTAGGAATCAGATGAGAATGTACCCTAGTTGCCTCCGCCGCCCCGACGCGACACAAAAAGCGGCGACGGAACACGGATAAGCCCCAACCTCTGGAGAAACACATGAAAATCATCATTATCCGGCACATCGAGGGAGATGCCGACTCCATCATCGCGGCCATACGAGCCGAGGAGTTGGATGAATGGCTGGCAAAACGGAAAGCCCGACTCTCGCAGATGTATGACACACAAGACCCAGGCGGCTGTCGCAAGGTCAATGAACTCACCGAGTTCTGGCAAAATGGCGGCCACCTCGTGAAAATCGAGACCGAGGTGCTTTGATGCGTTACATCAAGTTGAAATTTGCAAACGGTGTTGAAGTCTGGTTCGATGAGAATGGAGAAATGGTTGCCGGAATCACTGCCGAGGACCAAGCAGCCATGGAGCTAGAGATTGTCCAAGAAGTCTGCATGGGCGATCCGGCCTCCATCTCGATCTACTCACCTCACGTCGAGAAGCCCAAATTCGAGGATGCTCCAGTTGTGGTCTGCATAGATTGCGGCGATCTGCTGCAGACCGTTGGGGAGCAGTGCAATGGGATTTGCAATCGCTGCCAAAAAAACAGCTATATGACTAGCTAAGAGCTAGTAATAGGCCACTGATTGTCTAGAATAAAACAGCAAAGAAGGGTTTATATTCCCGAAAGCCCCGTTAGTAGGGCTTTGGTGAAAAAGAGTTATGTGCTTAGTACAGCCTGTAATGAAGGAGCTTGATGGCTTTCCCTCTTTTTCCTTGCTGTTTTTATTCTTGAATGAATGAGCATAGGACCGGAGTTCTCCATTTGCGTCCTAGACCCCTTATCCAAGTAGGGTACGAGAAAATCCCACCTAATCAGCGTAGATGTAAATTTCCCTGACTGCCCACCAAGCAGGGTGTAAGTCAATAAATATCTCGCACTCTAATCCATAGGGAGATGTATTGACTTACGCCCTGCTTGGATAATCTAAGAGGGCCGGGTGATATCACCCGGCCCTCTATACTTCACACTGCTTTACACTCGGTACTCCATAATATTGGCTCTTCGGCCTACTCTCTGACCACGCCCTAGGGCGGTATTCTTTCTTTCATACTATATTCCTTTATCCTGTACGAAAAAAGAATTTAAATTGAGCAATTCGAATTGTCCCTTAGGAGCCCCGCCCGCTCCGCAGGCTATTGGTCAAACCCAACCCGAGATTGCTAACCTCACACCTGCTTAATCCGACCCACCAACGACCATCTTGCCATAATCTATTGGTGGGGGTGCTTGGTCGGGGCGTCAGGGGTGCAAGCCCAGCGTCCCATCGTGTTCCGTCGCCGCTTTTTGTGTCGCGTCGGGGCGGCGGAGGCAACTAGGATTCTCCGGCTAAGCAGGGTACAGGAAATTCTCATCTACCCTAAGTAGCGTGCATGTCAATTTGGAATTTCCAGACGGGAAATTCCCATTTCCAAATACCCAGTTGACCGGCAACGCACGCCGCGACACGGAAAGTGTCGGGCGAGAGAGGCTTGCCCGCGACGATTCCTCCATTATGGGAGTATTTGACATGACGAGTAAGCAACTTCGCAAGCTGTACGGTCTGGGTGGGAAGCCCATTCAGGCAACTCGGGTCTTCGTGAAGCCGATGGATCACGATTTCGGAACCCCGGCAAACACCCTCTTGATCGTCAATGACCAGGAAAACACCTTCACGTCGGCCAACGTGTACGGTGGGAATCTGGGCCGGAACTTCGACGCCGAGTGCATGACGCACCCGCTCCCGGCCCCCGACTCCCCCAAGTGGAAGTCCTGGACCAAGGCCGGGTACGCCGAAGGCCACGTGGATGACTGGGAATGCCTCCAGCTCATCGACGCGGACGGTGAGGAAGTCCGGGATGCCGAGGAACTGGCGACGGCCTGACGACGGCCTGACCCCCCGGTAGGAAGAGAGGGGACTCCTTTAATTAGGAGTCCCCTCTCGCTGTATTTACATCTGGTCGGCGATTTGGCCAACGTCGTCGATACTTACCCAGTCATCATCTACCTGCTCTTCAGGACTTGGCACTAGAGAATCGGAAATCTTGCCCAAATAACTATAAACTTCATTGAATGCTTCCTGCCTCCCGAGAGAAATCATTCTCTCATCATGGCTGTGCATTTCTGGCTCATCTCTCAATCTCTGCCTTACCCAATTCAAAATTTCGTTTATATCCATTTTTAACTCCTGAGTTATTTTTGCTAAGCAGGGTGCATGTCACTCCCTCCCCAGTAGGATATGAGTCAATAACTTCCCAGTCTAATCACCGTATATGTCAATTTCCAAATACCTATTTCCCTCCCAAGCCGTGGTATACCTTTCTAGTTAAATCTATAGTCTGAGGTTGGCTTGCACCCTAATTAGCCCCCCAATTAGGAGTTATGCTCGGCGGGAGAGCTCGCGCACTCCCAGAAAAATACCCAATTCCCATATCATTTCTTAATAAAACGATAGTCTTCGAGAGAAATAGATGGATACCTATCCTTCACCCATCTATGATAGGCCAACCCGCATTCTGGGTCTCGGTAAATCGTATCTTCTCCCTCTATCCATCTGCCTTTTATAACGTTAACTGCATATCGATATGAATATTTGGGAGATTTTAGAATCGCAACCTCCCCAATTCCAAATCTCCCAAATATTAACGCATAAAGATACGAATACCGGGCACTTTGCGCCAAAATTCCCTCCATTTTAGGAATTCTGACTCTGCTCTCCATGCAAAAACAGAAGATTTCCTTAATCCCAATAACAGTTATTTCTTCTGTCCCGTTGTCATAAAGCACAAAATCTGTAAAACCGGGAATAGCAAGATTGTCAGGGTTTTTAGTTGCAATAATCATTATCTCTCTGCTAGCAAAATAGAAGATTAATTATAACGTTATAGAAATAATAAGCGGGTGTTTTCGGGTTTTCGCACCATAGATAATTCAGTTTATAACGTTATAATCTCTAAATCTGCCCTCGGATGGTTGCTGCTGAAATAATTCAGTTTATAACGTTATAATCTCTAAATCTGCCCACTAGGGCCTAGCTTGTGGATTTTTGAATAGTGCCTCAGGAGCGTTACGAGAGCAATTCAGAATGTTCCAAATGATACTTCTCACGCGAGAAAAAGTATTTTCGCTAGAGCGAGGGCGGGATAAATATATATTCTAAAATATATTAAATCCAATTATTTACGCAAAAGTCCCCCGACATAAAACATGTAATTGTTGCTAACTTGTTCTAACGTCACTATTATACAACGAAGTACCACGCCGATATATAGCAGTGACGTTATCATTGACGATGGGAAAGATGACGTTACGGCAATGTCTCTAGCTGAACTTGCTTATGTGGAAAGCGGGATGTTTCAGAACAACATGGACCTTTTGAAACCTATACTTTATAAATCGCCAATTTGGGCCAGACACCATGCAATGATAACAGGACAAAGATGCCCGCCCGATGTAGAATTGACAATTAAAAATGATAATGTCAACAATTATTGGTGGCAATCGTATTGTGACAGATTCAAAATATTATAACTGCCCCAATCCCACAGTTGTCCTGCCCGCATCAACATCACATTAAAGAAGTTCGGTTGGCTATTGGGCTTCTACGGATTGAACATAAATGGCAATAAAGAAAAAGACAAAAAGATGCTCTCACGAGTGGGACCATATAGGTGATGCATGGGATTGGTGTAAGAACTGTGGGGGCTATACGAGAGTTATGTAGACCACATACCCCTGCCTACGACCATTACTATTATCGGTACTACAAGGTAAAACCTGTAAAGCCCAAACGTAAGCCCAAACGTAAGCCCAAACGTAAGCCCAAACGTAAGCCCAAACGTAAGCCCAAACGTAAACCCAAACTAAAAATCAAGATTAAAAAGCCAAAACCTCGGGTATTAGAATTATGAGATGTAGGCATACTTGGTCATTTATAACTGTGATAGGTGGGGGGAGCGATTCCCGACTGGATGAGGGATTCCACATTAGGCGGACAGTTGAATGGTGCCAGAAATGCGGTACTTTGAGAACCAGGAGGGGTGAGTACTGGATGGGTGGGTATTATGACACCCAATATCGAAGATTGAAAAAGAAAAAGGTTAAGAGGAAACCCAAAAAGAAAATACCTTCCAATGCGAGGGTGTTAGAGCTAGAGATGCAAGCATAAATGGGGAATGGGGAATGGGGAATGGTGCCTGAAATGTGGCTATAAAATATTGCGATAGGAAGCATAGAATTGTCTATCGCAAACCAAAAACACACAATAAACCTGAGCCTAACGTTAGAGTCTTGGAACTTTGAAAGGAAGCAGAGATGGAAAAAGTAATGTCGAAGGTCGTGAGTGTGGATGTGGAGAAGTCTTCAGATGAAGACCCCAAGCCGCGAATCTTCACCCGGTACCTGAGAGACGTTAATACTTGGGCACCTATCGCTTGTGCCGTAGCGATTGTGGATGAGGACAATTTCATAGATATTGGATGGTCTGCTTGCCATAAGAAGGACCATTTCAATAAGAAGCTAGGTAGGCAGATCGCTCTGGGGCGTGCCAAAGCCGGGAAATGTTCCTCTGCATTCCCACCAAACAACCAAGATGAGGGTAGCAAAGTCGGAGAATTCGTGCTGTCATTCTCTGACCAGATGGAAGAGCTACTAGGGAATTCTGCCGTCGTCCACGTGAGGAAATCCTCGCGTAGAGTAGAATAGAATCTTTAATGAATCCAGCAGCTTCTAGATTCAATTGGGCGAGGTTAGAGCACATTGAATTCTCTCTGTTAGGAATCGCCTGTTACCAACCGCCCATCGCGGGTTTATGAAGGTTGATTGTGTATTTCATCTGCTCCACCTATTAAGCTCTTTTAAGATTAAGTCAGCATCGTCTTCGTTGGAATCAACATTCAGAGATTGGGATCGCCCCCAAGTATAGCAACTTATTTCTGGTGTGGGCATATATGCCTTTGTGCTGATAGACGGGGAAATACGGCATGAAATGCGACAGAAGCCAGCAGACCTAATCCTCTTAGGGCTGATATCATTAGGGACCATCGCGGAATGCTCTAGATTATCCGAGAAGATAATCACAGCGAATTGGCAGGGGTAAGCTTCAACAACGATATATTTCATGTCCATGCTGATTCTTCCTCTAGTACATTCTCTGGAAATGGCTTTCGCCACACCGCATACACTCGATGGATTCGTACCCGGACTCCGGACCGCCGTAGCTGTCATCCACCCACTTGTGTTGCAGAAAGATGCAGACCAAACCCTTGAGTTGGCAGCGGATGATATCGGTGTAAACCATCACCTTCACCCGCCATGTCGGGGCATTGGGGTACTCATACGAGTACCACATCTGATTTTGCCCCCACTCCAGGTCAATCTTTCCCCAGCTGCGAATCCAATGGCGAAGTTCCATGATAGTTTGCATTTGGCTAGCTCCTCATTTGTACGGCGATGATCAGCGATTCATCGTTTGGGCCGGACCACGTGTAGACTTCCCACCCATCCCTCTGGAGATTAATAAGGTCCGAGATGAGACTCCTGACTTCGCGGCCTGACCACGATATCCCCTCATCGTCATAGACGTCATCAAACACTTGGATGGCATCTATCTTGGCGTGTAGGGTCATGGCTTCGGCTTCGACACCGGTTATATCGTGACTTACCAGATGACGCAGGTGGGCTATGGAAAGTTCGTTCCACTTGATGTTGAGGTCATGGGCGGTGGAAAGCATCTTCCAGATGAGATGGAGCTGGTTGGGTCGCAACATGGTCGACTCCCTAACTGTACGCCCGTATTTGGGACTTGAGTTCGGAGATTTGGCCCTCGTAGTGCTTCGCCATAACGAAATCTGAGTACCCAGGTTCTTCTAATCTATTGATGTCTGCAGCTACAATTATCATTCTAGCTCTAGTTTCTCCACGTGGCAGGCCATAATTTCTTTAATCATAGTCTGGTCCATATCAGTGAGTTTGGCGTCAAGGTAGCTATTAATTTTTGTGGACTCAACTACTTTCAAATTCTTCCCAACTTTAGTGGCGATATAGAAAGATTCTCCATTAGACAAGACAGTGAATTTGGTGTGCCTAACGTTAGAATAGCAGCTTAACTGGAACCAGGCTTCAGACTCAGAAGGCCCAACTGCGTCTCTCAAAGTTCTATCTTGATTTATACAGACAATAGCCTCAACAAAAACAGTTGAAATAATTCCGCGTTTCAGGCGATACCATCCACTAGTTTCAGTTGTTATTCTTCCAGTATTATCAAATTTGTGGGGTTCAGGAAGCCCTAGTTTAAGAAGTTCTTCTTTAGTAGGGGGAGCAGGTATAGAGAGACCCTGTGCTAATAGCTCATATACTGCCATATCTATCCTGTTTGTATGATTATAAACTGATATACATCTCAATTCCTCCCATTTACCATCTTTATTTTTAACAGATAAATAAGCATAGTAGTTCTGCACCCGGACTCTGACGTGTCTTTGTGTGATAATCAGTTTGTTTTTACCATTGTCGAATTCCACATAGGCATAGGCTATACGCAATTTGATAGTTCTATCTTTTTCAATGATGTCTGAAACCCAAGCTACATTATATTTAGTGTACACAGGGCGTAGGCGGTGTTTGTGACCGAACACTAGGCTAGGTTTCACACTAATTTCATAGCCATCACAAATAAAATAGAACTGGTCCCGTATTACTTTGATTTCTTGAAGAGTAGAGACATCGAAGTCAGTGTAGGCCAACACAAACTCAAGAGCATCATCGGTAGTAACCGTGATGTTGCATTTTCGAATATGATTACATTGAGTCCAAGAAATAGCTCTAGTGGGTTTTGTGGGCTCTATTTCCATATTGCTAGCACTCCTATAGCTGCTGTGATATCACCTTCCAAATCGTCTGGATGCACAATACCTGGTCCGCATTTGCAACATTCCCCGCCACACGCAGCACATAAATCTGGATTTTCATTTGATGAGTCCATCATATCCTAGTTCCCTCACCAAGTTTGAGGCATTGCTTGCGCCGAACTATAAGCCCTTTGAGTTCTAGGTGGCAATTCATCCCATGGAATATATTCTATCTGTCTGGTCTTCTCATTCCAGGCACGCCACAATTTTGGGGTATTCTTGGTGGTATCAGGCATCAATCGATTTTGATACCCACCAATTTCAGTGGTTTGCGGCCCAGTGTCAATCTGTTTACAGGCCACGATTTCTGCTGGCCCGGTGTTCCGCAATGGGTTTGTCATACCGACCTGATGGCTTCCAGAACTGTCAAAAATCGATAACGACCAAGACGACTCCAGTTTCGCCAAGGAACCTTGTCCTTTGGAGAAATTAAGGCCGCAACCACCAATGAATGGGACCAGTAACGCCGTCATGAGCAGTGACCAACGTCGCATGGTAAGACTCCTAACAATTACCAGGAATAGCTGATGATATATTCCTCATCGGCCTGAAGGTGTCCATGTGAGACCAAGAACATAACAACGATCTCAAATGGGATTATATATTGTGCCTTGCCACTATCTGCACTTCCTTGATGAGTTGGTGTTTGATTGCAGTCATTATTATTTCCCAAGGTTAATATAAATCTAGGGCAGTTTCCCACTCTCAGGTACTCCTGCCCTAGCTCCGTCCGCTGCGTTGTGTTGTGCCGCGCTGTCGTCGGCGGGGAAATTCCGGATATAGTAGGGAGACCTTGGCGTATAAGCACCAAGGTCTCCCTTATAAAAAACTGCCGATAACGGCAGGCTATTAAGACATTTGCTTGGCGAACCTAGAGGCGATATCGTGGATATGGTCACCCAATTTAATCTTCACCCCAATAATCGAAGAGATATGGGCTATGTATCTCTCGCCATCCTCATTTAGGTCTGTGCGTTCACCGTGGTCGTCCTTATCCCATAATTCAGCATCCAATAGATGGTCTATTTTGGAGGCATCAGTAATGGTTGCATCGGTCATCCCTAGGGTTTCAAGGATATAGTCGACGTAAGGACGGAGTTGGTGAATCTTATTAGCCGGGGCGGTCTTGCCGTTCATGTGTTCATCTCGAATTGTGGGAAAATCGCTAACTAACGTACACTTGTGATGCGATCTTCAAATACATCCCAATATTTTTCAAATTCGCTAATTGCCCAAGGGGTTTGCTCTTTGAGGTCTGGGTGCTCCAGAACTACAATAGCATCAGTGGCCATAGCTACTCTTAGGCTTAGGTCTATGTTTTTGTGTCGTGCTGTCGCGTTTTGTAAATTCATTTGTCCCTGCTTTATTGCTTCATATTTGCCTGAACCTATCCCTCGATGATTTCACCACAGGTTAAAGCTCCGTGGCCATCTATATTGTCGGCCCTCAAGATAAGTTTACGATCGCCAATTTGGATGACGCGCATATCACCGCCCCGCTCCAACTCAAATTCCATCTCCTCAGCTGTATCAATGACTACAGCACTGAGATGCTCAGGCCATTCGGAGTATGACATAATTCTACCGCCGATTGCCTCTGCGAATTCTAATTCATCGTCAAATAGTTTTACTTTCATTTCGTTTTCTCTTGTTTCGGACAATCCACTTGCCAAATTCTATTTTGGTCGGCGAATCAGATGCTAATAAGCCCTTGGCATATTTTGACCATTCTTTGGCATAGATATGCTCATGTTCATGTTTTTTGCCTGTTGTTACTTTATGGAGTTTGCATGCAGATAAAATACATGCCATACGTTTTTCAATTGTGTTGCCGGTACGCCCGGATAACGACAAATGCATAAATGGGCACTTATCCCTAAACGCCGCATTTAAAGCCCTATAAAGTCTGGCAATAAAGGATTCCATCTCTCGGAGTGTTATATTTTTGAGCTTCCGGGTAGCCTTGCATTTAATGTCTGCGGCTCTTTTGGGGTCATATCTAACGATGGCGTAATTGATGATAAATTCATCATCAATTACGCCAAATGGTCCTTCACATGTCCAATCCGCCATATGAGAGATGCGTTTATACTTCCTTGCAAGCTCCAAAACCCTGTCTCTGGGCGTATTGTCGGCAACCTTAGTGGGGTATAGAGTATTGAGCTGTACCCACATCGTCTTAGAGAGCGGCCCAGATTTCATAATAGAGTATTTACGGACTTCCGGCTCAGATGGATACTTTTCTAGTGCATATGCATAGACTGCCGCGACCAAATCGTCTACGCTATTAATCCATATTGGGGTCTCAATTTCAGACCGTCGCAATATTTCTTCATCAGTATTAGCAATTTCCCATTGGATGCAGTCATCGCTATGCTCGACCTTAAATGCGGCCATGTGGCTCATTGTATGTTCCAAAAATGTGGTTGTATTTGCTAGGTCGAATGGTTTTATACTCAATCTTTTTGTTGCTGTTTATGTACAAACTCCAAAGCACTGTTCAAGTCAATGAACTCTCCATCTAATTGTGCCTCAAACGCAGCATCTAGCAACTTTCCCATCTCTACTCCAGGCTCGTATCCTTCGGTGATTAGGTGTCTACCCATAAGGATTGGCTTGGGTCGGTTGGCTTGGACGCACAACTTAACAGCCGCCTCCTCCCACTGGGCTACTGGATTTGTCGGGGGTAAGGGGTGTCTACCAGAGGCGTCCGACTCACATACTGCAGCCCATAAATCTATCGTTGCTGGATGCAGCCTAACAGCTAACCGGCGAACCATACGCTCCGTAAGTTTATCTTTGCGCCTACTGATGTGGGACATATGCTCAGCAGTCAGGATGGCGGCAATCTCCCGCAGCTTGAGGGGTGACTTAATGGAATCCATGAAGTTGAGGACCATGGTCCGACCTGCAGCTGCATGCCGATGAGAGATAATTCTCTCAATACCATGCCTCATAACCGTGGTGGTAGTGGTTGCTTTCCCAAAATCATGACCCAATACCCCAAACATAACAGCCTCTCGTTGCTCAGAGGTAAATCCTCGCCTATTGCAGATGCCTATGGCCGCATCTAGTGCACAACCTGTATGACTATAGACATCCCCCTCTGGATGCCACTCCTTTTCCTGCTCCAAACCCACCAGCCGGTTTAATTCTGGGAAATTTTCAACCCACCGGGTCTCAAGCAATAGAGCAAGTGCCTTGCTAGGATACCTAGATTTTACAGCCCATTTATGCCACTCGCTGAATACTCGTTCTTTGGGGAGGTGCTTGTATTCATCTTTCATTGCCACAGACATTCTGATAGTTTTGGCGTCCATGACGAACCCAAACCTACCAGCAAACTGCATCCCCCGCAGAACCCGTAGTGGGTCTTCAGAAAATGCATTACTGGTGGCTTTTAAGATGCCAGCGCGTAAGTCAGCTTCACCGCCAAATGGGTCTATGATTTCACCATTAATAGTCATAGCTATACTATTAATGGTGAAATCCCGACGAGCAGCCGCTTCTCTTGCGGTCATGTTCGGGTCGTGGTTTATCTCAAAGTCTTTATGCCCGACCCCACGCTTGTTCTCCCGTCGTGGGACACTAACATCGATATAGTTATCGACTTTAACAATCCCGAACGCCTTTCCTACTAGGTCAGTGGAGAACCCAGCATTTGAAATGGCATTAACGATTTGGGAGTAGTTGAGACCATAGACTTCCATATCTACGTCAGCACATGGGATTCCCATAAGACGGTCGCGAACAAAGCCCCCCACGATTAGACATTCCCTAGCCCCAGCTTGGCGGAGTAGGCTGTCCAGTACTGCTGCTTTCTGTAGTTCGTGATTCATGGCTCTTAGCGGCCCGAAGTAGCTTATCATTTGGTTCGGGCGGATTCTCCATACAATCCAGGAATTTGCCCCTATCCCGATCGCTCAATAGCACAACTGTTTCATCTTGTTGTGTCATAGCCCTATAGGTGGGCCGCAGAAGCCGAGTGGCTGACTCAATTTTGGCCCTAATCAACTTTTTACCTTTGTTAATCATGACCTTGATATCTTTCGGGGCAAGTTCTGCTTGCTCCGCAATCTCATCTATACTCATACCTCTGTTGTGCAACTGCTTTACGATTTCTCTCAGGTCGACGTACTTCAACTCCAGACTACCTCATGTTCATTGGCTCGGTGCAGGCAGTCAGCGTGGCTTCCCGACAAGTTCAACCTGCTGTCAATCCTGAAATCATACCGATCCGTATTGTTGTTGTGTGCGATTGTGGCGATAAGCTTACCGATTGTGCCTTCCATGGCGTCATGGATAACTTTCGGGGTTTCCTTACCCTTTTTACTTTTGAATGATTTCATTTTTCGAATCCTATATCAAATCGTCTAGTTCTGTGCTCGAAGCCCGCAGCCTCAAGCTCTTTAAGCGTAATTAATGGTTGATAGTAAAGGCAAGCTTGCTATGGCAAGTTTTTCGGGCAGGTTCTTTTAGCCTTGGCAGAGCATACTTCCGTAAGCTCGATAGAGAACTTGGCCTAGCCTTTACTATCAACCATTAACCACCGTTGGTCGGCAATTCGCGGGGATGATGGGCAGAAGTCCGGGGACTTCGAAGTCGTCCAGTTTACTTATGATTTGACGACCATCAGTTGTTTCGGAAAGCCGCCATCTCGCCAGATGAGCACGAATCTGACGCTCATACATGCCCATATTAGATAGAGCCTTCTTAATCTCAACAGCTTGGCTTTGTAATGCGGCCAAACTCTTTTCTAGCTCATTCACCCGCTGCAACGCAGCAAGCACCGCATCGGTGCTTGCAATGGCTATATTGTACGATATATAACCATCAACTGCATTGCCATTGCTCCCGATGTAATTGCGATTGCCGCGTCTCCCGGTTTCAACTAAGAATTTGGCATGTATCTTGCCGCCTTCGTAGAATCCTGAAATATTGATTTTGGATTCGGGACTGATGGTGTTGAAAGCATCAAGAATGGTGCGGGCGTGGTCGGATAGGGCGTTTTCAGCCGCATCTTGAGCAGCCACCTTAACCTGTTTCTTAGCCTCGTCAGTTTTCCCCCGCGCATCTTTGATTGCGGAAGCCAATCTGGTATCTTCATCGTGAAGCTTGGTCTCAATCGAGCTAAGCTTCACAGACACCACATCGTCTACATTCAGTTCAGCGTTAACCTTGATAATTGGCTTTCCCATTTGTCTGACTCCTTTGCTCTCTGTCGCGTGTGGACCTCGGCGAAGCGCCAGCAACGCGTAAGAAATTTAGTCTTTTTCGACTCGAATTTTCTTATTAATCGACCCGCCTCTTGTATAAAATACGACGGCAGATGGGAGATAGGCCCTGCATCCCAAGCATATTGATAAACATGAGCGTAGGGCTGCGAAAGGCTTTAGTCTGGATTGGCTTGCCGAGCGTGATAGGCATTAGATTGCACCACGGTCGATTATGGCATCAATAATTGGCCAGCACTTGGCACCAAAATTCACATCAGAATGGTATACGATTTTTAGACCTTCAAAGTCAACGAGCATAGGTTTAATCTGCTCTGTTTCTTCTAAGTGGTCTGTGGATAACGTGCCGGTACATTCTACAAACACGAGTATCGTTGATTCATCAGTCATGCCAGCCGAGCTATACACAGGCGGGCTTGTTTTAATGACCTTAGTAACGGTTAGACCAGTTTCCTGGTGCAATTCGATTTTGGCGGTTTCTTCTGGCGTATAGCTGTCCTCAATTAGCCCAGCTGGGAATCCTAACTCAAATCCTCTGATTGGAACGCGAAATTCGCTAATTAATACGAGTCTTCTTGTCCCATCTGTGCTTATATGAGTGGGGATTATAACAACAGCATTCGTAGTGGGCGATTCAGATAAAATAGAGTTTCTGGATGCATATATCCATTTTCTTTTTTTGCCGCCGCCGTCGGTGTACGTCGTCTCAAATAAATTGAGAAAGGGCTTCTCTGTTATTTGTTTAATCCCGTTTATCCTCACCGACTAGCTCCCTAATCTTAATAATGCAGAGTTTGAGTAGCGCGTCCGAATTTTTAACTTTTAACTTCTTATCGCCACTATAAAACCCATCGGCTCTAACTTCGGCAAGTAATGTGGAGCTATCAAAAAATGCTGCACAACATGCTAGAAAACGCGGTGTTACGCCGGGTTTAGACCATTTAGCCATCGACGGTGTGGCAGCCAAGAGAATTACAAGTCCGCCACTCTCAATCCGGGCTATCTTCTCTAAATCCCTATTTTTAATGAATTTTAAGGTATCATCAACAATCGCAGCATCAAGTAGTACTCGATTTATATCTTCCGAATGCATTACCAATCCATCTTTCTGGAGTTGATGCTTGCAATGCCTAACAGACAAGCCACTGCTATATCCTCCAATTCCGATTTCATTTGTGTATGGTTATTGTCGTGGACAGCAGCTGCAAATTCATGAAATTCTTCACTAGTAAGGCCGAGAATTTCATGCGGCGAAACAGAAATATGCCAACCTTTCCCATCTAGCTTCGTACGAAATGCTTGGATGGTTGCATCAACTGTTTCGGCGAATTCAGATTCGGTTAATTTGGGCCTATCCATCTTCTAAAGCCTTTCGGGCATTTGCTTGATATCCGCCAGAATCAGAATCTAGTGGCCCGGCGTGACCGCCAGGAGTCAGCATTTTACGCACCCCACTGCACTTGTCACACTGATAATCCAAAGTTGGGTCATCTGAGTCAGCACGCATTGGTTCATTGCAATACCTACAATACTGCCGGAAATAGGCTGAGCCAGCAATTACAGAGCCTGGCAAACCATATTTCTTGAGTTTTTCGCGTCTAGTCATGAGATATCAACCTCCTCTGTAGGTTGCACCTCTTCGACTTCACTCTTGGAAACCATTTTATTTGGCTCCCCGTCGCGGCTACGAAGCATGATTCTACCTTTATCCATAGAGAATACGCGTCCCTGGATGTAGTAGGTGTAACCTCGCCATTTTACTTTTCTAATTCGCATAATAGAGGCGGAGAGAATCGAACTCTCGTCTCGTGCTATGTACTTGGGCACCGGCGGTCTTTGCTTGGGCATTTACCCGCCTTGACTACCACGTCAGATGCTTGCTGCATAGCCGATCGAAACCTTTCGCCCCTGTGAGCCTTATTTCGCCGACGAAACTTTTACTGGCAACGGTGTGGTTTTACCAAGCCGCAACCCTTTGGTTGTTGGAACAACAATGTAGACAACTGGCTGGGACCGTATCATTGTTTCGAACAGCATCACCTCTTTCATAGCCCAATTCCCTCTGTACGTCGTGGTGCCGGGCTTTCCTACTTTGCCAGTTCCATCTGGATGAATAGTTACAGCTAACTTATCCACATCCTCATAGGTAATAGAGGTATTAATCTTCTTACTATCATCTTTAGGCTCGGCCTTCGTGGTGCCGCCAGCCTCAATCTTCCTATACTCAGCTCTTAATGCGATTGCGAGGTCGAGGTTACCGGACTTAGTGGCATCATCCGTAGCAGCCTTTAAGGTTTTAACTAATTCCTCTCTAGCAGTTTTGGTCTCTCGGTCGTACGCAAACTTCACTAAAGTAATCGAAGAATCCATTCTGGCCTTGGCAGCGGCTTCTGTTCTATCGAACCGAGTTTTCTGCTGTTTCAAGGCTGGGGATTGGTAAATGTTTACAACACTATCCACAGCACTGGCACAAATTGGGATAGCCAGAACCAAAATAAATAACAACATCCATCTACTACTTAAGAATCTCATTGTCTCGCTCCTACTGTTTGCATACACGATACTACATGCTGGGTGTACGCTTTCCTGGGTAATGTCCTTAAATCCAAATCACCAACTGTATGTTTGGAGGGGTCGAAATCCTTGTAACTAACTTTGTGTTTCCGCCTTGGCGGCAAATCAAAAGACAAAAACATCTGCCCTGGAATATTTCGTCTTGCAATTCTTGCTCTTCGCATCCTTGCTATCCTTATGAGATACCCATTTCTTCTTTCCATGCGGCTGAGAATATTGGTAGTCCATCGCAATCCGCAAAAAATTCCCTGTTACTTGATTTGATTGTTTCTATAGCTTCCCGCAAAGTAGTCAAAACCTGTTCTAACGATTCGAATCTCCACTCGCCCAAAGTCTCTGCAACAGTTTTGAACGTCTCCGAATCAGCATTCCTTATATGGCATATGAGATACTTATTACCATCTGCCATAATAGAGAATACATCATCATCAGAAGTAAATGGGCGAACGATGATATCGCATGGGTTGTCCAAGTCTGGTGGCGCACTATTATACCCGTACTCGGTGTTGGGGTATAGCCGCTTGATAGGCCCTAATAATTTTTTAATAAAAGACATTATTGCAATCCAAAGAAACGTTTTTGATGTATTGGCACATCAAATTCGTGTTGAGAAGACTCAATGATTTCTGCTAACACTGTCAAGCTCATATCTATCAATGAAGATGGGCAATCTTGGGCGTAGTGACGACCTTCTACATCGTCCTTGCCTCTAATGATGTACACCCTATAGCCATCTGCTTCTTCTGTCATATGATATAATGGAAATCCCATGCCGCATATTGTGTCTACTGCGTTGCGTTTGAGTTCTCGTACTTTTGTGTCGTCCACCCCAGCGTCTACCATATTGCGTACAAGATAAAATGGAATTCGCCGAACGTCTGAATGCGTTTTCCTCAACGTACTGACCATGGTTTGTGCGCCGCCTGGGTTTAGAGAATGTACAACAATTGGAGTATCGACATGTAATTTCTCCTTCACCATCAGGTCGACTAAATCAATGCCGTCGCCATGCGGACCTCTTTGGAATGGGCCACCAAGGTCGTGGTCCAGGAAAATCATCTCCAAATCATCATGTTTTTGGAGCAATTCCAGGCCCGCAAATGGAGTGTCGGCATGTACTAAATTGGACCAGTGCCGCTTAAACCACTTCAGTCTATCGGGGCTGTCTTCTAAGACAAAAATCATGTGTTTACCTTATAGAATTCCATACACCGACCGTGTTTGACCATCAACTTTCTGCTTATATCGAGGTCATGAACCAACATGCAATGGTCCAAGATTATTTCACCTGGGAATTCACCTATCCAGCTGGAGTAATCAACGATCACCCCATCTATGGGTGTCATTCGTTTAAGCGTGGTTGCAATGGCTTTCCGCAGGCCGTCGATCGTCCAACCATCCTTAACTACTATATTAACTGTCCGCCCCATGTCCGTGTTCATTGGCTTTTGCCTCCAGCCATCTCAGATAGTCTGGGTCATCTAACAAGCAACGTTGTTCATTTTGCTCGGCTTCATATATCATTCGGTCCATGTCTTCGCGTTGTGCTTCGGTCAGCATCATTTCCACTTCACTTGTTGCCATGTTGCTTCTCCTCGACCAATTTTTGGTGTCGCGCCGATCGGGCTGAAGAAATTATTAATCCTGGGGCCAATTCTCTGAGTTGTCTAACCAGTTATCGAATTTTTCGCCTATATTGTGGCCCTTTTGGGATTCCCATACGGCACGATAGGCTTCATCTGTCGGCACCCCAGTTGGAAATTCCATTGTCCAATCCATTATATCGACAGCCTCCTTATCGGGCTTTTTAGCAGCCATGCAACACAATGTATATGCCCACATAACTGCATTGCCTGGCCTGTCGCAGATAGACGCAACAAACACCGCAAGAGCCGGGGTTATGCGGTCAGCCATGTTCATCATTCGAGTACGTATAATGCGATACTGCAAGGAAGATGCTGCCATCGCATCTGTTTCTTCGAACGATACCTGGCTTTCCTTCATGCTGGTAGCGATGAACATTTTCGATTCATCTTGCGTCAGCGGGCGTACAGGTGCCCCAAGCAAACCTTTGAAATCCATAATTATGCCTTTATCTTCAGGACTATTCCGAGGAAAATACCACTAGTGGCCGCTAATGCAGCACCGACATACATGCGAGCAGAGGTGACCACCGTAAACTCTACCCCACGGCATGGGACAACCAATATAATCGCTACTACCATGGCGGTAGCAGATAAGAGCAATTTCTTCATTGTGATATCTCATATGTTTGCAGTAGTTTATCGCCTTGCTGGAACGGTTCATCGTACAATGTGGCGGTAAATTCTATTAGTCCAGATTTAGACCACAACCGGCCTTTAATGCTATTTGGCAGTTCATGGTCTTCGGTTTTGGTAATATCCACATACACATATGGCTCCTGTATAACCATAACAACGTAAACATCCACTCCTGTTGCCCCCGCATATTCATACGCACCCATTCCTTGGTCCTCAGGTTTGAATGTCAGCACATCAGAAATCATCGGCTCTAAATCTTTGGCACCATAGATTTCTTCAGTTACAGGACTTTTCACAGTATTATCGCTCCTTCATAACACCAGTCGTAGTAAAGATGCCCGTCCATATAAATTAATTGCCTAACCACGTCGGTATCGGGTTGACGCGTGAGGCAGTTGGACAAGCAAAGATTTTGCCCTTGTATATCAAATACCTCAGCACCATGTGGGAGCCTTAACAACAATGTGCCGTTCTTCCGCACATATTCTGTAAGAAATTGTGTCTTTAGTGGGTCACAACTAAGCCGCTTAACCCATTCCGCATCGTCTTCGCCAACATATTCGGGCGTGGTAACTGGTCGCCATGTGAGTTGCTCCACCTTACAATTCTTAGCGAATCTAATTAAACTCCGAAGTCGCAGGTCGTCATCAATGTAATCCCGAAGTCCAATGCAACTTAACCTCACCGACAACCCAATATTATGCAAAAATTTGATAGTAGTTGCGAGGTCGGGGTATTCAAATCGGAACTCGCCGTTGCTATCACAATAAATTTCGCGGTTGCGGTTGTTTTCATAGTGGGCAATCGACAGCGACACAGTTGTTAGCCCTTGGTCATTCCACTCCTCTAAATAGTCTCTCCATCTACCCGTCAAGAGTTGGATATCAGCATCTGTTTCGACCTTTTTGGTGCCATATCGTTGTCCAATCATTGGTGTGAATATCAACCCATTGGTTTGGAGCTCAATTAGAGGAAAATATCTGGACATAGTTTGTAGGTATGTGGTAATCACACTAGGGAACAACGTAGGTTCCCCCTTGCCGGTCAGTAAGCCAGTGGTAACTCCACCCTTCTCAGCCAATCTGCATGCGACTTCCAGATTTTTACAATTGAAATTATGGGTCAGGGCCGAGCCGACCGCTGTCATTTTGGCGACACAGAAATCGCATTTCCCATTACAGGCTTTATTGCCGACGACTGCGGAGAATGTTTGGAATTTCATGTTCGGCTCCAAATGCGCACACAATATGCGTGGCTACGAGCAAATCCGGTTATACGAACCGATTACGAATATCTGAACTGTAACGCCTTATGTTTCCAATGTTCCGATATTTCAGACCGCAAAGGCTGGCCGAAATTCAGGACTATTTGGATACCACATTCTGGGCATTTAAAAAGGTCGCCCACCCAAACTGTACTCTTAAATCCACTCATCGGTGGGTCTTTCACCGGGAATCGGTCAGAGGTACGTTCCATTTGGACCCTACAATTCTTACAGATTGGATTGACCATTCTATAGGTCTCCACCTGCAAGCCGTGTGGCTAATAAGACTGCCTTAATGGCAGCATCCCTAATCTCATCATTACATGGCTTGTGGTCACTCTCAGCTTTCGCCCCCAACCATTCCTTTATGTGGGCAATAACAAGCTTCAAGTCTGATGTATTATGAATACCAAAGAGTTTGGTATCGTAGCCTATATCTTCTAACAATACAGCCAACACATCATAACTCTCATCATCTGCATTAGATGTGTTGGTAATTATTTCTACGGCTACTACCGGCGTGATAGTGCCGTACAAATGGGAGATTCCAGGAATCGCATTTACCTGCTCTGGTTTCTGCCCTAAGAGCCTTGCAACCTCAACAATCCAGTCATCATACGGCATATCCATCTGGTCTTGCATTGACATTGTTAGCTTCTCCGATAGCCGCGCATTGTCTCGTGCTGTTGTGCAGCACAGAAGCGGCTGCGAGAATTGCGGAACGTTAAGTATGTTCGTTGCTTCGATGCCATGATTCTATAAATTCTGCCACTTTATGGCTTATTGATTTTTGTATGGCATACTCAAGCCCGATATCGGCCACTTTCTTGCCTATAACTTTTCTGGTAGTAGTGAGAACTTCATAGCACTTGTCTTTAGTAGCATCAAACGCAATGCATACACGGTTGACTCGCCGATGGTCTCTATGGGACACAAAATGGGGAGTGCAAATTGGGCAATTTACTATTACTACTAGCTCTCGACCGGGAGTATCTATATCATCTGTGATTATGTTGTTGCATAGCCCATAAATCTGCCTATCCATCACATAAATATTTCCAATTGGGTCTAGCTCCCCAGGAACACGATATGGTTTGGTGTGTTTTAGAGCCGCAATCACTTTGTCAGCATTAACGGCATTTAATGGTTTCCCACCGACTATGAGTTTGCCATCTTTCAATCTAGCTTTATACCGTTTAGACTTCGATTTATATTCTCTTGTGACTTGCGCCTGGTCTGCGCCTATGATTTTAATATAAGCTATAAGCGACCCTGTGCCGTTTAGCAGATTGTGTAGCCAGCCCTCAACCCCAATGGTATATGAAATGATTATGGGTTTGGATATTGTTGAGACCGCTTTGTTTCCACAGGATTCAAATTTAGGCATTTTGGTCTCGCAGCAGAGATAAGTTGGCAAGAACTGCAAATACCACTATGCAAAGCCCCATAATCTGACCACGGCTTAGGAAGTACATCCCAATCAGGCCCGCTGTGGTCAGACCTACAACCCCAGTGATGCGTCTTGCCTTAGATACCGGCAATTTTATGCTTAGTAAAGACAACAATGCACCGCCGCCGTCTAACGGATACATCGGCAGCATATTGAAGACGAACAGCATGAAATTAATAATAGCTGTCATGCCAACAACATAATAATAGAAGTTCGAATAATAAAGTTGCCCAAGCTGATAGTATGATGTGCTAGGCGACATAAATAATATGAAGCTAGTCACTAACAAAGCCAAGGAAACTGCAGGGCCGCACAGATACACCACTAATCTGCGTGATGGCTTTATATCGCCTCTAGACATTGCCACGCCACCAAATAGGTGGAGAGTAATTTGGCTACACGATGACCCGAGTACATTGCTGGCTGCCACATGGCCGAATTCATGCAACAAGACTGATGTGAATACGACCACAAACAACGATAGAGACTGCCCCAAACCATAACCTTGCAGCAACCACATCAGCGGTAGAATCAACATAGTCCAGTGGAAGCTAACTCTGATTCCGAATATTGATGGGTTAGTTATTTTCCTTAGGAAGCTCCTAGTCTTGGACCTTTTGATTACTAGTGCGTTATCCGGCGACGTATACATACTAACTGTGTTGAATTCTGGCTCGCTCATTTTAGTCCTCTACTTTATATCCAGCTTTTTCGGCACAATGTACGTGGACTTCTACGGCATGCGCGGTATAATTCATGCCATCGAGCATTCGCTCTGCTTGTTCTATTCCATCCGGGAACAGGGCAAGTAAAGTGGTGAAATCGTTCTCCTTGAATTCGACGTGACATAATGGGCATGGAGACCCTATACTCTTATGGTCTTTGTGCTTTGGACCATACTTTCTCATAATTTATCCTAGCCCAGTACACCTATTTGTTTTCGCTGCCACCAGGAGCCTCACAATACAGTTTGACCGTCTCTAGTAGTATAAGTTTTTCCATACAATCTATTTCTTCTTGTGGGTTCTGTACTTTAAAAATCCCAGAATGCCCGTCACTAGTTACAGTTGGATATTTAGGGTCACCACCGCCTAATTTTGATACCCTATAGACATTTTCATTATGGTCGACGGCGTAATAACAGTATCCATATTGGGTAGATAAGTATAGTAGAAAGTACACATTATCTTTTGATGGGTCAATCGCCTCTACCAAGAAAATTGCAAGCTCAGCTTTATGCTTTGTAGCATAGGCCGTAGAATCATATGTTGGGACCGCGCAGACCGTGGTCCCAACAATAGCGATGCATTCCACTATGCTTGTTGGGATAACTTCAGCTGGCTTAATGGTGAGAGACGCATGTTCTTTCACTTTTGGTCCTCAAGAATTATAGCCAAAATAACTGCTGCATCTTTCATGTTTTTTGGGATTTCATCTAACGAAACACCTGGAACATCAAGAAGTCCGAAATCTCGTTGGATGTGGATTTTAGCTGCTTGTGCGGCTTCATCGCCCCACCATTTACGTATTTTTTCGACGCCTTCGGCATTGTGACGGTAAATGCGATGCCGTATGTGTCCATTGCACTCCATAAAACGCCCGTCCAACCAAGCATGTACTTCATCCCAATCATTTCCTAGGCGTTCAATGCAATCCTGTCGGTGTTTTCTTCTAGAAGCCATTATTCGATTCTATCAACGATTTATTATTGGTTTAAATGTTGGGCAGGATGTGAGGTAATAGTTCCATTATCCTGCCTCGTACCCACCACAATCCGCCAGAAAATCAGCCCAATCGTTTATATGTTTTATAAAAGCCTCTGCTGTCCCTCCCCAGAGATTATTGTTTTCATGCATGACCTCTATGATTCGCTCTTGTTTTAGCGACTTCAAAAATCGCGACATTTCTTTAGCATCATCATCTGTCATTGATAATGGAAGCTCTGGCCCGTTCAATGTCTCTAAGACCAAATCAGTCCCAGATGCTTTGTGTACCTTGCCTATTAAGCCCCATCCATTGGCATTGAATATCCACGGTTCTAAATCGTCGTAGCATGGGTAAATGAAGACGCTCATCAATTATCCTCCACACAAACCTCTGCCATAGTTTCTTTTAACCCTTTGGGCATATAGCCAATAGTCATTGTGACAATATACTTCTCCGATTTGTAATCTTGGCGGACTATCCATGCATTTTTGCCGTTTGTGGCCACATGAGATTCAATGCTGTTTTGTTTTCTGCCAGATATAACCATTACTGGCATAATATGGTTGTCAGGGTCGTCCGCGCCACGAACTATATTGGGGCCATCTTTATGCCCTAATATTTCCAAGGCTGGTTCTGATAATCGACACAACTTATTGACATTTTTGGTTTGCCACCAAATCAATAGTAATATAAGTACAACCGTGACCGCGAATGGCAGAGCCAACCATGATGTTATATGTGTACCGCATGCCACAACATTAAAACATATAAGGGCAATGTTGATTATTAGATTGTGCAGATAGCTCATCGGTCTCTCTAGCTATAGTCATACATATTAATGGTTATTTCACCGTCTTCATCTACTTCTTCTTCCCAAACATAGCCTAGTGCGTCGGCTTGTTTGATAGCGACATGTTTGCTATATGCATCTTGAAGCTTAAAGCAATCTTTGGCACCACCGAGCTTCGCTTGCAAGCCATGGCCTCCATTCCAGAAATCCCAAATAAGGACCCACCCTTCGCCGTTGGGATTCTTAACGACACCAACCTCATATGCCATTGAGTTGCCAGGGATTCTTATAGCATGGTCGCAAGACCCATAATCAGCGGGTTTAATCCCATGCTTGTAAGCGGCATCATTGGCACTATAATCGTCGACCCAGCGACCGTACCATTTATATGTCTTCTGGCCTCGCACTAATTCTAATCCACAATCCGCAGCTGCCTTCTCTAGGGCGTCTAAGTCTGTAATTTTGATATCAATCTTGGCGACGTGGGACATTTTCCGGTCCTTATTTGGGTTGAGTTCCTTAACTTACTTCTGTATACCGCCAAAAACCCCATGAATTTTCATCGAATGGCACCCCAAATTCCTGCAGACATGCTGCGAGTTCCTCTTTAGAAGGGAGTGCCGGTACATCCGTTCTCGCTACCCATCCATCTTCCTGACTCACGAAACTCGTCAACTCTATGCCAACAAGATATGCTACATCGGACTCATCGGCGATAGATGGGTCCAACTTATATAGCACAATAGCCCCAATTCCATCGCAATGGGAATCCCATAATTCACCAGGTTCTAACGATTTGTCAAGGCCCAATTTGGCTGCAATCTCGGGTTTCCACATTATTTCCCCAGAATCGTCGGCATCGCACAATAAACTTTCCGATACCGAAAAACCAATCATAAATGTGTGCACAAAATCAACAGACATTTTTTATCCTTTCGTGTTCTGTCCGTCGTCGTGCTGCACGACGCTGTTATGGGCAATTCCTTATTACAAATGCCACATATCACAAACAAAAATATAATAAGGAACCATTATGGAATTCAGCAAACGATTAGATAAGCGGCTTAATGAAGCATGGGGTGATTCCCCTTCATCTGATTTCACATCGAAAACTATGAGAAGGATTGATGGTGCATTAGCGGAAATACAATATGTAGTCAGCGGCCTATCCAAGCAAATCGAGGAATTAAAGCTCAGTAATATATGGGACGCTGAGCCTGAAAGCTTAGTAGATTATGCAGAGAGCATTCGCATGATTGAGGGCATGCTTGGTCGCTTAAAGAATCCCAATTATTAGCCCGCAGTGTATTTATAAAATATCCTGGCAATTTTATCTAAAGTTTTTTTATCGAATACATCTCCCAACTCATCTTCAATGGCACTCTTAATAGGGTCATCGATATCATGAAGTGCTTTGTATAATAATCCAGGTTCCCACACGACTTGTTCGAATTTTTTGTGCTCTGTTAGGCAATCTTCTAAAATAGATTGCACCTCATCAGGTGATGCATCAGACACCCAGAATCCAGATTGTCCGATGCCTATAAAACCACCATATGACTCGCTGTAGTTATATTTTAAACCATGTGCATCACAAAAAGATTTAGCACGTCTTTTTAATAGAAGTAATTCATTCATAATGTTCTCCTTTGGGCATAACATTATAGGCATAACATTATAGGCATAGCAATATGCATATTCGGGGCTGCTCTTTATAACCTCTTCACCTTCAGGCCATCTTCCTCTAATAACATAATAGGCATAACAATATGCCCATTCAGGGTCATTCTTTATAGCCTCTTCACCCTCAGGCCATCTTCCTCTAATAACATCACGGGCATAGCGATATGCATATTCAGGGTCATTCTTTATGGCCTCTTCACCTTCAGGCCATCTTCCTCTAATAACACCATAAGCATAGCGATATGCATATTCAGGGTCATTCTTTATAACCTCTTCACCCTCAGGCCATCTTCCTATAATAACATCATAAGCATAGCAATATGCTTGCTTTGCATTGAAGATACGTATTTCCTCTAGGCCGTCGTCATAACCCACAATATCTTTAAAATCAGGGTCCTCTAGTCTATCAGGATGTGGTGTTATGATAATCATCGCACTGATAGAAGGTGTGCAGATTGAATCATAGACACGCTTTTCAGCATTTCAAATATCGCCTTTTCAGTAGTGGCTATATCGACACCTCTACAGCCATCGATGATAAGATGGACATTAAACCCCTCATCCAAAGCATCATCAACAGTTGCTTTCACACAATAATCTGTAGCTAAACCCATAACATACAAATCTGTAATGCGGCGTGCAGCCAGAGACTCCGCCAAACCAGTAGATTTGGCGTGGTTGTTGTCGTAAAATGCACTATAGCTATCAATATTAATATCGACACCCTTGTATACCTTCACGGCATTCCAAGGAACGGTCACTGCCAGTTTGGCACCATCAGTGTGAATCACACAGTGATCGGGCCACAACATTTCGCCGGTTTCTAACGTCGTATACACAGTCTTTCCATGCGTACTGGCAAAGCTGCAATGTCCAGCAGGATGCCAATCTTGTGATGTAAAAATCGGGTCGCCACGACTAGCGAATTGCAAAATCATGGCCTCCGCGACTGGTATAATTTCATCGCCGAATGGGACAGATAATGGTCCGCGCGGCAAAAAATCATATTGGATATCAACCAGCAGTAGTGCTCTCTTCATCATATATCCCTAAATACAAAGGTCCTGTTCAATCTTCCATATTTGTAATGGGAAGACAGGTGGCAAAGAAGTTTTGTGATTATTGGCCTGCATTCGCTGTCGAACTTTTTCAACAACCACTGCTTGTTGCTCATTTAATGGAGTGTCAATATGAGTATTATGGATGTAATCAATAGCAAATGCAAGTTCGTCATAGGTCATCCCGAGTTCTTGCTCATCGGTTTGTCCATCCCATAATTCAGCGCTGGGGGCAGCATCGATAATTTCACTAGAGATTTCGAGGTACCTTGCAAGTTCTCTTACTTGCCTCTTATGCAGACCAGCAAGAGGTTCTAAGTCCACAAGTCCATCGCCGCCTTTTGTGAGATAACCAATTTCTATCTCATCTAGATTGCTGGTTCCGACCACCAAGCCATTATTCGTTGCGGCGGTGTCATATAAGACATTCGCCCTGATTCTGGCCGCCAAATTCCCACGGCGCAGTTTGTGAGAATTGGAGTCATCGACCGGACCATTATTAGTCCAAGTGTCGATGGCTAGGCACATATTGTCGAGAACCGTACCAATGTCGGCCTCTATGAGTTCAATTTCCATCTGCCTGCATTGGTTAATCGCGCGTATTGTGGAGTTAGTAGTGACGCCATCTGGGGTTGCAGGCATTGAAACACAAATGGTCCTCAACCCCGTCATCTCACACAATTTCGCAGCCACAGCGGAGTCAATGCCACCAGAAATACCAACCACCAATACTTCTTTGCCGGCTTTGGTGGCATAATTTCTAACCCAATCTGCAATTCCTGATGCTAAATTCTTCATATTCTTCATACTATTCCTGTTATTCCTACTCTTCATCGTTTGGCGTGACAAGAACGCTCTTAACCGTGTCACTATGAATATGCTTTGTCCGCCCACTCCCAAGAACAAAATAAAATAATTTACGCCTAAGATCATATTGAGTTACGCGAGTGAGTCTCTCCGTTTGCCCATCTGTATATTCAATATAAACTGAATAAGTCATTTCCAACTCTCTATCTTGTTAGTCAAGAGGTGTATTATTGAAAACCCAGCGTGCCACGCGGATTGCATCAGCATCCCCAGTTGCTTTGCCATCATCGTCGCTCAACTTTACTACATCCACCCCATTGAGCTTACGCAACTTTATTACGATATTCAAAGCTGGAGTCGCAAAATCATTGGTAAAATTTGTGCCGATGCCAAAAGCTGCTTTGATTCTGCCAGAACAACTACCATTCAGTCTTACAGCTAAGTCTGGCTTCAAACCATCGCTAAATATAATTGTCTTAGTGGTTGGGTCTATACCAAGCCTCTGGTAATGGCTAATTGTCTTTTCAATAAAATCAAATGGACATCCACTATCATGCCGAACACCATCATATAGCTTGGCATATTGTAATGTGAAGTTACGGAAAAATGCATCTGAACCGAAAGTATCAGTCAGTGCAATGCCCAAATTCCCACCGTACATATCGGACCACGATTGCAATGCATATCGGTTGGCATTCCTCAATCCGGCCAATACACTCCAAGCCATAGGCCATTCGTGAGCCATGGTCCCGATCGGCTTAATGCCATATTCCATTGCGAGATGCATATTGCTGGTGCCAACAAAGCCGCTTTTTCGCCGCATCAAATCAACTAGGGTGTTTTGAGATTTGAAAGAACGCCTTCTGCGTGTACCAAAGTCGGCATAATGCGTACCCGAGAGATGTGCTGCTTTGCGTCCAATCTTTAGGGCTTGCTCATCCCACGTAGCTGCAGTATCCCAGTCGACATCTATAATCTGGAAATACAGCTCGCTGATGAGACTAAGCAGTTTTACTTCCCAGAGAATCGTGCGTCGCCAAGGACCACGTATTTTCACCTCTAGGTGTCCGTTGCGGTTCCTAATAGATACCTCAGATGGGTCATAACGGTAGTTTGCAATATAATCTACAAACCATGGTGTTATGAATGGAAGACTAGAGAGCCATTGCAGTTCTTCGTCAGTTGCTTTGATGTTGGTCATTTCTGAAACTTGGCTACGTAAAGCACAGAAGAATTCTTCTGAGAAGAAATGCTGCGTTCCTCTATTGGTGAATCTATATTCGGCCATGGCGTTTGGTGCCGCCTTTAAGACAGCCTGAGCCATAGTGAACTTATATAAATCATCATCTAACATTGATGTCATTCGTCATCCTCTTCTATCATACCACTCTCGGTGAATTCCCACTCACTCGCGGTAGCGACTTCGACTGCCTCGCCATCTGTCGGTTCACTAGACTCAATCTTCCAAACACGGAAATCGTCAGTGTTATTATTGTCATTAGCAAGTTGCCATCGCCATATATCAATAGTGTCGCCCAAGTCTACCTGGACAACAACCTGCTTGTCTTCAAGATAAAACATAGTTTCTCTGATGAAAATCTCACGTTTGCCTTGGCGGTAATACCGGAAGATTTGCTTCGGCAATATGTCAGCCGCAACATGGAATTCACCGCCCCTCCATGTCCAGGTGTCATATTCATCGTCGCGAGTCACTTCGATAAGTATCTCTCCATCAGAATGATAGAATCGAGAACTATCAATAGAATCGGCTTGTTTGTGTTCTTGATAATGCCTAAATATCGGGAGAGGGAGCCTTCGGACGGCGAAATGCGGGTGCACTACTTTTTGTAATTTGCGGTTGCCATTGTGGTTGTTGCGGTTGCCACGGTTGCCATTACGGTTGCCATTGTTATTACTCTTATTATATGCCATTTTATTCTCCTATCTAGATGGCACGCTTCATCGCTCTTTTGTGTCGCGCCAGCGTCGCGCAAACAACTGATAAATGAGGTTATAGCCCATGCAAAGCTTCTAAATAATTGGCAGAAGATAATGGTATGTTCTGCAGCCAATGCACGTCATTTTGATTGAATTGGTTCCCCATACCCAGCATCGCTAAGTCTATAATACCAAGATTAATAGTCTCACTGCTGTAATAAAATTTTTGGCTTGTATCCATCATAAATACACGCAGTGGTAAGAATAGTACGTCAATTGATGGGTCAATGCCCATACCGCAAATATCTATAGATGTTTTAGTTGATGAGCATTTCAAATTAGGTACCAACATAGCACTGAATTGCTCATTATGATAATATGCATGGAATTCAAATAATTCATCTGGATGATTATTTGACCACCACATGATGTGTTTAACAATTGCCTGCCCATGTTGCAGCACAAAGATTGGGCCAAGCTTATGTTGTATGCAAGTAGTTGCTAATCCTATATTTTGGGCTTTTGCATATTTTAGGGCATCTGTAGCCCGCAACAAGAAATTGCGACGCCGATATTGCGTACGAAGATTGGATGCTGCTATCTCAGGATAGAATAATGGGATGTATGATAGCGTAACTGAATTTTTGCATAAACTGCTCATAACACATAATAGCACACGCAGGATGCTACAGAAATTATGGGGTTGCATGCCGATTAAGCATGCAACCCCATAATAACTTATTCAACAGCTTCAGCTTCATTGATTCCAGAGGTCTCAACTTCATCGACCACCTCGGAAGTCTCAACTTCATCGCCTACTTCAGCGACAGCGACGACTTGAGAAAATTCAACCGCGACGGGGCAATCACCCACTAGTACTTCCTCGTACCCGCGAATAAGTCGTGCCAAGACCTTCTCGTCGTCCGGGATGGGATGGGGCTGGGCCTTGAACCCCTTGCCAGCATTGCCATTATAGGTATTGACGCTTACCCGAGTGCCTTCTTCATCGTTCATCAGAATCCAACACTTGCCGTCGATTCCCTTTTCACTGAAATGTGGCAATTCCTTGGCGAAAGCCCTCGTGGCTACGATGGGAGCCTTTGAAACACCAAACTGCTTGCGCTGCTCGCTCGACTGTGACATAATCCAACTCCTTCTGTGTGTTATTGACCACCAAACGTCATCAAGCCGTTGTGGCGCAACAAGCCTTTGACGATAACTATTGCTTTTGTGTATAATACCATTACCGGCAATCAAATACTGCCATAATATTATTGCCGTAATGAAGCGTAGATATTCATGGCAAATTTATTCAAATATATTTATATAGTAGGAGATAACAATATGGCCATCCATGTTGCAAGATTGGGATTAGTGCATATAACCGCTACCGGGAGTGTTAAGCAACACACTTCTATGACTATAGGGGAGGCCGCTACATCTAGTAGCGAGATTAGAGTACTAGTAGATTCCGGTCTTGCTAATACCGCTGGATATCCTACAGTCGAGGCGTATTTAGCTTTAGAAGACGCTTCTGGGTTTGGCACACTGCGACATTTAGACCAATCATTTATAATTACTGCTAATGGTGATGCATCTTCAACCCCACCAATAGTACCTTCTGATGCTTATCGCGAACGGATAGCGTTAGCAAATCCTGCAGTTTCTACTGAAATACCATTTGGCAATACATATGATAATGTCCGAATTTGGCTTGATAGTGGGTCCTCTGCAATATATCTGAGCTTCGATGGTACCGCTGCAACAACGTCGGACCCAAGAGTTGAGGCCACCGACACCTATCAGCGCACCTTCGGTGGTGGCATTAGCTCATTTAGGTATCTGGGAGCTGGAGTAGTTGGTTTTATAAATGTAGAAGCATGGTAATCAAGCCATAGGAGATAAATATGGCGACAACGTATACTCGCTACGTAGACTATATCAGCGGCAATAATGGTAATGGCGGCACAGACCCCAACACTGATGCATGGGCAAGTATGACCCAGGTATTCGGTGCTGGTTGGGCTGGGATTGGTACGATCGCGGGCGATACGGTAATTGCCGAAGTTAGAGGACCTGTCACGCGTAATTCCGGTGCTGCTGCAGCAGGAGACCTTATTAGCCTTACTTCGACACATGATGGTGTTAATATTATAATCAGACCATGTACTACCCTTGGTGCAACAACATATTTACTAGGTTCCAATAACACACGCGGCGTTTTAATAAATGACTATGATGCAGCCGATACAACTTTAGAAGTCACCGGTATGGACTGGTCAGGTGCAGGTCATTTTCTTGAATATTTTGCACCACCAGTCGAATATGCTTCGAATTTGTATGTCCATGATTGTATTATCAATCTTGAAGGCACAAATAAGGCAGCTTTTTATGGCGCAGGCCATGATCACACTGGCACACGTAGAATTGAAGATAATGTAATTACATCAACAGGCGATATCAACGCCTCATTCTTCTATTTCAAGAAATGTGCAGGTGATTTATCAATTCTTCGAAACCAAGTCACTTTCGCAGGCATCCGGATGTCTGGAGTTTCACAAATGCTGCTTGGTGGGGGTGGCACTACAGTTGTACCAGTTAGAGGTAATACAGTCGAGGTCGGTAATGTACATATCGAAGGGAACCGATTTGAATGGAAATTATCAGATACGCAAGATTGCTTCTTCTGCATCCCAGATATCAAGACAACTGCAAAAACATGGCGTATTGTCGATAATGATTGGCTATTCCACGGCACAACTGGCGCATTATATAACCGCGTAGCACCAATTAACATTATGGATTTGTCAACAGATTCAGATGCTAAACTTAATCTAACGTTCCAAGAAAATCGAATTACTTGGCCAGATGGTAATGGTGGGCAAGCACGTGTAGTTCAAATTGGGTCGTTAGTGAGCACAACAACGCGTGCTGTCGAATATGCAGCATCTTCACAACTTTGGGGTAAGGTTGTTATCGCAGAAAATACAATTTTTAATCCTGGCGGTGATGATTTATCTGGCGGTTCATTCGGCCTTGGTATCGGGCCAAACGGCGCAATCATTCGTAATAACACGCTCTTTGGCGGCGAAGAAGCACACGATTTTGAAATCGCTGCGGATGATGTTACTGTGGGTTATAACGTATGCCATGCGGGCTATTGGCCGTGCTTGTTATTTGGCGACCGGTCTACGTGTGTTAATAATACATTTATTTCAGATTCACGCAATGCTTGTATGACTGGGGTGCCTTTAGGGACAGCTTGGGAAGTCAGCATCGACTCAACAATAGAAAATAACTTATTTATAACCCTTGCAGATGCGCCAGCCGACCCATTAGTGAATTCACCATTTGCATGCTTTTCTGATTATGCATACTCCGCTGATACAACATATAATGCAGCCCGCCCAATGCGAGTGCGTAGCGATAAGAACTGCTATTGGGCACCAAATGGCTCGATATTAATGACACTTGGTGATGGTGCTGGCAATCTTGCACTATATGAATGCACAACTATTGAAGAGGTTCAAGCCGCATGGCAGACACCATATCAAGAGAATACAGAATATAATGACTTGAATAGTGTCAACCTTGACCCAGGAATTCTTAGTATGACAAGAACTTCGCGCGACGAGTACATACCGACAAATACGTCGCTATGGCGTGATGATGGTAGTTTCTATGGTGCAATTGCCCCGCCGCATAGTGGTGCCCGCAGAGTCCTGTAGGGTTTAATTAAAATAAGGCTGCCTAGAATTAATAAGGCAAACGTATTGGGATAATTGCGGTTGGGGGCGGGCCGGTCCAATTAGCCAATAGATAGCTAAGGTCATCATCACCTACTACACCAGCGCCATCACAATTGCCATGTTCCCACTGTTCGCCGGTATTCCAATTCGATAACAATATCGACAAATCATCGTCGTTTATGAAGCCATCTGTGTCAATATCGCCGCGTATAAATTGCGTTGATAATAGACTACATTGTATGATAGGGAACCCAATAGCCCCCCAGGCAATAGCAGATGGATGAACACCATCACTCACATATTGAGCATAGAGTTCTGGTTCCTCTATTAAGATTTTCTCCCAGACTGGGTATTGGTCAATTAACATTAAGCCACGTGCAGTTGCAACATCCCGATGGACTTGATAATATAATGGCAATCTCGGCCTATGTATGCTCGTTGAGGCATTGGTTGTTTGGAGTATCACATCTGCATTTGGGTTTTGTAACAATAGTGAATCTATTATGAAATTCAGATTGGCTGTGGATGTTTCTGGCGAGATTTTCTCTGGATAACCCTCGCCGATAGACCAAGCATCATTCATCCCATACTCGATAAACAAAACATCGGGCTGGTGGTTGAGGACTAATACCTGCAGGTCGCGGATACCATCAGAAGACTCTGAACCTGGAACGCCACTATTAATCATTTCCACTTGGCTAGGGTAGCGGCTGATAAGCCAATCCCTTAATGGTGCAACCCATCTATCACCAGCAGTTAGTGAAGTTCCCATGCAAACGACTTTTTGGTTGTGCCCAGCTTCCAACTTGCTAATCAACCCACCCTCTGCTATTTGCACCAAAATGCAAAGGATTAATATAATTTTCAATTTTTATTCCTTATAATGAATTTATGCTGCCTCAGCCAAAGTTCTTTGTCGTGCATGCTGAATAGGATGCTAGTTCTTATTCCACGTTTACAGACATGATGAATGAATGCCCTGGGGTGGGGCCAGGGCATTCATTCATCATTGGTCTTTGTAGCTCACCGATTAAAGAGGTCCTCAACTGCCTTATCAACTGCAGCAGTGAAAAGCTCGGATTGTGGGTCGGCGGCTACGGCTTTGGTTTCGAGGCGGATTACCAAATCACGTATTGCCTCTTCTATTGCTTGGTGTGCTGTGTCACGAACTATTTTTTGCAATGCTAAGCCGAAGCTCTCTGCGGGGCTTGTGTCAGGCTTGTATATCCTTGCTCTTACCCCTGGAATTGTCCCAGGTGCTTTGGGTGCTTTGGGTGCTTTGGGTGCTTTGGATTGCACTATGGGCGTATCAGAATTTATTGCTGACCGCCTGAATGGATTTGGCGACCCCTGTTTTTTAGTCATGCGGTGATATGCATTACATAAAGATTTTTTGTCTACTGTAGTTTTTGTCGCACTTTGATACCGGAGCACGATATCATCCCATGGCCTTTTCGTTTTAGGGCCAGAGGCAACAAGTTCCACAATATGGCGAAGTATTTCCATTTTATACATATGCCGCTCCTTAGGGCCTTAGGGTTGTGTAACCACAAATACTACGGTTTGACATAGGCACTCGAATGTGAGCCGAGAGCCTCAAGCAAGGTCTTCATTTGGTCGGGGTCGTTATCACATAATTTTCCGAGGTCATCAACTACGCCCTTGCGGACCGTCATGCGGTGGTTAGCCTCAAGCAGACTACCAGCTTCATCGCCGGTCAGAATTCCGCTGGCGACCAACTCACCGATTTTCTCGCCGAGTGCATCCATCACACCGGGCTTGTTGAGTATAGCATTGTTGAATGAGAATGTCATGTCCCGCAGTATAATATCCTCAGTCTTTTTCTTACCCAAGATAGCAAGAATGGTGGCGTGTTGCTCTTCGGAAACGTCATACCGCTCACCACGGTCTTGGACCACTAAAGTGACCGTATTACCCTTCTCAGACCGGAACTTCATGGTGCTAGGCTTCCGTTGTGCAGCCGCGAAATCCGCCAAGAACTTCTCAAGACAGTGTGGCAAAGCCGTGGAACTGGCGATGCTCTTATCTGTCTCAGCAGCTTTGATACGGCCATGGGCCGCAACAAGTTCATCGATAGCAGCCCCAACCTCATCATCCCGCACTTCTACGATATTTTGCGACTTTTTACTCTTCGATGCCGCCCCTGCAGGTGCTTTGGCGGCTGCGGCTGTAAACGCATTACCCATTTGACTCTCCTCTTTTCTGTGTTACGCTCGGTTACGCTCGTTCGCGTCTGGTGTGACGCCGGACACGCTATAACAAGTATTGCTTTGCAAAATCCCTAACGCATTCTGCTACAGCGACATAGATTTTCTGTGCGTCTTCTGCGCAGAAGGATATGGGTCTTAGGAATGATGTTTTAGGTCGCCGTTCATAGTGAGCAGTGCCATCACTATAAACATATAGATGGCAATCTGTGTGATATCGAATTTTGGGAGACAGGATTATGCTCAGCTTAACTAATGGCTTCGTTTGTGGGTCAGTTAAATTAGCTACTAATTTACCATTACGATTGCCGACAATGGTTTTCCTATCTCTGATTTTTGTTATACAAAATCGTATCGGTGTTCTATTGTCATAGAGGTCCGCTGCAGCCTCATTTAATTCACCATCATTTTCAACTATCTTAAATGCATTTATGCCATCGTGCTGCATTTGCTTGATTCTAGGTTTGAATATGAATTTATGATCGACATATTGACGCTGGCCAAATTTAGGGTGCCAATCAATACGGCAATGACCCACAATCTGATATTTCTTCTCTATTAAAGACAGATAAGTGCCTGCCGCATACCAATGAACATATCGCACTCTGGTTCCAACATTAGAACATTCAAATTCAGAATAACCCAAAGTGAGTTTCATCGGCCAGCCATCTTACGCAAAAATTTCAGCTCTAATTTAATATTAGGTCTATGTCTGAGCCTGAATATCTTTTTAAACCATCGCAGCATGATAGTCTCCTATCACCACTAACCATGATTAGACCATTGATCACAAAGCTTTTTGATAGTTAGTAGTGTTGCTTGGGGGCTGGCATCCTTTTCGTCCCAACCCCAATTAACCATCTCTCTACGCAATAGTTGAAAAGTCGGTAAAAATTGTGCCTCGATTTCCTCACCATTTGGGAGACTGTATAGAAGTTGTTCGAATTCTTGAAGTGTTCTATATGCACGGGCATCTGGGTCCAATTTAAAATTAATTAGACGCCCATCTTTGTTCTTAAACCTATAATCTATAGAGTCTATAAATGGTTTGACGCCTTTTCGGCCAGCGTCAATCTCGTCTTTCAATTCTATTTGTGCTGTGTCTATGGCTCGTTTAAGGGTTGGCAGCATTCCGCCCATCTTTTGTTTTTCTTCTTCTGGCAAATCCTCAACATCTAAGGACGCCAATTTTTCGCCGCCATGTCTGATTAGAATCGCATCTAGCTCGTCTCCAAAATTATTTATCTTAGAGTATCGACGTAGCACGACAAAATTCCTGAGGTATGCATCTAGTGCGTTACGTTCATATTGAACGCCAAGAATTGGATTATCTAATGTGAATTCTAATGCCATGGTTTTAACTTTGACTAGTCACCGCCCAGTTATTAATACAATCGTTTATAAACAACTGGTCATCTGTGGTAAGGTCGTCAATATGCATGCCTATATATAAATACTTCTTGCCATCTAATTCATACCATTCATCACCGTTCACTGCCAATACGCGTTGTAACCCCTCGATATCTATAGCATAAACAATAATCCATACGTGTTTATTGCCAGGGTCTGCAGTGTCAAATGTGAATCCTCCATCTGGCTGCAAACAGGCGGCATCAATTACTGATATAGACCTCAGTCTATCAGTCTTTTTCATTGTTATTTTATTCCCTGGGTCGCCGCCGACACCAACATATTCTTTGTGACTAGAGTAGCTTGTGGGTTTAAATATGTTTGGAGGAGTTATATTTTCATACGTTGTTGCATTCATAGATTCGATAAGCTTATCAGCAAATATAATTGCATTTTCCAGGGATATATCTTGTGGTATTCGAATCCTTCTATAATGCTTGCCCCTGACTCTGGCTTTTATCTCTATGCATAGCTCATCGCCGCGCCAAGAACATAAAATGCGTGCTTTGTCCTTAGACGCGGTGATGTATTCAGTGTTAAAATTAAGAAGTGAATCACGCAAAGTAAACTGGAAAGCTACTCTAGTTCTAAACCCAGCATTTATTAATGTGTTTATTGTATTGAATATGTCTTCATTCCGTCCGTCTGATGGGGTAATCCACTCATAAGAATCTTCGAGCATAAAGCGAATATTACAGCGGCTCTTACCCCGTTTAAGCACGACACTGAGCCTCGTAAGTGGCGGGTCACACCCAGCATCATCATCATAGATGATGGACATATCCCACAATTCTATTCCAGGTATAGACGCAAGAAGGTCTTTGGCCTGTACGATTATACTCATGTCTGGTCCTCGGTTATTTCACTTATGTAGCTTTCAATGTAGATACATAGTCGTTGCTGGTCCTCGGTTGTGAGGTTAGACCCATAATATTGTCCTGGGTACGACCTCCATTTATGTCTATTGCCTTGAATTAATGGGCACCATTTTTCGCCGTCTGTTACGATGTGGTGTGGATATGCCGCCTTGTAGGTTGACCCTAAATAATTAATCAAGAACATTACTGGCATATTGGGGTCGGTTGTTTCTCTGGACCAGACTATTAGACTGCCTTCATCATAGACATATGATGCTATTGATATTCTAGTTAGGAATATACTGCCATACCATGTTAAGCGATTCCGTATAATTATAGTTGGAATTTGGCTTTGCTCAAACTCTAGCCATATGTTCTTTGCGGTCATTTGGTCTTCTGATATAATATATCAGCAGTGGTTATGGCGTCACCATAGCCTATTGCTTTTAGCAGCGTACGGAATTCGTGGTAGTTGAAAACACCAAAATGCATTCCGTTGTCACCAGCACTAATCGTCCCGGTGACTGAACTATCAGGTATGCACGTGGACAACACCTCTAGCCATCTGAGAAGGTTCCCGCCAACATCAGTAATGGCATAGATTTGCTGCTCTCCCGCAATCGTGATAACAAAACATATATTTTGTGCAAGCACTAATATTCTCCCACAAAAATGTTATAATTATCCATCTGCAAACTTTCGTATTGCTAATGAAATCAATTCTTTGTCTGATTTCGTCAATTCTGAGTGTCTTAATTTCCCCTGTACTTTTTGGCTCCGTGAAACCTCATAATACCCATTGGTATTAACAATGACCCATAACCGCCCACTAGTATGAGTTTGGCATTCAAATAGAAACCATGGATTGGTGCCGGGTTCAGATGGCCGTATCAATTTCAGATTGTTAGAAATCGCCACAATATCTATTACTTTGCAATCACGCAATACCTGACACGACACAGCAACACCATTTTCATATCCAATATTGGTGACAAATTGGTAGGGGCAAGGCAATTGAGATTTAGATGTGATTCTTTTGGGGCACAGTGGAGTAGTCTCTGATTTCTCTTTCATGTGGTCAAGAAGCTGGAGGGCTTTTTCTTCTGTGGTTATTTCTCTTTCACTACTCCATGGTAGTCGCCAATATTGTGTATTGTATCCGCCTTTATGCGTCCTATATCGGATTTGGAATTCATTATTGTTGAGATGGCAGATGACACCTGGAAGTTTAATAGACAATTCATGGCGGTCGTGTCGGCTCCCGTCGCCACGATGGAATTTATATCCTTGCTCGGTATATAAATCCATATTCTCTACCAGCCAGGAAATCACATTTTGTCTGTCACCACTTAATAGCATCAACCATCTCCTACAACACGTAGTGTAACGCTACGCCCGCGTCGTCAATTACATGCAGGCTCGGGGTGTTCTACTATATCATGGATAGATAGATGGCGACGTGAGCCAAAGGGAGTGTCAAGACGACCCTAAGGGGTAGCATCCACAAACTTCTGTACTGCCTCATTTATAATCACTTTATCAGCTGGTCCCATAAGGGAAAATACTGCATGATCGCCCCAGTTGAATTCTGATGTTAAATAATATTCCCCATCCTCATGCCACAAGACAGCAGGTTGCCACTTCTCGCCATCTACCACTATATGGGCGGATTGGTGCAGTAATTTGTCAGTGACCCGCACGAGAACCCTAACATCCGTATTTGAAGGGTCTTCGACAGAAATTGGGCTTATTTTCCCTATACTATCGACATGCACTAAGGACTCAGCAACTGCTGCCTCAAGAACTGCACCAGATTTAAATTCTGTATTTATCTCTTCGGTTGCCTCTATATGGTTGCTACGGTAATGCCGGATAAAATCCGCAACCCTAGTGGGGCTTCCTACAATTAGTTGGGTCAATTTAGCAGCGTCGTCGTTTGCACGCTTCACAACAGATTCTGTGACTACTTCTCGCAAGGCATTTAGATACTTCGATTTGGCATTGCGTTTAATCGCTGCCAATTGTTGCTTGGTGGGGGCTAAATTTATAGAACTAGCAACTTCATTAAGAAATTTGTCGACGCCTTCTGTAATTTTGTCCTTAATAATCGCATCGACTATACTAGGATGGACAACCTCATAACCACTATCCCATCTCGACTTCTTCATACCAACCATATTTAAGATTATGTCATTGATATGATCACCAAGTACCTCATTAACGGTCTTCAAGACTTCTTCTTCCGTTAATGCCGTTTTACGGAAATGGGTGATGGCTAACTCAACGGTCTTCAAGACTTCTTCTGTTGAAATCGACATAGATTACCTCTTAGAAAATTGGCCGAATCCATCCAGCGATGGTGTACATCGTTTCCTTGGACTTATCGACCCGGATGATGAGCATGTAATCATGCACTTCTTCCTTGAGCGTCTTGGGATTCTCAAGGAATTCATCTGAGACACTGACCATCATGAAATGCTGACCCACTTCCTGTGGGCCAATCTGGTCAATAGCTTCCTCTCGGTCTGCAGGCATTTCAGACTTCAAAACCTTCCGAAATGCATTGGTCAAGGCGACCGATGGGGTTTGGCCCAAGCCACGTTTGTGGAATCCATGGTCCGTACTGGTCAAGACGACTTCGAAATTCATAACTCTCTCCTATTCATAGTGCGCGTCGTGTGTCGTGGTGTCGTGGTGTCGTGGTGCTGCGCATAGCCGCCAGCAGCAATTGCAGCAGTAAAACGTTTATTCCCAGATGTAAAAAGAAATAAAAACAGCAGCCAAAAAACCAACTAAGCCATGTGCGGCAACTATCGCTGGGAATGCATCAGTGCCCGGAGTAAACACCCAAAGCAGCGTATCACCTGCGCCAATTAGTGCACTCAACATCATTAAATGGACAATTCTCGCCTTTGTCATTTTCGCCTCTTCTCTAGGCCGTTTCAACGACACTATTAAGATACCTAGCAACCAAGCCTTTGTCTAATGGCCTGGGTCTCACATCGTTTGTGATGATTGTAGAAGAAGTACGGGATGAGCCATACGGCCATGCAATGTAGAACTCATCACCATCAGTTATAATTGTACGACGTCTGACTAAAGTAGTCGAAGGCGAATATGTACGTGCAAGTTCGCATTCGAACGAGAACCATACCCTAACATCTGGGCCGGATACATCATTAGAAACCTGGCCATTTGGCAGCACAGTGACTAATCGATATTTAACCCCCGACAAAAAAGGAAGGAACTTTACAATCCTCCATTGGGATGGGGTATCAAATGTGTATGGTTTTTGTAACTCACACACCACGCTCTTCCTTCAGGAGTTCCTCAATATAAGCCTGTGCAGCGGTAAATATCAACTCTTTATCATTCTGGTTCATTGCCGCCAAGCGTTCTATTTGTTTCTTATCCATAAATACGACATACTTTTCATCACATTTCATAACAGGATACCACACATCACCATCGGTGACAAAAGTAAAATCCCGCCCATAATCTGGGTAGCTTCTGGTTCTCAAATCTACTTGGACTAAGAAATACGGTTTGAGACCGGCTATATATGCACCATGTGTAATCAGACTGCCGTTGATTGTAACAATATCCTTAATTACAACTTTATTAATCATCCCATAGAACATTGCCCCACAATTATCACGCATATATGTGCCGCTTGCAAATCCAAACGGCTCCGACAATTCTCGGTCGAGATGCATGAGTTGGTCTAAATGAGTATGGCTTTTTACAGCTGTGGCAACCCATTTGAGTGCTGCCAAGACAGCTTCTGGTTTCTTGGTGAATCTCCTGACGGCGAAATACGACATCCTGGTGCTGAAATCTCTGCGGCATGAGATGTTGAAATCGCTCTCTTTTGAAACCACCTTAACTTCAAATCGCTTAGCATTGGCAGATGTGACAACCATGGCCCCACTAAGGTCATATCTGCCAATCATTTCGAAATTGAAATTGGTTAGTTTTTTTATCGAAGCATTGTATCCAAGTTTCTGCAACTCCGACATCATGCTGCGTCGAATTTGTCCCATATCAAAGCTCATAAAACGCTCCTGTAGTACGCCACGTTGCGTTGCGTTGTGCTGCGCAGCGAACGGACGAGCAACGATTATTTAGCGACGGCCACTTCTACATGCAGAGTCAGGTGGGTTCCCCATTCGGTGGTCGCATTCGCCACAATTTTCATTTCTTCACCCAGTTATTCTGCTAATTATGGATTTGATATGTCGGTTTATCAAATCTTTATCACATATCCCAGGTTTTACTATGGGCATATGGATTGGGCGATTTAATGTTGTAGGGTCGCGATAAACATAAAATCTATCGCCATCAGTTGCAATCACGCGATAGAGATGGCCCGCCATTAATCTTGATGTTAAGTATATGCCGAGCACAACCCACACATCAGCATCTGGATCGGATATCTCAACCGACAAACTACCATCTGGTAAGATAGTGGCTAATTGGCCAATAAAACCATCCCCTTGAACAGCAGACGCTATGGCAGAAATTCTATATGTAGAATTCCGAAACAAAAATGGTCTCCGCTCACTCATGCTCAATCACTCGTGAATCTTCAAATTGCACATTCTGCAAATGGATATGATGCCAATTGCTCCGATGGGCACCAATATGCTTCAACACCTCGCCAAAGGGTTTACTCGTGAATGCGCATCCTGATCGTATGACCCCAATCCGGCCCCTGCGTGTGTGTCTCATCTGTGGTGATTACACACAGGTATGGATTCTTTCTTGGAGTAGCATAGTTGCAGTATCCATCCGTCAGCATTACGATTACATCACCAAGCTGGCCATTTTCCTCTAACCAGTCAATTGGAGCAGCCATGTCCGTGCCGCCACGGCCATTGATTTTGATGCCTTTCCAATCCCCACGGCGGTACCGTTCGAACCCTTGGAATTCAGCATCCCACTGCAGCACATGCACCTTGGCCCGATAGGAAATGGCTTCAATCTCAGCAAAGAACTGCTCCAGTTCTGTGGTGCCAATAGAGCCAGAAGTATCAATGATTACGCTGACTGTTGCAGCTGCATGGTGGCTGATGCCTTTGAACCCAAATTTCTGCATCCGCCGATTCGCCCGAGAGAATGTCTTACGACGGTTCCCGACATGCCTGCCGAGGTATTGACGTAGTAATTCACGCCACCGGATAATAGGCTTGCTCAGTGCCTCCAGAATCTGAGACAGGTGGCCTGGAGTATGCCCTTGAGATTTGTTAGTAGCCTCTTGGGCCATGTTGTTGACAATCTGCCGAGCTTCATCTTGGGAGATTTCAGACTGGCTCCATGACTCGTGGTCATCAAGTGCCTGACCCTTGAATTTTCCGTATTGATATTGCCCTGGTTTGCCACTCCCACCCTGACCCTGGCCCTGGCCCTGGCCTTGGCCGCCATCATCACCATCACCATCACCATCACCATCACCATCACCACCCTGACCCTGACCCTGGCCCTGACCCGGCTTACCCTTTTGGTCCTTGGAATCGGCCACCATCTTATCATAATAGGCTTCGGCTGATTCTTCTCGGCTCCAATCTTCGGGGCAGAACACCATGCCTTTATCAGGCAGCACAAGGGAGTTATCTTCTTGTTGGTACCCGATGTATGGGTCGGACTTGTGGCCATTAACGGCCATATCGGTCGCAATATTCCAAGCATCTTCGTCGCGGTGATTGGCTCTTGTGGTATGTAGGCGTATGAGGTGATTGATGCAATGTTCAATCACCCCATAAATCACCTCTAAATCGGTCTTGGCGACCCATTCGGGATTGTAACAAGCTTGGACGATGCCTTGGCTTGTAAACCGCATTCCTATAGTGCGGCGTGCTTCATCTTCCACCCAACTCATGTCGGAACGTTTCCATTCGATGGACATAGCCATATGCCCATACCAAGGCTCCCTCGTCATGAGTCGGCAACGTGCACGCATCAGTTTGTTACCTGGGTCTTCGGCCATCTTTACAACTCCTCTGGTCTATAGAATATGCTCCGGCTCGTCATGTCGTTGTGCCGCACCAGAGCGTGTCGAGCAACTTTATATTTGGATAAGCAACCATATTATTATATCATTGTGTATTCAAAAATATACAAACAGTGGCATAAGGAGTAGGGCATGATAGATTGGGAAGCGACTAAAAAACAATTTGAACGTACTGATTTATCTGGTAATAGGCCGCGTGTGGTTGTCGTCTGTGATTTGTGTGGCACCAGCAGCAGCAAAACAATTAGGAAAAAAAGTTTAATCATTAATGGGCAATTAGATTGGCAATGCAATAAATGCATAGCAAATAGACCAGAGAAAAGAGCCGCTTCTAGTGCAGGAGCCAAAAAGGCATGGAGAGATGAAAATTATAGGTCAGTTGTGACTGAAAATAGTCAGAAAATTTGGGAAGATGAAGAACGCAGGAAAAAGATGAATGCCTTTAGAGATAGCCCAGATTTCAAACAACGAATGCTGGAAATTAATCGCAAAAAGGTAACTCCTGAATTCAGAAAGAAAATGTCCGATATAGCAACCAAAAAATGGTATAACCAGGAGTACCGTGACAAAATGGTAAAAAAATTGTCAGAAATCTCTAAGGAGGCATGGTCTAGACCAGAATACCGACAACGAATAAGAGATGCTATGTTGCAAAATTGGGAGAATATGGGCTATAAAGAAATGATTTTGCAAGCCATGTGCGATAATTGGCAGGACCCTGATTTTAAGGCGAAGATGCTAGCAATTTTTGCATCTGATGAATTCAGAAGTAAAATGTCTAAAATCAGCAAGAAATTGTGGTGTCAACCAGAATATCGTGCTAAAGTTGAGATGACCCACCGTGTGTCGTCTATTCAAACAACTCTATACTCCATATTAGATGATTTGGGAGTAAAATATTATCGTGAATATACCGATGAGTTGCCAGACCAACAATGCCAAATAGGCCCCTATACATTTGATTGTGTAGTCCCCAGAGATGGGAAACCAGACTTATTGATTGAATGCCATGGTGATTATTGGCACACCAAACCTGATATCATAACTAGGGATAAGCAAAAAGCTTCCTATATTGCTAATAACTTCCCTGGTCAATATGAACTGAAGTACATTTGGGAACATGAATTCTTAAACTTGAATAAAATCCAAGAATTAATGAAATATTGGTTAAATATATCACAAACTGAATTGGTCGATTTCCCATTATCAGATTTAGTTGTTAAAGATTGCTCTGCATCTGATTACAAATTACTATTATCCAAATATCATTATCTGCCAAATGCTGGTCGAGGGGGAATTGCTTATGGGGCCTACTTAGACGAGGAACTCATCGCTGTATGTATCTTCTCGCCACTAGCCAGACAGAACATCCGAATTCCTGATGGTTACACAAGCAAAGAATGTCGGGAATTGTCCAGATTATGCATCCACCCTAAATATCAAAAGAAGAATCTTGCCTCATGGTTTGTAAGTAGGTGTATAAAAAGGCTGAATCCACAATATAAATATATAATTTCATACTGCGACACAACCTTTAATCACAATGGAGCAACATACAAAGCATGCAATTTCATATTAGATAGTGAAGTTGCACCTGATTACTGGTATATTTCTGTTGATGGGTGGGCTATGCACAAACGAACATTATATGGGCATGCCGTTAAGATGAAAATGAAGGAAAGGGAATATGCTGAATTGAATAGTTATAGGAAGGTTTGGGGGAAGAAGAAATTGAGATTTATCTATGTAAGACCATGAATGGAGTGTTCGGATGCCATTCGTTACCGCTCTCTAACTCGAAACCCCTGCGTTCTAAGGCAGAAACCAAAATAGGATTAATAACCCATACTCTAGCGTACAAATTATCAATATCTTGAGCTAACCAATTATATTTTTTAACAGCAGCATCAATTAAAGCAGAACCCACCCCAGATTTTTGGAATGCTGGGTCTACCACCACATCAAATGAATATTCCATTCCATCTTCGATATTAATCGTTGTGTCAAAGATTGCCCCTAATACCTTATCCTCATCATTAGCATCTATTGCGACAATAGCAACATCTTTGCGGCCTGTCCGAATACCAACAGCATTACTAATCATCTCAGCTTTTTCAGCTAGTTCCCATTGGTCTTCTGGGTCTAGCTCTGTGATGTTGAAGTCAACTGATTCGTGTAAAATAGATAGTTTCATATGAGCCTACTCATCCCTAAAACCACATTCGCCACACACTAATGCAACATCATTTATGCTAGTGTCAGGGTGTACTTCTTTATAAGTTGCAGCTTTCTTTTTGCATTTGGAACATGTGTGCAATTTAGGTGGCTTGGGCTTATATTTTGGGCCAACTCCGAAGGCATTGGCTAAAATTGTATCTATTCTATCGCCGTAACTTTTCATATGCTATGTTTGATTAGCCTGCTCACATAACGAGCATAATAATATGCATATTCGGGGCTACTCTTTATGACCTCTTCACCCTCGGCCCATCTTCCCTTAATAACATCACAGGCATAACAATACGCATATTTAGGGCTACTCTTTATAACCTCTTCACCTTCAGGCCATCTTCCTCTAATAACATCACAGGCATAGTAATGTGCCCATTTAGGGTCATTCTTTATGGCCTCTTCACCTTCAGGCCATCTTCCCTTAATAACATCACAGGCATAGAAATATGCTTGTTCTATATTGAAGATACGTATTTCCTCTAGACCGTCGTCATAACCCACAATATCTTTAAAATCGGGCTCCTCTAGTCTATCAGGATGTGGCGTTATGATAATCATTGCACTCTCGGCCATCTTCCCTTAATAACATTACGGGCATAGCGATATGCATACTCAGGGTCATTCTTTATAGCCTCTTCACCTTCAGGCCATCTTCCTCTAATAACATCACAGGCATAGTAATATGCATATCTAAGGTCATTCTTTATAGCCTCTTCACCCTCGGCCCATCTTCCCTTAATAACATCACAGGCATAACAACATGCATATTCAGGGTCATTCTTTATGACCTCTTCGCCCTCAGGCCATCTTCCCTTAATAATATTACAGGCATAATAATATGCCCATCCAGGGTCATTCTTTATAGCCTCTTCGCCTTCAGGCCATCTTCCATCAATAACATCATAGGCATAATAATACGCATATTTAGGGTCATTCTTTATGGCCTTTTCACCCTCAGGCCATCTTCCTCTAATAATATTATAGGCATAGAAATATGCTTGTTCTATATTGAAGATACGTATTTCCTCTAGACCGTCGTAGTCGTCCGCTTCCCATTGTGCGATTTGGGCTTCGCATTCTTCTTTAGAAGGATATGTTTTATCGTCCTCAGACCCCCAGAATTCCCCATGCTCCCAGCGACCATCTTCGCTTTTCTGCAGAACTTGCTTGAATTCGATGGTCCAATGACCGGCATTTGGACCATCTTGTAACTGTGTGGCCCGCATGGTCGTCATTTTGCTCTCCCTTTAACGACAACTCTGATTGTTCTGGTCTTGACGAGTTTGGCGATTTGGAAGGGGGTGCTTAGGTTGTTGGGTGCCCTATATGCCTCCACTATCGAGCCGGATAAATACCACTCTCCCTTTTTGGGGCATCGTGTCTCGCCAGTCCATACAGCCGAGATGTTGTTAGGATAGATACCCACACTTGGGAGTCCCATCGGAGGCTTCTCTAAACCAAGTGCCTTCCAATCCGCTCGTGGAACCCGGTCTCGGACTGGGTAGAAGTCTTCACTCTGTGTCTCGATAGTCTTCATTGTCTAAGTCCCTATTTCTTTTAATTGGCTAAGCCTCTTCCGCACCATCTTGTGTCGCGCCGCAGCTGGAGGAACAACTGCTTACTGCAAAAAAATAAAGCATGAGAATAGAGGGGCGGAGATGGATTACCAAACATGAAACTATCGATATTGCATGAAAACCTCATACAACCATTCCTCAATATATTGGCAAATCCCGATGATGTCAAGGTTGCTATGGATATGATGGAGCATGATGGATTCTATGATTATTCTATGACATCAGATAGTACCGTCAATTTAAAGACGTGGTTTGAAGCCTATGACCGCAAGAAGAGTAAGCACCTGGATGCAATCCAAGAGTTAAAGGATGTTCAAAGCGGCAAAATCACAACAGTTTCTGGCTTCGAAGGACTTACACGTGACGAGGCCATAATTGAGCTAAAATTTGTTGTTGTCGCCGAATTTAACGTCAGGAATAATTATCCCAAGGGCTTGTTCTTGTTCCTGGATTCTTTTCTCCCGTGTATCAAGTTCTGCAAGCAGTAAATTATAGGTATTACGCATGCTTATTGTTGTATCACGGAATTGTTCTAACTCCCTAAGTTTCCGAGCGTGAGCACGCTCATTTTGGGCATGCTTCTGCTCATTTTTGGCCCGTTCTTTATTGATTTCAGACATCGCCTTTGATTTCTGTGTCTCAATATCGGCGGCTTGGGCCTCTAATTCTTTGTGTTGTTTTTCGCCTTCCGACTTTTTCTCTTTTAACTCGTTGAGGAGTCGTCGCAATTTAACTATGCGTTTATCTGGTGATGTGTCTATTTCCGCCTGTTTTGCGGCTAGGTATTCTCTTGTTGCATTAACTTCTTCGATGGCAAGTTCGTATTCACTTCGTTCGTCACGCAATTCATCCCATGTATCAACTTCTATAGCCCATTGTTTTATAGCCGTTGCTATGTGTATTAATTCTAGCTCCCATTCGAACAAGTCATTCTGGTATCTTGGGCGTTGCGGGTCATATCCGGGGACATCATCTATATCATCGTATTTATAGATACTATTTATCCAATAAGTTTGCCGTCTCCAGTGGTCCAACTCATCAATTAAGTCTGGCAAGCTCATTGATTCTAAAATACGACCACTTTATTATTCTGGGTGCTGATGTAAAAATAAGATATGATGGATACACTAAGAAAAATTGGAGTTGTGCTGCTCGGGGCAGCGTTACTAATTACTTGGCTGGAGTGGACCTGGGTAGCGTTGGGAGCATTACTAGCTGTTGGCGTGATAGATATTGTCCTAGTAGTTAAGAAGGAAAAGACCATTTCCCAGTGGATTCATAAGCTATTCCCAAAGGCCATAGACGCTGTGATTATGGTAGGGATTGCTGCTTATACTTGGGCGATATGGGGTGCTGCGGGGTTTTTGCCGATAGTAATGGGGATTGTTATTGGTCACCTATTTTGGCATGATGATTAATCACTATGCTTAATCTGCTGCATTGTTAATATGACCGCCCACAAATGAATCGGCCCAAACATTGAAAATGCGATATTAGATTTATCATTGTAGAAGATGGGGTACTTACGTAGCCCATGTTCACGCCATATATTATATCCTGTGATGCCGCAGCCTATCCAAGTCAAAATGATGGTGATCATCGTAAACATTAGTCGGTCCAAATATAGCCCTCAAATCTGGCTTGGAATTTGCGGTCTATGGAGTATGGTTCGGCATACATCTGTGCATCTTGGCCTAAGAAGGCAAACAGCATTTTTTGTACCTCGGCTACATATTGGTTCCATTTGGCCTCGGTTATTCCATCTTCCCCACCACACAAACCAACACAATAACCCAATAGGAATATATTCAATCGCCAGCCATGAACAAGCCTCTTTTTGTCGCAAAAAGCTATCTGCAGGCCAGAATTATTATCAAGCGTCTTGGAGAAATCTTGAAGCTTGGTAATATGCTGCTTAGCCCTAGGCTCTGTGCAGGCATATTTGTATGGTTTGCGTAGAGGGCGGCCTTGCGTCTTCATTCTTTTCTCTTTCAATTCATGCGAATTGTCAACTAGAAGACAGTAGGGAAGGAGAAAAGGAATTCACGCCACATCCCCTTGCCTTTCAATTACAGCATCTCTGGCCTCTTCCCATAGGCAGTCGTCTCGTCCATACCATATCACGAAATCCTCGCACGCCAAAATCATAGGGGCGGATTCCGGAAAAGACCGCATATATGAACATCCGGAAATGCCATTACCTCTCTGGCGCGTGAAACTAATTTCCGCGATTCTAAACCCACCATCAGAATCTGTCCATATATGAACACCAATATCAGACTGCTCTGCGTCTAATGACTTAAGTAGTTTCTTGAGTGATTCAATGGCATTTTGGTATCGCTCGTTCGTATCATCCACCCAGGGGGTGGCCAATCTGGACGGGATACCGGGCTTGGGAGAACCCCGTATCCTATGCCCGCCTACAACTACGTCAATTGGAAGCTTTCTCTTTCGAGTAACCCGATCCTATATCCGGTGGCATGAGCTTTAGCGTCCTTGGGGAGTGGTGTTCTTCACGCCCATAGCCTATCGCGGCAAAACGCAACCCATAGGCTTATCCCTTCCAGGCTCGGATTCGGGTTTTACTCTGGCAGCGCCATTTAAGCTTACAGCACCTATTGAGGGATGGGGCCCTACCAGAAACCAATATTTCATTTTACCACGTGCCACATAGGGGCTTTGTCAGTGGCCACGCGTCGAAGCTCTCCTGCGTGCTCGGCAGCATATAGGACTTTATTTATTTCTGTCTTTCGGAGTTTCACACCATCTCCCGACAATCGCACACGAATTTGCTTGGCGGTAGTCCCACCATGCTCCTTTACATCATGGAGGACTCTCATCTTCATGACTGGCAACACGCCAGCGACTTCGAAAGTGCTAGTATCCATTTGGCTGCTCTCCACAAGGCGACACTCCGCCGCCCAACGCTTTTTGTGTCGCGTCGTCGTCGCGGCAGTAACTCGTCAGCCAGGAAGGTAGATGGGCAGAATTAATCCGATAATTTCCGGGCGGCATTGGTAGGATGCCAATGCCGCCCGGTGTAAAGGCGTGTCTAGGTTCCTTTACATAATCGGCTACGAGCCGATAATCCTTTTATTTATGCGAAGTCGCAGCTACAACTTATGAGTTGGCCGCCACAGATTGGGCAACGCTCCATGTCGCATCCAAGAGCATGGAACTGACCTGGATTGGCCGCACAATCGTGGCATATTCTGACACCATCGCCAAATCCATCGCCAATTGGGCCATAAGGGATTCGTGAATGCATCTCGCCATCGGCGTCTTCAAGGCTCAACACCAACTGGTCGCCTGCTAATCTCTGACCCCAACCGTCCGCACATTCTTTCCCATTTACCATTTCAGGCATATCTCTACCCTTATGAATTAACTAATTCTTTTATGCAGCAAGCGGATTGCCGCCCAATCACCTCTATTGATTGTACGCCGCTTTTAAGTGGTGTATCATGCACGTTGAAAATTCCAGATTCACATCGTACGCTGTCGTGCCGGTTACAGGGTACAAATGTAAGATACCAACCACCAAATTCCGTGGCACGTTCGACATTTGTAACTAAAGCCGTGAACCTGTGCTCTCCATAACTGGTCGTGTGGACAATTCGGATGACATCACCTAGATTGCACGGCTTCTTCATGCCTTCCTCCGCAGGGCTTATGTGTTATCAGTTCCACCACTTTCCCCGGCGTCCATTCATACATCGTTGGTTCCTTCTTAAATAGTGTCCAGCAGCAAATCAACTGCTTCCGTTTCAGATATATATCTGATTGGGCCGGTAGTCCCCCACTCCTCAGGCATGTTATCGCCGATATCGAGCCCTGGACAATCTGGCTTTTCGATGAAGAAGTATTCATTGCGGCTATTGCAAATTGCCGCACCGCCACCCTGCGTTCCATATACGGCGATTTTGTTGGTCATTTGCCGTCTCCTGTGTTGTTTGTTTGCTCCTCGGTCGTGTCGCACCGAGTCGGCGAGAACAATTATGAATTGGAGTTACTTCTGAGCCAGTTTTGCACTCTGTGAGTGCAACTCAAATACATAGAGAAATAACTCATATTATTCGTCAAAAATACAATAGCACAGGAGAAATACAATGGCTGATACTGTTAATGACCTAGTTTTCGCATTTTCTGGTAATGTTACATATTCTGATGGTAGCGTTTCTACAATAGAATGCTATTATGATAGTAAAGCTGGTGCATATACCCCTGATGGCGTCGAAGGTCTAGCCACAGACGCACAAGTATTTAATGCGACTGGCACCCCTTCTGGCTTCGGAATCACTACAAATGCAACCTCTTGGTATCAAGAATTACAGTGGTGGTTCTTGACAGCACTTGCCACTGCAACTGGCCCTATACAGAGCTTAACTAGAGTTGGTGGCAACCCAGCAGCCCCAGCTATACAGAAGACCATCACGGACTATGTGCTTCATATACGTGGTACGATTTCATTCAATGACGGCGACCACAGCCCGATATCTGGCACATGGTCTAACATGAGTTTGCCAGGCGGTGGAACTAGCCATGTGGATGAAGCGACAAACCAACTTTTTGTAGGCCATGCATGGGAATCCGCTGATTCCTGGACGGACCTCATTGAGTCTGCTCTCTCAACCGTTATCTTAAATGCTCAGATTGCCTAGTTAATTCGGAAGTTGTTGTGGTATTCCCAAACTTCCAGATTATTTGATGAGGTTTTCCACATAATCGGCCATTGCTTCTCTTATCATCGTCTGGTCTAATCTAGTTATATCAGCGCCATCAATCATAGAATTGATTTTGGTATCTGCTACAACCTTCATCTTTTGGCCAACTCTAGTCATGATATGGTAATGGGTTCCATTTGACAAAACAGTAAATTTCAAGCCCCCAACATCAGCACAACATAAGATTTGGAACCAAGCATCTTCGCCGGAGGGATTTATTGCATCTTTGACTGTCCTATCTGGATTGATTGTCACAATTCCCTCTATTTTAATCTTCCACAATGTTGATTCACGGATTTGATGCCATCCATCGTTGACGCAGGTCAATCTATCATCGGTGTTAAAGGCATGGGCTGCTGGAATGCCTTCTTTGAGCATTTGGATTTTTGTTAATGGTGCTGGCTGGCTGAACCCGAATTTCAAACACTGCCTTAAAACCTTCTCTGGACCTTCATTCGTGGTATAGGTGGGTCTAAAGTTTTGCATGACCCATTTCCCATCTTGATTTTTGACGTAGACCTTAGCGTACCGTCTACCTGCTTCAGTTTTCACATAAGACTCGGTAACTGTTATTGTATACTTTCGGTGGTTGATGCGTGCATAAATTGTCCGGCTCTTCTTAACTAGTGCTTTTGCAGCCAGAATTAAGCCATTAATTCCGACTTCGTAGGCATGATGCAATGGGCTATCAACCCAGTAAGCTAATACGATGGGTTCCAACCCAATCCTAAACCCATCACACTTAACCAAAAATATACCCCTGGCTTCGCTAATACTTAAGATATCGGATTTAGCCAATTCTGTTGTTGCGACCAGAAATCTCTCGACATGCGTATTGTTAATATGGAATTCAGTATAGTTATAACCAGGTCTGCTATAAATACCGCATTTAATCATGGCATGTCTCCTCGTACCTGAACGGGTGTATGTAATATCGTAGCAGCCCATTCTGCATACTTAGACAGTCTTTGTGTGGCCTCCAATATACCTGACGAGGTATACTAAACTTCCACATCGTCATCTACAATAAGGCATATCTTACTCTTATTACTCTTCAAGCGGCAGCCCGGATGTAAATCATCATTGCCCATCCCGCAGATGGGGGGTTGCAAACCACATGTGGTTTTGACAGATTCGGCAAGTTGCGTAGCATAACACATTAAAAAACTGCTATGTGGCGACCTAACCCATCTGAAAATAGCACCCAGAAGAGTTAAGGGCCTGAATTTGATTTTAACCTCAATATATTTCATAAATACGCAGCGAAGCAGAGTTATGATTACCATAATACGTAAGATGTGCTGACCTGAATGCTAGATGAAGCTCCCATCTCCCGTCTATGAATACTTCTTCAAAATGCGAGACCTCGTATGCGACTTTTTTGGCATACAAGATGTAGTTTGCTGCCAAACAACAAGAATGAAACTTCATATTGCCGAATTTGGCCCACAAGAACATCCCATAAAGCCATAATAAGGGCTTGAGACCATAAGGGTCTGGACATTTATCAAAGAGCAACATCAATCACCGTGTAAGTCTGCTTGGTTCCAGTTCATTTCTCACGTTAACTGAATACCTGACGACGCACGTGCAGAGTCCGTCGCCACGCGATATTGTGTTGCAAAGACGCACAAAAAGAAACTACCAAGGATAAAACATATAATTGACGCGAATACCCAGCAACAACACCATAACACAGCACAGAAGGAGGTCGGAATGAAGTTTGTGTGTGCGTTAGTTGGTTTAATTATGATGTGTATCTCATTTAGTTACGATTATGAAGGTGTTATAGGTTTTGTCGGGACAATGCTATTGTTAATATCAGCATGGCGGATTATTATTAAAAGACCAGAATCAACAAGAGATAAGATAAAAAGGCTGGCAAAAGAAGGCAAAGTATTATTTGCTAGTAATGAAACGCCAGACTTATTAATATCGAAAACAGAAGCTACTAAAGTTTGGAAGAACCCAAAGTTTACTGAAATATCCATGGCCTGTAATGAGAAGGCTGTTATATTTAGATGGGGGGCCAAGTCTATAGGATTTGGAGAAGTAACGTTCTATAAAGATGGTGATAATTGGGTAGTGGACACTGAGCATATGTCGAATGAATTTGTGCTTAAGATACTTGGGCACTTCCTTAAATCATGCACGAATGTATTAGAGAATTAAGCAATTGGAGATATAAATGAAACCTGGAGAAATCATAAGGCTTAAGAATGTATCTGCTGTCGGCGACAACGGAAAAATAGAGCGAAAATTGATAGCACCGACTGGGGAAGTGTTTGTGTGTATATTATTAGGCACTGAGCTTGACAATCTAGAAGGACAAGAAGGTAAGGCACTTGACCCAGGTAAAACATTAAGGCAATTAGGATGGTACACAGATGAAGTCTGACCCAAATAAATCTATTGAGATGGCATTAGCTGAGTACAAATGCCCGTACTGTGGGCATTTGGCAAAAAGTTCTTCGGGTCGCACATTGCATTTAAAACGACCATGTAAGGCTATAAAGCCTTCTGTTCGTGCCGCTGGCGAATTCAAGAGGGGCGTTAAGGTAAAATACCAACTTAAAGAGCATAAAATTGTTCTTATCAAAGATGGTCTATTGGTACTTAGTAATGGAGACGTGGCATCAGCTACTAAGGTTACAAAAGCCACTGGAAACAATAAGGCCGGGAGTGTGAAGATAAAGTCCGAGCCTCGGAATGCCGTGGAGTGGGTGCAGAGAGTTGTTGATAGGCTGGAGGGCTATACACCAGAACGTGCAAGACATTGGGTTCTGGTTTTGTATAAAATTACCGGTTATGCGAAATACAGGAAGTGGACTGAAGACCATATCAAAGAAGCACTAGATAAAATATTTGCATGAAGTATAGCGATATGCCCATTCAGGGTCACTCTTTATAGCCTCTTCACCCTCAAGCCATCTTCCCTTAATACATTACAGGCATAACAATATGTATATTCAGGGTCATTCTTTATGGCCTCTTCACCCTCAGGCCATCTTCCCTCAATAACATAATAGGCATAGAAATATGTATGTCTAGGGTCACTCTTTATAGCCTCTTCACCCTCAAGCCATCTTCCCTTAATAATATTACGGGCATAATAATATGCCCATTCAGGGTCACTCTTTATAGCCTCTTCACCCTCAGGCCATCTTCCCTCAATAACATAACGGGCATAGTAATATGCCCATTTAGGGTCATTCTTTATAACCTCTTCACCCTCAGGCCATCTTCCCTTAATAATGTCACGGGCATAGAAATATGCTTGTTCTACATTGAAGATACGTATTTCCTCTGAGCCATCGTCATAACCCACAATATCTTTAAAATCGGGCTCCTCTAGTCTATCAGGATGTGGCGTTATGATAATCATTGCACTCTCGGCCATCTTCCATCAATGCCTATGGTGTTATAGCGATATGCATATTCAGGGTTACTCTTTATAGCCTCTTCACCTTCAGGCCATCTTCCTCTAATAATATTACGAGCATAATAATATGCATATTCAGGGTCACTCTTTATAGCCTCTTCACCTTCAGGCCATCTTCCCATAATAACATCATAGGCATAGCGATATGCTTGCTCTGCATTGAAGATACGTATTTCCTCTAGGCCGTCGTCATAACCCACAATGTCTTTAAAATCAGGGTCCTCTAGCCTATCGGGATGTGGCGTTATGATAATCATTGTGCTGTCTTGTGTCTTCCATCAATAACATCATAGGCATAATAATATGCCCATATGGGATTACTCTTTATAGCCTCTTCACCCTCGGCCCATCTTCCCTTAATAACATTATAGGCATAGCGATATGCATATTCAGGGCTACTCTTTATGGCCTCTTCACCCTCAGGCCATCTTCCCTTAATAACATCACGGGCATAGTGATATGCATATTCAGGGCTACTCTTTATAACCTCTTCACCCTCAGGCCATCTTCCTCTAATAATGTCACGGGCATAGTGATATGCATATTTAGGGTCACTCTTTATGGCCTCTTCACCCTCAGGCCATCTTCCTCTAATAACATCACAGGCATAACAATATGCTTGCTCTGCATTGAAGATACATATTTCCTCTAGGCCGTCGTCATAACCCACAATATCTTTAAAATCAGGGTCCTCTAGTCTATCAGGATGTGGCGTTATGATAATCATTGTGCTGTCTTGTGTCTTCCCTCATAGCGATATGTATATTCAGGGTCACTCTTTATAGCCTCTTCACCCTCAAGCCATCTTCCCTCAATAACATTATAGGCATAATAATATGCATATTTAGGGTCATTCTTTATAGCCTCTTCACCCTCGGCCCATCTTCCTCTAATAACATCACAGGCATAATAATATGCCCATTTAGGGTCACTCTTTATAACCTCTTCACCTTCAGGCCATCTTCCCTTAATAATACTATAAGCATAACAACATGCCCATTCAGGGTCATTCTTTATAACCTCTTCACCCTCAGGCCATCTTCCCTTAATAACACTACGGGCATAGCAATATGCTTGTTCTATATTGAAGATACATATTTCCTCTAGACCGTCGTCATAACCCACAATATCTTTAAAATCGGGGTCCTCTAGCCTATCGGGATGTGGCGTTATGATAATCATTGTGCTGTCTTGTGTCTTCCATGCCGTCCGGCAGGCACCCGATGGTCTGGTTATGCATCCGGCAATGGTCTGATTGTCCGTCAGATAGAGTTGCGGCGTTCAGCCGTCGCCAGTCTTTAAGCAGGGTGACACCGCGTTTGCGAATCCTATGTCCGTCACGTACGCTGATAATGCTTCCCAGCGTTCTGAATCCTACGAACAGCGTCTGTGATGTTCACTTCATCGCCTCCTTGGCCTTGAGCCAGTAAATCCAGGTCGCTTTCAAACTCCGTTTCATTATTGCTTCCACACCAAAAGTTAGTATCAGAATAATCGCGACGACCCAGAATAGCGGCCATAGCACGCAGCCCATTATTAAGCGACAATTCATCTTATATTTATAATACTTCATACCAGTAATAACATGAAACGTCAAGAAACCGATACTAATATACAAAAGGGTTATCATTGTCTTTGCCTTATTGCCTTATTGCCTTATCGCAGATTTCTTGAATCTGCGATAAGGCATTTTCGGCTGCATTTGGTACAGTAATAGCAGCAGATAAAGAGCCGTAATGATGCTCTAGGCAATCAAGCAACAACTGTTTGATTTTGTCTTCATTTGGACCCCATGGAAGTGTGGATTCATTGTATACTCTCTCAAGTTCCTTCTCCCTACGAGAGAAGAATTCTTCAATTTGCTCTTGAGTCCACTCACCACGCCGGATAGCTTTTAGCCTCTCCCTATCTCTTTGCACATCTAAATCACCTAAGGCAAGTATCTGCTCGGCCTCATCTGCGAGTCGCACGACATGTGCCCCAAATTTAGTATCATACCCGAAGCGTTCAATAAGTGCGGCCCGTTTACTCCCAGGCTGGGGATTTTTATTCTTCATCTTCTTTAGTTGCGAATAGGCATAACCCTTGAACTTCGGCCAGCAAGCCTTACTAAGAAAAATATGTCTATTATCACGTAGCATCTGCCCAACTTGGGTTGCATGTATAATGCAATTATCAGGCACAAATAGGCAGTCGACCATATTTGGATTCATCTCCATGCATAAAGAAAAGAATCTTACGATGGAATAGATGGTAAAATCATATTCTTTATCGCCAAACTGGATATGATGTTCCTGCCAATTCTCAAATTGCTTCTTCTGCTTGCCAAATCCAGCAATTTCACCCCTGAGGTGTGGGAATATAACATCTTTAGGCGGGATACAAAACCCAACTACATCCATATCGGAAGTATCACCGGCCATTCCATATGCAACTGACCCAGTGATAACTTCATAATGCATATTGGTCGGGACAAATTTCGGAGGGGAGATAGCCCCTGCGTCGTGCAATCTTTTAACTACGCTGCTTCCCATTTTTACCTCAGACTACGCAAGAAAAGATTTTATATACCAACCATATTGCCAAGACGGCCAGGCCAATATATAATGGTAAAAAGGCAAGGTTCAGGAAAAAATCGGACTTCTCTTCGCCCTCCCTTTCCAATCTCTCAGCCTCTGTTTCGATGTGTGGTTGGTATTCTATAGGCGGGAGTTCAAAATGATTCTCCATTAAGAAGCTCTGATGTTCTTGCTCCTTTGCAATTCGCCGCAGCAGGTCTTCTTGCTCTCCCATTCCTATCTCCGGTAATAGCCCGAGCGGGATTCGAACCCGCACGCCCTTACGAGCAGGGGATTTTAAATCCCCAGCGTCTGCCAATTCCGCCACCGGGCCATCCACTCCGCCGCTACGCTAAGGGTTAGACTTTCACCAGTACCATCATGCCCTCATCGGCCATCATGCCCGGCGTCTGGTTGAATTCCGCAACGATCTCCCCAAAGAGTTCATCGGGCAAGAAGGTATCGCCGTCAATGTCGATCCGGCTGTCTGAGTTTTGCTGGGCACCGCCACATGGACAGTTACCCAGAGAGCCAATCTCCAGCAACGCACCGCATTCACCGCACACATTGGGGTCTGTGATAGTGAGATTCACTGTTACCCGGTGACTGTTGCTTTCAAAGAGGTATGCCTCACCAACGATATCAACATCATCGTAGAGTAGGCTCTTCGTGACTTTGAATTTGATAAACATGCCGCTCTCCTATCTGGATACCATCAGCCCCGACAAGATTTGAACTTGTAACCTGCCGATTCAGAACCAGCTGCTCTATCCAATTGAGCTACGAGGCTTAGGGGCGGGAGGGGCTTTTGATGGTCGCAGATACAAGGCTACCTATCGTCTGCAGTAACTCCCGCCCGGTTGGTTGGCTTACTTCACGTCGTCCGGGTATTCGGCTAGACCCTTAGGAAGCTTGAATGGCAGCACCGTAATCAGCGGCTCAAAGTAAGATGGCCTTGGATCGCCGGTGTTGGGGTCAATCATCATCAACCACGTAGCCGACAGACCTTCGGGCATAAACAGGCCGTTGGGTTCGGCTTGTGGAGCATATCCGTCAACATCATATTGCCCACCGTCGATTTTGACTTTCCGTTCAGGACTAGAGAACTGTACCGAAGCCGGGAGTCCGTAGCCAATGCATTTACCGATGTAGACATACCTGCCCTTGAAGGGGTTCCAGTGGTATGCATAGCATATGTAGTTTTCCTGGTCCCGAAGTTCATAAATCTGCTTCAACATCTTCTTCTCTTGCCAATGTATGATGGTTGGAAGCGGCACTTGGGCATTGGCTTCCTGCTGCATCTTCTCGGCCATCTTGGCAACCTCATCATCTGAGGTGTCCTCGCCGCCGTCGTAGCATCCGGTGGCACCCATACAGATGCTCAACATTACGACCAAACACATCATCAACATAAACTGCTTCATCTTTAGACCCTTCTTATCATGTGGTAGTTAATAATTAAGGAACGCCCCTAATTATTTGCGGCCAGCTTGTACCGCCTTAAGCCATGACCTCAACTCCGTGTTCTTAATATCGTCGGGGTCATAATCAGCAAATGATTGCCTGACAGAGGCGGCAATTGCCTTCTTGGCATCTTCGTCCTTCTCCCGAACATATTCCAAATGCAACTTCGAAAGCTGCTGCGCCTTGCCTTCGTTGTAGCTTTTGGTTTCCTCATAGACTTCTCTGCGGACACCTTCGCGCTTAGCAGCGAAGAAACCTTCCCATTCAATACCAAGCCACTCAAGCCCAAAGCATAGGCCGCCAAGTAGCACGACAATGATAATTCCCAATAACACCAACCCAACAATCTTCATCTTGCGACTCCTTTAGTTCTGCGCCTTATTATATAGAGGCACGTTTCGTAAGTTTACAGGTTTGCACCTCTACCGCCCTAGCTGCTACTTTCATTTCTCTAGCTATTGTTATTGCCGCCCAATGTATAGGACATTGCCAGTCATGACCTGTATCGCCTTTATGCAGAAAAGCGGAGCAATAGCATGGATTGCTGGCCCTGGCCTTATTCGCCGCATCTCTAAGCAGATTTCTCCATTCGATTTGTGCTAGCATACCCCGGCCTCTCTAATCTGGCCAGCATTGATGAAAGCACGGCCAATCTCACACCCTTTGGCCAATTTCATTTCGGCAGTTGTAAGTCCCTGACCATCTAGAATTCGGTCTTGCAAATCATCTTGGGCGTCGAAGTCATCGGGGTATATGTGGTCAACTAGAGTAAGCAGTGCGTTCTTAATCATTCCCATGGCTATCTACTTCTCCTTCCAAAGCTTTAAAGCCTTCGGCCAATCGCTCGTCTATCGACTGTCGCATCCGACCACTACCTATCATGTGGCGGTTGACTATATGCCTAGGATTACCACCATTATGGCTGCTTGGCCCATTCTTGGCCCGTTTAATATCAGCAGCCTCTAAAGTGCATGGCGTGCATAATTCACGTGGGTCGCCTACCGCAGTAACGAAGGGCCTGTGGCACTTTGAACACAATAGGCGGCGACTGCCGCCTCCTGGTTTTATGCCTAACTTTGCTATGCGCTTCTCTAGTCTTTTGCATAGGCCGCATAGTTTGCGGGTATCATTGTCTGCGGTAACATAAAAATAGCTACCACATCGGCATATCCTTCTATGCTTCTTCTTACCCATTGGTCGCCTCTCGTTGTGCCGCGCAGCCGCTTGTGGGAAAACTACATCTTCTGTGATAGCGATATCAGCCGTCTACCCGCGCGAATAAAACAACTTCCCAACTTGTTCGTCACGCCGCTGGCCCATGCACAAAACTTGGATGCGAGAATACAAACTCGCACGAGGCAGAGGGTGACTCGACGCCGTATTTGCAATCTCATCTGTTTGTCCTCATACTGGTTAGTTATTCTTCTTAAGGACTTTGACCTCAATATCACGCACTCCCCACTCCAGAGCTTGTTGATGGGTGGCGAATAAAAGGTCTAGTCGGCTTCCCTTGATGGCCCCACCCCTATCCAATACTTGGACAGGTTTGCCCATGGCATAGCCAGGGATTCGCATCCAAGTTCCGAATGGGATTGATGGGTCTGCAGCAACACAAGCGGTGATTTCTGATAATTTGGCACCTGCTGCAGTCCTGCGTGTTTCAAGTGGATATTTAGCCCATTTGCCACAACACTTTTCGCATGGACAATATGCGGTTACTCTAAATCTGGCAGTTTCCCACTCATGGTCGCTGCCTGGCTGGGTGGCTGGGTTTGAGATAGGCCCACCCGGCTTGGTAGTGACCTCGATTTTAGGCATTAAAGTCAACACTTCACTGCCGTTGGCGATCTCCACTGTACCGCATTTTGGGCATTTGGCCTTGCCTTGGAATGGCATAGTGGCGGAGTATCCACAACGACAGTTGAACTGGCGAGTGATGTTATCGAACCGCTTGTCCATCGTATCCAGCCGGTCGTTGATTCCGCCCAGATAATTACTGATGATGGAGATACAGACAATCAGAACGACCGAGGCAACCACCAGTGCGATGAAAACGGCATCTTTCAGAATTTTCATAAGTGCGTCTCCTATATGTGAGCTACACTATACATCCAGCCTGATTAATCTCTTATTCCGGCTGCATAATCTAATTGGTATTGATACATAGCAGCGGCCATAACCCACAATATCTTTAAAATCGGGCTCCTCTAGTCTATCAGGATGTGGCGTTATGATAATCATAAGCGGCGTAGCCTCTTCGTTATCTATTTTACCTTCATCGTCTGCCTATATTTTATAAACCTACCATATGTATGTTCTGGCATCATTTATTGCTATAGGTTATTAGTATGATTACGACAGGCATCTTCGAGATAGACCCATAACTCCGACCCTTCCTCAACCGGAAAGATACCCCGTGTTGGAGGCATTTGGTATCGGATATCCTCTACCACACCCTCGCATGTGGCGTTCTGGATTGGTGGGTCCCAACAATACCACACATCAATTTCCGTCTCCGCCTCATTATTCATATTATACTTAAACCGCCTAGTCATTTGTTAATCCTAGCCTATAGGGCGTAATGTTCATCACCCACGAAATCCGACTTAGCTATTGGCAGTGAGAATTCAGAGGCAATAGCACGCCGCATGTTTTTATCACCAATAAGCTCAGGTGGCATCAGAACTTGATATCTACCACTGCTGTCGGTATAAGTAACCCTCCCACGCGGTACTTCGTCATACTCTTTGCCCCTGACTGCTGGATATGTTTTTTGTACTGATGGCCATGCATTGATGTGGTCATGTGGAGAGTCTCTAAACCCCGCGTAACTCTCTGCATCACGTGCAAGAACGGAGAATGTAATCACTTCTCCGCCTATTAACCAAAATATGCCAATTTCTGGCGCAGCCTCATTTAGCAATACCTCTTGCATTTCTGTTGCAATTTGGTCTGGGTCGTTTGGATATTTCATAGTTTTATTCCACCTCCACTACATATTTTTACGTTAAGGGAACAAAAATTGATGCATCATCACCTTCACCATTGCGTAGCTGGATGCATTTAAAGACACCATCTGCTATCGTTGCTTCAATAGCATCGCGTAGGATATCCGCATCACGATTAGATTCTGCTGCAATAACCAGACGTTTCCACTCACTATCGTATTTTACCTTCATTGTCTACCTATATCGGTTTTGGCTGCTTCAACTTCGAAGATAAACCGCTCCCGCTCGTCGGCGTCCAGTTGAGTTAGGCACGGGCTACATTGGATGTATTCACGTCGTTTGACGGTGAGATTGGGGTTGCTCTTGGCCTCATGCTGCTCTGGAAGTTTCTCTATTTCCTTAGCAGTATAGGGTCGAATGATTTGGCGACTAAGCACGAACAGGCCATTCTTCTCTCGTCCGCTATACTTAGTTGACCAATTCACCCCATGGTCTTGAAACATCATCTCCTGCATCTGCTTGCATGTCTTACCGTGCAGTTGCTTATGCGAGAACATGGACTGTGCTGCACCAGAGATACTATTCCGCATTGCGTCCTGTTGCCGCCAGATAAGATAATTCACCGCCTCAGTGTTGTTCGGTACACTCCAAACCCGGCAGTCAAACACAGGCTCTTGGCTAGCTTGGGATGACGGAAGATATTGCGGTAATAGTCGGTTGAATCGAACCGAGCACATAGCCGCAAGCACACTCTGTATCTTAGCAATCCTGCCGCCAAAGAACATCTCTGACCGGTACGATTTCTGCGTCCACACCAAGGATATCTCGTCGCTCTGCACATATCCTGCGACCGCGCCGGATTCTGCTACTAACCACGTCGTCACAGTATCCATCAACGATATTAGACGCCCATCAAATGGCCTGTCTAGCCCACGTGTGAAGTTGTGAAAACACCTACCATCCAGCCTGCAGATAGCAGGTATCAGTGGCATTAGTGCCGAATTTCCACCAAATTGCTGCTCGTAACGCTTCATGCGATCGCCAAGACTTGCTTCCATTATTTATCCTATCTCAAAATACCATGTAGAGTTAGATTATCATAACTCTAGGCTCGACAGTAGTGATTTGGCCAACGTTGATCAGCAAGCTTATATCTAATCATCGTCGATCTCTACGTTGTTTACTCCGAACAGATCGTGCAATCGTTCGCTTGGCCCTAGAATATGGTCCTCATCGATTGAAAGCCTTCGCCCATTGAATTTGAACGATCTGCTTTTGCCATCTAGATATCCTTTGATCGCAGCTTTAATAACGCCGCGATAACTATGTTGCAAGATGGTCTTGCTATGAACATCCTCTACCAAAACACGCCGGGCACCATGGCTATACTGGAATCCAAACCAGCGATCGCCATCAGTTATATATGTAGACCCATTTATAGCGACTTGATACATCGGCGTGCAACCAGGGTCGCATACGTCTGCATCAGTGTTTAGTTGACCATCAACCATCTTAGTGGCTACAACACCAAAAACCGATATAGTAGTAAACCTAGCGATTTTATTCATCCTCCGGTCATTATGTCTAATGGCCCCATGGTGTCGTTTCGCGAATCGTTGTGACCTGCTACGAGTCATATAAATCTCCAAGATTGGTGACAGTTCGCGTCCACGTGTGGTGTCGCTATCGTCGGCTGGCGACAACTACACAGCAAAAATATAGTAAATGAAAATTTCTGAACTATATGAAGCCATAACTAAAACCATGCGATACTTAAATACCGCGCATGGTAAGAATTATATCTTGTGGTGGTATGACAAGACAGATGGCCTGCACACACGCGAGGCAAGGATGGTTTATGACAAGGTAGAAGATAGAGAACGGATGGCTCGACACCCAGATTTTTGGCCACCCAATTATGAGCCTGATTTTCGTGGAAGATATGATACAAAGACCAAAGAACTTACTGCATTTACAAGACAAAATCTTAAGTCGGTTCCAAAGCATCTAAAAAGGACACTACAGCGGCAATTCCCGGACGGGTATTTTGTCTAAGTATTCTTTGAGTCAATGTATACAGCAAGACCTCGGATTTAAATCCGAGGTCTTGCTGTAGGGACGACTATTTATTTTTTGCCACGTGGAATGTTCTTCCACATCGCTGCACCAGCCACGGCTGCAGGGTCTTTAGCTCCAGATTTTTTAGCCGCAGCTTCTACCTTTTTGAACCCCTTACCTTTTTTACCGATATCTTTACCTGCCGCTGCCTTTTTTGCGACATTAGATTTTTGTTTCTTTGTTAAGCCAGCAGATGGTTTTTGTTTGCTTTCCATACCTAAGAGTTGCGTTTCGTCGGCAGCGTCGACAGGTGGCATCTCGTCAACCGGACCCTCTGGCGGCATTCCATCAATTGGACCTTCACCACCCTGAGCCTCTTCTGCAGCCATGCACAGTTCCTCTGGGCATCCATTTTCTCTAGCCCAAGCTATTAGCTCAGCTACCGGGCACTGGGCTTCGCACGGAGGTTCTTCCATGCCTGTATCCATGCCCATTTCGTCTTCCTCGGGGGCCATACCAGCATCTGCCATACCAGCATCATATGGGCCGAATCCCTCATTGACAGAAACCACATAACCACGGTCGGTAAATAGCTTGATGAGGCTGATAGTAGATGCATCTATATCCATTCTGTAGCCACCATCCTCGTTCATAAGGTTGGCCATGGTTTGGATATGGGCTTCCATCCTAGGTTGGCGTCTGCCTGGGTTTGCAGCCATACCAGACCCGGCTAGAATAAAATCAGTGACGGCTTTTTGTACTGCAGCAGCTGGGTCGTTTCTAATTCCACCCCAGCGACCGGTCTCGAATGCTTGCTGGATAATTCTCTTCCATTTCATGGCATTTTTCGCGGAGATACCACGGCCAGTCCAATCATCCAGAATCCCTATAACTCGTGCTACGCCTAATTCTGGAACTCGGTCAATGGCGTCCATCAACTCGGAATACAAACGTTGCATGTCCCAAGCGGGATTGGTTCCGGCGTATTGCCCTGAAGTATAATCTTTGCGTGGCATCTAGAATCTCCTATTATACTTTATTTTTAATTGGAGATTCTATTTTTTAGATATTAATTTCACCCTAAGACCGTATCTATTGGCGGTCTCTTTATATTGGATTTGGAGTTTGGTGAGTTTGTGGTCAGGGGTTTGGAACCAGCGGGTTCGCCTCAACCCGACCATGGGCAATATACAATTAGATAATCCCACCCACGCCTGCCTTTTAGACCTATAGGTAATATATACCTGCAGAGCCTTGGCGGCATATTTGGCGATACTGCCCGAATAAAGTATTAGAGAAACTATTAATACAAAAAAAGTTAGAAAATACATAATGCACCTAATTAGAAGGGCACTTGAGAGAAACAATCCCTCAAGTGCCCTTCGAGAGAGTTGGGGCTACTTGTCGTCAGCGACTTTGCCCCACGCACACTGTGATGCCAACTTCTGCAGTTCCGGGTCCTCATGCATCCGGTCTGCAAACGTCTTCTTCGAAGCCTTCCCCCTGAACTTGGAAATCAGGTCAATGACTGCAGGGTTCGAAACCATTGAGGCACGCGCCTTGAGGTTATTGCCCCCAATCATCAGGTTGCAGAAGGCGACCGCAAGGTCCTTGTCCCGGCCTTCCTTAGCCAGGAATTTGGCGAAGTCGATGGCGACCTTGGCCTTCTTGTCGTCGTCAACCTTACCCTTGAGGAAGGAGACCATGCCCCAACACAGGCCGGTCTTCTCATTGCGGGTTAACTTCCGCAATTCATTCATGTATGCACCGACTCCACGGGTAATCAAGTCTTTCGGCCTGACTGGGCAGCTATACCGGACGAATGAGATTGCGGTATCATGTCCGACCAGCCCGGCGATAACCCCCATTCGGGCATCTTCGGAATATTCGCCCTTAGCGATAGCAGACTGGACTCGCACTACAGCTTCCCATGACCGCCTGGACGGCTGGACACTAAAGCCCAACTCGCCCTGGATTTTACCATCCAGGTGGTCGACGTTCTGTGATGCGAACTCGATGATATCGACCGCTGCATTGCCGTGGCGGTTCGACATATACGAAACCCATTCCTCAAGGGTCAACTCGCCACCATCAAGCTGCATGTGGCAGAATCGGTCTAAGAAAGCTGGGTCTGTAAAACCGTTGGTGCTGTAGCCTTCCATGTAGTTTCCGGCGCAGACGATGTGCCAACCAGAAGGCAGGGTGTAAGTGCCAAGACGACGCTCCAGAACCAACTGGAATACGGCCTGGATCACATCATCTTGCGCCCGGTTCAATTCGTCCAGAAACAGGATTCCCTCGTTCAACATCGGCTGCAAACGGGCCTGCTTCTTGGCAATCGTATCAGCTTCGACATAATGACCAAGGCTTGCCAAAACCTTGACCGCCTCAGACGGGTGCTCCGACAATGTAGGGTCCATAGTGAGCAATGCTGCGAGTTGCTTCTCGCCCAGGCACTTCTCTAGAGTAGCATAGATTTGCAACCTTTCCATGTACTCATCCCATTCCATGCCGCCCTGTGGCAGGTCTGCTGGCGGGAGGAATAGAGTAATACCACTTTCACGGTCCGCCAACGGAAGGCCGCGTAAATCACTGGACTCGCACTGGCTCAGCCGCATGTCGGAAAATCCCATGTGGTGTTCTGCAGCCGTCTGCTCGGTGATTTGTGACTTCCCGAGGCCCCGGTGGCCCCAGATGAAGGGCGTCACTACCGCGTCCCGGCACAGGATAATCGATTCTTTCAACGCTCCAATCTTCATAACTCTCTCCAATAAGAACAGTGTGCGTGTCTGCGTCTGTCGCTGTTTTGTGCAACGGGCGGCTGTCGCAAACAATTATGTATTTGCTGTTGTGTATTTAACCCACGATGGCCCCACCAGTCAAAAATAATTAGAGGTGACACCGTGGATTATAAAATTTGCACTAAATGCAGCCAAAAACTACCGTTAGACGCGTTCAGAATTAAAAAAAGGCGGCCCGGACAAAAATGTGGGTATAGCTCGCAATGCAAAATATGTTTGAACCAACAAGCACGTGATAGATACAACCAGAAGAATCAAATTAAATCAGATAAGGCCCAACCAAAACCTAACCACAAGTTCTGCTCTGATTGCAAACAAGAACTTTTGCTCAAATACTTCCACCCATGCTGCAAAAATCCGACAAAAAACTGGCATTATGATTCAAAATGCAAAAAATGCAAAAATGAATCTGCTAAATCCAAATCAGAATATATTAGGCCGTCGTCATTGACTTTAGAACATCAGCTTATAGAATCTAAGCGCAAAAAGGTAAAAAATGGAAAATATAAACATGGCAATAAATTTATCAACTTTACTATCGGAGTAGACGATGTTCGCAAGCTCATTAAAGACCAGACTCGTAATGGAATTCTCCGATGCGCAGCTCTCAATACTCCACTAAATAATAGTTTATTGTTAAAACCATCAATCGATAGAATTAATAATAACAAAGGATATGTGCCAAATAATATCAGAATTACATCATATCTATATAACGTGGCTAGAAATAAGTGGCATGATGTAATTGTCATAAAAGCAATGCATGGCTTATATCCTGCTGGCACGCAATCATGGGATAACTTCGTAAAAAAAGATTCCCGAAGAAAACAATCAAACACTAATGATGGCATATATAACAATCCTGGACGCCATCGTGGAATTCCAATTAATAATTATGATATTAAGCAAATCATAACTGCGCAAAGCCAATCTGGATTTTTAACATGTGCGGCCACTGGATTAAGGCTACTTAACGACCCATCCAGCCCATTGTATCCATCTATCGATAGAATTAACCCGCATGGCCCATATGATAATTCTAACATCACAATCGTTGCTAAGTTCTTTAACCTAGGCAGGAATAGGGCTAAATGGGAAGATGCAATTAAAGCATTCAAGCTAGTGTCAAAAAACTATTCTAATAGATTGATTTATGTATCTGGTAAATATTTTTTCGAAGATGAACTTATAGATAAAGAAGAAATATGCCGATCACTTTTATACAACCATGAAACTCAAATTATTAGGGCTAGTAAATGTGACGTAAAATTGATTGACAATAGATTAGCAAAAAGATTTTTCGATAAATACCATTATGCTGGTAGTATTAGCGGGAGTTTCAACATTGCTGCAATGTTTTCTGGTGAAGTTGTGGCATGTATGTCATTCAGAAGACCCAGTGGTATTAATTGTCAAGAGGATTGGGAATTATCACGCATGGCACGACATAATGACATCTATATTCATGGGGTCTGGAGTAAGCTATGGTCATGGGTTTGCAATGAGAAAATAATCAACGGTTCGATTATAACATTCACTGACAATAGATTGTTCTCTGGAGATGTGTATGAAAAGCTAGGTTTTGAATTATCTAGCAAAATAAAACCTGCACATTATTGGTGGAGAGATGGCATAAGATATCACCGACAAACCACAAGAAAACCTAAAAGCTGCGAAATGACAGAATCAGAGTATATGGAGTCTCAAGGATATGAGAAAGTTATGGACTTAGGCAAGAAAAAATGGATAACGACCATATAATATCTACAATCACTCACAATAGAAAAGCTGTTGCCACGACTCTTCCTCTTCTCTTCTGCGTTTTCTGTATCTTCTCGCTTGTCTCTTGTCATATTCATCCCAAATGCCATGTTTTATGCAGTATGAACATCGGCGGCGAGACCAGCAGCACCGCTTGTGATTAAGGTCAAAGTGGTCTCGTTTGGACATAGACCGAGCGTACGCCCGGCTGCTCCTCTTAGGCTTTACAGATTTGGTCTTGTACTGCGTTTTGCGGTACCGTTTCCAGCACCTGTCAATGTGCCTTGGAATATCATCCCAAGCGGACGGCAAGTTGTGGAGATTCCGTTTAGGTCTCCCCCACCCATCTTGGCTGGCCCTACGCTCTTGCGTAGTCTTGATGTGCCTGAAGTAGTTGTACATTCGTTAGCCTCCTAGTAAGGTCACTACCAGAAAACCAGCGATGCTCCGATGTGATACTTCATATCATTCCTTAATGCGGGTGGGGAGAGTCGAACTCCCACACCATAAGGTACAGCATCCTAAATGCTGCGCGTCTGCCATTCCGCCACACCCGCTTGTGCTTATTTATATTTACCCCGAAGCTTAAATTTCTAATTGCCTGGCGTCCTTGCTTGAACTGCTAGCTCAACTACCTCGGCGGCATCTATGGCTGTTTGTCTAGCAGCTAATGCAGCTTCCTGGTCTGCTAAACGATGCCTTAAAGCTTCGAGTCTTTTTTCTTCTAATTTTACAGTTTGCTCTCAGGATGCCGAATATACTAGGCTTGATACCCAGATGCACCTTTACAGTAATAGTAATTTTCGTCGCTCAATGTCTGTAACACCCACCAGGGTGCGGTTTACGGCATCGCACCTGCCAACTATGATTGTTGCTCCGTCCTAAACATGGCCTTAAAGCACTATTCACATCCTTAAATACAAATCCTTCGACATATGATATCTCAGTTCTGCTCCATGCCGCATCAAATTGTTCCGGTTCTATCATACAAGCAAGCCAGATGTTATCGGTCACTTTCGCAATATGACCGTCGTTGGAGATTGGTTCTCTAACAGCATCGAGTAACATCTGATGGCGTGCATTATATTTTCTACCAATTAGATAATCACTATCATAGACTAGCATATCCCACCAGTAGAGTGTATTTTTGATGCTCTTGTCTTTGGCGTGCAGCAATTCTCCATCTATTGCCACCCAACCATCAACTGGTTTGACAACACTTAGAACCTGCTCCACAAGCCAAGGTGGCACATTGTAATTTTGATGGGTGTCGCCATGCCGATTCCACATTTGGACTTCTCGGTCCGGGCTAATATATATGACATTACGTTGGCCATTAAGTTTCAGCTGCGATTTCCACCATTTACGGCCCTTCATCGCCTCATATTGAGGGCTAAAAGGCTTTATGGTGGTCTTTGGTCTGGGTGGCCACAAATAGAAGAAAGTTGGACCGTATTGCATAGCGCGGCTCCTTCGACACATTGTGCTGCGTCGTACCGCGCCCGCAAATTTGGCATGCTACGAATGAAGGGGGCAGGATTCGAACCTGCAATTTGGACCCGGTTGCATCCGGGCAATTAGGCCCAGTACCAGTAAGCACCGATGCAACGGTTTATCTCAGTGGCCCGGTCGCGTCCCAGCGTCTACCAATTCCGCCACCCCTTCAGTTTATCTCTTACGCCGTCGTAGGGGAATACCAAATATCCGCCATATCCAATGCTTATAAGCATTGGATCGTGTCTCATCTAAAGCCTCAGCGAATACCACGGCCAACTCCGCATCCATTATACGGTTCTTGGTCCTAGGGTCGCACCAGCATCGGGCCGCACGTTCCATACTTGCTCTACTTGCCATCTCGAATAATTCTTTTAAGAAGCTCTGTGTGGTCATCAACACGTATCTTGACTTCGACTTCTAACATGCTTGCCCCAAACAAATACTGATATTATTAAAACAATCATAATACATGTCGACCACAAGCCGATTGACCGCAAAATCTTGTATTCAAGCTGCGGATTTTCAACTTTTGCCTCTAACACCTCAGGCTCTTGATGCAACGGCTGTAATTGTTCTGGCTGTAATTGGTTTTGTGATTGTTGTAGCTTCGTAGTTTTTATAGGTTTGGTTGCTGGCTCTGTTAGTTCAGTTGCAGGAGGAGGTGATAATTTATCCATGTTCTTACCACTGCAACCCACCAACATCACAGTAAATATAATAACAATTGGCTTCATTATATATAAAATACATAAACAGGAGAACCACCTTGCGTAGTAGTTGCTTAGATTGTAGTCGTAAGCATATCGGAGAAGCAGAAGTACTGCTTAGGGAAGCTCGAATGGGCTATCCGCTTCATGCATGGTATGCAGTGGCTCATTTATCACAGGCTGAGGCGGAACTTCTTAATGACTATCCGGAAATGGCCCATAAAGTACGAACAGAAAGAATTAATTTAATAGACAATCTAGAATATAGTATTGATGAAGAGGAGTTAGTATTAATTATAAATTATAAAATAGATACCTTGTGTCTTATTGAAGAGCTTACCATATTGCAAATCGCAGAAAATCCGACGATTATATAATATCAATTATTCTGACTCTAAGGCTTAGTTCTTTAGAAGTATCACACAATGCCTCTATCGGAATATCCCCAAACATTGCGCCTACCACAGCGACACGCTCATTAACAGCCCTATGAATTTTTGAAGTCGTATACAACGAATTACACAAATCCTTATCGAATGAACCATCGCCAGCAGCAGCGATATTATATAATAATTTTCTCACATTTATGATGCTGTGTAAATTACCATTATCATAAATATAAGTATATATGTGATTGTTATCTACTGTAGTTACAACTTCATAACCATTTGCCTGGAGTGATTTTTCAAGGATTTGTACAACTATAATGAACCCATCATTAATCCACGATGAGATTAATGCTTCATCTTCGAATTGGCTTGTTCCAAATATATCTCTTTGCATTGCTCTTTGGCATCTAGCTCCGCTTTTGATTCACCCAACGCAGGTGGTTGATATTTCTTCCATTTATTTGTATGATTAGCCATGGTGTCAACCATATCTACCCTACACGGGTGGTATGGCCAGATTCTGGCAACCCTGCGTTTCCGCATTAATTTTCTATATCGACGTTTGGCTTTCATATATTGCCTCTTCACCCTCGGCTCATCTTCCCCTAATAACATCACAGGCATAATAATATGCCCATTCAGGGTCATTCTTTATAACCTCTTCGCCCTCAGGCCATCTTCCCTCAATAACATCACGGGCATAGAAATGTGCATATTTAGGGTCACTCTTTATAGCCTCTTCACCCTCAGGCCATCTTCCCCTAATAATATCACGGGCATAGCGATATGCCCATCCAGGGCTACTCTTTATAACCTCTTCACCTTCAGGCCATCTTCCCTTAATAATACTATAGGCATAGTGATATGCATATTTAGAGTCACTCTTTATGGCCTCTTCACCCTCAGGCCATCTTCCTCTAATAACATCACAGGCATAATAATATGCCCATTTAGGGTCACTCTTTATGGCCTCTTCGCCCTCAGGCCATCTTCCCTTAATAACACCATAAGCATAGCGATATGCATATTCAGGGTCACTCTTTATAGCATCTTCGCCCTCGGCCCATCCTCCCTTAATAATACTATAAGCATAACAACATGCCCATTCAGGGTCACTCTTTATGGCCTCTTCACCTTCAGGCCATCTTCCCTTAATAATACTATAGGCATAGTGATATGCATATTCAGGGTCATTCTTTATAGCCTCTTCACCCTCAGGCCATCTTCCTCCAATAACATCATAAGCATAGCAATATGCTTGTTCTACATTGAAGATACGTATTTCCTCTAGGCCGTCGTCATAACCCACAATATCTTTAAAATTAGGGTCCTCTAGTCTATCAGGATGTGGCGTTATGATAATCATAGCTCAAGTATTCTTTTATCGGTAGGCCCCAATTTCTTATGTTGTGTTTTACGCTTCTTTAATTCCTTAGCCATATCATAATATATATCTGGTAACAAATCACTGGGTTTGACACCAATAGCTGAAAGGTTTTTAAGGTTTGATAGGCAAATAATAGATGTTTTGCGTGACATGAACGCCATAGCATTTATCAGATGTTCATCCGTCATCTGAGATAAACGTAAAACTTCCCCGGATTTAGTTTTCCAAATTGGCTCGCTCATTATAATACTCTATCACTTTCTCTGCATCTTGCTGCGATACAATATGCATTGAAAAAAATACCGGATAACCATTCACAGACACTGGTGCAGCTTCACTCATATATTCGTAAAAGAAAGTGATATTATGGAGCTTCATTTTTAATATTAAGCAAAAGTCCGCCAGTGACAACCCCATGAAGACAGATGCTATATCGCGATTTGGACATTGTGATGATGTGAAGATTGTGCGTTTAATCATCCCATCTGCGATGCCGCTCAATTCTTCGTCGGTATAAGGAGGATATGGCTCCAATATATTCTTCATCTCGTCCGTTGTGAAGGTTTGTACATGCTCATTCCATGTTACAGTCCAGGTCCCGTCGCCGTTATCGACCATAGTTGGTTGCTCTTGGCTCAGCATCCTAGCTGCCCACCATCTCATCAAAGAATGTCACAGATTTTTCCCCAAGAACACGCATGTGTTCTGTTGTGAACTTATATCGCGGAGGATGATTGCACACTGTAAGACCATCCACATAGGACCACACACTTCTCTCAACATCCACCAATATTCGACACCAATTAAGTTGATGCTGTGGTGGAGACATAGATTTTACCCTATCAGGGTCCTTCAAGCATACATCAAACATCGCATATACTTTATGTTTTGGGTCCTGTGGTGATAATATGGCATGTCTACCAGATAACCCGACAATTCTAGTCATCACATGTGTTATGACCCATCTAGATTCTGATGGCGGGTAGAATGTGCGCCAATTGATTTGATTCCTTCTAGCTCGCATTTAAACCTCCACGTCGTTTATCACGCTTCGGGCCATCATATTTATCTAACTGTCTTAAAAAGCGACTTGGTAGATACCGCCAAGAGCCTAGTATTTCATTAGAATCATAGTCATATAAAACCCATGTCGGTCTACGGAATTTGCTTATACCTATTGGATGCCATGGGCTTCTGTTTTTGTTGCTCAATTTCTCTAGTCTTAAATTGTGGTTCCCAAAGAGGCCCCACATTTTATCCAAGCAACCACGCCTATAAATGTGGATAATACCATGGGCAGGTGGTTCGAATTCCAGCTTCGTTTTGATTCTATCCAGAGACCCTGTATAGACTTCTGTGCCTTTTTTGGTGAATAGAAACACCATAACAAATGGATATGCGTATGAAACGCCCAGATTTTGTGTTTTCATGGCTTTCCTCAGGAATCGGAAGTTGTGTGGCTGTTAGGGGTTCAATTTAATATTGTGCCACTAGATGCTTTTAATGGATTTGGTTGCGGTTGGTAAGGTACTATTAATGGCCGCTAATCCATTTAAAACATTACTTCCTCACCGGTGTTAAGGGTCTCGACGCTCTTTGTGTCGCAGCGTGTCGTGCGAGACAACTAGCGTTTCGAGGCTAAACCAAAAAAGCCAACACCTACTACTGTGCCAATAAACCAAGTGGCAACTCCAGTAATAAATGCACTGACAAATCGTAGGATACCAAGAGCAATATCTAATCCGGATACTGGGTCGGCTTTCACACCCTCAACAAATTGCACAATCCCGCCGATAAAGCACAGCCACACGCCAACATACAATCCGGCTGCAATAGCCGCCAAGATAAAACAGATACCCAAGATAATATATGCTGCCTTCATTTTGTCTCCCGTCGTCGCATTAATCCTAAAATACTTTAGTCAACTTACACATAAAATACAACAATCCCAACGCAGAAAGAACATAAGGAAGAATCAGCAAAACAATGATATGGCTCAAAGACGAGTTAATCGTAGTCAGCTTCTCTGCTATGAGCTTATCATACTCATGCTCATCCCACTCCGGCAACTCTTTTGTATAATTTTTCATTTGTTCACCAATAAGACAACAAAATAGGCAATTAGAGAAGGGCAACCAGTTCATCTTCGCTGATGACCTTGATATTTGCACCCTTTGCGTTGTATTTTTCGACCTTTTGGGTCTTGTTCGTACTCTTGGATGGGTCGGCCACAACCAAGAAGGCCAAATCCTTTGAGACCTTGCTGACCAAAGTCAGTCCAGCAGCTTCCAGAGGCTCTTTATACTCAGCCTTCTTCTTGCCGCTTGGCAGAGTCCCGGTGATGCAGACTGCGATGCCAGTTGGTTCTGCTGATTGATAGTCTTGGACGGTCACACCATTCGCCAGTAGACCGTCGATCACATCAGACATGGAGGCAATTCCATCCGCCCATTTAACTGCCTTGCTTGGGGCATTGATGAAGGCAGCAAAATCTTCATCTCGCAGTTTGTCGCCTCTCCAAGCAGCTAAAGTCCCAAGTTCCGGGGCCTTCTCGCATGCGATTTCGACTTCACGACGTCCTAATCCTTCAATACCTAGAGAACCAAGGAAGATATGAAGTGGCAAATCACGCTTCTGATTAATCTGCTCAACCAAATAATCAGCATTATGCCCAAACCGACTCTCGCCGCTGATGATAAGGTCCCGAAGTTGTTCAACTGTGATTTCTCGACCAAGAGTGTAAATATCCGCAGCAGTGAAGATATTCAACTGCTCTTGGAGGGCGGCGCGTACCGAATCACCCACACCAAGAATCTCGACCTTTTTGAACCAATTCCGCAGCTTACGGTCCTGCTTAGCTGGACAGTCGGGGTTGAAGCACATCGTAACTGCGCCCTCACCCTTCTGGGTCTGCTTGCGCCCGACATCGCTGCTACCACAAAATGGGCAGATAGTTGGTTCTAGAATCTCCTTGCGGTCTTCTGGGCGGTGCACCACCCGTCTTAACTTCGGCACTATCTCATTTGCCTTAACCACAAAGATAGTGTCGCCAATCGCAACTCCGAGCCTAGCGATTTCTTCCCAGTTGTTGAGCAAGGCATTGCTGACCGTGGTGCCGCCCAACTCGACCGAATCAAATCTGGCATTTGGATAGATGCCACCATCGTGCCCGCCGGTTAATACGACATTCCGCAATACAGTCTCAGCACCTTCTTCCTCTGGCTTCCATGCAATCTGGGCTTTGTGATATTTGCCACTGGGTGCGAAACCGATTTGGTCCTGGACTTCCAAATCGTCAATCTTGATGACAACCCCGTCAATCCAGAAGTCTAAAATGCCATTATTGCCATCACCGCGTGATTCCATTGTGGTGGTATAGAATTCAACTGCTTCATCGGCGGTATCGCAGACTGTCCAAGGCATGACATTCACACCCATCAATTGTAGAAGTTGCATCTTCTCAGTTTCGGACGCGAATTCGGTATCAGCAGAAGAAACATCGAATGCGAAAGCAGTAATGAATTCTGCCTGGACTCCATCCTTCCGGCCAACAATCCCGCTACCTTGGTTGCGTGGATTCTTCCCGCCGACAGTCTTCCAATCAGCCTTGGTGAGGATAGCCTCAAACCGGATAGAGCCAGTGAACGGTCCGTCTTCGGTTTCAATATAGGCTGGTAGGCCCTTGAACTTCATGACGTTGGCCGTCACATCCTCGCCAATATGACCATCTCCCCTAGATATGCCTTGGGTGAGGAAGCCATCTGTATAGTAAGCAGCCACAGAGCTACCATCGCCTTTCAGGCTGACATGGAGTTTCTGGCCAACTGCTTTTTCTGTATACCACTTGCGGAATTCGGCTTCAGTGTTGACCTTATCTTGGCTAATCATCGGCATCGAGTGCTCAGCCTTCGTGAGGATAGCATCTGGCGGAACCGGGCAACCAACCATGGTCAAAACCGGGTCGTCCGGGCCGAGTGGGCTGATAGCCTCCAGCTCCTGTTCCAATGCATCATAATCCGGATTATCCATAAGCGGACTGGAAGTGAAATAATACGCCTGTTTGGCGCGGAGGATGATTGCACGTAATTCTGCTACTCTATTCATTTGCCTTTGTCCTTAATTATCAAACCAAAATACCATTATCAAACCAAAATACCAATCGCACATCATCGGGGTCACCCAGTTTTTCTAGCATTGGGATTGTGTTAGACACAAACCAGCCTAAATATGTGGCTTCCTCTCCCAGCTTAGACCAATCATATTCTTGCAACTCCCGTAGAGTTACCCACGAGTGACTATGCCCATCACTACCCCAATCATCAGATAAAATACGAACGTCTTTTGACACATCACTTGGCAGCCCACGTGGTTGAGCAATTGAGTCATAGCTCCCACGAACACCAGCTAAAACAGAGAATAAAATATAGCTTCGCGTGCATATTGGACTATCAATTGCTGGGACGTTCCAAATATCATTGTCATCTATTTCCCCGTCTATTACAGTTACAAATATCTTCTTGTCTGGGTCATAATATGGATTGGGGAACCTATATCCAACCTTCTCCCAAACATCGTCCTTACGGACCTCAACGTAGTCGTGTATATCGCAACCCATTTACGGCCTCGGAATAATTCTTGCCATAATGTCGGCTTCGATTTGTCGTGGCATACTGTCTCTCCTTCGCTGCATAGTGCTGCGCGGTGTGAGCAGAAGAAACTATTGTTTTGATGTCTTGCAGTGGATTGCTTACCAGTGCGATGGCACACCACGCCATCGATCACCCTGGTGTCGGTATCGGCCAACACAGAGATATAATGGACCGCATATACGTACCCATCGTCCGACCCAAACATCCCCCCATAGATGTATAATATTTACTGCATGTGCGGCTGTTATGCGTCGCCCAGGCAAATGGCCCCCAGGTGGTCCAACGAAAACCCTGTCCTAGCGGCGACCTTGTATGCTCTGTATACATAATTTACCAGTTCTTGAAGGGCCGTTCCAGCCTCCCTGCGGCAGAATAATTATTCGACCGGCTCGAAGATGTAGCCCTCGGGGGATTCGATGACTTTAAGCATCTCAGATTTGACGAACTTGCGTGGTGTCGAATTCACATCAACGACATTGACGCGGTAAGTATTCTTATTGACCGTTTTGATGATGCATACACATCCGGTCGGGACGCCGACTTGAGCACGGAGATGCTCTTCCAGAGTAAAGTCCTTCCATGTGGCTTTCTTGGTGGCAGTACTTATCTGTTCCTGCATAAGCGTCCCTGACATAAAGATTCTCCTTACTTATATTTATTGTTAGGGGTAGTCCGCTGTCGCATGGTTGTGCTGCGCAACAAACGCAGCAGCAACGGCACATTTAAGTAAATATAGAGTAGGCTTTTTAGGAAATTATAATGGCAACCAATCCACTATTACCTGATAACCGTATGCGTTTTCCTGCTGGACCCATAGATTTTACAACAGATGTTGGTGATACTGGACAGGACCATGATAGTTATCCAACAGCTGGTACGCAGCCACGATACGACTGGATGAGACTATCCATAATTTCATTATTATCGCAACAATCTTCATATTATGAACCAACGCAGTATAGAGAAGGCAGCGCATGGTTCGACCTAAACGAGATGGCGTTAAAAATCCGTCGAAATGGCGAATGGGTACCATACGCTGAAGGTGTACTTATAGAGGAAGATGAAGGCGTCACTCTAGCCGACTTCTATAGGGAGTTTCAAAGTCTTAACCTTAGCCCAGAGGTTCAGTTCAACGATACGGCTACTTCAAATACATCAATAATAACAATACCACCTGATACCGTCGCTGTAATAGCCGGTAAAACAAATTTGGTGGCAGATGTTTATATTGGAGGAGTATTGGTGAATCCTGATTATGTTGATATTGGGCCGAGCCAAATTACATTATCTGGCGGGGTATCATTATCAACTGGTGATGTTTATGTAGTAGTCATCAAAAACGTCACTAGGTCGCAGCAATCTACCGACCCGTTTGTAATAGCCTCTCCGAATGGCACTAGGTATAGGATTACAGTTGATAATGCTGGGACTTTGAGCACAACCGCTATTTAGACATCTCTTCGGCATACCAATTCATAAATTTCTTAATTGCTAGTCTGATTGCCATAGAATCACTACGATTCAGATTTCTTAAATTGGCATTATTGACGGTCAAGTCCAAGGACAATTTATAATTATAAACATGCTTGCCGCCCTCGTTATGTCCTGAGCCCCGCATTCTTTTAACAGGATAGAAATAATCACCATCTGAGATAATTAAAAATCGACCTTCAGTTCCAGAACATTCGAGCAACACCCATGCCTTATTGTCTGGGACCATGGTTGCGTCCATACTGACAGTACAATCATCAGCAATAGATACAATTCCCATACAATGGACTGCATAAACCAACGTCTCAATAATTACTGAGAACTCTTCATGCCGAACGCGGCTAGTATAATATACATTCGATTTCTCAGATAGCGGGAATGCGTCTGGCATTTTAGCTTTATGCCACACAGGAATCTCTGGAGGTTCGCCATTAGATAATTTAACGGCTTCTTTTATGGCGTCAGCGAGGTCTATGACCGTACTTTTTTTATTATATCCACCATTAGCATTGCGGATATAAATTTCGAAGACCCAGCCTGTGAGCATAAATCCGGTTTTCCAATCGCCTATATATTTACCAATGTGCTTGCTCCCTCTCAGATTGATGTGGTTGCGATTGGCCCTAAATCTCATCAATGTCTTGTCGCCCAAGCCAGATTGGTCGCAGACAAACTTAACCTTCCACCCACTGCGCCTAAGTTCCAGCATTTGGTTACGAATTTTTTGTTCATCAATATGATTAGAAACAGTACTACGCATAGATAGGCTCCTTTCGCCGCTGTCGTGCTGTTGTGTCGCGAGCAAACCGCTGTAGCAATGTCGTATTAATGAGTATATATATTATATGAAAGGAATTATTCTATGAGATTTGTAGTTTTTCTTGATGCTCTAGATTATAAAGATGTCCAAGCAGCGAGTAATGGTTGGCTAAAAGACATAATTAAACAATATACTCCAAGTGTGCCTAGAGTCACACCAAATGTAGTGTCTCAAATAATGACTGGCAAACGGCAGGAAGATTTGCCATTTATGAGGTCTACCCCATTTAAGAAGCCTAGAGAGATGTTCCTTACAGGCCATACCATACTACATGATGCAACTGACAGAGACCTCAGAGTGTGTCAATATGGCATCCCATTATGCGCCAATATAGAACTCCCTAAGGGCAATATATCAACCTATGACCATTTTTTAATGCAGAATCAAGTAGTCCCGCCCGTGCTAAAATTCGTCCAAGTACAAAAAGATTTTGGTGAGGGCGACGAAGATAACATTCTAAACGCATATATCGATGAGACTACAACCATGTTTGCATCTATGCGAAATGTCGCCAGAAATGGGGCATTCGATGTATTCTGGCTTGGGTATCAGCCATTGGACGCATATACACATTGGTATGATGAAAAACGAAGACGCGCCCTTCTGCAAGTAGTAGAGGCCGAACTGATACAGACTCAGAAAGACCTAAAGGCAGAAATAATGGTTTTCTCGGACCATGGTTCGACCCCAAAAACTAAGATGTTTAGAATAAATCCATGGCTGAAAGAAAATGGGTGGTTTGATTACGAAGTTAATTATAAGCTGCTGGAACATCACCAACAACCAAACAATAAATTCCCAGACCAAATAGCATTGCAATCACCATTTGTTTATATAGACTGGAATAAAACAAAATTCTACTGTAATGATGCGTTTGACGCCATGATTGACGCTACTGAACACGCAACAGAGGAAGATAAAAAACTATTATGCAAGCAGCTTATGGGCACTGGCTGGTTTGATAGTGTCCATACTAAGGCTGAATTGTTCGACCCCAGTGGCGAGTGTTATGATAAGACGCCGGAAATCATACCAGAAACATCTGAAGGCGTATCAACTAGCTGCAATATCCACAAAAATGCTGAGGGTGGTAAAAATCTAGGTAGTATACGGACTGGATGGCATTCTAGGAGAGGGTGTGTCGGATGCACAGACGGCACAGATGTTGTCGTTAATAATCCGCGTGATATCTATACAATGATGAAGGAATTCATTAGCAAAGAAAAGCCACGGAAGACCGAAGAACAAATAGAACAAATCGTACTCGAAGACCTAGCAGCCCAAGGATATTTTTAGGATAAACTATGATAATTGTAAGCGGATTGCCTAGAAGTGGTACTAGCATGATGATGCAAATCTTAAAAGCTAGTGGGTTGCATATAATCTCAGACAACATACGGCAGGCGGACGCACACAATCTGAATGGGTATTATGAAGTAGAAAAAATCGGGCAGAAAATAAACGAGTTCGAAGAGCAAGAGGGTTGCATTAAGCTTCTTAGTCCATTTCTTAAGAAACTAAAAAAGAACCATATAATAATTTTCATGAATCGCAATCTTAGAGAAGTATTTGCATCTATGAAAGCCATGGTGGGCCGAGATATTGACCAGGCAGCTATGACCCTACATTTGAAATCGATAACAAAATTTTTAAGAAATAGCAAACACAATACATTCTTTGTAGATTATAATGACGTAATTAGAGACCCAAAGATAGGATTACTATCACTTGCCGACATCATTAATATAGAGGCAGCAGTACAAGTAGTAGACGCCGACCTACATCGTCAGCGTGCTTAGTTACCCGGATTTGCCATTAAAGTCGTAGTGTCGTTTACCTGTGGGGTGCCAGTAGTTTTCCCATTCATCACAGCAACCAACTCAACACCGCCTGCTGCATTACCACCACCAGTAACTGTTACTGATGCACTTACAGCTCCGGTAGCTTGCCCTAATGTCCATGACGACCCAAGTGCTGTAGTTGCAGTAGCAGATGCCATTGATTTAGTTGCTGTGGCGGTCATTGCGACAGTAAATCCAGTGCCACCTAAAGTGTCAGACCCAGTTCCTATGGCTGATGCGTTTGCAGTGGCACCGCTAAATGTGATGGCTTTTATGACCGCAGTAACACTAGCATGTATAATTGCGGATGAAGCACCAGTATAGGACCCCCATCGTATAATCGGTGTTAGTAACGTAGCTGATATTACATCAGTAGTTACCATCTTTAAAAAATTGGCGGCAGCACCAACAACTTTAATATTGGCTATCGGGTTTGCCGTTCCAGTAGCAGGAGTCACAGAATTAGCACTGCCCATACTTACAGTATCACCGCCAGTAGTGCTTAACCCGTTTACATTCCTAAACACAACGGCACCTGCTACGTCCCGCTTAATAATATACTTTAAAGCGCGGGGTTCTATATCGGTTTTGGAACCGACTATTTTATGCGTTGCGTCAGCCATATCTATTTCCTAATCTATGAAATCTAGATAAATCAGATTACTGTAGCTTATTAACTTCGGTCTCTAAGTCAGCAATACGCTCAGCCAATATAGCTTTTACTGGGCGGCTGTCATCCATCTTCGCATGGCGTACTTTCATCTTGGCGAGTCTATGTTCAGCAAGCCTCTTGGGAATCACTCTAGTGATTTCAAGTTTGCCATTCTTTGCTGTAAATACTGGTTTTTGTGGCCGTTCCTTTGCCATGGTTAACTCCTATAACTATTTTATTTTTTCCTGGGCCTATGATATTAGATGTATTATAAAAGTATGGAATACACGAATGAAACACTAGCAGAACTTATAATAAAATTCGATAATAAGTCCGAGGAATGGGTCTATAATAGGCATTGCGAATATTGTGGAAAATTCCTGTATCCTGAAGAAACTAAACATTGCAAAAAATGCAAGACAACCATTAAAAATCCGGTTAAGCGTGCGATACCATTTCTAAATTCTGCTACGGCCATAGAAAAATTAATATTATGGGTGAGACGCAGCGACCAACATATCTACCCATTCCCACCCAAGCAACTATTATCCAAAATCCTTAACATCATAAATGACTGGGCAGCATCGAATAGAAGTGCAGATGCATATAAATTAGAAATCGTCATTGCGTGTGTTAATATGTTGCTTCAGTAGTTATGCTGGTGTCAATATCCCACTTATTCTAAAATAACCAGTATGGGTTGTGGCAGTCGAGCCAGTAGTAACACCTGCTGATAAAACCTGTGCGGCTGCAACCACAGTCTGAGGACTATTAATAAGGTCACGTCCTGAGGTAGTGGATAATGCTGGGCCGTAGAATCTGGCTGCGGCGGCTACGGTGCCAAATCTAACTGTGGGTGCTACAGTTACTGCAAGAGCTGTTAATGTTACAACTTCAAACGTGTTCGGAAAGAACGCACAGCCTGTTGGTACTGTATATATCGATGTTTGGGCCACGCTTTTTAAGTTAACTGAGGCGGTCCGAAAACTCACAAACCTATCTTGAACCATATCTGCCACAGATTTTTCAAGTGTCCAAAATCCTGTAGACTGGTTATTAATAGCCACCCATTCAGTAGTATTAATCGCTACCAGCGTAATAACAGAACCTGGAACCGCACTGCTAATAAAACCACCAGCTATAGACACATCTGGGCCATACCTAATAGTATCGCCTGCTGCCGCAACTATTTTTATTCCAACAACATCTTGGCACACAAATGTAAAAGACAAACCAGCAGTGGCGGCAGGCAAGTTGTTAGTAACTTCAGCAAGAGCACCTTCATTGGTAATAATGTTAGTGGTCTCTGCGGCTGCTAAGTTATTCGGGGTCGCAGTAACGGCCTCTACAGTAATCACACCACTACTACCAGTAGTAGTCTCTACCCAACCAGCTGCACCAACACCATCGCTTATGCACACCCATTCTTGTTGTGTGGTGGTATTGATAACACGTGACCCAACCATAAATTGGGTACCAACGCCAGCAGTATCAGCAGAATCCCAATTAAGAGTCGGGACTTGAGCACCAGAAGCGTCATATTTTACAGAGCCAATTCTATTTGAAAGTTCAATTAAGCCATCATTTACCAATTCCCCGCCCGGTCTTGGCGAGCCAGAAAGTACTGTAATGCCTCTGTGAATCGTGGTTGTGGCCATTGCAATCTCCAATTATAATGCTATAAATATTTTTGATAAAATACCAACAAGTATTATAAAAATATGCCAAACATAAGAATTATGCCACTCGCCGTCCGCTTAAGGCCAAAGACTATCGATGAGATTGTCGGTCAAGAACATTTGTTAAGCAAAGACGCCAAATTACGCAAATTAATAGAATCAGATATATTGACATCCATTGTTTTGTTTGGTCCAGCTGGCACTGGCAAAACTACTATCGCAGAGGTCATAGCTTTATATACCAAATCTGAATTTGTCCGACTAAACGCCACTCAAGCAACTGTGAAGGATATCCGCAAATACGGTTCGGATGCGGAGAAAACAGGTAACCACGTAGTATTATTTATAGACGAATGTTTACCATACAACACATTGATATATTGCAAGGTCGATGGAATTAAACGCAACCTACCAATTGGATATATTGTAGAAAAGCAACTTAAATGTGCAGTGTTGTCATACAACCATGCCACAAACAAACAAGAATGGCGGAAGATAAGTGGCTGGATGGTCAGGCCACCTCGACCAATGATAGAAATTAAAATCGGTAACAACGACAAAGAATCATTATTGCGATGTAGTGAAGACCACCAAATCCATACTAAAAATAGAGGATATGTGGCAGCTAAAGACCTTATGAGCGGCGATGAGCTTACGGATTCCAAGATTGGATTTATACCAACAGTATTATCAATACGCAAATTATCAATAGAAGAGACCCTCTATGATTTAGAAGTCGAAGACAACCATAACTTCTTTGCTGATGGGGTTTTAGTCCATAACTGCCATCGCTTTTCCAAAACTCAACAGGATGTATTACTGCCATTTGTGGAAAATGGCCATATTATATTTATCGGTGCGACAACTGAGAATGTTTTCCATTCATTGAACCCATCTTTGTTGTCTAGAGTGCAAATGGTGTGTGAATTAGAGCATTTAGAACCGAAGCATCTTGCACAAGTCCTGAAGAGGGGGGTTGATTACTATAAACAGGAGACACCGATCCATATTAATCAAGCAGCGGCAAAACACATTATTAATGTGGCTAATGGTGACGCGAGAAAAGTCTTATCTATACTAGAAGTTGCTATGGCTGTCGCCGACGACAACAACATAACATTGGAACTAGTAAGAGCTGTAAGCCCATCAAAGTACATGGTAATGGATACCCAATCCCATTATAATATGGCGAGCGCAACACAAGGCGCACTGCAAGCCAGTGACCCAGACGCAGCAATATATTGGCTGGCTAAATGGTTAGAAAGTGGTGAAGACCCTAGATATATTGCTAGGAGGCTGATGGTTTCGGCATCAGAAGATGCAGCCGGGAATCCAGAAGCGATAGCAACGGCCCATGCAGCTTATACTTCGGCGTGTGTAATTGGTAGGCCGGAGTGTGATATAATCTTAGCACATGCAGCTATCTTGGTGGCCACAGCACCACGTAATAAATCTGCCGCATGTGCGGTATGGTCTGCTGTAAAAGATGTTCGCGACGGAGTTAATATAGAAGTACCAAAAGAAATGAGAGATTGTCATTATTCAGGGGCAAAAGAACTAGGACATGGTAGTTATCATGATGGTATGAGTATGGAGGATTATGTAGGCATTAGTAAAATATATTATAAACCGGAGAAATGGTGCAATGATTAAAGATAGCCTAAGAAAAATTACAATCTCGGACGATAAAAACCCTGACCAATTTCAGAAACAGGTAATTGAGCAAGTCTTAGAGAAAATCTACAAAGGTGGGAGTGCGTTAAAGAAACCATTGCAGTCGGCTAATATATCTATATCAGATGTTGTGAGGTCTATTAAACATAAACGATGCCTACGAACCGCAGACCGTGATTTTGGTGCTACTTATTTGGAACAAATCATAGGCGGTGCAATTAGAGATGTGATTCCGCTCAGACAAATAAATGCAGCTCGCAAAATATTTGGATTAGACAAACTGCCACCTAGCGAGCTAATACGACACAAACAAAAGGTAATGTCACCCCGCCAAAAAATCTAAATCACATTAAGCCTCTAATATCCTGCCATTTTGAGTAGATTTATTTCTATATAATTTGTCGATATAAGCCCTAGCTTCCACAAATGATTCATCATTCAACCAGACGGCAGGCTCCTTCCATTCAAAATGCCTATCCGTATCTGCTTCCAATAGAAGCGTCAGGACGCTACCACATAATGGGTCATTATCTGGCCAGCTAATCAACAATCTGCGGTCAACCATGAGGATAGCAAATTGCTCACCATCACTAAATTTCTGTATACCAGCTATAATCATATTCCCATATCCAGGTGTTCTAGTTATCGCTTAACGAAAAAATCCTTCCAATCTGGGAATTCCTGACATGAGCCCTCCAGGTCGTATTCATTTGCAACTGACTCGCCGACCCAAGAGTTTACATTATTCTTAGTGCCAACCCGATCCAGTTCATGGGTCGCGACTTCTGATGCGAATACCATCAATTCATATATTGTGGCTCTAGTTGGGATGGTCCTGGCCCTGCGTGCAGATAATTCTTGCCGCCCAGACAGCCCATAGTATTTCAATGGGTCGCCACACAACTCATCGAATTTTTCAATTATATTAACTCGCCTAGGAACCGGCATATTGTCATCATGCATCGACTTATTTAACATAGTGCATAGCTTACCAGCCTCCCCCAAAGAAGCCCAAGACTGAGAAGCAGCTTCCATTCTGAGCTTAAAACTATGAAAACCTTCTTCCGCACTGAAAGTCGTCATAGCCCGATTCAAGACTTCGTGAATGTTATGTTCACCGCGCCCAAGCTGGAATGAGGTCTTAAACGCTTTTGTCATCCCAATCATGCCATTAGTGCAGATAAGTCTTAGCAATGCAAGATACGATTGTGGCATTCCATATCCGTCCACGGGCATCTGCATGGCGAATTGTGTTTTGTATTCGTCGCCAGCAATATTATATGGAGTAGGAAATGGGCAATCAAATATAGCCGTTACAATCCCATCTTCATATTGGGCAGACCGCCCATCATAAGCAAAAACAAGATTAGCAGCATTAGAAACCGGTAGCACCGGCTTAGTTGGATTAGTGCAGCTTAACAGTCGGCCATCGAGTTTACCATTGACATCATTTTTATTATCGTATGTTTCAATGGCTATACGCACTCGGTCGCCACGTTCTGCGACGATTCTGCTAAATACCTCAGCATGTGAGAATAAGTCGAAAACTGACCTACCTTGGTTCTGTAACGAGCACCAACTATTCCAAAACCTATTCGATACTTCTAATCGACGACCGTCAGGCAGGACCATACGTGTATTCCGGTCTACCTCAGCCCTGCTTTTGCAATCATCAGGGGAACGTATGAAATCTACAGATAATGAATCCATAGGCAGAACCATGGTGTCAATCTTAATACGACTTAGGTCGGTCATCGCAGATACCATTCATGTCTCCAATCTGTTGTATGTGCTGCAGCTGTCATGTTTTAGCAATTTCCGCTTTACGCGGCTTACATATTTTGCTCATCTGTTGTCGCAATTTTCTGCCTTCTTCTTCGGCTGCGTCCCAGTCTACTTGCCTATCAAACATTGACTCAAAATTTGACTGTCCGTAATATGCTATATTGTCGTGCGGACCATGATACATAAAGCTATAGACCAACTTACGGAAATCTGCATCAAGCCATGGCGGCACCCACGCCCCAGACCTGCAAATGAACATCTTCTTCACGAACACCTTATGTGGTAGGTGCTCCTTCAGCCCATATAACACTTCTAACTCGACCCCTGCATCTGCCAAGGTCTTTACCAATAATTCATTTTGTTGGTCCCATTCATTGATTCCTCTAAGTCGCCATTTTGGGTATATCTGGGTGATTTTGGCAACTTTTCCGTCCTCCACCAACTTCATCAACCAATTTCCACAATTCAACTCAGATATTCCATAACCAAGGTCATGATGCGCATCTATGTTGATGACATGGAGGTTCTTAAGTCTAGAAAACCATTTATAAGCCATCACATGTGACTCGCAGACGGCAATCTTATTTTTTTGAGTTCTCACCTTGTTATCGGCGAGTAGCGTAGCCATGTCGTGCGGGGTTGGTTCATCTGGTGCTAAAGTGCACGTCTCTCGTAAATCTTCACCAGATGAGAGTGCACTTACAACCCTAATGGGCCATATAGATTCAATAAAAAAGATAGCCTCCCTATGACCCCAGTCTTTATCGGGCGGCATTTCGAGCCAGAAATCAAAATCAATACTAATTACAGTGTTCATTGTTCCACCTAAATATTGCTTGGTCCACAGCGGCGCGGATAGCAGGTCTTATCTGGCTAAGTTTATATGATACACGAACGCATGGCCAAGTCTGGAGCTTCACTCTCTTTTTATTCACTCGGCACACCCAATATCCATGCTCATCCACAACAATAAAATTGCCATAATGCAAACCTATATGCCCCATGGCCGCCCAAAATAATTTTGTATGCATAGATTAGAGCAAATTACTAACTCCATATAATAACCAACTCGGCTATTTGGGGCATCGACATTATCAGTAATATAACCGTGACTATCTATAGCCACTAAACCCCCTGCACCAACATCATCACACATAATAACCCGAATTGTCTGCTCATCTGTTCTGACTTCGTTAATAATGCCTCTGGTCATTGTCTGCCACCAAATATATGAGCTTTCCTGCGATGCTTATCGATATACGACGGCATCTTAATATCTATTTTAGGGATGGCTAAGATTGTATTTTTCGATGCCGCCAATATTTTGTCACTTACGATGCTTCTATCCTCCCATTTGCTATGAGAGGATAGAATGAATTTTCTTTCAGCTGATGCTGTTCTTACAAACGGCCACTTAGTATCATTATTTTGTACTACTTGTGCGTATGGCTTTGGGCGTAATACCCGGCCAGTCATTTGTATAGTAGGCCCCTTTGAACCTGGGCGTACAAACACCGTCTTTAAATCAGGCGCATTGAAACCTTCGGTCAGAATGAACATATTCAGCAGTATCGGGACTTCACCACGCATAAACGCATTGATTTGTGATTCTTGGTCACTATTAGCCCATACAACTTCACATTTAATGCCGCGTGCCCGAATGATTGCTGCACAAGCTTCGCACTCATTCCTTGTTAAGAAATATCCAACAGTTTTACCCCATCTTTCTATGTCGCCTAAATAAACATCGGCAACATTCTCAGGAGTCCATGGTTTGTCGAAGGTATAATGGTGGTATGGCGCGAGGTATCCTTGGTCAATTAGCGACCTAATCCCAGCATCTTTAATGATTTTACTAAAACACAGCTTCATTCTATCAGTTCTGAAAGGGGTGGCTGTCAGGCCAATGTGCACCTGCGGATTCGTTTTCTGATATATAGTGACGGCTGATTCAGCTGCGGTATGGTGACCTTCATCGTCTATTAATAGGTCAACACTCGGTGGATTCTTGCTAAACATACTGAAATATTGTATGTGTTTGAACCTAATTTTATTGCGATTCTCCGCTGCGGCTTGGTGTAATAGGTGCCGTCTCATAGCACACCACCCGGCACCATAACCATATATTTCGTATAGTCTTTGGGCTATCAGATGTGCGATAATAGTCTTGCCAGCACCAGTCGGCGCTTCTATTAAAATATGACTATGCCCATCTGCTACTGCGGCGATAACAGTATCAATTATCCTAGTTTGATATTCTCGTGTCTCAATCATTCGCCACCACGAATTATGTCGTCTTCTACCTTTTTAGCCGCGTCTGGGATAGTAGAATAAAATTTTATGATATGAATCTTACCCAATATCTCATCTAATTCAATCTCACTAAATTTCATAATACCATTTTCACCTAGGTCATGTATCTCGCCACTATCGACAAGCATTTTTAGTGTGCTACCACTAAGGGAAGTATACTTCATTGCCTCTTTGAGCGTCAATTCACTCATCATTCATCCTGTATTGATGTTGAATTTCAATAGCACGCTCGCATATTTCAATCCTAGCGCGTAATTTAGACATCGCCCATCGTAGAACTTTTGGTGTGCCTGCGATATCGCCGCCAATTGAGCGTGGCATATATATGATAGACATTAAACCAACAGCCTCGGCTCGGCCTTCTAATAATTTCCATTCATATACAAGCTGCTTATTTAATTTGCAAAATGTCTCATCAGAATATCGTGACAATGCATATTGTTGATGTAGTTTTTGGCATACATCTGGTGGTTCCCACCACCATTCCCAGTCAATATTCCTATTGCGGCTTTCACGTAAATTTTCACTAATGAGGTCAAGGTTGCGGTCTGTTTGCTGCATCTTAAAGTGATGCTCGCGCTGCAAAATCGCCAGCCGCTGTAATTTTAAAGCTTCGTCTCGTTGTGCTCTCTCATCTAATTTGTCGCCTATAGCTGCACCAAGTGCCGCACCGGTAGCTGTAGTGTCGGCTACAGAGTCGTCTTTGCCAAACAGCCAACTTAATAAACCCATGTGCACCACCTCATACCACAGTGTAGCTGAAAGAAGCTAAAAGCAATTATCAGCCCGCCAAGATTCTACGAATAATTTAATAGATGTGGTTATTAACTCCTTGTGTGCTGCCCCTAAATAGACAGATGGAGTCTCTAAAATCATACCAGGGATTAAATCCAGGCATTGATACCAGCGTTCACCATCTGTAATGATATGGTGTTCTATACCTAGCTTAGCAATACAGCATATTTTGAAGTATGCCTGCTCAACCGGTTTTGTGCCAATATCTTTATATTTATTCCCATCTATTTCAACCATACCACAAGCATAAGCACTATGCACACCAAATGAAACTGCGTTCGACGCGGACGCAGTATACGTTCTACATGATGGCGCATTGAAAGTCTTATATTGCGGCATATTCCATAACGACCTAGACAATTCATCATCACAGACCGCCCTATACATCCCTTCGGGGTCGTCTGCGTTGACTATAATTGTCCTACTGCCGCGCTTATAATTCCTTGTTATGCGGATCGTAATCCGCGAATTATCTGGAGTTGGTATAAAAGCCAAATTAATCTGCATCTGTCCAGCAACCAAGCTCATTTCAAATGCATGGTGTCGGCCACACTCAAACGGAGTCCCAGCGACATAGGATTCAAATCGATCCATGGTTCGCACAACATACTCGAAATAATCATGGCGAATTCCCAATTCTGGAATATAGTCGTCTACAACTTCGAGGATTGCATGTGCATCTGGTAGGACATAGCCATATGGTTGCAACCCTGTACGATGGCCAGTCCGTGAGTTTATTATCCTTCCATGTGTATCCAACAGCAGATAGTATTTAGAACCATCGTGGTCGATACATACAGAATCGGAGTTCCACACGGCTAGATATCCAAACCTGGCTAAAGTGTTCGAGAAATGTTCTTTAAGATTCATCTATTTAATGCCCAAATGGTGGTTATTTAGCCATTCCACTTCGGCATCTAACGCCTCTTGTCTGGTATCAAACTCACCATTAGCACCTAAAAGCGGACCGTTTGATGGAGACATATCAGCAGTCCATTTGACGCCTTCGCCTGTGGCCATCGGCTCTACGTGTGAGGCTCGCGTAACCTTAGCATCACCAAGGTCTAAAAACGGCTTCATGGCGTCGTTATAGATGAAGCTAATGGTGCCGTTCTTTATGATAACTTTACGCTTAGCCACTATTGCCCCTCATTGATGAATTCTTGGTCAATTTCTTGGTACATTTCGCTAGTCTCTTGGTCTTCCACAACTTGGCCAAGAGCCTGCTCAATGGCCTTAGTCGCATCCTTGCAACTAGCTCCGGGATAGCCTTCTGCGTGAACTGTGGTTTTCCCTTTATGAATCTTAACAATAATTCTCTTCATGAGATGTTCCTAACTATAATCGTAAAGTGTTAATGTGATTTCGCCGGTTTCGTCTATTTCTTCGTCGTACGACATACCACATGATTCAGCTTTTTGGATAGCAACATCGCGACTATATTGGTCTTGCAGTCTTTCGAGTTCATTCATCTTGCCCCATTTCCCGCCATAATTATCGAATTTAACCTTATTGCCAGTTATAGCAATAGGATAATTCCATCCTGGCAGCGTAACAGAGAAATCGCATTTCACAGAACCCTGATATAGGTTGACTGTATGTGATCCGGTTTTATGTTTTAAGCCAAGCCTTTCACATACAGCTTTTAAGATGTCTCGGTCGGTAAACGCAACTTTGATGGTAGCAGTGTGTGACATATGCTCCTCGCTCTCGCTTTTTAGTGTCGCGCAGAAGTCGTGGAAGAAACTACGAATTATAAGAGGCCCTCAATATATGCGCGTATTGCTTGTTTTATAATTCGCTTATCTAGGATACCAATAGTGTATGGAGCTTTACCACACAAAGCTTTATATCTAATATCTGGTAGCCTAGATAAGCATATGCTCATATTTGGATGAAAAGCACCATGAGTCTTTTCATCTTGATAATATTCATCATGGCCTACACATAATGGCCACCAGCCATTGCCGTCTGTCAGCAGCCTACTTATCGGCACAACTTTCGCTCTCCAATTCCTTAGAGATTCTTGAGACACAAGCATATGCTTATATCTCCTTCTAGCGGCCATAAACCATATATCACCATTTCTTATTCGGTCAATAACGGCTTGGGCGTAGCGATCCATGATTGTACTACGGAATTCAACCATGAACATGGCCAAATTACTACCCGGTTGGTATCCCGGCCTGAGTGACAAGTCAGGATTTATACTAACTATGTCAAGTACTTCGGCATCACGAATGTGGTTATAGCCTTGAAATGGTTTTGCTCTAGGGAGTTTCATTGGTTGCACAAGCCAATTCTGCAAAGCTACGATATACCTCATTGTAGAACTTGCTATTGCTAACTAAACGGCCCAAAAACTGCATATATCCCATATAGGCATGCATTACAAATATGCCAGATTCTATGTCATCAGTCACCAAAAGTACATCGCCAGCTATCCATTTGCCCATAGCATCAATCCATATCGATTCAGCTTGACCGAAATAATCAAATTCGGCATGCTCTGAGAATGCAGCAGCAGAGACATCAGCAGCAATAAATTGCGGTCTGTCAGGGTTCTCTTGAAAACCTTTAACAAATCTAGTCTTTGATGCTACCGCAAAATATGGTTCTATTTTTGGGAATTTCAAAGCGGTAACCATCCTTTTGGCGGTTTGAATTTTATTTGTACATCTTGTGGCTCGAAGCCGTAATGAGGTCTTAACTTGCCCCATGCCTTTCTGTCGTTCTTTTTTGGTACATTCTTGACATACCCCATTTTCTCTCCGCAGTAAGAACATACTGGCAGATAATATGTATTTGGACATTTCCTCGCAACACGGCACTTCACACATACACAATCGAATGTTCGCATTACAACTCCAAGGCTCTATTACCAATAGCAGCGAACTTGCTGACGACCTGGGTGCTAACACCAGTCTGCTTAGCCACTAATTCGAATGCTTGTGCGGCTTCTGCCCCATAATCTTCGCCATCTAAGCTCAAAGACCGCACCCCGACCGCCGCGAATTTGATAGCAACCTTCTCAACTGCCTTATGCAGCTTATGCATCATCTTCCGGACGCCATCTACGAAGTTATAGTCAGGGCTGTGATATCCGCCGCTAAGTGAGATATTATTACTGCTAATCGCAGCAGTAGCGAATTGGGCTGCATTGTGTTTATTGATGATAAGGAAGTACTTATCCTTTGTCCATGAGTTCATCACTTCAACAAACACACCAGAGTGGGGATTGTATATATCTGCTCGTTCTACTGTGAGATTCTTATCTGCTCCCCACTCGCCATCGAGGAACTCCATTCGGTTAACCTTCCATCGCACACCGATAGTTTTGGCTACCTGGGTTTCCTCCTGCAAATTCTCCATATCGGATTCTTCATACCCTTTACGAAGTTTCTTATTGACTTCGCTATCAGCATATCTCTGAGCGGCATATCCGCTACCGAAAATTTTGGTCTGGGTATCTGTGCGGCCACCGATTCGGCCCCACTGCTTTTCTACAGCTTTGCCGTCCTGTGTATACCGAAATTGCCAGAACTTATTGTGCTGCGCAGTTTTATTTACGAAGTATCGCCATTCACTCATTGTCATCGCCTTCCGGTTCTGTTGATTCCTCGTCCAGTTCTGGCATTCTTCGCTTGAATGCGTTGGGGTACAACCATGCTATAAACGCAGAAGCGGCTGTGCCTAGAATCACCACATGTAAGAGAATTAAGCAACGAATTATAGATACGCTCCCACTCATTCCTGCAAGCCACCACATAGAAGCTTCACAAGCCCCTATAATTATGTAGGCTGCATATCTGAAAATCCGACGAATTTGCTGTTTTGTGATTCCGTCGAATTCTTCATCTTTTGTCTCGGTTTCGCTCATAATCTCTCCTAAGGGCATCAGAGGCAACGCTTCTAATACCAATCAACATTGTGAGTACTGCCATCGTCTGGTCATGGATGCCGTTCCAATCATCGTGCTGCGTTTCAGTATCCACAGACAATTCGTGGCTGTCTTTAGAGACATCTCCAAGATTCTTTAATGCAGCATCTAATGATGTTAAAATTTTATGTTTCATCAACTAATCTGCCAATCGCACTAGCCAGAGATGATGCCGCAGGGTATATGGTCTCATTTGTGTGATACAACCACAAGTCCCTGCCATTCCTGCGAAGTGGACCACGCACAGGTTGCACAATAAAATCCTTATAATACCTACGATGAACAACAATGTGTGGGCATTTATCAGGGTTGTGTTCCTCCAGCTTGCGAACACGAACCGCGAAATAGTAGTGTGATCGCATAACATACTGCATTCTGCTATAAACCGGGACTGATGGCACATTAATATCACAGCCGCCAATTATTGCCCATACTTCATTGCAGGCCGGATTGGATACAGCAGATTCATACCATGTCGTCTTTGAACCTTCCTTAGTCGCGAATGTGACAAATTCTAGATTAACTACGGGCTTGTAATTAGCACAAATCTCGCACCGCCTTGTTAGCGATGAATACCCACAATCTTCGCACTTGCGAAACAAAGCAGCATAACATTCTTCACTGCATAATGGCTTATGGAACCATGGATGCCATCGGTATGTATCGCAGCGTTTTACTTCGCGGCCACATTGATGGCATTTAAGCTTTGTGTTGCGAATAAGCGTAGTGATAGTCATCTTATCTAAAGCTACAGTAGCCTCTTTGTCATTGCGATCCCAGTATACAAAATCCTTATTGACAAAATAGGTATTGCCTTTGCGCACCACATCGGTTCCATACGGAATGTCACGCCAGTATGTCGCCATTATATCTCGATGGTACGAGGTTTCAGAAAAACCTTGAGGCTATCAAACTGGCCGTGTAGCTTGTCCGCCGTATCACCCAATACCAAGGAATACGCATTCAAACGCTCCTTGATGGCCTGAATCTTGGCACGGCGATGCTGGACCCATTTGTCCGTGATATTGTTGCTACCAGACTGCATCTCCTTAATTTCTGCTTCCATCTTAGCGAAGACCTCAGCAATTTCGGCTTCAACGCCATGTCCAACCATATTGCGAGAGGATTCCACGTCAGGCACCGGGAAGAATTCCAACTGGGCTTGGCCAGTCGTGATCGCGGCTAGCACTTGAGAGACTTGATTGACCAACTCCTGATAGGCAGCTGGTACGAAATAGACGGACCCCTGCTCGCGTAGCGACACGATATCGGCATGGTCCCGGAAAATTTTCTGGACGTACCGGGTCAGGTCACTACTCCGGTAGGTCTGCCTCTCCTTCTCGAACAAGTCAACGAGCAGGACCTTGAGAGTTTCATCGCACTTGACGAGGGACTCGGCGAAATCGTTCGTTGTCCAGTACGCGTCCTTGTCGATTTCGATGACGGTTTCTGGGGTGTACTCCAGTCGCGGGTTATCTGGGTCATCAATCAGCGTTTCGGCAGTGAATTGGTAGACCAACCGGTCCTGGTCTTCGGTTACCCTACGGATAATCCGTTGCTGCTCCAGATGCCTCAAGCACCGGATAAACGTAGCACGATAGTTATGGTCTTTGGCATAACGGTCACCGTCGAGACCAACCTTATCAAGTTCGGCCTTGAACCAGTCACGGCTGATTTCAACATCGCGTACATTCCACCAAGTTACGAACCCGATCGTTGGTACACCTTCGACTTGTACAGGTAATAGCTGCGTTGGCATGGTTGTTGCTCCTTTCAGCCTCTTGTGCCGCAGCAGCACACGGCGAGCAACTTCTTATCAGCTATTATTGGTTTTCAGTAGCCTGAATATATAACGCAGATATGATATAGTAGTCTCGTGGATACCTGGCGAGCTACGTTCGCTGTTTCCGGCAACATTAAGAATTTTCACATCGTGATCGGCAATCCATTTAGCTACCTTGTCAGGCTCTAGTGGCTCGTCAATATCTATATCAAGGTATGGACGCATATAGGCTTTAAGATATCTGAGGGTACATCGTTCACCAGGACTGTAGAAGTTAGAAGCTATTCTAATCGTCGCGTCAGCATGTCTGACATTCAGCCCTGTTCTCCATGTATAACTAGATGATACATGCTCTTTTAAACAGAATAGTTTCGCAAACTCAGGGTCGGGGCCGTCCAGGGTCAAGAATCCTTTTGGCATAGTCCCACCAGTTTCAAGGTCACATTGACTAGCTGCGACCAACGCTGCTTGGTCTACACCAGTCTGGCCACCTGAGATCACTTTATGCAATATGTTCTGAAATAGCATATACGGCCTTCTCTACATCGGATGGATGCATTCCGAATAAAAATCTATCATCTACATATCCCCAAACATTTTCCAAACGACCAACACTAAATACTGGAATCTTAGTACCTATGATATGTTCAAATTCATACCTGATTGCGATATGGTAAAAACGCAAGCCATCTGTTATAGTATAAGCATAAGCATAATCGGGGGTGTAATTAAAACTAACCAATGCGTAAACTCTTTCTTCATGCGGATTATATATTCCAGTGTGTAGATACCAATCACGGCGATTTGGCCCAAACCGCGACCTTACGCGCGTAACAGCCACAAGTCCTATAAATTCAATGCTTTTAGCCGCTTCATAATGCTTGCTTTTAACTAATTGTCTACAATTAACTAGTTTCATTCTGGTGACTCTCGACCGTCAACCAGTTCAACATCATAAGCATCAAGAATTGTTTCTATAGGCAATCCATTGTGAAGATACCTAACAGTGTCCTCATCCCAAACCCATGCATGCTCGCATTCCCAGCACACACAGCCTTCCGGGTCTGTCTTGCTGGGGTCTGAGTCCAGGCATCCCAAATTTATCCAGTTATTTGCACCACATTTTGGGCACATCTCTTTGAGCCATCTTCCTGCGTCCATAGGCCGTCTCGAATCCTTTTCCTAAATTGTTTTGGCCTTGACCGTTGCAACCACCAAAATTGGCCACCCCGCCAATTGATTTCAACCATTTTCTAATACAGGCGTCATTTATGAAACGAAGCATATCTAAGTGATAAATTAGTCAACCACCTATAGACACACCTATTGTAGCTCCTTTAATTTTTCCTTGATGGCCTCTCTTACGATTTCGCCATCTTCTACACCAAAAAGCATAGCCCGAATTTCCTCAAAGTCCGGAGTCGCGCCTCGAATACTCGAATATAACGGTATTGCTAGACGCCTATAGTTATCGCCATTAGTAATTAGAGGATATTCACGAATGTAGTCCCCCGATGATATCATAGCCAATATCATCACACCTATTTCAGTTACGTTCGGGTCATTAGGAACAATCAACTCATTGGCCGATGATAACCCCATAATGCTTCCAACTAGAACAGTATCTACTTGTCGGTCTATATGTGGTGACCAGCGCATTGGGGTGGAGTCAAGTACAACAAACCGCCATTTCATGAAATTCATGTTACGTCGCCATTCCGCTCAATAGCTTTATCTTCATACGGCGCAACGACCTTGCGGTAGAACTCTAGTTTACAGCAATCAAACGTCCCAATTATATCCTGCAGAGTATGATATCGGATGCCTAGTGCTTTGGCTAGTCGCAATGCCAGGGTATACATGATGTAATTGTGGTGTCCTTTGCTGGTGTCTCGGTCTAGTGCTTCGAGCAACTCCACTAATTCGTTGATTGCATTGTCGTACTGATCCCGGTCTGCTTGTTTTATATAAGGCATATTCGCACTCCTAATATACCTTAAAATACATGGGGCCTTCTAATTAAAGAATAGACCCCATTTTCAATATGGCCACGTCGGGTTGCCCCGATTAGGCGTAGACTTAAATTCTTTACTCTGCGCATTTAGGAAATTAGTCGCGCCACCTTGGTTTAAATTTAAACCAAGTAGGCTTCTGCTAATGGCTTGCGTCTGTGTCATCTGCATCTGTGTCAGTGCAACTCCAATGTGCGGCCAGCATGACCTTCAGCCTGACCATTGATGGAAGCATTTACCGCATTGGTCTGTGCCCATTCCTTCATAGTGTTCAGTGCACCTTCTTGTGTCTTCGACAACGGATTACACTCGCTGATAGCAGTGAAGATGTGATCGTTTGTGAGTTCAGCCTCAGCGTAGAATGCGGAATACAACCCTTCAATGACGGCCATCTCGATTTCAGCACCACTGAATCCACTAGACGCCTTTGCAAGCTTTTTCAGATTGAAATTTTTCGGGTCTCGTCCATTCTTAGCGATGTGAATCCCGAAAATCTGCTCTCGTTCGGCGACAGACGGAAGGCCCACAAAGAAGATTTCATCGAAACGACCCTTACGCAGCATTTCAGGGGAAGATTGGGCAATCGCGTCAATGCTGTTGACAGTCATGACGACAAAACTGGCCCCACTCTTCTCCTGCATCCACGTGAGGAAGTTACCGAACACTCTCTTGGTAACGCCAGAGTCATTGCTGCCACTACCACCGACACCGGCAAATGCTTTCTCGGCCTCATCAATCCAGACCACACATTGCCCAACACGTTCGATGGTTTGCAATGCGCCACGCATCTGTGCTTCGGACTGCCCGACGATCCCGCCGAATACTCGGCTGATGTCGAACCGAATGAATGGAACATTCAAGATGTTCGAAGCCGCTTTGGCCGTCAGAGACTTGCCGCATCCTGGCAGACCAACCAGCAAGATGCCCTTGGGCATCGGGAGACCAAATTCACGTGCCGCCTTGCTGAATGCCCGCGACCGGATATCCAACCACTTCTTGAGCACATCCACACCACCAATATCGTTTTGGTGCTCTTTGGGCTCGTAGTATTCCAGGATACCATTCTTCCTGATTGCGTTGGCCTTCTCCTTCATAACCAGTTCGGAGATACTCGGCCTATTGACCTTGGTTCTCAACGCCTGAACGATGGCCTTAGAAAAGGCATTCTCGACCTCTACGCCGGTCATACCCAGTGCCGCTGTGGTAACACGGTCGAATTCCTCGTCCGTCAACTTCATGGTGCTCTTGTCGAACCAGGGCTCATTGATGTCTTTGCCGTTAACCTCCCACAATTTCTTGTTCGAGTCATACAAGAAATCCCATGTCTCTTCAATCTGCTTTCGATTCGGCAGGTCGAAGTTGATAATAACAGCATCGCGGTCCAACTCCACCGGCAACTGGCTGACAGGAGTAAGGATAATAACACACTTCTTCTTCTGTTTGAAGTCTCGGGCGATATCCCTCAAGTTCCTGACGACGGCGGGATTCTTGTAGAATGCATGCAAATCTCGTAACACAAAGATTGTGCCAGACTCATCATTATATCTTTCACGGATACTCTTCAACATACCAACTGGCTCGCCCGCTTGTTCCTTTTGTTTTGTCCCGATGTTCGTCAATCCTTCGGTTACTGACCATGTAACAATATTGCGGAGGCATTCTTGTGCAGCTTTACCAATTTCCAACTCGGCCCTACTCTCCTCATTAGTCACCATAATCATCAGCGGATATCCGGCCTTGATGTAGCTAACCAACTCTTGGTTTGCTTGGTCGGCTTTGCTGGATTCCTGGTCGCTCTTGCTCATTTTGTTGCTTCCTTTAGAGACTGTCCTTTGTTGTCGCCTCTTTGTGCCGCGCCGCTCTTTTCGCAATAATTGTTTCTTATAAGAATCACTCAATAAGACCATGGTATTGCAGATGCTCTTCTATGTCGCGCAGAACCTTGTCTCGGTTCGGCTCCCAACCAAAAAATAGCCCCGGCACAACAATATGCCCAACGAACATCGGCGGCGACATTACCTTGTACCACATTTCACCATTAGTCAGAATACAATACTTATTAAATAGCAATCGCATGTGAACGCCATATAGCATCAAGAACCATGGTTCGGCATCTGGCGTACTATAATCATATGTAATTAAACCATCACATAACCCAACAATCCTGCATGATATCAGAATCTGGTTCCAGACGTGGCCTGCGATAAAAGCGTTTGGTACCATGCCGTATGGTGTTGCGAGCGCGGCTCAGTAGAAATTAAGGAGATTACATGGTGCCAGTAGGAGGTACTGGCGGGGTTGGATGCCATGGGCCATCTGGGGAGACAGCGCAGCCTGTGGAGAGGTTAGGACAGAAGAAAAAGTCCTCTTGGCAGCATTGTTCCGGTAATGCGGGGGCTTGCCTTATATCTGCTTGCACTTCTTGTGGCGTTCCTTCAAATTCTTGCCACCAGCCAAAATCAACCTGTGATGAACATGATGGGTCTGGGACCCATACCGGCAGATTTAAAACGATAGATGTGGTAATTGATTGGTCAAACAACCATCGTCTTATGCCCTTGCTAGTGTCAATCGATGGTTCAAGCGCAGCTAATTTATCAGAATTACTGACTTCCCCAGATAATACAATAGCAAAACTAGTGCAGCCATCTTGCACTTGAAGACCACCATATGGCCTCAACCTGATTGATGGGATATCAATTAAATCTTGTCTTATATAAAATATATTATCATTTTGGGCTCGCCGCAGACTAGTTATAAATTCAGTAGCCTTTAGTGCATATAAACTAGACTCTGTGACAGTAATAAATGGCTCGCCATCACTGCCATTAATGCCTTTTGGTCCCCTTTGCCTTACCTTTACAGACCAATCATCACCCCATTCGCCATCAATTACAACCGAAGCCGAAAACAACCCATTTTCATATTGTAAATCTGTAGAAACGATTGTTTCAGATGATTTTTTAATCTCGGAGTCACCAGTATCAATATTTAACCAGATTTCTATCTCGCCACCATCGATATTAATAATACGCATTGATATATCAGTATCGAGCGGTGTCTCAATTTTAATATCTGATATTGATAATTTGTTATTATCTATTTGTGCAACAAAAGTTGGTTCTACTGGACCTGCTAGCCCATCAACACCATCATCGCCAGTGGCACCGCGTTTCCCTTTTGCACCTTGACACGCAGAATTGTTTAATAAATTCGTTAAAGATGAACGATTTAGCTCAATGCGTATATCGTTATTCTCAATAGTGAACAGAAACAGTCTATTGTTGGTTAGCGGCTGAAGCATGTAATAATACGCTTCAGCGTTGTCAACAAACTTAAAATCTATTATCTCTTCGCTGCGTGCATCCTCCAAGACCCCCGTAATCTCCGGTGTTATCAAGCCATTTTGTTTATAATTAACAATCTGGCTGTCTACAGACCCACCGATGTCAATCCATTGATTAAATTCGGCAGAATACTGAAACCGCGTACCGCTAAAATCTATAGCAATTTGGCCATCAACCGGTGGGTTTGGTAAAATCGCAACCATATTTATTAACTAGCAGCTGGAATATCAGCAGTCTTGATTCTAACCGAGACGGCAATCTCTTGCCCACTATTATTTGCAACAGCTACCTTAAAATCATTATATGCAGTTGGGTCAATAGGCAGAGTATAATATACAGTAGTATTCCGGACTGGCGTAACATTTACAGCAAATGGTGCACCATTGCCATCTGCTGTTTCATAATTAGCACCATCTATGTCGCCGAGAATATGGATAGTTATATCACCATCTATGTCGCCGGTATCATCTTCAGCAAAAGCAAAACTTAGGACACAAGCTGATTTCTGGTCTAATACCGTAATAGCGTCACTAGTATCAGTTGCAGAGTCTGCCAAGGCATTTGCATCCCAATCCCCACCACTCTCTTGGACAAAAGACCAAGCACTCCAAAAATGTCCAGTATTAGCCATTATTCATTCTCCCATCTACCTAGCATTGTCTGTTATGCTATTTTTGACTAACAATTGGCCCTAGCCATGAATTATTATTTATGCTTTCTTCGATAGAAATGTGCACGTTGTCTAAATCATGTGCACATTCGAACGCACATGGTTCATTGACCCAATCAATACCAGATTTAATTGCATGTGCTTTAAGGCTATCTCTGAACCTCAAATCTGATATGCATGCTTTGCAATGTGCTTCGACAGTCCTTAAACCAGTGCGATAACACTGCCATGAACTAGCTTGCCTATTAGTCGCCCTCTTCTTGTCACGCATATACTCAACGATTTCGGTAAATTGTTTATTTTTAAATTTCTCATACACAAAGAAGGCATCTTCCCATAACTCATTTTCTATTTCTTCCGGGTGGCTTCTATAAAGCTTCTTGTCAATTATGGGCACAGCCTTCTCAAAATCTCCATAACCAAGAAAATCGCCAATACCTATTAATGTCGAATCTGGGTCCGCCAATAAATCTTCGTAATTCACATAAATTATAGGTATGTCTGGATTTTGTATAATCCATTTAGCTGCTGCAGTCGTAACCCTGATAAACATCTGCGGCGTATGGACTTTTTTGCCCTCAAATAGGTCAAATCGCTTACCCCATTCATCCCGCATCGTTGTATTTCGAATCAAGTTTTCTTGTGACTTAGCAACAGATTTCGGGTTCCGAAGCATATATATTATACTATTTATATATTTAGGGTCCGAGTTTGCCAAACCCTGCGACACAATTTTGCATATATGCTTCTGACCATTTTCCTCTAGTGTAGACATCGAAGCCTCTACGGCTAACGAGTATCTAACTCCTTGAACAGTGTATTGGCATTCCCAAAAACCATTTGGGTTTAAATCTTTAGATTTAGATATTCTATCTTTTTGATTTAGGTCTTTTTTCTCAAGGCCATAGAGCCTGATTGCATATTCTTGGTCCGACTCTTGTGGCCTCTGCTTTAATCGTGTTTCCTGTGGAAATTTAGTGCCGATAATTTTATTGTCACCAAATACAACACGCATACAATCCATCATTAAACTAGTGCCACTTCGCGGACAACCAGATACAACTATCATTTACGCCTCCAAATGTATTTACCAGTTGGGATGCCCATTTGCGTCGCCACGCTGAATCGTTATAGTAACAGACCCAACAGTATAAGCCTGGAATAACCTGTCTTTAATTATGCCATTAACACTATTGCTCGTATAAGTAACAAATGTGACACCAGGTACTGTGCCAGTGTTAACTGCAACAGCCGCAAATGATGATTGAACAGCCGGTTGGGTGTCTCCCTGCGCAGTATGTGGGAATAACACAGATGTCGGCAAGCTATATGATGGAATAAATACGCCTCTAAATGAGGCGAGTATAGTAATATTATCAGCAGCAGGATTATTCTTAAATTGCCATAGCTGATTCTGCTTCAAACTATAGAAATAAACCGAAGCCAAACTCCCAGTTCCTGTAGCAGTCCTGGTAAGGGAGTAATTCATATCATAAGCAGCTGGGCATAAAGCATGCACACCATTTCCATAACCATTCCAAGTTTCACCAACACCCAACCCGGAAATCGTTGCAATAACTTCTGGTTTAGTGCAATGAGAAGAGCTACTGCTAGGCACGCCGCTAGAGGAGGAGCTACTAGAGCTAGTAGAACTACTGACCGATGAACTAGAACTACTACTACTAGAGCCAGTAGAACTACTGACCGATGAACTAGAACTACTGACCGATGAACTAGAACTACTGACCGATGAACTAGAACTACTGACCGATGAACTAGAACTACTGACCGATGAACTAGAACTACTGACCGATG